TTGATATATATATATTATATCGTTCATTATCTATATATATTACATTGTCTTCATCCTTCGTAAACAAATATAAATTATATTTCCTGTCTATTATATTCCTCTTAAATGTTAAATATTTTATTTCCTTTGAATATATCATGATCTTGATAAAATTATGATACTCATAATCTGTTAATTCATATCGGCTTATCTCAAGCCATTGAAGTCTTTTGTATGTTCTTAATATTATTAATATTTCCTCTATCTTTATTCCAGCATTCTCTAATATTATATTCCTTATATTCCTATACTTACTCACTAAATCCGTAAATATATTTCGCGTGTTCGTACTATCAAATGTTATATTCCGCAATACCACACTTACTATCTTCCTCTCATCTATCATACTTAAAAATACTATTATATCCTTCGTTATTTCTATGTCATGTAAGTTAATAATACTTACCTTCTTAAATGTTGGCTTCATGCTCCCAATTGTTTCCTTAAAACTCTTACTTATTTTCGGTATGTTTGATCTTAATCTTATATAATCCGTTATTGTTTTATTATCTATTATATCTGTAAACTTAAATGCTGACTCTAATATTAGTAAACGCGCATCATCCCCTATTGTTGTTATGTTTATCGGCGTTCTTCTTGATATAATCGCATTCTTATCCAATGAATTACTTGATTTACTTTTACTACCTACACCTCCCTTCTTTTTATTCATTTTAGGCTTTGCTTTTGTTTTTATTTTATATATCTTTGTTGTCATATAAATAAATGTTCTATAAATATATAATATTATAAATATTATGTAAAAAATAATATATTTTAATAGCTATATCTGATTTCTATATGTGTATTTTATCTGTTGTTCTATACTATGTCCTGCCTTTGTTGCTGTTTCCTTCCTTTCTTTATAACTAGATCCTTTATTATTTATATATGTAGCGTATAAATGTCTTATGTTTGATGCTGTATATATATTTCCATATATTTTTAATGTAATTCTTTGTATTCTCTGTGTTAGTGTTGAAGCTGGCATTAATTCTCCTAATATATATCCTTCATTATTAATATCATATAATTCTTTAAAGTCTTCTGATATCTCTAATATTTGTATTTTCTTGTTTTTTGTATTATTTATATAATATTTACCATTATATATATAGTTATATTCTTTATCTCTTATTTCTTCCTTATTATTACTTATTTTAGTATATCGTAGATCATGAATTCTACCATTCATTATCATCATATATCCATATATTATCTTATCTATCCTGTCTGTAAGTTTATTTATATTATTTTTTATATCTTCACTCTCAAAACTTATTCTTAAATTATTATCATCTGCTAGTATAATACTTCTCTTTTCATCATATTGCTCAGCATAATCCTTCAAATATGGGTATAATATCTTGCTTATTTCTGTAAATCCTCTAATTCCACGAAATATACTATATATATTCTTAACATCTGTTGGATTTTCTTTTATCGCTTCTATATTTATATTTATTAATTCTTTGAATTTTTTTGATATCTTTAATGAATTAAATTCTTCTCCTTTTATCTTCTTTATTATCTCGCTATCTTCTTCTAGGTCTTCACCATTATTCTTCTTATAAAAATTTTTTATATATGATATATAATTATTTTTTGTTATATCTGCGATATCTTCTCTTTGCCTTAATTCAGGTAATTTACCTATCTTCTTTAATTTCTTTACTTCGTATTCTATTGTAACATTTTTTATTGCTTTATTTTTATTTCTTTGTTCCCTCCTCTTCGCATTTATTTCTTCCTTTTTTCGTTCTCTATACGCCCTGTTATTTTCGGCATTACTCTTTTTTTCTTTTTTATCTTCCGTTATTTCCATTTATTCTTTTAGTTTATTTTTTATTATCATTTTTTTTATTATTTATATATTCTTTTACATATTTTAATTCGCCTTTAATTTTGATATATTCTTTTTTATCTCCTGTTTTTTTATATATTGCCATCTCTTTTCCATTTATGATTTTTTTATATTTTCTTTTTATTTTTTCTTTATTTCCGCCATGAGCTGTTGTTTTTTGTCTCTTATTTGTATCTTGATATAAGCTTTTTTTAAAACAAACACTATCATCGTCTTCTATTTTTGATATTGTTATTAATAAATCTTTTAATCTTATTATTTTTTCATATCCAACTATATCTATACATCTTTTACTTGATGAATTACTATAACGATTAACAACCATCCCTATTTTTTCCCACCAAGATTGACCTTTATCATTGGTGCTTGCGTCTGTATCTATTGCTAACAAAACATTCTCATCTAGAATAATTTTAATTTCAACATCTTTTTCTATACCAATTATTTTATATTTTCCATTCTTTGCTTTACCAAAAAATTCTCCAAAATTATGTAAAAGCACTGTTGATAATCCCATTCCTTGAAAGTTATCATCAATACTTACTTCTAATTGATATGGTGTATAAAGGTTTAATGAAAATTCCCCTATTATATCACCTCTTTTACAGTTTTTAGATAAGTCATCTTTATCACATATAAGTTGAGACCTTATTTTATTAAACTTAGCATCATAAAAACATTTATCTATTAACCCGTTCATTGACATTATATTACTATAATATGTTTAATAAAATATAATTTATTATTTTTCAACTATAAAATTACTAGTTATTGTATCAACTATTAAATTGCTCGTAATTACTTCAACATCTATATTACTAGTTATTGTATCAACTATTAAATTGCTCGTAATTACTTCAACATCTATATTACTAGTTATTGTATCAACTATTAAATTGCTTGTTAATTTATTTTTACTGTTATTTATATTTAAAATATTTTCTAATTTTTCTAAACGTTGTATTTTATTATTAATCAATTCTATTAATCTCTTAACAGACCCAAATAATGTATAGTTTATCTGTGTTATATCTATTGATAATAAGTCTGATATGCTTAAAGAACCATTATAAAGTGTTTGTGATGATACAGATTTAGGGAATATTTCATTTACTTCCTGTGCTATATATCCTAACTGCTTTAAATCCTTATTAATGTTATTTAATTCACTTATATAATTAAATCTATATAATTCTAAATTTTGTATATTATTATAACATTTTTCATATGATGCGCGCTCTATATTCTCTTTTATACGTTTATCTGATATAGTAGACCATAAAGGAGTCCCAGTAGGATTATATATCGATGAGCCATTTTCAGCAATTCTCAAATATTCTATATTATTAATTTCTGTTGTTTTTGCTATTGATGTCCCCGTTGACGCTGCTATGATTTTAAAATCACCATTAAAATTTCCTATTTTATAGTTTGTTACTGTATATCTTCTGTATCTCATTATTACAATTCCTGATCCGCCTTTTCCAGCTTGTCTGCTATTTATATAATAGCCACCACCACCGCCACTGCCTGTATTATCTTGTCCTGCTGTTGCGTTTGTCGAACCTGTACTACCTGTTCCTCCGCCTCCAAGACCACCAATACCACCACCTGATGAATGATAACTACATCCTCCACCGCCAGCAGCATAATATACATTTTCTCCTGTTATATTATTAAGTTGTCCAATCCCCCCAGTTTTTAAAATTCCAGGCCCTCCTGCTCCGCCTCCGCCTCCGCCATCATTCGCACCATTATTAGTTGTACCAGGAGCGCCACTAAAACCTCTCACAGGATTATTAGTATTTAAACCTATTGTAGGATTATTAGCTATTCCAAATTGACCATATCCCCATAATCCACCACCACCACTACCACCACTTCCAGCATTTCCGCCATTAAAACCACCATTACCTCCTCCTTCGCAACTATATAAAACTGTACTTCCTTTTTTAATTTCAGTATTTGCCCCTTTTGAAGATAATTCACCTCCTTTACCTACATTAATTGTATATGTACCATCAATTATGATATTTTGAATATATAAATAAGCACCCGCACCACCTCCACCACATTCATAATTGCCACCTGACCAATTTCCACCACCACCACCTCCACCAATTATTAATAAATCACAATTTAGTGGTTCTGTTGTTGTAAAAGTATAGTCCATTGTTGTTGCTGATCCTGAATAAAAAAATCTAATACATCTATCAGTTCCTATTACTGTTGATGTTGTTCCAGGAATAACTAATTCATTAACAATATTATTTGATAATCTAATTAAATCATTATTTGATAATCTAATTAATTCAATAGATGCTGATGATACAACCTTTCTATATCTAATAATAACAATTCCAGAACCACCACTATTTTGTGATCCTCCTCCTCCTCTACCATCTTCTGAAAAATAATGTATAGGTCCCCACACTTCACCAGGCATAACATTACCTCTTTGATACCCACCTCCGCCAGATGCTGTACCGGGTGTAGTTACAGAGTAATTCCATCTTGTGCCACCACCTCCACCACCATATTCTATAAGTGTCCCTGTTATAGATGATGATATTCCACGACCACCATTTCCTGTATATGATGGTGTACCAATAGAACTATTTCCTCCATTACCCAACGGTGGAGGTGCTGCTCCTCCTCCACCACCACCTGTATTTCCGTTATTATCAGCATTTTTACCTCCATTACCTGATATACCTGTACCAATAGCACCATTAGAAGATTGTGCGCCACCTCCGCCTCCGCCAGATGATGTTACAGGTAATAAGGTAATTGGATGTAAAAATGTTGCCGTTGGAATAGCAGATGGTGATGATGTTGAAACAGCTTGCCCTCCGCCGCCACCAGCTGCTGTTATTGTATTATTATTAATAGTTATAGAAGAATTCTTACCTACTGTACCTGTAACATTATTGTTCTGGACAATAATTCCACCATTTCCAACAAGTATTCTATAACTACCAGTATTTAAATTTATATTATTAAATTCTAATACATCTCCACCTCCACCTGAACCACCAGCATTACCGCCCGAGCCACCTCCACCAACTAATAATATATCACATACTATTGATTCTGTTGGTGAAAATATATATTCAGTCTGTCCTGTATTCGCAATTGTTTCAGTTGTATATGGGAATGATATACATCTATCAGTAGTTCCAATTGTTGTTGTAGTTGTTCCAGGAACATCTATTAATTTAGGTAACGATAATGTAGCATCTTTATATTCGTATTTAATTGATATTGTTGTTGTTGCTGTTGAAGGGAAAGGATCAATTGCTTGTCCTTGTGCTTTAAGAACTGATGAATTTGTAGGACCCACTGATATATTATATAATCCTTGCACTGTAACTGACGAACCTCCATTTATAAATATTGGTGTTGGAATTCTGAAATTTATTGTACTTACTATTGATGCTGGTGTATTAACAGTATATAATGTAGTTATTTCTTCTAATGACAATACCTTATTATATATTCTAACATCTGCGATTTGTCCTACAAATCCACGTCCACCATCTCCACTTGCACCTATTGTTAAATCTTTATAAAGAGTTAAATATTGTCCTGCATTACCACTTCCTGTTGCACGCTGTGTTCCATTTATATATAATATACAATTTACAGGGCTTGTATTTGATAATGTATATACACAAAAATACCATGTATTTAAAGATAGACCTGTAACTGTTGGTGAAATAGTCCATTGATTATTCAATGCTGTAAAAACTTTTAATTGATATGAACCACCTTCATTTAAAAAATCAAACTGGATTTTTGGATTGTTAGCAGATTTATCACCATATCCCATAATAGTATAATATGCTGTTCCAGTTGTCATAAACCAGAATGCGAAAGATAATGGAACATTTTTATTTATTGTTGGTGTTAAAGCATACGTAACATTGGCCGTTCCTGCTGCACCTGATGCTGTTCCATTAAATGTTGCGGATATATAGTTTGGTAAATTTGAGAACTTAGTAGTATCAGTAGTATATGTAATAGCACCATTAGGTAAAGTTGCTGTTCCTATTGCTCGCGAACTACTTATCAAATTACCATCTAACTTATACCACGCAACTAAATTGTCAACATCAGCTGCTAATACCGGATAAGATACATTGTATGTAAATGTTAAAGTTCTATAATATTTATTATTTTCTATTGTTTCTGTTACTGTATGTCTGTTATTTGGTGTTATAACTACTGGGTCTAGATAATTATTTTGTACTGAAACAGTTGTATTATTTGTTGTATCATCGTATACATGTAAATCTGCTATTGGATTTGTTGTTCCAATTCCTACATTTGTTATAGATGGCCTATTCCTATATCTTATAATAATAATACCAGAACCACCATTACCTCCTATGGTATCTTGGTATCTTGCCCCTCCTCCACCTGATCCAGTACCACTTCCAGCATTTTTTCCAGATGCTGCACCATAACCATTAGTTCCTACATTGCCATTAATTGTTTGACCAATTACACCTGCTTGTGATCCTCCACCTGAACCTCCTCCTCCTTTTCCACCATTTCCACCTGTAATAGTATTATTAATACCTTCTGTATCACCTCCACCGCCAGCTCCCCACCAATATGAAGTTCCTATTATATTGATTTCAACTCCATCTCCGCCATCACCACCTCTACCTGTTGCTATTGTTGCATCAGAACCTTTACCTCCTGCACCTCCACCTCCTCCTCCTGCTACCTTAGTTCCACTAGCTCCTTGAACCATACCTGAACCCCCAAGATTTCCATTATAAATAATTGAACTGGCAAGAATTGGTCCTTTTGTTGAAATTCCAAATCTTCCTCCTGATGGAACAGAATAACCTGTTTGAACACCTTTACCACCAGCACCACTTCCGCCAGTATTTCCACCACCATTAGCATTTGGCGGGTCCCATCCTGTATTGCTCGCACATCCTCCTCCTAAAATTGTAGCTCCAAACCCTTCTGTTGGTTTACCTCTAACTTCTCCTGGTGTAGCACCTCTTCCAACTTTAACAATATAATTTCTTTTTGCAATATTTATATTTGTTCCATATAATACTGCACCTCCTCCACCACCTCCACCAATATCTTTACCACCGGCCCCACCACCTCCAACCATTAATATATCACATATTATATTATCCGTTGGGATATTAATATTGTATTGTGTTTGTCCAGTACCTGTATTATCAGATGTATAAGTTAATATAATATATCTATCTATATCTATAGTTCCTGACGTTATCCCTGGTAATACTGTTGTAGTAGTAGGTGTTATTATAGGTGCTGAAATTATAGAATTTTGTGATGTAAGTGGTAAAAATGTATTATATCTTATAATTACAATTCCTGAACCGCCTGACCCTCCTGTATAACTTGAGGTATTGGCTGTAAAAGCACCAGAACCACCACTTCCTGTATTTGGAAGAGCATTTCCACCATTTTGACTCGAACTTGTTCCATTTAAAGTTCCGCCTCCACCATCACTTCTTGTTGTTGATGTGTTGTAATACGCATTTCCACCACCTGCGTAAAATGTATTAGTTCCAGTTATATTAACTTGGACTCCGTCTCCTCCACTACCTCCTCCATCTGCGTCTCCTGCTTCCCCCGCACCACCACCTCCTCCTCCACTACTCCCCCCTCCTGGTTTTGCACCATTATTACCACCAGCAATATATGTAGTTCCATTCCAAAATGTATTACCTTGCGTACCTAAACCTCCGTTTGCCCTATCATGTCCTCCGCCACCTCCTGAACCACCATCTCCGCCTACTGTTTGATGACCTGTTGCACCTTTACCTCCACCTTTACCAATCAATAAAATATTATCAAATGTAAGAATACTATTATTATTATCAGTAATTGTACTATTATTTCCATTTGTATTTCCGCTTCCACCATTACCAACATTAATTTTATATGTTCCAAAATTTAAAGTTTTATTAATCATATAAACAACACCACCAGCACCACCTCCACCTGGTTCATGACTTGAATTGTATATAGCATTTCCCCCTCCTCCTCCACCACCGACTATTAATATATCACATACTATACCTCCTGATGGTACATTAATTGTATATTGTGTTTGTCCTGAATTTGCTATTGTATCTGTTGTATAAGTGAAACTCATATATATATCTGTTCCAATTTCGCTGGGTAAAGTTATTGATTCAGATATAGGTGTATTATAATATATACCAGATGATGTTGATGACCATTGACTATTAACATTATTTACTGAAATATTTCCTATTGATGCTATATAATTACTTGTATTATTAATACTAGTATTTAATGACGTATTTATTATACCTACATAATTACTTGTATTTTGTATGTCAGAAGATATACGCGTTGTCAATATATTACTTGTTGACCCAACATAATTACTTGTAGCATTTATTACATCTATATTATTTATTCTATAACTACCAGTAATATTAACATCACCTGCTATTTCTAATAATGATGAATTTGTAACAGGAGTAGTCCCAATTCCTACATTACCATTATCTATAATAGATATTTTTGTGGTTGAATATCTTATAATTACTATTCCGGATCCTCCACTTCCTCCTGTTCCAGAAGAATTTGCTGCCCCAAGCGCGCCTCCACCACCTCCACCACCTCCTGTTCCTGATGTTCCACTTGTTGGGATAGTATTTACTTCGCCACCTCTTCCACCCCCATGTGTTCCTGATATTGCCGTAGCAGATATATGTGTCCCTCCTCCTCCACCACCTCCAACTCCTATTGATATTCCTGTTATATTTATATCTACACCAACACCTCCTGTTCCTGCTATATTAGATTGTCCATTCCCTCCATTCTTATTTGCTACATTAGCACCACCTCCTCCACCTCCGCCAGTATATGCACTAAACGAATTACCACCTATTCCTCCATTACCTGTTGATGACCCCCCTGTATAACTTGCACCATGTCCTGCACCTCCTCCCCCACCTACACCAGAAACACCATTCGTATTTTTACTGCCTCCGCCTCCTCCACCTCCTGCTAATAATAGAGTTGCACCTAAATTATTCTTAATTTCAGATATTGTACCATTTACACCAGCGGAACTCACACTAACACCAGGAGCACCTCCTGTACCTACATTTATTGTATATATTCCTTCTGAAAGTGTATAAGCATTTCCTGTTTTAAATGTTGTAGTATTATTTGTATAATATTTAACTTCTCCGCCACCACCACCACCAGAACCATCAAACCCACCACCACCACCTCCACCTACAATTAATATATCACAATTAATACCTCCTGTTGGAACTGTAATAGTTGAAGTACCTGCTCTAAAAATCATATATCTATCTGTTGTACCTGGAATTTCACCAATTTCACTTGTACCACCTGATGGTGTAATTATAGAACTACTATTTAAAATATTAAATACTCCTCCACTTGTATTAGTAATACGCCAATCAGTAATACCTTCTGTCGCATTACCATACCCTAAAACACCTTGAATAATATCAATATTACTATATGACAAACCAATCATGTAAATATTGTTATATTATTATATAATTACATAATTATTACAAAATAAAAAATGTGATGATTTTTATCATACGGTTATATTACTTGTATTTAACTTTATAATACCTATTATATTAGCTTCAGATTGTGTATAAAAACTAATATTATTTGATGTTGATATATCATATATGATAATATTTGATGTATATGTAGACATCGTGTTAACAGTTAGAGTATCTATAATATTGCTTGTTGTTAAAGTATCAACTAATATATTAGTTTCGGGAGGTATATAAAAGCTAATATTATTTGCTGTTAATATATCTATATTTGAATTATTTGTTATTGATATATCTGGCGAAATTATATCTAAATCATTTTCTATATTTAAAATTTTTTCTAATACCTCCACTCTTTTTTCTATATCATTATACATATTTATTAATTTTTTTACTGATCCATATAAAGTGTAGTTTATTTGTGAAATATCTATTGATAATAAATCTGAAATACTTAATGAATTATTGTAAAATTGTTGTGTTGATATTGCTTTTGGAAATATATCTTCAACTTCTTGTGCAATATATCCTAGTTGTTTATTATCCTTATTAATATTATTAAGCTCTTTAATATAATTAAATCTGTATAATTCTAATTTATTTATATTATCATAACATTTATCATATGATGCTTTTTCTATGTTTTCTTTAATTCTTCTATCTGATACTGTTGACCATAATGGTGTGCCTGTTGGATTATAAATAGAAGCACCATCTCTTGTTATTCTCATATAATCTGTATCAGTAGAAGATAATGTTGATATAATTTTAAAGTCTCCATTATAATTACCAATCTTATATCCTGTATTTCTTCTATATCTTATAATGACAATTCCTGAACCACCATTTGAACCAATTGGTAATTGACCATCTGTACGCCCACCACCACCACCGCCACCACTATTTGCTAACGCGGTCCCCCTTATATTAGCATTTGTATTACCATTCGCACCTCCTCCTTTACCTCCTAATCCATGAGGAGATGGATTTGTTGTACCATCAACGCAATCACCTCCACCTCCTCCGCCAGCAAAATATACTTTATTTTCTTCAGCAATATATTGACCTATTGTATTATTAATTGGTAAATTGAAATGAGTTTTAAAATCAAAATTTTCTACACCTGCTAATCCATCGCCGCCAGCACCACCAACTAATGATGTTGCTTCTAATCCTCTTGTTCCTGCACCACCTCCTCCACCACATCCTCTATTTATAGTTGTATTTGTTAAATCGCGAGCATCGCCACCACGATTACCATATCCACCAGAAGTACTTGACGGTTGATATCCTGTTCCAAAATGTGAAAGACTAAAACTATACGCAGACCCTCCACCTGAACCGCCATTATTTGCGTTTGTTTGCTCACTCCCTCCTCCTCCACCTCCTAATGCTATTATAGAATTTATTGAAGACGAGCTACCATTACCACCTGTCGTAGTATCATTTACAGACGCGATCCCACCTCTTCCTACCAATACATTTATTATTCCATTAAGTAATATATTTGTTTGAAATACTAATCCGCCAGCACCACCTCCACCTGCCCTATCACAACCACCTCCGCCTCCACCACCAACAATTAATATATCACATATTAATGGTTCTGTTGTTGTAAAAGTATATTGTGTTTGCCCTACTAAACCAGTGCTATCGCTTGTATAAGGAAATATAATACATCTATCATTCCCAATTACTGTTGATGTTGTACCCGCAATAACTATTTCATTAGGAGGTGCTACGGTTCTATTTAATTCAATAGATGATGTTTGCATAGTATTAATTCTATATCTTATAATAACGAAACCACTTCCACCATTACCTCCAGAACTTGAGTGATTAGTGTATGTGTTATGATTCCCTCCACCACCGCCACCTCCTGTATTTGCCATTCCATTATCAGCAAAATATGCCATTGTACCATCAAAACCAGCATTGCCACCTCCTCCAAATAATTCTAATCCTCCATTACCATATCCTCTATTACCAGCATTATAATAAGTATTACCTCCTCCTCCACCAGCAAAATATCCATTATGTCCTACACTTCTTCCAAAATATGCTATAAATTCTTTTCCAAATCCTCCATTACCTCCACCTGAAATTGATGAAAAATCACTACCTACGCTTCCTGCTCCACCACCACCTGCGGAAGCGTATCCAGGTGATCCTGATGTATCTGCTTTTCCTTTACCTCCATTATTTCCAAATGATTGAAAATTAGCATAATTATTTTTATTACTTATTCCTCCTAATGATTGAGCACTATTTTCTCCTGTTGAACCACCACCGCCACTTCCGCCATCATTGCCATTTTTACCGCTATATGGAGAATTATTTCTTGAACCTCCGCCACCACCTCCCTTAGCGATATATTCTACAGAATTTATTATTATAGAACTATCAAAACCATTTACTCCATTAATACCACTATTTACTGTTGTTGCTCCTGTTCCTCCATTACCAACTTTTACTATAACATTAGAACCTGAATTTAATTTTAAATTAACTCCAAATAAAACTCCACCGCCTCCACCGCCTCCTCCAAATCTTCCACCACCACCACCACCACCAACAACTAATATATCGCAAACTATATTTTGTACAGGTCTAAAAGAATAGAGTGTCTGTCCTGAATTTCCAAATGTTTCAGTTGTATATGTAAATGAAATAGTTCTATCAGTAGTTCCAATAATTCCTTTTGTTATACCTGTTATTTGAGGTGATGAAGTTATAGATTTTTCTATTGTATAATTTTTAATAATAATAATACCAGAACCACCTTTTTTACCAAGTGTTGATTGATTTCCATGTGCTCCACCACCCCCACCACCAGTCCCATTTATACCTTCTTGATTTTGGATTCCTCCATTTCCTCCTCCACCTGTTCCACCTATTCCACCTGTTCCTTGACCTCCCCCGCCACCTCCGCCACCTGCGAACCATCCATTAACTCCATATATTCTTCCTAAAAATGGTGTCATATTTCTTCCTATTCCTCCATATCCTCCTTGTGATGTTGAAACACTTATTTGACCTTCTCCACCAGCACCACCTCCACCACCACCGGTTCTGTCGCTTCCACCAGGGATAGTACCATCTCCACCTTTAAACCCTTGTCCTGCTGTTCCAGCTCCACCAACACGATTACCAGATAAACCATTCGCAGCACCACCACCTGAACCTCCTGAATTTCCATTAGCACCTCCGCTATTTACGCCTGCACCTCCACCAATAGCTATATATGAACCAAGAGAAGTATTTTTTCCATTTTCTGCCAAAGTATCATTTGCTATTTGAGTACCGCCATTTCCACCTCTTCCTATATTTATAGTATATGTACCATTTAATGTTATATTTTGTAAAAAAATTAAACCACCCGCACCACCTCCTCCACCTGAATTCATACCACCACCTCCACCTCCAGCTACAATTAAAATATCACATACAACTCCGCCTGTGGGGACAGTAATAGTATATTGTGTTTGTCCTGAACTTGCGACTGTATCTCCAGTATATGTAAATATCATAATATCATTACCAACATTAATTTCATTTGGCAAAATTGGGAAAGGTGTATTATATGGATATTTAATTGTTACAGTTGTTGTTGCTGTAGATGCTAATGGAGTGTCTGTTTGCCCACCTAAAGGAAGCATAGAAGAATTAATATGCCCTGTAGAAATATTATACAATCCTTTTACTGTTTTAGATGTTCCATTAACTAATATGTCTGTTGTATTCGCAAAGTTAATAGAATAATTATTAGTAAATGAGTTATTCATATAAGAAAAATATAATTTTTCAACATCAGTATTAGTTAATCCAGTTGTATATATACGCACATCACTAATATCAGCAGCATTAGATAATATTTGTAAGGTACCTGAGCCAACAAAAGCATCTCCTGCTTCATTAATAGCAATCAAAGTTCCATTTCTATATACTCTTTTACTATAATTTGTATCCATTATGTAAACAAGATGAATCCAATTATTTGTATCCCCAGGATACTGCGTTGAAGTATATGCTCCTCTATTATAAACATCAATACCATATTGATTATTTGGAGATGTCCAAGAAGCGGTCCCTAAATACAAGGTTCCTCCTGTATCATAATAACCATATTGCCATATATATGTTCCTGTTCCTGTCTTTGGTCTTACCCATAAAGATGCGGAAAATGCTCTATATCTTAATTGTAATAATGTGTTTCCTAAACTACTTGAAGAATACGCAAAATATCGTCTTCCTTGAAAAAAGTCTGAAGAATATGACGGAGTACCAGAAACTGGTGTTAAATCATATTTTGTTGATGATGGATTATAATCTAAGCCATCGCCATTTAATCTATACCATGCAAGTAAAGTTGCGTTTGGTGGATTTTCTGGATAATTTGGAGAATATGTGAATGTCAAAGTTCTATAATATATATTACTCTCTAATGTTTCTGTTATTGTATATCCTGTATTTGGTGTTACAACAACAGGTTCTATATAATTATTCTGAATTATTAATTTTGTATTATTAACTGTATCATCATTTACATGTAATTCTGATATTGGATTTGTGGTTCCTAACCCTACATATGCCGTTGTTGTATTTTTTCTATATCTTATAATAACAACACCTGAACCACCTTTACCACCAAAAATACCTACTCCATTCCATATACTACCACCACCTCCTCCACCAGTATTTGCTATTCCATCGTCACCTGATAATTCTCCAATTGTGTCTGTTTCAAAACCACCACTGCCTCCGCCTCCAAAAAATCCATTCCCCCCATTACCAAACGCTCTATTACCAGCATTTAAATATGTATTACCACCACCGCCGCCACCAAACCATCCATTATGTCCTACAGTTGTTCCAAAATATGATATAAAATCTTTACCAGCACCTCCATTCCCACCACCAGTAGTAGTTGAAAAATTACTACCAGCACTACCAGCACCACCACCTCCGCCTGATGAAAAGCCTGGAGAGCCAGTTAAATCTGGTTTTCCTTGACCACCATTATTACCAAATGATTGAAAAATATCATAGATATTTTTATTACTTATCCCACCATATCCAATAAATGCTCCATCATTTGATCCTGAACCGCCACCACCACTTCCACCAGCTACACCATTTCTACCTCTTGATGATACACCTCGAGATCCTCCACCACCACCGCCTTTCGCAATATATTGAAACGAGTTTATTGTTATTGAACTATCATATCCATTTATTCCATCAGTAGTATCATCAGATGTAGCATCACCAGCACCTCCATCACCTACTCTTATAGAATATGTTCCAGTATTTAAGCTAATATTTGTGCCAAATAAAATACCACCACCTCCTCCTCCTCCGCCAAACTTTCCACCACCACCTCCACCACCAACTATTAATATATCGCAAATGATATTTTCTTTTATATTTATAGTATATTGAGTTTGACCAGTACCTGTATTATCTATTGTATATGTAAACATCATAAAACTATCAGTAGTTCCAAAAGTTCCTGTTGTTATACCTGTTATTGTTGTTGGTGTTATTACAGGAGAAAAACTTAAATATTGTTGTAATGTTTGTTGTATGCTATAATATTTTATAATAACAACACCTGATCCTCCATTAGCACCACTAAAAATATCAGCTCCGTCTCCACCTCCGCCTCCACCTGTATTAGGTGCACCAGCAACAGGTGCAACTGTTTTTGTAGATGATCTTCCACCACCTCCTAACCCTCCATCATTATAAAAAGCGCTACCACTTGTATCCCAATTACCTCCTCCTCCGCCTCCCGCATAATAAACATTACTTCCAGTAATTGAATACTGTAATCCTATACCACCAACGCCCGCAAAATTATTCGTGGTTGCGTTTCCCAATGTATTAACATCAGCACCTCGTGATCCAGCACCTCCACCACCACTACCTAACCACGGTGAATCACCACCTCCTCGACCACCTTCATTACCAAAGCATTTCCCACCTACATATGATGGATTAACGCTATCGCTAGCAATATTATTAATAACCGATACTTGCACACCATTTACAACATTTAAAGTAGTTAATAAACCACCAGAAGCACCATCTTTTCCTCCATTACCACCACCTGAACCACCAACAAGCGGAGAAAACTCATTAGGAAAAATTGTAGTTGAAGTAGCACTATTTCCGCCTAACCCTCCGCCTCCACCCTTTGCTCTATATATTGTGGTTGGTGTCATAGATGAATTTTGAACATAAAAAATTTCACTATCAAAACCATTCTGTGCTCTCTTATTATCAACAGTATTACCAGTGTCAGATATATTACCTGCCCTAGAATTACCAGCACCTCCATTGCCAACATGTATATAATATGTTCCAGCTTGAAGAAGATTAGAATCATATATTAAAGCACCAGCACCTCCACCTCCGCCAAATCTCCTAGCACCACCACCTCCTCCCCCAACAATTAAAAAATCACATATTATATTTTGTGTTATATTTAAAGCATATCGCGTTTGTCCTAAACCAGTATTATCTGTTGTATATGTAAACATCATATAACCGTCAGTTGCTCCAATAGTTCCGGTTGTTATACCTGTTGTAATAGTTGGTGATACTATAAGAGATGAACTTATTGATTTTTGTATTGTTTGTTGTATTGTATTATATTTAATTATAATAATTCCACTTCCTCCTAATCCACCATCACTTCCACCTCCACCTCCAGAACCGGTTCCATTACCAGCATTAATAGGATTTGCAGCATAACTATATGCGCTTCCACCAACAGTACCAGTAGTGCCACTATAACCATATGAATAAATTACACCTCCACCACCTCCTCCTAAACCTCCATTGCCAGAAGATGTATTATATGAACCTCCACCTCCACCAGCTCCCCAATATAAATTAGCACCAGTTATATTTACTAATACTCCATTACCGCCAGCACTTCTTTGCGTATTATCAGCTGTTCCTACTTGTCCTGCTGAACCTGCACCTCCTCCTCCTCCACTTGAAACTGGTTGTTGTGGCGCTGGTCCTTGTGTTACACCAGAACCACCAATATTTCCATTATATAATAAAGAATTGTTTAATATAGTTCCTTTTGATGAAGTTCCAACACCACCACCGCTTTTGAAAGTAGATGCTTCTGATTGTCCGCCTGAACCACTTCCTCCAGAATTTGATAAAGCGGTAGCATAAAAACTGGATAAAGCACAACCACCTCCTAATAATGTAGCACCAAAACCTTGCGTATTAAAACCTTTTGTATCTGCTGATGTTCCTCCTCTACCTACATTTATAGTATAAACTCCTGAAGGAATATTAATATTTGTTCCATATAATACAGCACCACCTCCTCCGCCAGGACCTATAAAAGCACCACCAGCACCACCTCCAGCTACCATTAATATATCACATGTTATACCACCTGTTGGTACATTAACAGTATATTGTGTCTGACCTGAACCAGAAATTGTATCCCCAGTATATGTAAATACCATAATTTTTTCAACACCAATTTCATTTGGTAAAGTTATTGTTGTAGATATAGGTGTGTTATAATATATTCCTGTGGATGTTGAAGTCCATTGACTATTTGAGCGATTTGCTAAAATATTGCTTGTTGATAACATATAATTACTTGTATCATTAATACGTGTATTTAATGATGTATTAATAGTGCTAATATAATTACTTGTATTTCTTACATCTGTTAATATACGTGATAGTAATATATTGCTTGTTGATAATACATAGTTACTTGTATCAAGTATAATATCCCTATTGTTTCTTTTGTAATTACCAATAATATTAACATCTCCTGCTACCTCTAATAATGATGAATTTGTAAGAGGTGTAATTCCGATACCAACATTACCATTCTCTATAATAGATATTTTTGTAGTAGAATATCTTATAATTACTATTCCGGATCCTCCTTTGCCACCAGCACCATTTGAACCATCCCAAAATCCGCCTCCGCCTCCACCACCACCTGTGCCATCGGTTCCATTTGTTGCTGTTGCTGTTCCTGATGATCCAGGACCTCCACCTCCTTCTCCTCCTGTACCTGCCGCAGCACCCAGATATCCACCACCACCTCCACCTCCACCTCCGTATACAATTGATGTTCCTGTTATTGTTATTGTTTTACCGTTACCTCCACTACCACCAGTACTATTTGTTCCATTACCTCCGCTTGTCAAAGCACCTCCACCTCCTCCACCACCACTTGATGTTATAATACCTCCAGAATTACCATAAGTCCCTGCTGGAATATTTGTTGAAACTGCTAAACCTACTGTTGTTCCTCCTGAACCACCTCCTGAACCTCCGTCTTTATTAGAATTACCAGTACTTACATCGTGATGACCAGCACCCCCACCTTTTGCTAAATATATATTTGTTGAATTAAAACTAATACTACTATCATTTCCTTTATTTCCTTGTCCCATTGTAGTTGCTCCTGCCCCACCTGTACCAACCAGAACAGTATATGAACCATATGTTAATATTTGATTTGTAAGATAAATAACAGCACCAGCACCGCCACCTCCAGCATGCCTTGAACCTCCACCACCACCACCCCCTACTACTAAGATATCACATACTATACCCCCTGATGGAACTGTAATAGTTGAAGTACCTGCTCTAAAAATCATATATCTATCTGTTGTACCTGGAATTTCACCAATTTCACTTGTTCCGCCCGATGGTGTAATTATAGAACTACTATTTAAAATATTAAATACTCCTCCGCTTGTATTAGTAATACGCCAATCAGTAATGCCTTCAGTAGCATTACCATACCCTATAACACCTTGAATAATATCAATATTACTATATGACCAAACAATCATGTTATATTATATAATTACATAATTATTACAAAATTAAAAATGTGATAAAAATTATTCTATTACTATATTGCTTGTTGTTAACTTAGTAATATCTATTATATTAGTTTCGGAGGGTATATAAAAACTAATATTATTTGATGTTAAATAATCAATAGTAATATTATTTGATGTATAAATTGACATAGAATTCGTACTTAAAATATCTATTATATTACTTGTTGCTAAATTATTTATTATTATATTAGTTTCGGAGGGTATATAAAAACTAATATTATTTGATGTTAAAGTATCTATTGTGAAAAAAATTATTGGTGGTTTATAAAAACTAAAAGAATCAATAGTTATATTATTTGATGTTGATATATCTATGTACATATACATATTATTTGACGTTGATGTTAATGTATCAATAGTTATATTATTTGATGTTGATGATAAATTATCAATAGTAATATTGCTTGCTGGTGGTGTATCTATATTTAATAAGTATTCCATTTTTTTTATACGTTCTTCTTTATTTTTGTCTATTTCTATTAATTTCTTAACAGCACCGTATAAAGAATAGTTTATTTGTGATATATCAATTGATAATAAATCAGGAATATTTAAAGAATTATTATAGAATGGTTGAGTTGATACTGCTTTTGGAAATATATCTTCAACTTCTTGTGCTATATATCCTAATTGTTTAAGATCTTTATTAATATTATTTAGTTCTTTAATATAATTAAATCTATATAATTCTAATTTATTTATATTATCATAACATTTATCATATGATGCTTTTTCAATATTTTCTTTAATGCGTCTATCTGATACTGTTGACCATTGTGGTGATCCTATTGGATTATATATAGAAGCACCATCCCTTGTTATTCTCATATATTCAATATCAGAAGATGTTAATGTAGATGATACAGTAGATGATACTGCGGTAGAAAGAGATGATATAATTTTAAAATCTCCATTATAGTTCCCAATTTTATAATTATTAGTTAGATTTACGGATCTTAAATATTTAATAATTACAACACCTGAACCACCTGAACCACCAAAATTAAATTGCCATCCACCACCACCACCACCACCACCAGTATTTGGCGCCCCAGGATATCCAACTCTACCTTCTCTTACACCATCTCCTCCACCTCCAATACCTCCACTTCCACCACTCGCAACATGTCCGGCACCTCCTCCACCACCTCCATAATATACACTATTTCCTGTAATAGTTATTGAAATTCCTGCACCTCCATTTCCACCAGCACTACCATTTACATTAGTATCTGCCGCAGCACTTCCAGCACCGCCACCACCTGAAGCATTTGTTGGATCAGCAGTTCTCGTTGTAGTATTATTACCACCCCTGTTCCCATATATAAATCCTGTAAATCCACCTAATGAACTTGATGTACCCGCAGCACCACCATAATTTAAAACACTTTGGTTTCCAGCAGCACCTCCGCCAGACCCTCCTATTCTACCATCGCCTTCTGAATATCCTCTTGTTACTCCACCACCTCCCTCAGCAATTATAGTTCCAAAACTACCAGATATTGATGAATTATATCCATTAGCACTTGCAGCTTCCCAATTAGCACCACCAGCACCACCATTTCCAACAATTATATTATAAGAACCTGCTGATAATGTAGCACTTGGTATATGAACAACCGCGCCAGCACCTCCACCACCTCCTATACCTCCTCCACCACCACCTCCACCTGCTACAACTAATATTTCACAATTTAAATCCTCTGTTATTGTAAAAGTATATTGAGTTTGCTGTGTTAATCCGGGTGTTGTTGTTGTATAAGAAAATAATGTATATTTATATAAAGTTCCTGGAATTGGTACAACTGTTGTTCCTGGTATAATTGGTTCTCTGTCATTTATATTATTTCCTACATTTATTAGTTCAAAAGATGCTGATGTTAATTTTCTATATCTTATAATAACAATTCCTGAACCTCCGCTACCCGCTATACTTACAGGTGCTTGTGAATATGCTGTACCTCCGCCTCCTGATCCGGTACCATTTGTCCCTGATGTTGCTACATCTCTTGGCGATGCTGCGTAAGCACTACCAGTCCATATTCTACCATTTCCTCCTATTGAACTTCCACCAAAACCTGCGGATGTTGAAGCACCTATATATTGTCCTGCACCTCCACCAGCAGCATAAAATTTAGATGTTCCTGTAATACTAATAGATACACCACTATTACCATTTCTATAATCAGAAGATATATCACCTAAACCACCACCCCCACCTCCTTGATAATCTTGTACGGCTGTTGTATTTTGTCTTCCTGCTTTACCTCCTGCAACATAAGCAGAACCATTCCAATATGTATTTCCTTGTGTAGCAGATCCTGGTGTATTTAAACCAAAACCAGGATTATTTTCTGTACAACCACCACCTGACCCACCATTCCTACCATTTAGGAATGAAGCATTATAATAAACCCCACCTCCTCCACCACCATATCCTCGTAATTGCTGAGATACACCTCCTAATGTTTGTGAAATATATGATGATCCATCATTATTCATTAAAGAACTTTCTACACCATCTTGATCTGTGCCTGCGGTTCCTTGCTCTTCTGCTGTTGAAAGCCCAATACCTCCACGTCCAACATTAACCTTGTATGTTGAAGCAGGAAGAATTTGATTTATACTATATACAACACCACCAGCACCACCTCCACCACCCATACTATCACCACCTGCACCACCTCCTCCAATTATTAATATATCGCATATATAAGGTTCGGTTGTTGTAAAAGTATATGTTGTATTTGGATTAGTTGCTGGTGTTCCTGTATAAGTAAAAATAGAACACACGTCTGTATTTCCTACTATTGTAGAAGTTATACCAAACCCAGAAATAATAGCGGGTAGTATATTTTGATTATAAGTATATTTTATTACAACAGATGATGTTCCTATTGAAGTTGTTGTTATTAATGGTGTATCTGATTGTCCATCTAATGGAAGCATAGATGATGTAGAATCGCTAGTATATATATCATATATACCATTTACTGTTTTATAAGCACCATTTACTAATATTCTTGATGTATTTGCAAAGTTAATAGTATAATTATCGCTTTTTATAATATTACTATAAGAAGCATATAATGTTGCGACATCTGTTGCGGAAAATCCAGTAGTATATATGCGTAAATCACTAATATCCGCATTAACATAAGCATTTCCATTCCAATATCTTTTATTAAAAGATAACTCCCCTGTTCCTGTAAATGCGGATGTATTACCATCAGTTGATATTAAAACACCATTTCTATATATTCTTCTATTATAATTTGGTAATACAACATAAACTAAATGTACCCATGTATTGATATCTCCTGGATATGATGTAGGACCTCCAACCCCTACACCACATTCAAGATCATTATTATGAAACCCTAGAAAATATGATGCGTTTCCGCGTGCTCCTATATAAAGTGTTGTATTAGTTGTTTGTGTTATACTTTGGCATAATATACTTGCCCCTTGACCTGCTATTTTAAATCTAAGCCACATTGAAACACTAAATGCTCTTGATGATAAAGATAGTGTTGTATTTTTTAATGAACCTGTGCTTGTATTTATATACCGTCTATCTTGAAAAAAACTATCTGTTGTTGTTCCAGAAGAATATGTAACTGTCCCCTCATCAGTTATTAAATTATACTTAGTAGAATATGGATTATAATCAAGACCATCGCCATCAAATCGGTACCAAGCAAGAAGAGGAGTATAAGAAGCATATAATGTTGCGATATCTGTTGCTGATAACCCTGTTGTATATATACGAAGATCACTAATATCTATATTTTGATTTGTGTTATCACTATAAAGTGCACCAATTCTTAAATCTCCTGTTCCTGTAAATGCTGTTGTACTACTATCACTTGCTATTAAAACACCATTTCTATATATTCTTCTATTATAATTTGATAAAACAACATAAACTACATGAACCCATGCATTTATATCTTCTGGATATGATGACGCAGAATTTAATCCATTGCCATAATAATCTATTGTATAAACATTATTTTCACGCTGTCCTATATGTAATGACATATTTGCTACTATTGACGCTGATTGTGCTATAAATAAGGCTATTGAACTATTTTTTTTTCTCATCCATAAAGCAATACTAAATGCTCTTGATGCTAAGGATAACCCAGTATTTTTTAATGATCCGGTGCTTGTATTTATATATCTTTGTCCTTGAAAAAAACTATCTTCTGTTATCCCAGATGAATATGTTGGTGTTCCAGTATTCGCAATTAAATTATATTTAGTTACAGATGTATTATAATCAAGTCCGTCGCCATTAAATTTATACCACGCAAGCAAAGTTGTATTTGGTGGATTACTTGGAATTGGTGGAATAATTGGATAATTTTTAAGAGGAGAATATGAAAAAGTTAAAGTTCTATTATATATATTATTTTCTACTGTTTCTGTCAAAGCATATCCTGTATTCGGGAATATTGTGACTGGTTCCTTATAATTATTTTGTATTGTTAAAGTTGTATTATTTGTTGTGTCATCATATACGTGTAATTTACTAACTGGATTTGTTGTTCCTATACCTACATTTCCCGCAGGTAATATAATTCTTATAATAACAATACCTGAACCACCTGTACCACCATTGCCACCATCACCTCCTCCACCACCGCCAGATCCTGAATTAGGAGCACCATCGCCACCATTAGACATAAATGTTCCACTAATATTTCCATTAGTACCATTATTTATACCTCCTATACCTGCTAAACCTGCTATTGCTGGCGAACCAGTAATTCCACCACCACCACCGCCACCTAAACCACCATCACCTGCGTGTGTTGAAGTTCCCCCACCACCTCCACCAGCACCCCAATAGTAAACAGTTCCTGTTATATTAATTTGTATTCCATCGCCACCACTTGATGGTTTACCAGCTGTAAACCAACTACTTCTTGATGAATATTGTGTTTGTGAAGAATTTAACCCAACTGAACTTGCACCACCACCTCCTCCACCACAAACATTACCTGTGCCAGATACTTGTGGTAAACCATTACCACCAATGTTTCCATTATATAATGTACCAGAATTTAATAAAGACCCTTTTGTAGATACACCTACGCCACCGCCGACACCTGTAATTGTAGTTGCCCAACTACCGGGGCTACCACCACTACCACTACCTCCTGCACTTCCATTATTTGGCGTATTCCAAGCAACATATGATGTTGACCCTCCTCCTAAACATATAGACCCAAATGCTTCACTTGAACTACCATTTACATTTTGTGTACCGCCCTTTCCAACTTTAATTGTATAAGTGTTTGGAGGAATAGTAATATTTGTAGCATATAGAACAGCACCACCACCACCTCCGCCAGCATTTATTTGATCACCACCTCCTCCTCCTCCAACAATTAATACGTCACATGTGATATTTGTTGGCACATTAATAGTATATAGAGTTTGACCTGTACCAGTACCCGCTGTTTCTGTTGTATATGTAAATACCATACATCTAATAGTTCCTATGTCATTTGATATTATTATTGGTGGTTGGGGTGTTGATGTTATTGTTGGTATTGTTTTTGTATAATATATGCCAGCATTTACAGATGTCCATTGACTACTAGCACGATTTGCTAAAAGATTATTTGTTGATAACACATAATTGCTTGTATTATTTACTTTTGTAAGTAATTCCGCATTTATTCTACTTGTATAATTACTTCCAAATCTAACTTCATCTATTACGCGATTAACTAATAAATTGCTTGTACTAAGAACATAATTACTTGTATCGCTTATAACATTTCTATTATTTTTTTTATAAATACCTGTAATATTAATATTTCCTCCAATTTCTAATAATGATGAATTAGAAACAGGTGTAATTCCAATACCTACATTACCATTGTCTATAATAGATATATTTACCTTAGAATATCTTATGATGACTATCCCTGAACCACCACTTCCTCCACCAGCACCTAATCTTGCACCTCCGCCACCACCACCTGTACCATTTATACCATTTATACCTCTCCCAACACCATCGCCATTTCCTCCTCCTCCAAATAAGGCAGCACCACCATTGCCATATGCGTAGTTTGTGTTTTGGTATCCGCCAGCACTTCCACCACCACCAGCAAACCATCCATTATCACCAATTGATGAAATAAATTTTTCTTTGAATATAAAATCACCAACTCTATCTATACCAAAACCACCATTTTGTCCTGTTTCATTAGCACCGGAAGTTGCTCCAACGCCACCAGCACCACCTCCTCCACCACCAGGATATGATGAAACACCTCCACCTCCATGACCACCATTTTCACCAAATTGATTAATTGTTGCTGGAAACATAATTCCTATTTGAGATTGTGATTTCTGCGTTTGCGTACCATTTGAATAAAGAAAACCTCCTCCTCCGCCACTTCCACCATTACCTCCAATATTATATGTACCACCACCGCTTCCTCCTCCATTTGCTGTAATAATAATTGAATTGTCAGATTTAGTAAATGTAGTATTTATTCCAGATCCTCCTGGACCCTCTCCTGTTCCTCCTGATCCGCCATTACCAACGCTTATTGTAAAATTTCCAGACAATGTAATATTTTGTATTAAAACTAAACCACCAGCACCACCTCCGCCAGCATTTTGACCCCCACCACCACCTCCTCCTCCTACCATTAATATATCACATACTATACCTTCTGTTGGAACTGTAAAAGTTGAAGTACCACCAGTAAAAATCATATATCTATATGTTGAGCCTGAAATTTCTCCAATTTCACTTGTACCACCAGAAGGTCTAATAATAGAACTACTATTTAAAATATTAAAAATACCTGTATTTGTATTAGTAATACGCCAATCAGTTATTCCCTCTGATACATTTCCATAACCATTAATACCTTGTATAATGTCAATATTACTATATGACCAAATAATCATTCCCTGTATAGTATAATCTATATGTATATAATATTTTACAAAAATAATATCTATATAGGTATTAAAAATAATATTAAAATAATTAATTTTATATAAAACTTACATAATTGCTTCATTCTATATTTAAATTTATTTTTTTCTTTATTAAAGAAATTTCTTGCAATATATTCTCATATTTTTCATTTAAAGAATTATTTTTAACTTCTAATTCCTTAATTGCTTCAACTAAAACAGGAACTAATCTTTCATAAGAGATAGTTAAATATTTTTCACCTGATTTAGATATAATATCCCCTTTATCATTTGTTTCAACATCAAATGGCGCAAGTTTAACTAGTTCTGGAAGTACTTTTTGAACATCTTGTGCACTTAACCCTATTTCTATTTTATTTTTATTTATTCCATACTTAGTAGCTATTTCATTTGGTATATAATAAAAACCATGTAATTTATTTACTATACTAAGGGGATTATTAATAGTGGAAATTATTGTTTTTAAGCGTTCATCTGAAAAAAATGCTGTTATTTCACCTGTGGTATAAATTTCACCTTCTATATGTAATGCGACAGAAGGATTAGTTTTTCCAATACCTACCCTACCAGTACCAGTACTTAGAATGCTCATTGCTGTTATTGGTGTTGCAGTATATAGCCCATCTGCTAATGCTATATCTAATCTTGTATTTGATTTATTTGTTTCTCCTGATGATTTACCTAATCTTAATGAAGCTCTCATACCTGTATTTAATAATGTTGATCCTTGTGCATTTGCTACTCTACATAAATGTATAACATCTACAGGTTCACTAACTATGGTAACTCCTGTTGAAGTGGTACCAGTTATAGTTGGCAGTGTTTGATTATTAATTGTTAATGGTGCTAAACTATGATCAAATGTATCGTTTATACTACCATTTATAGTTAATATTGAAGATTTATCATTAATAATATTAGTACCGATCCCCAATTTAAAGTTAGTGTTATTCCAAAATAATTTATCGGTTTGCCCTACTTGCGTTGTTGAATTAGCAAATAATAATCCACCGCTTATTAAAGAATTAGTACCTGTTCCACCTCTTGCCACAGATAATGTTCCAGTTCCAGCATTACCCATATTTAAATTAGTTAATAATGAACCATTGCCTGAAAAATTAGTAGCAGTTAATAGACTACTTGATGAATTCCATGTTAAACTAGCTGTATCTGTAATAGATACAGCATCATTACCAATCAATAATCGCCCAGATGTGAAATTTATTACTCCTGTTCCACCTTTACTTACAGGTAATGTTCCTGATATATTACTTACATTTATTGTTCCTGAAAAAGATAAAGCTGTTATAGTTCCATTAACATCTAATTGTGTTAATGGATTTGTTTTTCCAATTCCGACATTACCAGTACTTAGTATAGTTATTACATTTGTTGATTCTGTATTATAAGCACCATCCGCTAATGCTATATCTAATCTTGTTTTAGATACATTATTAATACTAATATCAGATCTACTTAATTTAAAGGTAGCCCTAGCCCCATTAGGTATGTTGTTTGCTCCTCCTATTCTACATAAATGTAAAACATCTTTTGGATCATTTGCGGAGGTTTGTTGTATTAGATTAGTAATTGTCAATGGTGCTACACTATGATCAAATGTATCATCTATAATACCATTTATAGTTAATGTTGAAGATTTAGCACTAATTACATTAGTTCCTATTCCTAATTTAAAATTAGTATTATCCCAAAATAAATTATTTGTTTGCCCTACTTGTGTTGTTGAATTAGCAAATAATAATCCACCTCTTATTAAAGAATTTGTACCTGTTCCACCATTACTTACTGGTAATATTCCTGATACACTTTCACTAACATTTACAGTTCCTGAAAAAGATGTAGCGGTTATAGCCCCATTAATATCTAATTCTGTTGTAGGATTTGTTTTTCCAATTCCTACCTTACCATTACTTAGAATAGTCATTACAATATTACTAGTATGATATGCGTTATCAGCCAATGCTATATCTAATCTTGTTTTTGAATTAGTTTCTGATTGTGTTAAATCCCATCTGCTCAATTTAAATGTTGCTCTAACACCAATCTTTGAGCCTATTGTAGGTCCTACTCTACATAAATGTAAAACATCAGATGAATCATTTATTAATGTAATAGGCTTTTGATTTGTAATTGTTAACGGTGCTTCACTATAATCAAACGCAGTTAAGGATGTAATATTATTATTTATATTTAATAATGATGACAATTCTGACAATCCAATAGAATCAACCGTTTTTTTTACCCCAACTCCAACTATGCCATTACTTAGAAAAGTTATTACAGTATTATTAGTATTATATGTGTTATCTGCCAAAGCAATATCTAATCTTGTTTTAGATTTCAAATCATTTGTAGCATCAGTTTCACTCCATTTACTTAATTGAAAAGATGCTCTTGTACCTACCGCACTTATAGATCTTCCCACTCTACATAAATGTAAAACATCTGTAGGATCATTAACAAATGTTGGTTGTGTTGGTGTAGTTTTATTAGTAATTGTTAATGGTGCTATATTATATATAAATGGTTGATTACCATAATTATTATTTTCATTAATATTTAATTTTGAAGAATTTATATCAGGAGTTGTTCCAATTCCTAAATTTTTATATTCATTATTCCAAAATAATTCAGAATTTGATAAACTTGTTGTAGTATTTGCATATAATATACCATCTTTAACAAAATTTTGTGAATTACCTGTCCCTCCTTTACTTACTGGTATTGTACCTGATATATTATTTACATTTACTGTTCCTGAAAAAGATGTTGATGTTATAGTTTCCACTGTTATAGATGTTGCTGTTATAGCTCCATTAACATCTAATCGTGTTGTAGGATTTGTTTTCCCAATTCCTACATTACCAGTACTTAGTATTGTCATTACATTTGTTGAATTTGTATTATATGCTCCATCTGCCAATGCTATATCTAATCTTGTTTTAGATACATTATTAATACTAAGATCAGATCTACTTAATTTAAAGGAAGCCCTAGCACCGTTAGGCAAGTTGTTTGCTCCTCCTATTCTACACAAATGTAAAACATCTTTTGGATCATCTGCAGAGGTTTGTTGTGTTAGATTAGTAATTGTCAATGGTGCGATACTATGATCAAATGTATTGTCTATAATACCATTTATAGTTAATTTTGAAGATTTATCACCAACAACATTAGTTCCTATTCCTACTTTACCAATATTATAATATATGTAAGTTAGATTTGTATCATCCTCCCATTGACTTGATTTTTTATTATTAATATATTTTATTATTAAATTACTTGTTGCTACTATATAATTACTAGTATCCTTAAAAATATTAGTACCACCTTCAAACATATAAGATTTAGCTGTTAAATTTCCATTAAATGTTGTGTTACCATCTGAATTAATAACCATTAAATCAGATTGTCCTGAATTAATTTTAAAAATATTATTTGAATTAGATATGTTATAAGATAGTTCTTTTTCATTTCCTATTGATAAATTAATAGATACTATTGTTGAAGGTATTTTTCTATATCTTATAAATACATATCCGGATCCACCTTTTCCCATTCCTACATTATTAATATAACGTGATCCTCCATCACCTGTATTGCGTTCACCATTACCAATTGTATTTGTACCTGCGACATAATTATAATTATATACAACTCCACCAGAGCAAAGAATAGGCATTATAAACGGTTGTAAATTAATCTCAATACCATATTCATTTCCATTTTTAAATCCTCCTCCTTCACCACCCCTATTTACTAACATATTACCACCATTAAATCCACCAGCTGTATATCTAGATTCTAAACTATTCCAAAAAGTATTACCTTGTTTTTGTTCTACACCAAACATTCTATCATCATCTAATAGAGATTGATAATATGCACCACCGCCACTACCTATATTTCCTAAAAGATTATCTGATATTTCTTTGTCTGTCATAGTACTATTTCGCCCACTACCACCTCCCTTAGCTAAAACTTGAATACCGTCAATAGTTATAATATCACCGAGTTGTCCATTAGTATATTTCCTAATAGAACTTGGTTCGCCATTACTATTTACCGCACCACCATTACCAACTGTTATATAATAACTACCCGCATCTAGTTTTTTTCCAACTATATATACTATACCACCAGCGCCACCAGCGCCAGCACAACCATCTACACTACTACCTGCACCTCCACCACCACCTACTACTAATAAATCAACTATATATTGTTCATTTGTTGTTATAATATGATTTTTCCTAACGTTAATGTCTAGATTAGCATTAGTTGGGTGTTTATAAAAATCCGCAGCTATCTTAAAGTCATATGCTCTATATCCACTATATGCGGGCTCAGGATTTTTCTCATTAAATTTAGTTATATAAATAGCATTATAATCATTTATAAACAATTTATCTGGCAAATCTGATATATATGTGTAATTATCATTTTGAATTGTTAAATTTGTTTTAGCTGAAATTTTATTATATATGTGTAATTTATCTATTGGATTATTTGTACCAATACCTACATTACCTCCGGAATAATGTATGTTTGTTAAATTATCATCCCATTGACTAGCTTTTTTGTTATTTATATAATCTATTAATATATTACTCGTTGATAATACATAATTACTACTATTTTTTGATTGTGCCTCTATACTAAAAATATCTCCATCTTTTAAATATGTTCTAGCATTTATACTATCAACTGTTATATTACCAACTGTTATATTACCATTTTTATCCATAACTAATCCATTAATAGATGTTTCCAAATTTGATGATATAATTTTAAAACTTCCTTCATAATTGCCTATTTTATAGTCAGTATTAGAATCATTTTGTTTTCCATTAATTAGTTCAATAGATGATGAAGATTGATTAACAGGTCTATATCTTATTATTACAACACCTGAACCTCCTGAACCAGCATTTTCATAAGATGCTGTGTCTGTCCCAATTTGATATGCACTACCTCCACCGCCAGATCCTGTATCTGCCTGTCCGTTAGTAGCTGATCTTGAATATATTGTTCCATTATATACTCTTCCATTACCACCTATACCAACGCTACCACCAAGACCTTTTAAGTTTAAATCATCATTAGTAATCGCACTTGCGTGTATACCTGCACCACCACCCGCAGCATAAATTTGTGATATACCAGATATATCAATCGCTATACCATTATTTCCACATGTTGTGTCATTATTTTCACTGCCAATACCTCCTCCACCACCTCCTACTATTAAATTAGCAGTATATAAACTTGGATTTTGTCGTCCTTGATTACCTCCATAAATATAATCAGATCCTGTACTATTTGGTGTAGCAGTACCTATACCATTTTGAACATAATTCTCATTAATTCCAATACTTCCACTACTTCCTCCACTACTTCCACCATTAGTACCATTATTTGCGTTTACTGAATATGTACCACCAGCACCACCACCTTTCCCTATTAAATAATATTGGGTAGCTCCAATAGCAAAAGGTACTCCATTAATTTCAAAAGGAATTTGGGATTCAGTATTATCAGAATTTATTTTTTTTAATGAACTGTCGGCACCTGATTGACGTTGCCCTCTACTTCCATAATTATTCGTCAATCCAGATGATAATCCCGTACCTCCATTCCCCACATATACAACATAGTTTCCAGCAAGTAAAAGTTTATTTTTAATATATACAACACCGCCAGCACCACCACCACCACCATAAGCATCCCCACCGGCTCCACCCCCACCTACAATTAAAATATCAACATTTAGATTGTTTGTTGTTTTAAAATAATATTTTGACATTCCAGATACTGTTGCATCTTCCATATCATCACCTTTATATGTAAATTTAACATATTTATCATTTCCTATTGATTGTAGTTCTGGTATATTATTATTTAGGTATAAGGGAACAATATCACTAAATAGTAATGTTGCCTCGATAATTAATTTAGCATAATCATCACGTATATGTAATTTACTTAAAGGAGGAGAATGAGTATCAAATGATCCTATCCCTATATTACCATTATTCATAATTTTAAATCTTTCAATCGCAGATGTTTTAAAAATCAAATTAGATGTTTTATGCGATAGTGATATTATATATTTTGATTCATCGCTAGTATCTTCTGAATCAAAATTTATATTACTATTATTTAATGTAATCATTATTATAATTATATAAATATAAAAAAATGAGTTGTTTTTATTTAGTAAATAAAATATGTAAAATATCTTTAATTAATAGCTTCAATATATATTGAAGCTGATGAAATAGGGTCAATATTATTAGTAATTAATGAATTATAATTATTCACTTTTTCATATGTTAATAAGCTTGTATAATCTTCCCTTCCAAATATTGTTGAAAATGCTACTTCTGTTTTTTTTGATACAACATCAATTGGTAATAATTCATTATAATTGATATTGTTTATAGCATTTAATAATTTCGTAATATCGTTAATAACAGCATCATTTCTAACTTTAATAGGCAAACTATTTATAATATCATTTATTCGTTTCTCTATATTTGTTTTTTCATTTCTTAATGATGTTATATTGAAATAATCAATAGGATCTGCGTTTATATAATTTGCGATTTTTTGATAATTAATATAATTATTATTATTATAATTGATATCGGTAAATAAATTCATAATTGTTCTATCTGTATTTTTATAATCTGTATATATCGTATTACCGCAAAATAAATAATCATTTGCTGAAATATTTATACTTGAAAGATTATTCCTAGTAAATAAACTTTCATCATTATTATTTGTAGTATTATTTAAGTCTATATATGTTGTTAGAAGATTAACAGTAGATGTTGTATTATAATCATTATTATATAATGTATCTACTTCTTCATTTGACAAAGCTCTATTAAATACAATAAAATTATTAATATCCATGTTGATATAATTCCCTAACCTTAAATCTCCCCATCCTACAAATGCTGTACCACTTTGATCTTGGCTTATCAAACTTCCATTTCTATATATTTTTCTATTATATTTTTTATCAATTGTTTCTTCAACAACATAAACAAGATGAACCCAATTATTTATATCTTCTGGATAAGATGATGCTGTCCCTGTTCCAACACCACATTCAAGATCATTCGCATAAAATGCTAAACAATACGCATTATTATTGCGTGCACCAATATGTAAATATATATTTGTTCCATGCTGCTCTCCTTGTAATACAAAAAAACTATGCCCGCTATTTCTTGTTCTTCTCCATACAGAAATACTAAATGATTTTCTAGCTAAATTTATTGATGAATTTAATGAACCATTTGCTGTATTTATGAAATATCGTTCTTCATCATTTGTAAACTCTATATTTCCTTTCTTAGTTAAATTATATTTAGTATCATTTGGATTACTATCTATTGTATAATTACTGTCAAATTTATACCAAGCAATTAAATTTGGTGGTATTGTATTATCTAATTTTACAGGTGCTTTATCTAAATATTTGAAATATATATTAAAATTATTATTTATATTATTTGAATTATTATTATAAGACTGATAATAATATGCTATTTTATAAAACTTGCTTGTATTTATTTTAATATATTGTTTTAAATATGATGGTTTATATTGGTTGTTATATTTATTATATTTAAATACAGTTCTACAATTATAATTTGTAGATTTTAAATTACTTTCATCATATATCATAAGTTCTGAATATAATATATATGGGCTTGCGTATGTTGAATTTTCTCCAACATCAACTCTAAATCTATAATATCCCTTTTGTAAAAATATGAATGATGTTATAATATTATTTTGAAGTTTAAATGGTGGGAAGGTTATTTGCGATACTGGATTTAATTTATAATGTTGATCAGTATTAATAGTTATATCATATTTATTATCAAAATTTTTAATCCTAATAATTACAACACCTGAACCACCATTTCTATACATTATACCACCTCCCCCTTTATTATTTTCGGCTTCTATAAAAATGCCATTTTTAAAATTACCAGAACCACCACTTGATGCTCCATATGTATCGACACCACCATTCCATCTTCCACCTGAACCTCCTCCACCATATTCAATTGGTTGTCCTGTAATAGAAGAAACCACGCCTTTCCCACCAGCACCAGTATATAAACCCCACCATCTACTGCTATTACCTGCGTCTCCCCCATCAGAAGATGGAGCAGCACCACCTCCTGCACCACCTGTTTCCCAATTACCATCTACATTTCTACCACCAGATCCAGATGAATTATCTTCTGTTTTTTTACCTCTACCTTCTCTTACACCACCTCCTCCACCTGATGTTTTCAATTCACCTCCTGTATAAGGATTTTTAAATGTTGCTGTTGGAATTGATGTTGGTTTAGTACTATCAGTGTCTGTTTTCCAGTTGCACCATATATCTGCACAATAACCTCCATATCCACCGCCACCTCCTCCACCTGCTGCTTTAAGATCTATTGAATTACCACTAAATGTACTATTTTTTCCAACTATACCGGCTTGATTATTCCCTACTGTATTTCCACCTGCCCCTACATATATTTCATATACGCCTTTTGCTAATGAGATTTCTTTAAATTGTTGAACATCACCTCCACCACCAGCACCTCCTGCACCACCACCAGCACCTCCACCACCTACTAATAATATATCACAAATATAACCATTATCAGGGACAATAAAAGAATATCTTGTTTGTTCTCCGCCAGTATTATTAAATTCTATATATATTTCATCAGAACTAATATAATTACATTTTGATCCATTGGGTAAGTCAAATTCTTTAATAGTTTTATTATAATATCCTTTTTCGTAATTAAAAATTCTGGTATATCCATCTTTTTTCATTAATTTAAAAATATCTACAAAACTTTTATTGTCAGTAGAAAATTTATTTTTATTTGAATATGCTGTTACTATTTCAGCATCCTTAGATGCTATATCTGAATTAATGCCATCTATAAGAGCTTTATTATTTTCAATTAATATTTTCCTTCTATCCTCTATTTTTGTATTTAGATCATCAATAATTATAAATTTATAATCAACATCATCTGTATCATATTTTGACCAATCTAGAATGCTCATATTTACATTATTTAATGAAAAATTAATGCTTGTGTTTGATACTTTATTTCTAAATAAAGCGAATGAACTAATATTTATATCTGCGTTTGTTGTTGTGTATTTTTTAATTTGCGATAATGGACAAATATACGAAACATAATTAAAAATATATACCTTAGCATTCATGCTAATATTACTTTTGATGAATATTTTTAATGATTTATTTGTCGTATCATATCTAATCCCATGGGATCCTAATATAGAGAAATCAAATAAGGCATTATTCTTAATTACATCAAACATCGTTTGATCATTATTCAATTTCACTTTGGAAATATTAATAATATTATCATTATTTTCTTTAACAATAGATATTTTGTAAAAATTTTTATCTTTTAAAGTATCTATTGAATTATATTTAATAGAGCATATACTATTTAAAACATTTGTAAAATTATCGTTAGCATTATCTTTATTTAAAAATTGTATTGATGTATATTTTAAACCATTAAAAATGTTTGTATCTTTTTCACTATTGTCAGTAGTACCCTTAGAATCATATTTTACTAAGTTATTTTCAGCATATTCAAAAGGTTGCGCTGCGCCTAAACCATCATAATCAAATTTCTTAAAACATTTGCTAGTGAAGTCTGAATTAATAAAGTCTCTTGTATTAGATTTAGTATTAGTATATATCTTTTTAGGATAATCTATAATATTACCATAATTATCTGTATATGTTGCGAATTCTTTCCATCCGTTGAAAGTATAGCTACATTTTTTCATATCATCGGACTGTCTATCACACAATTCAATATTCTCTTTACTATCTGTAAAATATACCTTACAATCGCGAAATGTATATTTATCTTTTCTTTCAATATCGCTACTTATTCGTTCCATATTTCTGCCTGGATATTTATCTTTTGGATAAGTACTTCTATCATTATAATTTCCATTCTTATATTCAATGGTATTTGTATCTATTGAACCATCCTCGTATTTCTCTAATATATTAGAGTGATATATGCGCAAATAATAAAAAACAGCTATAATTAATATTATAATTAAAGACATTAGCCCCACAAATTGTAAATATGAATTTAAATCATGTAGAGAACATTTTGAATTCATATTTTATTTTTTATTCTTCTCTATTATTATTTATTATATATATTATTATAATAAATAATAATTTTTATTTAAACATTTGAAAATTAATTTGACAAAATATGTTCTAAAATTGTTCGCAATTATTAAAATTTGATAATAGATGGTTTAATTTTATTATTAAAAACCAAACGAATTCAACATATCAAATAAAACTCGAACGATCTCAAAGACTATCTCAGAAACTATCTCCAAGAAGATGGCATCAATCAATGTCTCTAACTTTATTTACTTGACATCAATTGCTAATTACATTGACAATTTTAAACTTACACACACTAAGTGTATGTTAAATGTTCTTAAAGAAAAAAGGCGTGAACAGAAGTTTAAAAGTTTTATTAGAAATAAATCTATTGAAATTAAAAAAATGAATCCTGAATATACTAGCGCATATTGTATCAAACTCTCTATGATTGAATGGAAGAATGGTTATTAAAATTATATAATTAGGCAATTCGCATATTGCTTTTAGCTCTCGCTATTTTTACTCAAAATTTTCTAAGGCGTCCTCGAAAATTTCGTCACTACTACTATTCCTCTTTTTCCTTATATTTCCCTCTGCTACTGGTTGTGGCGCGTCTTTATTATCTCCGTTTGTGATTCGTAATAAGTTTCTTCCTTATCCGTTTGTGATTTCTAAAAACTTTTTTCCTCCTTCTTCTTCTCCTTCTTCTTCTCCTTCTTCTTCTTCTTCTCCTTCTTCTCCTTCTTCTTCCCCTTCTTTTCCTTCTTCTTCTTCTTTTTTTTCATTTAACACTTCATCATTAATTGGATAATAATTACGTATAGCTTTTGATAAATCTAAAATTTTAATTAATATTTTTAATTTTTCTTTAATATCTTGTTCTGAAACATTATTTATTAAAGATGATAAATTATCATCAGAAAAATCATAGTTAAAAAGATGATCATTATTATTTATTTTATATCTATTTTTCAAATTATTTTTAATGGAAACATCTGTAATTTCTAAAATTAATTGATTAATATTTTTTTTTGCTTTATATACACAATCTTTTATAGTTTTTTTTATAATAGGTGCACTAGTTGTTATTCCAATCGCATTTTTAATACCTTTAGTTACTCTAGTTAAAACCCCACTTCTTTTTTTATTATCATTTTCTCCTTCTTCTTCTTTTTCTTCTTTTTCTTCTTCTTTCACGTTTGATTTATTATTTCCTAATCTGTTGCTAATAGCTGTCTTTAATTTATTAAATATTTCGCCACCACCCTTCCAATTTTTTTTATTATTAGGTTTTTTTACTAAATCCTTCTTAGTAGATTTAGCAACAGCCTTAGGTTTAGCATCAGTCTTAGGTTTAGCAACAGTCTTAGGTTTAGCAACAGCCTTAGGATTAGCAACAGCCTTAGGTTTAGCAACAGCCTTAGGTTTAGCAACAGCCTTCGGTTTAGCAACAGTCTTAGGTTTAGCAACAGTCTTAGGTTTATCAACAGCCTTAGGTTTAGCAACAGTCTTAGGTTTAGCAACAGTCTTAGGTTTAGCAACAGTCTTAGGTTTAGCAACAGCCTTAGGTTTTTCTACTAAATCCTTTTTGCTATTCATAATGTCAATATTCTATTATATAATAATATATTAATACTAATCACAATATAAATGATAAAAAATACTGTTAATACTTTATTTACATTTTATTTATTATAATATAATGCGAAATAAATTATAAATGCTAATATACACAAACTTAAAACAATTTTTCCAATATCAAAATAATAAAGTGAATCTACAATAAATATATTAGATTGAGGCATTTTATCATAATAAATTATTACTGGTAGTATTATTAAAAATAATATAACATATAAGACAATAAGAGTTATATAATGTATTGTAATATTACTACTAATATTTTTTAATAAATTATCAAATTCATTATTTAATGATATACCAGTGTTTGTTCTTGTTTTTACTAATCCTAATATATAGTACATTTTATAAAAATCATCATCTTTGTTTTTAATTAATAATTCAAAATAATCATTAATATGTTTTATATATTTTATCTTATAATCCTTCTTATCATCAATATCTGTTATTAATTTATATTCATTTTCATATATTTCAAATATTTTTTTTAATATATTCTCTTTTTCATCATCTATTGTTGGAACTTTAACTTCTTTTTTTTCTTCTTCATTAAAAAAATTAGAACCTGTGATTTTTTTATGTTCATCTGTTATACCATTGTAATATTTATAATTATCTTTCTTTAACAAATCATTCTCCAATATATTTATTATTTTATTTTTTAACTTTATCAAATATGTACTATTTCCATTACAAATTGTGTCGTTGATATCTTTTTTGTATAATGTTTTTAAACTATTTAATCCATTATAATTGTTTTTTTTAGTTTCATTATATATTATAATTATAATTAATATAAATATGTATGGGATTAATGCTAACTTAAATGATAATGTGTTTATATCATTCTTGATTTTTTTTATAATAATAGGATTATCATAAATTTTATATATAATCATTATAATACAACATATAGCAAATATAGAAATTATTAAAATAGATACAATAACCTTGAATATTATTGAATCATTATCTGCTTTTAAAAGATAATCATCAATATACATAAAATTATTTTTCTTTAAATATTCAAATATAGGTTGATCTATCTTTTTTTCTTTTTCATTATAAGATGCTTTTTTTAAATTATAATTGAATAATCCATTTAAAAATATAATTGTTGCTATACAAAATAATATATATGAAATGTATAATAATAAATAGCTAAATAGGTTATAAACAACCATGATATTATTATAACCATTATTATCATTATCTACAAGATTGTTATCATTATTCTTATTATAAATACCACCTATTTTTTTTCTTCTATATTTATTTTCATTAATCAGCTTATTTATCATAATATATACTTAATTTATATACATATAAATATATAAATATATAACATATATAAATATATAACATATATAAATATATATGATTGAATATAGCATAAAAGATTTAAAATATTATTATAATAAATATGATAATAATGACATATTAACTGATGACGACGATATATATAATTATAACTTCTATAAAAATAATGAAGAGCTAATAAATAAATTAGAAGATGCTTTTTCAGATCTAACAGATTATGAATATATAAATAATAATATATACCATATGTTCCCTATGTTTGTATTTACAATAGCAACTAATTTATTAATTAGTACATTAATTACTTTAAGTTAAATAATATTATTATTTAAGTTTAAAAAACATATAATTTTTATATAAGAATGGCTAATAGTATTACCCCTTCTGGAACATCAAGGAACGTTTTTGATATTTCATTATCAGATTTTGAAACAGCAGGAACTATAACAGCAGGAGGATTTATAGGGTCTGGTGAAAATTTAACAAAAATTAATATAAATAGTACAGAAAAGATATTAGAATTATCAAAAGGAGGAACAGGTAATAATACGTATAATAATGGTGGTTTAATATATTATAATGTATCTTCATTGCGATTTACAAATGATACTAGATTAATTTGGGATACAAATGAAAGAATACTTAAAATAAACAACCGTGATTTTTTAAGTGATACTAGTAATTATATTAAAAGCACATCAAATGAATTTATATCTTTATTAAATGATACTAGTAATATTTTATCAGAAAATATTAATTTAAATAATAATATTAATTATGTTAATAATATTAGTAATATAATTAATATTAATAATGTTAGTAATTATGTATTATCAACTAGTAATATATTAATTAAATATATAAATTCACGAGATAACAATAATAGCATTAATATCGCAACTAAAAATAATTTAGGTAGTGTACAAATAGGAGAGGGAATATATGTTAATAAGAATGGGGTAATTAGCACAATAGAAGAGATTATAAATACTACATTCCCAACATTTGTTGATATATCACTTAGCTTTACAACAATAGAAGGTTTAAATTATAAGGTTTGTAAATTGCTATATAACCCTTTTATTGGAACAACATTTGATAGAACAAATTATAGGACAAATATATTACCTATATGGTATATTTTTTCAAATGATAATTATATATATACTAGTATATCTAGAAAAATACTTAATATAGGCAATAATAAAAATTCATTAACAAATTTAGAATTATATGGGAATGTTAATATTAAACCTAATATTGATACAATAAATATAGAATATACTCCTCTAAATACTACATATTTAGAGTTTGATAATATAACAACAGATGTTAATGATGATACTTATTGTAAATTTGAGAATGATTTTAATATTAATAATATTTACAAAACTAATAATGTGATTACAATTAGTTTTTGGTTAAAAGTTAACTTTAATACTAATGAGATAACAATTATGGAGTTTAGTAATACACCAACTGATGATATTGATGGTATACAGAGAAAAATAAATATTAACTATGTTAATAATTCATTAAGATTTATTATAAACGATGACACAAACTCTATTATTACCCCTATTATTAGTATACAAAATATATACAAAAACCGCTGGTATCATATAATATGGTCTATTGAAAAAAAGTTAAATTCTTTTAATATACAGGTAAATATTAATGGTTTATTAGAAAAAACTCAAACTATTACTACTAAAAATTATGAATATATATATATTAATGGTTTTAAGAACTATAATAAAAATTACTTATCATCACCGAATAATGATTCTATATATAGGTTCTGTATTTCTGATTTCAAAATATATAATAGTTTATTAAGTGACGACCAAAAAATCGAGCTATATAATACAAATAACTATACTAAATATATTATAGAATTTAAGGATGATATAACTATCTGTGATATTTTAGCTTATGGTGGAGGAGGCGGTGGAAGTTCAAATTATGGAGGAGGAGCAGGAAAATTAGTATATATTAATGACGCAAATATATCAAGTGGACAAAAAATTATTAAGATTGGTAGAGGTGGTAGTGGTTATTATTCTAATATTAATAATAATCAAGTATCATTAAATGGAAATAACACAACATTTGAGAATTTAATAGCCGATGGAGGTGGTGCTATGACAAACACATTAGATTCCAATAATAATTATTCACATATTAGTACTAATATAAGAGGTGGATGTGGTTCGGGGAGATATGGTGATATTACAACCTTTAATAAAACACCGGATTTATTTAATTTTCTAGGTAATACAAGTAATATATATAGCTATGGTTATACGGGAGGAGCGTATAGTGGAGGAGGCATTGGTTATGCTAGCATTGATAATAATCCAGGTGAAGGTTTATACATGTTAAATGATATTATTAATTATAATATAGATAATACTAAATATTTTAATTATAAGTTTCCTATAAATTTTAAAAATGACTTTGGTTTAAATAATAATGAAATAGGAGAGCTATATGATGGTAATATATATATAGGGAGTGGAGGATATGGACATATTAATGATGGTGCTCAAATAAACAGAGGATATAGTTCTAGTAATAGTGGGTGCGGTGGTAATTTAGGAGAAAATGGAAAGAATGGTGCTTTATTAATAAGAGTTTTGACAAAAATAGATAGAAGAACAATACCACAATATCTTGTAGATACTTCCAATTATATTAAGACAACAAGTAATAATATCATAGACTATATTAATAGATATACAAATCCGAGTGCTGTAATATGGACTAAAAATGCTGAAAATAATATAAATTACCAATATAATGTAGGAATTGGCGTTAACCCGCCCGCAAATTATAAATTAGAAATAGCACAAGCAAATGTAATAACACAAGAGATTGGCTCATATGGAATTCATACATCTAATAATAGTAATATTATACTAACTGATTCTATTAATAATAATATATGTGCCAAATTTAATTCAAGTATATGGTCAACTGGAAATATCATAGCAAGTAGTGATGCGCGAATTAAAACCAATATCAATGATATTTCAGACGATAGCGCTTTACAAATGATATTAAACATACAGCCTAAAACATATAATTATATAGATACATATAGTAAAGGAAATAATAAAATATATGGCTTTATAGCACAACAGATTAAGGAGGTAATACCTGATGCTGTTAAAATAGAACATGAATTCATACCAAATATATTCTCAGTAGCAAATTATAATGTTTATGGAAATATAATAGTATTACAAAATAATTCTATTAATATTTTCAATATTATAAAAAAAAATAGCAGAGTAAAATGTTATGATATGAGTGATAATATAATTGTAGTTGAAGTTGTAAACATAATTAATGCGAACACATTTAAAATAAAAGACACATATTCAAATGATAAAATTTTTGTATATGGTAGTGAGGTGAATGACTTCCATGTATTAAATAAAGAATATATTAATACTTTAAATGTATGCGCGGTTCAAGAACTGCATCGTAAAATAGAATCACAAAAGAATGAAATAAATAGTTTAAATGAAAAGATTAATGATATCATTAATTTTATTGATATTAGTAAATAGATATCAATAAATATTAATATTGATATTTATTATATTTATTATATTTATTGATTATAAAAATATCAATAAATATTAAGAATATAATTATTATAAATGGCAAATAGTATTACAGATGCTGAATTAGATAATATAAGGGCGCGTGCTGATATTAGGTTAAATGAATATAATATACAAGATACTTTGGATAATACAAAATTTATAAATAAAACAGCAGTACCTGATATTATTAAAGAAAAAGAAGGGGATCTATCTAGTTGTTCAAATAATTCAACTATTGCTGATATTTTAAATCTCAATACTATTAGAGGTGGTAGTAAAATGATAAATGGAGGTGGGTGTGGATGTTCGGGTATGTCTGGTGGGTGTTTTACATGCAAAAAAGGTGCTAAAAATATTATGTTAATATATAAAACTGTTCATGTTGTTATTCCTGAATTATATAGCAAATATAAGAAAGACGCTGGTATGAAGGGAATAGCAAAAAAGATAAAAAAAAATAAAACTATATAAATGTAGTAATAAAGGACTTACTATTTATGGTAAATAATGTTCCTTATTTTTTTCATATGGTATATATTTATGAATATTTAAATATACTTCTTCCTTTCCTATTTTAGCGTAATTAGTAATTACAGTAATCATATATTTAATTTTAGAGCGAAAATCTTCTAATGATTTATCTATTTCAATCTGTGCATCAAAACCATAAATATGCTTAAATTTATTAGGTATAACAAATATTAATGAATAAAAAATCTCTATTATATTATTTTTAATATCTGTAAAAATAGGTAGATATGTATTAATATCATAGCGATCTGCTAATATATATATGTATATTTTCATTAATTTATCCATATTAATAATCATATTAGAATATTTAGTTTTATCAAATTTTTTAACAAAACGAATATTAAATAATATATCCATAAATTCATTATTTTTTATTAAATATTTTGTATTCTTATTATTTTTATTTACATAGATATTATCATTAGATACTTCAATAATATCCTTAACCTCTCTTTGTATATTCTCTTTTTTAATATTATTATCAGTATTATTTATAATATCATTTTCCTTAATATAATTATTTATATAATAAAAAGCAAATATAATAATTATAATTGATAATAATATTGATGAATTATTTTTACTAAGTATGTAGTAAAAAATTGTCAATATAATAATAATATAATAATATCTACTTAATATCTCATTAATTATCATATTTAAATATCTATATTATTTTAATTATATAGATATAAAAAAAGAGTATAAATACTTTACACAGAAACACCATCAATAAAATATATTATAAATGATAATATTATTATCATAATACCAACATAAATTTTTCTATCATCTTTTGTAAAAATATTAAATAATATATATATATAATTATTTGTATTAATATAATTTTTTTTACCATATGCTTCAATTATATCATTAATGATATCTATTGATGTCTGTAATGTATTTTTATAAAGTTCTTTTATTGTTAAATTATGTATTGGTTTTATTTTCATATCATTTGGTATAGTTTTTGGTAATGTTTCTAATAAATTATTTAATTTTAATTCTATTTGTGTTTCAATATATTTTTCAATTCCTGAATTTATATTATTATCATTATTTGTATCCTTTGTACTCTTTATATCTTTTGTACCCTTTGTATCCTTTGTATCCTTTGTATCCTTTGTATCCTTAATATCAAAGTCCATTTATAATATATATACTTAATCGTATATAATATATTAATTATTAAATAATGTCCATCATATCTATATTTGAAATCAAATTACGTCTACAACAATATCTATTTAGACCTAATGTATTTAATATGTGTCCTGTATGTATTTTTTCAAAGTTTTTATATACAGGATCAACATCAACCTCTTTTGTTTCATCAATCTTATTTTTTTCTCTTTCATAAAAATCAGAAATATCGGCCATTACTTTTCCGCATGTAAAACATCTAATAGGTATAATCATATTATATTTATTCTATATAAATATTATATAATCATTTTTTATATATTTATTATATTGTAAAATATAAGATAATAATAATATTATATAATATTAAGAATAATTAATAATGTCATATGCTCCTATATACGCAAAACTCCGTGATCTCGAAGAACGATTAATTAATATTGAAAGCTTACCATCTTCAATATTATCTCCACCCATTATATCTAATGTATCTACTATTTCATCTATATCTGATCCTGCAATAGATTATAGTTCAGATTTAACTAACTTACAAAAAGATTGCTCATTAAATTCATCATCAATTACTCAAATATTTACAACAATAGCTTTGTTAGCTACCAAGGATGAACTTGTATCCCTAGCTACCAAGGATGAACTTGTATCCCTAGCTACCAAGGATGAACTTGTACCCCTAGCTACCAAGGATGAACTTGTATCCCTAGCTACCAAGGATGAACTTGTATCCCTAGCTACCAAGAATGAACTTGTATCCCTAGCTACCAAGGATGAACTTGTACCCCTGGCTACCAAGGATGAACTTGTATCCCTAGCTACCAAGAATGAACTTGTACCCTTAGCTACAAAGGATGAACTTGTACCCCTAGCTACAAAGGATGAACTTGTATCTAAGGATGAATTAGCAAACCTTTTTGCTAAGTTTGATAATATAATTGATGTTGTAGCACAATTAAATACTAGAATTGATGAATTATACACAAAAATACAATAATGTGTAATAACGCATAAATAATTATGAATATTTTGACTTTGATTGTTTACATTCTTCTAACATATCCTGATCATATTTATAAATATTTAAAGAATTGTTTAAAATTTCACTATTTTTCATAATTGTGTAACCTTTACATTTTTTTAAATTAGTTAAACTCATAGACATATATTCTCTTGCTTTTTTATAATTTTTGTAATTATAATATATTATACCCATTATATTTTGTATATCAACTGATTGGATATTTAAAGAATTGCTATATGTTTTTTCGGCATTTTTAATATCATCTTCGGTAAGATTTTGTTTTTCTGATATTTGTTTTAATATAACATAATTGTTATTTAAATATAAATAATTAGTTGGATTTACAGATGAAGGATATAATCCTAATTTAGAACCTTCAATAAAGGTTATTTTGTTATATGATACTGCTTTAAAATTACTTTCCTTTATTGTCTTAGATAATGTAAATTTTATATTTAATTTGAACGTATTAGTATTATTATATAATTTTTCACATAAATCTAAATTTTTAATAATATAACATGATTTAGATATAATAATATTGTACATTTCATTAATATTTAAAAAAGTATCTGGATTATTTGTAATATTTAAACATGTAAATAAAATATCCCAATTATTAATATCATTATTTGAAGTATTTAAAATATCAATAAAATTTCTAATATTATCAATATAATCATTTAATATAATAATATCATCTTCCATTATTAAATGAATATCATTTACATCACTCTTTTTGAAATTATCTAATATATATTTATATATATATCTATGTTTTTCAAAGTTTGATATTTGATGTACATTCAATGGTGATATTAAATCATTAAATATAGTATTATAATGAAATTTATCATAATTAACACGAGAATTGAATGAAGTTATATATTTATTAACATATTCTTTACTTGGTTCTGATATTACATTTATTTTTATTTCAATATTTTTTTCAGTACATATTTCTTTAATTAAATTTATGGATGAATTAATAGTAGCTTGTCTGTTTTCTAATTCTTCACTATACACAAGATATATATTCAATCTAATCATAATTATTTATAAATATATTATAATTTTTATATATAATCTTAAATAAATATTATATAAGATAAATATATTAAAATATATATATAAAATTATAGAATTATGATTAGTGAAGATAATATATTTGAATATGAATATAGTAATAGAATTGTAATTATTGGAGATATTCATGGAGATATAAGACGATTTAAGGATATTTTAATAGATGCTAAAATAATCAATAAAAATATTGAATGGATAGCAGAACCAAAAAATACAATAGTTGTTCAAATGGGTGATCAAGTTGATAGTATAAATAGAGATCCTTCTCTTGATAATTGGGAGGTTTTACCTGATGTAGAAATGATTTATTTTACAAATTTGCTCAATAAATTGGCATTATCTAAGGGGGGGCGTGTAATATCATTGATAGGGAATCATGAATTAATGAATATAATAGGAAATTTCTCTTATGTATCTCCTAATAGTTTAAATGATAATTATAAACGCCATGAATTATTTAAACCAGGCGGGACATTATCTGCTATATTATCACAACGTCCTCTTGTAGTTAAAATAGGTAAACTATTATTCTGTCATGCTGGTTTAACATTAGAACATTTAAATGTGCTTTCAAAATATAATAAAGATATCTCATATTTAAATACAATTTGGAAAAACTTTATTAAAAATAAAATGATATTAATTGAAGATAAAGAAATATTTGATAATATAATTCTTGACATGAATGGAATATTATGGACTAGGGATTTAAATAATAGTGAAGATATAGTAAAATTACAAGAAAAATTAGGATGCACCTTTATGTTTATTGGACATACAGTTGTTGAAAGAATTAAATTAATTAATAATTTTATATGGTATACAGATACAGGAATATCTAGATCATTTGGTAATACATCATATCAATATATAGATATTTTTAATAATAATTTAAATATAAAAGAAGTAGTAGCGACTCAATAAATAAAATCAAATATATAAAAAAATGATTTATATTAATATATAACTTTAACAAATAATAATGGATACTTATTTATTTGATGAATTGATATCTAAAAAGACCGAAGAAATTCTTATGATATATGAAGAAAAGGTTAAATCTAAGACTAAAAACAAAAAAATGACTACTGATCCTTCTGTTTTAGACTTCAATAGTAAGAAATTAATAAATCAGATAAATGCTGCGTTTGACAAAAAGCTTAAAAATTCAAAAGCATATAAAAAAAAATGTGAAGAGGAGTTATCTAATATCGCACCACAATAATAAAGTATATAAATATAAATTATGTTATAATAAATATATGTCTTTGCTAGATATAAATCAAGACATAGACATATGTCTTTTAAAATATATTACAGATACGTATGATTTTAATATAGATGATGTATCAAAGTTAATATATGAAGATTTAAAAGAAAATAAAAAGTATTATACATATGATACAATTAATAAAAGATTAGATTCTATTAAAAAATATAGAAAGGAGTTAAATAGTTTGCTTCAATTACCACTTATGAAACAACGATCAGAAGAATGGTTTGAAGCAAGAAAAACGCGGTTAACCGCGAGTGACCTTTATGATGCTGTAAAAGGTGGTAATATTAGCATTAAATTAGCAAAAAAAAAAGCTAATATTATAACAGATAATATTAATTATAATGCTATTCCGGCGCTTAAATGGGGAACAATGTTTGAACCAATGGCAACAAGATGTTATTCTCAAAAAATGAACAATATAAATATTCATGATTTTGGCTTGATATGTGATGTAGATAATGCGCATTTTGGCGCATCGCCAGATGGTATAAATGAACTAGGAATAATGTTAGAAATTAAATGTCCATATTCGCGAAAAATTATTGATGGAGTAATACCTGATAAATATAAGATGCAGATACAAGGTCAATTAGCTGTTTGTAAACTTAAAGAATGTGATTATATTGAATGTATTTTCAAATCAATAGAAAGTAAAGAAGAATATTTAGAGCTAGGTAATACTACCGTAAATCATGGTATTATTGCTGAATTTTATAACTCTAAGGGGGAATATATATATTATTATAGCGACGCAAATAAAACGCCTATTGAATGTATAGAAGATATGATAAATAATCGAGATTATCATGATATCAATGATGATGAAAAAAAGATATTAAAATTTAGTAAATATACATATTGGAAATTAGATGAAATGATTATTCAACGTGTAATATTTAAACCAGATGAATGGGAAACTATTATTCCAAAAATCAATAATTTCTGGGAAAAGGTTGAAGAATATAAATTGCTTCCTATTGAATTAGGAATAAAAAAATACATGTTTGTAGATGATGACGATGATGAAAGTAAAAACTAATAATGTATGGTTGTATTTTTACAAAAAAAACATTGCTATATTAGCAATAAATTATATATTTTTTTATTGAAATTCTGAATAATTTTCTTAATATGTACATACAACATATTATATTATCAATTATATAGAGTTATGCCGAAACAATTTAAAAATTTTCGTAAAAATATTGGAAGTATTTTTAAATTTTTAACAAACCAAAATAATAGAAATCAAAATCAAATTCATAATTTCACAGATATTACAACAATACCTGATATGGGAAACCTAACAACACCAACTGAAACGCGAAGAACATCAACAAGAACATCAACAAGAACATCAACAGGAACATCAACAGGAACATCAACCATAACGCAAAGAACGCCTGTATTATCAAGACGAAGAATATTTATGAATAAAGAAAAAGAAAATAAACTTCTTCGTGATGCTGAGCCAGAATATTTGACAGAAATGCATCATGATACTTTTGGTATTGTTTTAGAACAAATGTTCAAAAAACTTTGCCCAATTGTATTCAATAAAGAGTTTGTGGAACAATTAAAATCAAAAGAGGTTGCACTTTTAAAACCATTAATAAAAAAAAGAGGGGTATTACCAAGAATAGAAACATATTTATTGCCAAAAATTGAAGTAATAGAACTGTCAGATATTACTTTAAATAAGTATATAATTGAAGTTTTAGATATGACAGTTACACATTCAAAAGTATCGACTATTATTTTACGAAATATTACTTTTGAAAATATTGATGACATTGATAATTTTTTGGTATATCTTGAAAAAAATATTCAAATTGATACATTAATATTAAGAAATATTGAATTAATAAAAGTAAGTGATCGGATAGGCGAAAAAAAATATTTAAATAATTTTCTATATATTATTGGGAAATTGAATAATATTAAATATTTAGAATTTAGTAATTTTGATATTCTAAATATGTTTGAAGTAGTAGATAATCAAATCCCAGACCATTATTTTGCAAGTCATTTTGTTAGATTGTTAATTAAATTAGAAAAACTTGAATACTTAATATTCAATAATAATAATATTTATATTGATGATTATTATGATATTTTTAGGGATAATTATGTAATCGATGAATATATGACTCCTCCTGAAAATGCAATTAAAAAAAATAATAAAATGTTATATGTTGTTAAAAAATACTTTACTCCAGAAGGGCGCAAACGTATGCATATTGTATCTGTTAAAAATAATAAACCAAAAGAACAAATTGATAAAAAACCAGTTATAAACTGTATTCAGAGAAGAGGTAATGATTTTTATACAATAGGAAACAAAGACACATTTGAAGTTGTAGATATAGCAGAATACAAAAATATTTTTGTTATGAACCAAATGAAAACCATAAAAAAGGAACTATTTGAAAAATATAATATTAGATTAACATTTAGAAATAGTTCAAGTGGAAGCAGAAGTAGTAGTGGAGGCACTAATTAAAGTATACAATCGGTCATTCTTGCTGATATAGTTGAAAACAACTGAACTACACCAATTAGAACAGACATTAGATTACATTTAAAAAAAAGAAATATATATGTTAAAGTATACATAAGACTTATTTAAAGTATTACTACAATACACTAAATTATTAACAATGTTATAAAATATAATTATATGCTAAATTGTTATCATAATAATAAGACAATATATTATAATATTATATCTTGTTGATATTTTCATTTATGTATTTAATATCTTATGTAGTTATTATCTAAGATTTTCATCCGGTTATGCTCTTTGTGTATAGACATATATCTATCTATTATATTTAGAACCATAATGTCATTTGTTTTAAGAAATTCAAGAGTATACTTAATCATATAGAAGATAAATAATACACATACTAATATTTCTGACATCGTAATTGATGGTATCTTTGCGGTATCTTTGCGGTATCTTTGTTGTATGCTTTACTTATTATATACTAAAGTATAGATATCATTTTTTATAATTATATTAGTAAAAAACAACAAATTTATCTCATCTAAAATATAAATTATCTTTTATATACTACGAGTACCATAGTAATCTTCATAGTTTCCTTCATATATATCAACAACATCACCTGAAAACTTATAATCATCACTATTTGTATTGGATTGCGGCATAGGGTCTTCTATGACATATTCATAATTATCTGAATATGGATTTACAAAATACATCATACTAAATGGTTGTGGATTGTTATTATTTGTATGATCAATACATCTAGAATTATATCTAGGATAATCTTTTTCAGAATTACCAGAAGTACCGTGATATGTATTAATTGAAGATGTGGTACTTGACGAATTCATATTTAGACAACCACAATTAATAGTAGATGATTTATTACATTTTATAAAGCACAAATCACTATGTGTATAATATTTCTTCATAGTAATATTTAAAAAGGTATTTATAGTATTTTCTGCTTCATTATTTTTAAGTTCCATTTGCTTAGTATATAATGGAAATATTATTAGTATTTGCGCGTATAATGAAGATATAATTGTTGAAGGATCTTCGCCATCATTTGTATCCATTTTAAATTTTTGCTCTCCATCTTGGCTAATTAATTCTGAATAATATGGATTTTTATTATTTAATATATCAACACGTGCATCTAAATATTTACTAAATGGTGTATTATTTGCATCGCTAAGTTCAGAACTATATTTCAAATAGGGTGCTTGTGATATACAAACATAAACAGGCCCCTTTATTTTACCATTAATAGAATTTTTATTTTTTTGAATTTTACTTAATAAATAGCTATATAGACTATTCTCGTTATAAATATATATAGTTTCAAAAATATTAGCTATATCCGCATTATTCATCTGAACAGACAATTCTTGTGGAGAAATTTTTAAGCATTTATAAGCTAATAAGTCATTATAGTTCATTATATCACAATAAGATGTATATGGATGTGCAGTACTTTGGATGTTAACACTATTATATTCAGATTTATTGTATCTATTATAATTATCAGCTTCTTTATTAAAAGATGAGTTTAATTGCTGTAATTCTGTATTAGTATTTAGATTACCTTTACACTTTATTTCTTGTCCATATTTCCAAGAATAGTTTTGATTATTTTGACTATCAAAGTTTTCTCTATTTCTAAAAATATATATTAGAAATAATGCACTCATTATTAAAAATAATAATGTAAAAATTACCTTAAAACTAAATAATTTATTTTTCATATTACTATATATAATGATTATAATAATCATTAATAATTTAATAAAAATAAAGCAATAATTTATTTATTTTTATGCTATTTTGACATGTAAGTATGTAAATAAGTCTATTATTTATTATTACAATATAAATTATTTAGGTAATGTTGTATCTTATTAGGGATTTACAAAATTGCTGTTATGTTCATTTAGTTAATTTGTAATATTTGGAAAAGAATACTGTAAAAGTCTCATCTCATATTACAAAATAATACAGCATATATCTTTTTTATGGGTTGAAAAGTACAACTGATAAATGAATTCATAAATATTTTTCATCAATATTATAGCAATATTTAACGTAGAGCACCAGCAGCACCAGCAGCACCAGCAGCACCAGCAGCACCAGCAGCACCAGCAGCACCAGCAGCACCAGCAGCACCAGCAGCACCAGCAGCACCAGCAACAGCACCAGCAGCAGCACCAGCAGCAGCACCAGCAGCACCAGCAGCAGCACCAGTAGCACCAGCAGCAGCACCAGCAGCACCAGTAGCACCAGCAGCAGCACCAGCAGCACCAGTAGCAGCACCAGTAGCAGCACCAGTAGCACTATTAGGAACTTCATTAATAATTGCGACACCATTGACTATTTTAATTGGAGCGGTTGTGTTTCTACCATTTCCTCCAATATATATATTTGCTCCACCGCCTTTTTTATATATATATAAATTACTATCATCACTTGATATATTATAACAGTTAGTACCTCCTTTATTACATATTTCTAATTCTGCTTCTTTATCTGCGTCTGAATTTATTTTCAACCCTGCTATTGCTGTTGTTTTAGTTATTAAATTTAATTTATTAATATCACCACCAGCGGTATTATATTCAAATATTTTTTTATTTATGTCACCATATTTACTATTGTCATTAATATTAAAACTAAAATATTTATTTAAATTATCGCTAAACGTACCTATATTATTTGAAAATATATTGCTATTACCTGATATTTTATAATTAATATCAGATATATTATTTGAAAATATATTGCTACTATTTGATAATTTATAATTAATATCTGCTATATTATTTGAAAACACATTGCTGCTTGTATCATATTTTGAATTAATGTTTAAAATATTACTTGTAAATATTTTATTATAATTATCTATTTTATCACTTACTATATTAAAATTATTTGTTTGATTACTATGTAATCTATTTATAATATTTGATGTTGAATCAAAATTATTATTAATATCTTTAAAATTAGTATTTAAATCTAATTTCAAATCTTTTTTATATGTATAATTATCATATATTATATATCCAAGGACACCTATAAAAGCAATTAGAACAAACAATAATATGGTATATATAATATATTCAATAACATCCATTTATATTAATTTATCTATTTTCTAATAATAATATTTATTTTAAATAATATATTTAAAAATATAATATATTAATTCTTAATAAAAAATAGATATCTTAATATGTAATTTCAATTTGTTTAATATTGTTTGAAACATCTTCGACAAATTCTTCAATCTTTTCTTCATCATTATTACCACCGTCAATCCTATTATCATTTACATTTATATCATATTTTTCAACATATCCTTTTTTGCCTTCATTTTCTTCATCTTCATATATTTCATCTTCACTATCTTCCTCTTTGTATATATCTTCATCATCATCTTCACTATCTTCCTCTTTGTATATATCTTCATCATCATCTTCATTATCTTCATCATCATCTTCATTATCTTCATCATCATCTTCATTATCTTGTTCATTCATACCTCCCTTGATTTTATCAAAATTTTTATCATATGTATCAGGCCATTTTTTATCATCTATTATTGTATTTTTGGTAGCAAAATTATCTACTTGTAAATTAAATAGGTCATAATCTATATCAATGTCATCGTTTCTATAATTATTATCTTCACTACTATTATCGTCATTGTCATTATCATTATTTGCTCTTGCTAATTCTAATTGATCTATTGGCATATCTATAAATTCAGTATTTAATCTAGGTTGTATCCCCATAGTTTCTAATTCTTGAATAAAAAGTTTAAAAGCATATGGCGTTTGTATTACAGCTACATCATCATTATTACAATTTCTACATTTATTAATATTTTCCTTAATATTAAAAGAAACTAGTGTTCCACATCTTTTACATATACACCAGCAAAACTTATCTGATCTTTCCATCATACTTTCTTTAATAAAATTTGATATTCCATGACTTAGAACAGTATCACGTTCCATTTCTCCTATTCTTAATCCTCCTCCTTTACGTCGTCCTTCCGTTGGTTGTCTTGTAAGCCCTACAACTTTTCCAACTCCTCTTGAATTTATTTTTTCAGCAACCATATGTTTCAATCTAAAATAAAAGGTTGGGCCAATAAATATTTCTGTGTCTATTTGAGATCCATTATATCCGTTATATAGTATTTCATTACCATATTTATTAAAATTATTTTGCTTTAATCCATTATATATAGTTTCTTTTTCAATAGGTATGAATACACTAGCGTCTCCTAATAAACCATCAATACAGCATAACTTCGCAAAAATACACTCAACTAAATGTCCTATTGTCATTCGCGAAGGTATAGCATGAGGATTTATTATAATATCTGGACGGATACCATCTTTTGTATATGGCATATTTTCTTCTGGTATTACCATTCCTATAACTCCTTTTTGTCCATGTCGTGAACAGTGCTTATCACCAAATTCAGGCTTCTTAATTTTTAAAAAACGGACTTTACAAATAGTAGAATCATTGCCAGCAATTTTATCTGATTTGTATACCTTGTCAACTTTTCCAAATAATGAATTATCAGTAGATAATGATACATCAGTATATATTAATTCTTTGTTAACATCTGTAAATACACCATTCTTAAATTCCTTAATAACTTCTCTAATATTTATCATTCCAACAATTATTACCTCTTGACCCTCTGGAACATAAGTGCCTTCTTTTATAAATCCATTAGAATCTAAGTGCTCATAATTTTTATTTTTGATACCATTTATTTTAATACCTTTATCGCGCATAAGAATTGGATTTCCAAATATTACTTTTTCATTTTGAGAAATAATTTTAGAGGTTGCTGTAATAGACTTATAATATGAAAGTGAATTTAATCCTCTATCTATTGTTGCTTTATTAATCATTATACTATCTTCTTGATTAAACCCTGAATATGTCATAATAGCAACTATTGTATTATACCCATTTGCCATATAATCACTAGAAGTATATTGGGCTATTCTAGTATTTATAATAGGTCTTTGTGGATAATGAAGAACATAGCTCATAGTATCAAATCTTTTATTAAAATTTGTTGAATATATTCCTATTGCTTGTTTAGATTGTGCAGCATGAAAAACATTACGCGCTGATGAATTATGATTACTCATTGGAATATTACCACTAACTACACTTAGTATAGTTGAAGGATGTATTTCCATATGTGTATGATATGGTCCAATTTCACTTTCATTCATTGCTATTAAACATGTATCGGATTCTTCGCTATCAAGATATTCAATACATGCAGATGATTTTTCTAATTCATTTAATATTGAAGTATATTTATTTCTATAATAATTATCAGTATCAGTTATATTTTTTTTGTAATTGTCGCTATCGCTACTACTATCACTGTCGCTACTGCTATCACTAATATTATCACTATAAACACTGTTAATATCATCACTATTACCTCCTTTGATATCATATTTAAGAGTTTTAATATTTGCTAATAATCTATTGTCATTTGTAGTATAATCAAGATTATTATTGCTGGTTTCTATTTCATTATCTAATGTATCATTGTTAAACATGTTTTTATAAAAATATGAAATATCGTTGTTATCAAAATAGGAAGATCCACCAACCCTCCTTTTAAATTTTTTCAATGGATCTATATATTTATCTATATAGTAATAATCATCATTCTTTTCTTTATTATCTAGATTATAAAATGTCCCATTTAACATATCAAACCAATTTTTAGAATCATTATTTTTATTATAGGCTTGTATCTCATTCTTTTTATTTTTATTATTATATTTTAATATTAAAAGAGGCCGACAAGGTCGTCCTGCTTCTGTAAATATCCGCAATTCATTCGCAGATATATTAAAAGATATAGATATTAATATATTTATTAATCCATTGCGACGATATGCTTTCAATAATCTAGTAACAAATAAAGGGTCTCCTGTAATTCCAAATAAAGTACCATTAATAAATACATTTGTAATATTTTTATTGCTATAAATATTACAATTTATTAATGGTATTACACCTATATCTTTTAAACATTCAGTAATATTGTCTACATTAATACCAGCTGTTATTTTTGCCAATATTGCTAAATTTTTTAAATATCCGATTGACGCACCATCAGGAGTTTCATATGGACACATAATACCCCATTGTTGAGAATGTAATTTATGTGGTTCTGTTACTTTGATACTTCTATCTATTGGCATATTAACACGTCTTATATGAGATAAAGAACCTATATAACTTATTCGTGATAAATCTTGAACTTTACCTAACTCAGGATCGCTATTATTAATTAATCCCCATTGCCCTTTCAAAGATTTAGCAAAAGTCTGTGTTACAATAAGGTGGTCTACAATTTTATAAATATTATTACTATTAATAAAATTATGAAAATCTTTTTTTCTATTTTTCCCAAGTGTCTGATAATATTCTCTATCTATCATATTTCTTATATTATCTCTTAATTTGATATACGCTTCTTGAAATAATTCAGCTAACATAAATCCACTAATATCAACTCTTTTATATATATAACTATCGCGATCACTTAGAGGTAATAATCCTTTTGCTGTTTTAATAAATTGTAAAGTTAAATATCCTAAGTACTTTTTTTTATTTTCAAAGTCTTTAATATTAGGAAAAAAATCTTTTGATAATACCATTTTAACATGTTCAATTGTTCCATATTGAACCCGAAATTTTAAATAATCAATTGCTTTTTTTTGTGTATCTACATAATATTCTTTTTCATTATTAATATATTTAGAATCTGTAATGCTAGGTCTTATTAAATTATCAAAATAATTTTGTTCTATATCATTATATCCTTTGCCAAATATAGTTTGGCATATTTCTTTATCACTTTGAACACCAATAGCTCGGAATAATATGAACAATGGTATCTTTTCTTTAAATGATGGTATAGAAACATAAATAGCTCCTTTTGAATTAGCATATTTACTGCTAACATTTTCTTCTGTATTATTACCTTCAACGATAACTGGATTTCTTACAAAATAAAATTGAACATTTGATGGTAATAAATTACCTTTATCTGCAACGCACCTAATAATACCTTTGTGACTAAAATCCTTGTCATCTTTTAAAGATGATACAAATAATTTATTTGTAACTATTTTTTCTTGTGCTATAATTACTTTTTCTTTACCATCAATTATAAAATATCCTCCGGTATCATAAGGACATTCTCCTAATTTACTTAATATACTAGATCCTTGATTTTTCAATATACATATATCACTATGAAGCATTATAGGGATACTTCCAATTGCTACATTTTTAAAAGTCTTTGTTTCTATATTTTGTTTATCATCATCTCTTGATGTAATACAAACAAACACTTCTGCGAATACATGTGTTTCGTATGTTAAATTACGCATTCTCGCATCATAAGGAATTATTAATTTAGGACATCCATCTTCATATATTATAGGTCTGCTAACATTTAACTCAGTACCATCTTTACCACCTATATAAATCTCTATTTTGAATACTTCTTCTTTGTCATCGTCATATTTAATCATAGTAATAGGATTATATGATTCAATAATAGAAGGAATCTTATTTTTAATAAATTCACGATAACTATCTAAATGATGTCCTGAGAATGGATATCTATGATCTTTAAAATATAAATCCAATATGTCCCATTCATTATTAATCATTCTATATATTTATTATTCTATTATTAAGAATATAATATATAAAAATAAATAATATAAACCTTTGTATATAAATTAATTTGTTCTATTATTAATTCCTAAATCGTATATTATTAATTCACCATTATTAGATAAGATAATACTAGCTGGCGTTTTATACATAGATGTAATATTTAATTTAACATATCCGCGAAGATCATTATTATTATGAATATCATATCCGTATATATTAAGGGACATATTTTCAAATTTAAGGACACGTTTAGTAAAGCATTTGAAGCTTCCACTATGGTTTGGTATAATTGATTTTATATTATTATTTTCAAATAAATATAAATATCCGTCTGGTTGAAATTTAATTTCATAAACATTATTAAAAGATTTTAATGAAACACGATCTATTTCTAAACTATCATCTTCATTAATCGCATAATCTTGTGTTAGTAATTTATTACCCCATGGCATATAGCAAAATAAATTTGGATCAAAATATTTTTCATCAATTCTAAATATAGAAAAAACTATTTCTTGAATATTATCAGGTCCTGGAAATTTACTTTTCCGAAATGCTAACTCTTTTAATATATTAATACTATAATCTTCTGAATAATCTATATCCTTTGTTCCCGAGTATAGATTATTTTTATAAAAATCTACTAATAAAGCACCTACTTTACCTTTATCACTACGTTCAATACCATTATTATAACATATAGCTGTCGCATAATTGCTATCTTTTTCACATAGTTTTTCTTTAATAATTTTAGTACACAAAAATTTATCAAATGTTTTGTCTTTATCAAATTTAGAATTTTTATCATTACAATGAGTTTCAATATTAGCTTTATCAGTAAATATATTTTCATCTCTGCTTCCATATTTAAGTTTATCTTCTTGATTAAATTTTGGCATATGCTTTACATAATAAGGAGTTCGTAAACATCTTGTAGGATTATAAGTATAATTAGCTGATGATATTAACGATGCTTCATCTGTACTATATTGTGGAATTATTACACCATCTTTTTCATTAGAAACACAACCAAAATTTAAACACGATTGTGTTAAATCATTCCTAAAATAGTTTTTTTTAATTATTGTATTTGCCTTATCTTTTAACATACCTATTTTAATTATTTGTAAATATTTAGAATAACTACTAGTCATTAATTCCATCCATCTATTTTGTTTTGAGAATGCGTCTAGCGAAGGGAACAACGTATATTGTCCATTATATTTAAATAGATTTGGTATATACAAAATCATCTCATAATTTCCTTCAAAAGAATCAACATTTATTATCTTAGCTAACATAACATATATAGGCAATGGGATACTCAAACTCGAAGGGTTTAAATTATCTTTAATATATTTTAATTCTTCTTCAATTTTATTTTTTATATCACCACCAGCAACTTTATCCCAAACTTTGCTATATATATGTTCATTTATATGAATTTTATTTGTATATTCTTCAAATGTCATAAATAAACATCTTTTCCATAATAAAAACTCTTCATTCTTTGTTATATTATCTAACAATGCTTTATTACATTTTGCTTGATCATATCCACTTTTATCACCATTACAAACATTAGCAGTATCTATAATATATTTAAGCATTTTATATTATATATATAAAATTATTATAATAAATTTATATATAATATATAAATATGAATAATGATAATGAGAATATAGTAAATAATGAAAGTGATATAGCACAATCAATAGATAAATGTATATTTAACAGTTCTGATTATGACATAGCAACTGTTTGTTATAAATATCTAAAAGATAAACATAGATATGTTAAAAATAATGTATGGGAATATTTGATAACATATAAAAATGGTAATACTATGTGGGGGATTGATATTAATAATCAACATATAGCATATTCAATAAAAACAACTATTTGTTCAGCATTTACAAAACGGTCTTTGTATTGGTCTGATAAAAATGCCAATGATATATATTTTGATACTGAATTAATTTCATTAAAATTATTAAATATAAGTTCAAAATTAAAAGATAATAAATATATATCTGTGTTAATTAAAGAGTGTAAACAATTTTTTATTATATGAAAGAAATATATACTGTTAATAGCATTAGTAAGATATATAAAATTATAAAAGCAAACTATTATTTTAATATAAATGAATTTAAAATTATTAAATCATCTATATCATTATTTAATAATTTTAAAGATGAACTATTATCTTCATCTAATAAATATTTAAATTATGAATTCGCATATAAATATTTACAACAATGTACTTATTGTTATCATATAACATACAAGGATTTGAATATGTATATTATAATGCGATGTAAAATAACAAAACATATGAAAATACAGTTATTTAAAAATATTTATCGCGTATATTTAATATCTAAGATATATGATATATCTAAACATGGAAACTATATATTTAATTATTATATCATTATGAATCCTAAAAAAAGATATATGCCAGCTAAAAAAGATGAATTAATAGATGTAATAAATATAAATGGTGGATTTACTTATACGAATAAGAATAATATTTATATAATACGTAAAGAAGATTATAATAAGGTTATTTTACATGAATTATTACATCATAATATATTTATACATAAAGATGAGTGGAAAGAAGCAAATATAAAACGATTAAAAGAGCATTTTAATATACATAATAAAATGATTTTAATTCCAAATGAAGCAATTATTGAGACTTACGCATGTATATTAAATACAATATTTTATTCAATTGAGACTGGTACTAGTTTAAAAGATAACCTTAAAAAAGATCAAGAATATTCAATATATATAGCAAAAAAAATATTAGAAAGGCAAGGTAAAAAAAAATGGATTGAAAAGACACATTCATATTGTTATATTGTATTTAAAACAATATTATATGTATATTTCAATAAATTTTTAAAAATATATAATTACCATAATGATAATGAAATAACAGATTTTATAATAAAATATTCTAATAAAATATATGATAAAATTAATAAGAATAAACATAAATATCCTGATAATAATAAATTAAAACAAACAATATATTAAGATATTATAAAGAATTTATATTTAAGAAAACTATATAATTTATTTAGTATAAGTAAATTGAAAATGTCTATTGAAGATATTAATTATATGAAAGCAAATAGTATTAAGCAAGCATATACATTTATTATTGACAGTTCAGAAAGGGATCGTAATATGTATCCTAATCCTAATGATTATGTTATTAATTTCAGTACTCCATTTAAAAATATTATTGGATTGGAAATTATTGATGCGAGTATTCCAAGGGCTATGTATACAATTGATGTAGATAATAATGATTTTGTTTATTATATTGGTAATGATACAGATGATGAAATAATAACTAATGGAATTAAAATAAATAATAACGCAAATTTAATATTAAAAAATAATGCTAAAATAATAGATAACGAACTCAAAATATCAAATGGATATGCTATACTTAGTAATTCAATAAATATTTATAATATATATAATAATGAAAATACTATTGGAGGTAATACAATAGGGATAACTTTTAATATACTTTTAAGACCACAAATTATTGTCAATGATCTATCATTTAATATTATTAATTTTAGTTATAATAAGTATAATCATATTAATATTGATATAAAAAAAAATACTAGCAGTACTTCTAAATATATTTTAACTTTTACAATAGGAACAACAATTAAGTATATTGAATTTCCATATACAACTAATTATATAAACATATATTGGTCAATATCAGATACTAATTGGGGTATTTATATATTTGATAGTAATAATGATAAAATTATAGATATTAATTTTAATGATAGTGATTTAGTTAAAGATAAAATAAATAATGTGTTTTATATTAAAAAATATATTGGTAAAATATATGATTATGATAATGGTAGTTCATCAGGCGAATGGATAGGTGAAAATTATTTACATTTAAAAGATTTTAAAATATATAATACTTATATGTCATATAATAATGTGATAGAAGCAAATATAACACAATCTATTAATATTATGCCAATATGGTATAAAATGAATTCAGAAGTTAATAAAGAGGTTTACAATATAGGTAATAGCAAGGAAATAAATTATAAAGATATTTTTAAAAAAATAACTATAACTCCTGGCGATTATAATTTCAAAACATTTATTAGTAAATTCAATGATTTAAATTCAAATAATAATTTAGATTTATTTTTAAGTGAAACAACAGACCCATCTGCTTTAACAAATTTAATAGACATATATTCAAAAATGCCATTTATATTAGATATGAAAAGGTCAACATTATCTGAAAATTTAGGGTTTGATTTATATCCTTCTATGAATAATGATAATAGATATCTTTATAAAAAATCATATATATCTGATGATAATCTTGTTAAAATGTTTGAAAGTCGTCGGCGTAATATAAAAGATAAATATTATAACAAGGTACCGCATGAAGAATATAGGTATATAATAACATCTCCTGGGATTGTCTATTTTATAGGTAATAAATATGTTATTTTAAGATGTCCTGAAATTGAAGAACATTTATATAGGTCTTTATCATATTCAAAAAATACACTAGGACTTGCTAAATTCCGTGTAGATAGTATAGGTATTAATAGTGAGAAACTAAGTATTACAAAAATTGCGGTTCGTGAATTTCATCCAATTGGCAAACTATCACGACTTACATTAAGGTTTGAAACAAATAAGGGTACATTATATGATTTTAAAGGAATAAATCACAATATCATATTTGCGATATTTTATTACGAACCTATACAAAAAAATATTCCAACATATTCAATACTAAATCCAGCATATAAAATGAATTATATTGACTATTTATACAAACAAGAAGAGATTGAAGCTGATTCTTCTGATGATGATAATCATAAAGAAGATTTTTCAAGAGATAATATTGATGAATACAAAATAAAAGAAAATTTATATAATGATAAAGGTGTAAAATTACAACAGTTTAAAAATTATTACCAAAATAATGACATTAATGATGTAATATATAATGATAATAACGATGATGATGAAGATAACGAGGATAACGAAGATAACGAAGATAACGAAGATAACGAAGATAACGTGAAATATTAAAAAATTCTGTATTATTATTCATATTATTAAGCATCTTTAACTTCTTTAACCTCTTTAATTTCCTTATTATCTTTATTTTCTTTAACATCTTTATTATTTTTTTCTTCATTATTATCTTTTGTAGAACCAATATGTGGAGATTTTTTTAACATATCAATTAATAATTTAATATCAGTAATTGTTATATTGTCATTTTTAATTTTATCTATTAATTCTGACAAATGTTTATTTTCTTCTGGAATTGTACTTTTATCTTCGTAATCTTTTAATAAAGTTAAAATTGTATTTTTTAAATCCTTATCTATTTCATCTTTATTAAAAAAATTTTCAAATACTCGTGGATTTGGTTTTACACTAGAAAACATACACCCATACAATATAATTATGAAAATACTAACAGCTAAAATTAAAGATACATATATAAATAGGTATTCATAATCTATATTTTTCATATTATATTTATATTTATTCTGTTTAAAGAGAAGATAATTATTTATATGATTTATAAATTTGTATATGATTATAATGTAATTATAATAAAATTTTGCGGCTTATATAATATTTAAATAATTTGTTAATAAATTTATTTATTATTAGTAATAAATTATTGTATATATATAGTATAGATAAATATATAAATGACAGAGCTTAATTTATTATACGGAGGCGATAACTTATTAAATGATAATACAGTAGATAATAGGAAGGATAGTGTATATTCTTCTAAAATATCTGGTCAACAATTACATCAATTAGCTATGAATAATGATCATAATGGAATTGAAGAAAAACAAATGATACCTCCGCCACAAAGCCAATCTATGCAAATAGCACAACAACAATTAGCTATGCAGCAAATGGCGCAACAGCAAAATCAACAGATAGCACAATCTCAAAATAATGAGCAAATATATAAGAGAAGAAATGAATATAATTTTTTAGATAGAATGAACCTAAAAAAGTCAGAAGTTATAAAACTCGCATTATTTTCATTAGTAATAGTTCTTGGGATAGCAATAGATAGAATGTTAACATATTATGTATCAAAATATATAAATGATAATGTTTTAACTGATTTTCAAGAATTATTACTAAGATTAAGTTATCCAATAAGTATATTTTTACTACTATGGATATTTAAAGCTATCTAGTAAATTTTAGTTATTTTTATAATATATATATATAAGAAACTTATAATATTAAATAAAATGGATAATATTATTGATAAAATAGTAATATCAACGGTATTATTATTGTTAATAATATTTATAATATTATGTATACTTAAATTACATGTATTTTTTAGTAGTTATAATTATTTATCAAAAAAAATAAATACAGGCAATGGTTCTATTGCAAATATGAGTTTTTATAAATTTTATTACAATAAAAAATACAGCATACAAGGTGTTATTATTGAACGTTTTATAACATTTATAATGATATTACTAACAATATTAGCATATATAGGGTTTGTTAAAAATAATAATATAAATTATGGATATTTAAATTATTATTATGGTGATATTGATGAATATTCAGCTATAAATAATTTTATTATTTTAATAATTATATTATGTGTAATTTATTGCTCTTCGTATTTATACTGGTTTATAAATGATAAGGATAATGATGACAAATTAATTATTAATGAAAATAACTTACGACAATTTATTATAGATAATCTAGATTATAAATATTTAGATAATTATACGTTTAGTGATGGTAAAATTATGACAGATGAAATTATTATTGATAAATATATATCAAATTTAACACAAGAAAATATGGTTGGCGACCCTCAAAAATTTTTATTTAATTTATGCTTTACATATCATATAATGACAAATCCAAAATTCAGATATATATCAGATGATATTAAGAAAATATATGATCATAATAATTTTAATAATATTAGTAGTGAAGAAAAAATAAAAAAAATAAATGATTCATTAATTAATATTGATATTATAGCAAATTATGATCATAATAATAATATAGCAATACCAAAATTGTATATTATGATAAATGATATTAAACAAAAAATAAAAATGATAAAATCTAAAAATTCAAATATTGATAACATATTAAATATTGATAAAATATTAGAGGATGATAAGGGTAAGAATATTACAACATTATATAATGAAGCAAAAAAATATTTTACAAACACAATAGAAAGTTTTAAGGCAATTTATGATAAATATTATAGATATTATATGATTAGTATATTGATAACCAATATTATTATATCATATGCTATATTAATATTTATATATTTGATAGTTAAATTAGGGTCTACTATAATTACTAATGAAAAATCTAAATATTATGTTTATGATTATAAATCAATTTATAATTCCTATATATTTTATATACTATTAATATATTATTTTATTACATCCCCTATTATAATTTTTAGTATATAATTAATTTATAAATATAAAATAAAGAGATAAATATAAGCATATTTAAATATAATGGTTGATTGTAATAGTTTTAATAATAATATTAAAATACTTATACTTATCATAGTAATAATAATTCTGATAATATCATTTTTCTTTATATTCGCATTTAATATTATAAATAATATTTTATTTTCAATCTATAATATTAATGATATAGTTATTGAAAATACATCAGAAGAACGTGAAAATATTATTTTAGAAAATCTATATAAATATAGATTATTGAAATATGTTATCAATCTTAGCTATATAAGCAAAAATAATTCATATAATCTTAAATATGAGTATGATAAAAATTCATCTGATTTGTATATTCATAATGTGATTATATATTATAATTATATAGTAAAACTATTGATATTGATAATAATTTTACTATTTATTGGATTTATATATAATATGTTCAATTTATTAATTACTGTTGTAGATAATTATTTCTGTAAAAAAAACGATAAATGTGAAATTATATTTACAGAAATATATAATAATCATATATATATTTATTATATCATAATCATAATATTTATTTATATTTATTTACATAGTTATATATACACATATATATTCAATAAAAGCATATATAAAGATTTATATGATATATATGAAGGTGATAAAAATGGTTATCAAAAATCTGATTTAGTTTTATCAAATGCGATAAGTTTACTAAATAATACTGATGATGCTAAATCTATTGAAGAAAAAGATATAGTAATATTTATTGATAATTTAAAAAATTTTTCATATGAACAATTACACATTAATATTTTTTTAGATAAAAATAATAATTTACATCCAAAATCTGATGATAAATTAAAAAAATTAATAAATAATGGATTAACAAACAATTATAAATTTATAATACCAAGTTATGTTGTTAATGATAATAAAACAAATATATTATTAAAAAATATATGTGATATTGAAAATGATACAGAAAATTCACAAAATATATTAGGATATAAAATATTTATATATTTAATATATCATTATGTTATATCACATAATAGGGAGGATCCATTTATAATTCATAAATTAAATAATATATATTTAAATATCTTTTCAAATATATCAAAAGAACATATACACAATTCTAATGAAAATAAAGAAATAGCATCTACACAAACAATAGATGAAAAAATACAAGAAAGCTCACTTATTTCAGAAATTTATAAACTTTATAATAATATATACACTAGTGATACAACAGATACAAAGGATACAAGCAATCAAGAAGATAAGAAAGTAGATAAGGTTCCATCAGTAATTAACTCAGATAATAATAATTTTGTAATAGATTTAATCAATAATATAGATAATATTGGTATTAAAGAAATGTATAATGATATAAGAAGTTCATATACAATAAAATTATTATTACCAGAAAGTACAAAGGCTAAGGATTTATCAGATACTTTGCTTAATAATGCTGAATTATTAATAAATTATATAAATGAATATATGAAAAATGGAAGAGAAAAATCAGAAACGAATGATAATATTATTATCATGTTATCAAAATCATTTGAAGAAGATAAAGAAGATGCCTATTTACAAAATATTATTAAGGCAAAAATAAAAGAGTTCGCAGATACATTTCCTGATTATTATTTAGAAAATGAAGCAAAGAAAATAATTAATTTTAATTTATATAAAATAAGATTTTATCTTACAATAGAAATGTTGCAGACAATATTTTTCATATTAATAGTTTTAATAATATTATATAGGTCAAAAAAATATCCATTTATAGAGATGTATATTAATATAATAATATCATTTGCTATTGTAGTAATAAATAAGGTTATTACATCTATAATGGGTATATACTTTATATAAACTTGTATTTTTTATTATTAATATAATTCTTAATAGTCAATATATTATTTCATTATATCCTCATTTGTAGATACAAGTCTATCACCTTATTAAGGAATTTGTAAAAAATAATATATATTATAATAAAAAATATTTTTTCTTCTTTAAATATAGGAAGAAAATGCCAAGTAAATCACCAAATAAATTAAGTAAATCATCATCCAGTTCATCATCAAGAGCTGCTGGAATATCACCAAGACTGGCAACAAGAGTATCACCAAGAGTATCACCAAGAGCAGCAACAAGAGTATCACCAAGAGCAGCAACAAGAGCAGCAACAAATGCTTTATCACCAAGAGCTGCTTCACCAAGTGCAGCTGCAGCATTTGCGGCATATGTTGCGGCAAAAGATACTAATCGTCTTCATAACTTACCAGTAGATGTACAAACATATATTATGAAATTGGCAAAACAAAGGAAAAAAAATAGTAAGGGAAAATACGAATTATACAAAAAAATTTACTATAATCGTGAAGTATTTAGGGAATGGTTAGATGAAATTAAAAGAAATGGGGTTGATAGTAAAAAGCGTGTTAGAAACCCACTACGCAAGGGAAGTATGATTTATACTGATAAGAAAGGGTTATATGTAAAACTATGGAATTTATGCGTACACATTTTTCAAGGGGACTATAACTTCAATAATGGAAAAATTCCAAACCCAATAAAAATAGATTACAAACCGCAATCAAAGTTTTGGAATAAACCACAATAAATACAATATTGATTTATACTACTATCAAAAAAATAAAAGTTAATTTACATAATATAATTCTTATAATAGTTAATATATTCACTCATAGCATCCTCTGGCTTCATACCTTTGATGCTATTCCAAGCTTTCCATTTAGCGTGCTCTTTATAGTATATAGAATATGGCTCTTTAATATTACAATCTCCAATTGTAGATTGCTTATAATATTTATATAATTCTAATTTAATACCATCGCTAATATTAAGTTTATCCATGTCAATATTTTTGATTTTTTTTAAAACATCTTCAAATTCAGAAGCAATTTCCATTGTTAATTTTAGTTAAATAACTCATTAAATCCTTATATTATTTTTAATAAATTATTATAATAGATAATTAATTATGAAAATATTACCATTTATAATAATTTTTGATATAGACCAGACTATAATAGGAGATATTACTATGCAAACTATTGAAAATAATTTATTAGAGTACATATATAATATATGTAAAAAGAAGGGAATAAATACCAAATGTCAATATATTGATTTAGATATGCAAGACGAATTAAAAAATGGTTTATTACGTCCTTATGTACGCGAATTTATAGAAACATGTAATAAAAAATTTAAAAATGTTGAAGTATTTTTTTATACTAATAGTACATACAAATGGACTAATAAAATACTTGGAAAAAATATTGAAAAAGCATTAAATATCAAAGTAAATCGTCCTTTTTTTACAAAAGAAAATTCGATGTCTCTAGATATAAAAAAATCATTAGTTAATATATACCCTTTAATTATTAAATCACTTATTAAAAAGTATCCTCTTATGAAAGATCAAAGAAATACAGAATATATATTAAATAATAGAACAATATTTATAGATGATATTAAAGACAATATAATATCCTATACCAATAGACAATTAGTATGCTCAGCATATAATTATTTTTCTTATTATGATATATATGAAAAATTAATTAATAAATATAATATGAATCCTGAAATATTTAATGATAAAGAAATTTTAAAATATATGGAAGATAATAATATATATATATATAATAAAAATGGGAGTGCTTTTCAAAAAGACAAGGATTATATAAGACTTGCTCATATGTATAAAAAGAAACATTCGCAATTATCTTCTGAAATATTCAAGAATACAGATACCTATTTCAAAAATTTAATATCAAAACTATCAAAAAAAACAATAAAAGGTGATTGCTTAACAGACAAGAATATAAAGGATATAAATAAATTATTATGATTCTTTTAATTGTATTATCATAGTATCATCAACAATAAGATATTTATCTATATTATTTCTAATAAGAAATTTTATATAAAAATATTCAGTTTTATGAAGATAATTACGATGTTTAATAATTTTTTGATATATCTTGGCATTTTCTTTATTGTTTTTTATAATATTTTTTACTAAAATATCATCTGTCATATTACCAATATACCAAGTAAATAGTCCAGAATCATAATCATCATTAAGTAAATTATTAATATGTATATTATATGCATCTTTATGAACTTCTAAGAAGTCATATAATTTGTACCTAATAAACTGCCAAAATGTCAAGAGAATTAAATATAATTCAGCAAAGCAGCAAAAAAATCTATCATATTCTAACACAAAATATTCGCCTTTTTCGTCAATATATATATTATATGAAAAGTGTGTTGTATTCTTTGATTTTTTAACAAAATTTATAAATGTTTGTGCTATTCTTTTATTTAAATATAAAAAAACATTTGAAGCAAATTTTAGTTTTTTTATATTTATTTTTGATATATTATTGGAAGTTAAATGATTTTTATAATAATAATATATTATATACTTTGAATTTTTTATCTTGTCTTTGTGATTAATATTTATATTTTGTGAAAGATAATTATTTAGATTAAGGGTAGGTTCTTCTTGAAAAGCAAGAAAATGTTTTAGATTATTGTAATGCTTCCTGTTCTCAAATTTTGATTGCAACTCTTTCAATACAATTGAGTAATTATTTTTATACACATGTTTATAAATTAGTATATTAATATCTTCTGGTAATTCTTGTAAATAGTTATATTTAAATGAATTATACTCTTGAAGATTACTCATCTAATTATTATATTTATAAATAAATATCTTATATCTTGTATCTTATATCTTATATCTTATATCTTTAACAATACAGAACATAATTTATATTAATATATTATATATATATTAGAATATATAAAAATGGCAAATAAAGCAATAAGTCTAGGATCAAATACAAGAATTAATTCTAATAATATTGAGAGTAGGCTTAATGATATTGAATGTACTTTAAAAAAATTAGAATTAAATTTAAAATTAGTGGATTCAGAAGATATAGAAACAGATGAATTTTCTAATTTAAAACATGAAATAAGTGTTAAATGTAAACATGATTCTAAAAATACAAAAGAGTTTTTAACTAATATGGAAACTAAACGATATGATAATCGTTTAAAAAAGATTGTGAATTATTTGAGTTTTATATGTCCTGTTCTTACAATAATTAATCAAACTTCTATTCCAACTATTATAAATACAGAGTTTGCACCAGAGGTAATTAAATCTTCTCTAAATAATTTTCAATTATATGTTGAAGTTGTATCAAAAAACTTCCAAGAGGTTCTAAATGGTACAACCAATACAATAGACATATTAGATAAGGCATTAGAAACCGATTTATTTTCAATCCCTTATAATTTTGAAAATAAAATGTCAAGTTTAAAGTCAAGTATATCAAATAAAGGAAGTAGTTTAAAAACAGGAGTATCAACATTAGCAAACAAAATAGCTACATTGCCGGGTAATTTAACCACTAAGTTACCTGATATAATTAATTATGTGGCTCAGTTATGTTCATCTCTAAATATACGAGGTGTAGGAAATAGTGTTTCAAAGACATTACTTAAAAAATATAACTTATTATATTTTACATTTTGCTTATCAATGTTTTATGTTATGCTGTATAGCAAAATAAGATTAAGAGTTGATGAAAAATCAAATATATTTAATATATTAAATACTACAAATACAACAAATCTATTAATGCAAGGTAGTGGTAAGAAAGGTAAGAAAGTAAAAAAATCAATTGGTACTAAATCTAAAAAAAAGGTTTAATTATTGTTAACAACATATACAAATAGACCTAATTATTATTTTTTATGAAATTATTATAATAATGGTAATAACGATAATAACAATAATTATATTTTCAATAAACATTCATGAAAACCTTCTTTATAGAAGCAGATGACATAGTCATCATATAAGAACATCATAACTATATAATAGGATAATAATTAATAGTTTTAATTAAGGATGATTGAGGATTACTTAGAATATACTAGGATATACAAAGAAAAATATGGAGATAAGTGCGTTGTATTAATGCAAGTAGGTTCATTTTTTGAGATATATACTATACATCCGAATTCTGATACATCACTTAATAATGATGTGTATATTATAGCAGATTTATGTGGTATTCAAACATCACGAAAAAATAAGACAATTGCTGAAATATCAATAGCAAACCCTGTAATGGCCGGATTTCCTCTTGCTTCTCTTCCAAAATTTAGGGATAAAATATTAGCTAATAATTATACTATTGTATTAGTTGAACAAGTTTCAGATCCACCTAATCCTGAGCGAAAAGTCACCGAGATAATATCTCCTGGAACTAATGTTAATATTATTAATAAAAGGAGCAATTATATAATGGTAATATACTACGAGGTGATAGATGGATATATTATAGCAGGTATATCAGGAATTGATTTATCAACAGGTAAAACATTTGTATATGAAGTATCTTCAACAAAGAATGATCCTGAATTTGCCAATGATGAAGTATTTCGCTTTATAAGCACATATAATCCATCTGAACTAATTATAATTAGCGAACCAATAGATGAAGAATATAAAAAACGAATTTTAAAAAATCTGAATATTAATAATATTCGTGTTCATTACAAATGGGATAAATATGAACATTTATCTTTTTTCAGTAAAATTAGTAAACAAAGAGATATATTAGAAAAAATTTTTATAATTAAAAAAGGGTTTTTATCTATCATAGAGATACTAAACTTAGAAAAATATAATAATTCACGATTTTCTCTATGTTGTTTGCTTGAATTTGCCTATGAACATAATTCAGATATTGTGAAAGGTTTAGAAGAAGCACCAGAAGTTTTTGAAATGAATAAAAATATGATAATTGAATTTAATTCTGCTATTCAATTAAATGTTCTTGGACTATATCAGGGTGATCAGCCATTAATTGATATTTTAAATAGATGCTCAACCGCATTTGGATACCGAACATTTAAAGAGCGTCTATTACAACCTATGATAAATATTAATGATATTAACAAATCATATGATGATATTGATCTATTATTAAAAGATAGTAAATATTTAATCACACGAAAGCATCTCTCATCTATAATGGATTTAGAACGTCTCAAAAGAAAGATGAAAACAAATAAAATGGCTCCGCAAGATTGGGTATCTTTTAATGAATCATTAATATTTACAAAAGAAATTAAATTAATGTTAAATTTTCCTGATGAAATTATAAGCATTGCTGATATTGATAATTTAATATCTCAATATATAAATATTATTGATTTAGATGAAGCTGGAAAATACAATCTAACTAATTTATTGGATAAATCAAATACTATTAACTTTTTTAAGAAGGGTATATATACAGATATAGATGTTATAATTGATAAATATAATAAGTCATATGAAATAATAAATTCATATTGTGAAAAGATAACAAAAATAGGGGATAATGAAACAACACTATGTAAAATAGAAAATAATAATCGCGATGGTCATTATTTGATAATTACAAAAAAAAGATTTGAAACCGCTTTAAAAAATAAAAGAGATTTTATGAGCACTTTTGAAAAAAAGTTATTATCATCATCTTCAACAACATATAAACTGACAAATGCGAATATAATAAAAGAGAGCAATAATATTATTGAATATAGTCAACAATTATCACAATTAGTATTAAATCATTATAAGGATTTTGTTATTACTTTTGTAAATAGCAACGCATCTATTTTAGATATTATAGTTAAATATTTAATTCGCGTAGATATAGCATCAAATTCTGCGAAGAATGCTTATGATTATTGTTATGTAAGACCTATAATAGATACTATTACAACATCTTGTAATTCATCTTTTATAGAGTCTACTGATATGCGCCATCCAATTATTGAGAGGATACAAGATGATTTTCAATATGTTGGTAATAATATATCTCTAAATCAAAATGGAATTTTATTATATGGTATTAATGCTTCTGGCAAATCATCATTTATGAAAGCTGTTGGTTTAAACATTATTATGGCACAAGCAGGGATGTATGTTTCAGCATCATCATTTAAATACTATCCTTACAATAGTATATTCACAAGAATATCAGGATTGGATAATATTTATAAAGGTATGTCTAGTTTTACTGTTGAGATGACTGAATTAAGAAATATTCTTAAAAGATGTAATAAGTTTAGTTTAGTAATTGGTGATGAAATTTGCTGTGGGACAGAATCTGTATCTGCTATATCTATTGTTGCAAGTGGTATAGATACATTAATAAATAAGGGTGCATCTTTTATATTTGCTTCGCATTTACATGAATTAACAAAGTTAACTACTATTAAAAATAATATATGTAGATCTAAACTATTTGTTAAACATATTAGAATAACATTTGATGAAAATAATAATATTATATATGATCGAGTTATTCAAGAAGGACAAGGTAATAATAATTATGGAATAGAAGTTTGTCGTTCACTAGATATGCCAATTGATTTTATGAAAAATGCCGAATTAAATAGGAAGGAGGTTGAAGGTATTAATAATAATATATTAAATAAGAAAAGTTCAAGATATAATTCTAAAATTATTATTGATATGTGTAATATATGTAATAAAAATAAGGCAGAAGAAACACATCATATTATTTATCAACATACAGCAGATAAAAATGGATTTATAAATAATACATTTCATAAAAATGCTAAGCATAACTTAGTAGCAATTTGTAAAGAATGTCATAGGAAAGAGCATAGTGGTAAAATTAAGATTGAATGTTGGATATCATCTTCAAAAGGTAGAAAATTAATATGTAATTATAATTATGATACTATGGATAGTGATAGTATAGACAATGAAAATATGGATACTAATAGTATTAATAATGATAGTATGGATACTAATAGTATTAATAATGATAGTATGGATACTGATAGTATTAATAATGATAGTATATGATAATAAATACTATAAAAGCAATATTATTTTTTTGTCAAGATATATAAAAACAAAACATATATATAGATATAACAAGATATTAAAAAATGCGCGTTATTAAAAGGAACGACGAAATGGAGGATGTTAGTTTTGATAAGGTATTAAATAGATTGAAAAATCTATCATCGGGATTAACAATTGACGTATCAGAGATAGCTCAAAAAGTATGCTCGCGCATTTATGATGGTGTTAAAACATATGAATTAGATGAGCTTGCTGCTTATTTATGTAGTAGTATGTCTATTGAACATCCGGATTATAGCGTATTGGCATCGCGAATTATAATATCAAATCATCATAAAAATACATCACCTTCATTTAGTGAAACTATTCATATATTATATAACAATAAAGATAATCATGATAATCAAATTCCATTAGTTTCAGATGAATTATATAATATTGTTAATAAAAATAAAGAGAAGTTAAACACATATATAGATTATCAAAGAGATTATTTATTTGATTATTTTGGATTTAAAACATTAGAAAGAGCATATCTTTTGCGTGTAAATAAGAAGGTTATTGAAAGACCACAACATATGTGGATGAGAGTTGCTATTGGTATTCATGGTAATGATATTAAGGATGTTTTACATACATATGATTTAATGAGTAAAAAATATTTTACACATGCTACACCTACACTATTTAATGCTGGCACAAATCGTCCTCAATTAAGTAGCTGTTTCCTATGTAGCATTAATGATGATAGTGTTGCTGGTATATTTGATTCATTAAAAGAGGTCGCTTTAATTTCTAAATTCGCAGGAGGAATAGGTCTACATATTCATCAAATACGTGGAAATGGAAGTCAAATAAGAGGAACGAATGGAACTTCAAATGGTATTATTCCAATGTTAAGAGTTTTCAATAATACAGCAAGATATATAGATCAGGAAGGAAAGAGACTAGGTAGCATTGCGGTATATCTAGAAACATGGCATAGTGATATTGAAAGTTTCTTAGAACTTAAGAAAAATCATGGAAGTGAAGAAGATAGATGTCGTGATTTATTTCTTGCTTTATGGATTTCAGATCTATTTATGGAAAGAGTGAAAAACGAGGGTAAATGGTCTCTTATGTGTCCTGATAAATGTAAAGGATTAAGTGATGTATATGGTGATGACTTTAAAAAATTATATGAAAAATATGAAAGTGAAGGCAAATATTCTAAGCAAATTAATGCTCAGGATCTATGGTTTAAAATTTTAGAAGCACAAATTGAACAAGGTGTTCCTTATATCTTGTACAAGGACGCAGCAAATAGAAAGAGCAATCAGAAAAATCTTGGAACTATTAAATCAAGTAATTTATGCGCAGAAGTATTGATTTATTCTTCACCAGAAGAGACGGGAGTGTGTAATTTAGCATCAATATGTCTTCCTACATATATTGAAAACGGAGTATTTAACTTTGATAAATTACATGAAATTACAAAGGTAATTACAAAAAACTTAAACAAAGTTATAGATAAGAATTTCTATCCAATTGAAAAGGCACGTATATCAAATTTGAAACATCGCCCGATTGGCATTGGTGTTCAAGGTTTAGCAGATGTATTTATTAAATTGAGATTTCCATTTGAAAGTGAAAATGCTAAACAATTAAATAAAGAAATTTTTGAAACTATTTATCATGCGGCTGTTGAGGCTTCTATGGAATTATCAAAAAAACGCTTTAATATTATTAATAATATTAAAAATATTAATAACAAAATATTAGATGAAGATATTAATAATTATATAAATGAATTTGAAAAAGATATCCCAAATCCTAAATATATTGGAGCATATAGATCATTTGAAGGTAGTCCAATGTCTCAGGGATTATTTCAATTTGATTTATGGAATGCGGAACCAAGTTCAAGATATGATTGGGATAAACTTCGTTCTGATATAATGGAGTATGGACTTCGCAATAGTCTGTTATTATCCCCAATGCCAACTGCTTCAACTTCACAAATAATGGGATTTAATGAAAGCTTTGAACCATTCACTAATAATATTTTTCAACGTAAAACATTAAGCGGTGAGTTTATTATTATCAATAAATATTTAATTAATGATTTAATTAGCAAAGGGCTTTGGAACAAAGAACTTAAAGATACCATTATATTACACGAAGGTAGTGTACAAAATATTCAAGAAATAGATGATGAAATGAAAGCAATATATAAAACAGCTTGGGAGATTAAACAACGTAATATTATTGATATGTCTGCTGATAGAGGGCAATATATTTGTCAAACACAAAGCCTTAATATATTTATGGAAGAACCTGATTTTCAAAAGTTGTCATCTATGCATTTTTACGGACATTCAAAAGGATTAAAAACAGGTTCATATTATCTTCGCACAAGACCAAAAGCAAAGACGCAGCAATTTACAATTGATCCCGAGTTTGCTAAAAAAAAAAGAAGATGTATTGAAGAAAATGCGGATTCATGTGTGTTATGCTCCGCTTAATGGTATTTAAGTTAATATAAATTATATATTTTTTATTTTTTTATATTTATTATATAAATATATATTGCTATTATAATATAATGTCTAATAATAATAATAATGAGCCTCTTCTTGAACCTAGTACACGACTAACTATTTTTCCGATTGAGCATTATGATATGTGGGATATGTATAAAAAAGCTCTAAGTTGTTTTTGGACATCCGAAGAATTAGATTTAAGTAAAGACTTAGCAGATTTTAATAAATTAAATAATAATGAGAGATTTTTTATTAAACAAATATTGGCATTTTTTAGTTCTAGTGATACAATAGTAAATATTAATTTAGGCGAGCGTTTTTTAAATGATATTCAAGTACTTGAAGCTAAATTTTTCTATGCTTTTCAAATGTCTATTGAGAATATTCACTCAGAAACTTATTCTCTATTGATAGATACATATTTTAAAGAACCAAAAGAAAAACATGAAGCACTTGATGCTATTAATTATATGCCATGTATTAAGAAAAAGGCAGAGTGGTGTTTTAAGTGGATTAATGATGAAAGTGCGCCATTCTCTCAACGTCTAATTGCGTTTGCGCTAGTTGAAGGTGTATTTTTTAGTGGTGCTTTTTGTAGTATTTTCTGGTTAAAAGAGAGAGGATTAATGCAAGGATTATCATTCTCTAATGAATTAATTAGCAGAGATGAAGGCATGCATGTAGAATTTGCGGTATTATTATATTCAAAAATACAGAATCGTCTTCCACAAGAATTAGTTCATAATATTGTAAAAGAAGCTGTTGAAGTTGAGAAAAACTTTATTATTGAAAGCATACCTTGTTCTATGTTAGGTATGAATGCTGATTTAATGTCAATATATATTGAATTTGTTGCTGATAGATTATTAACTCAGTTAAATTATGATAAAATTTGGAACTCAAATAATCCATTTCCTTTTATGGAAAGAATATCTATTGAATCAAAAACAAACTTTTTTGAAAGTCGTGTTTCACAGTATAGTAAAGCAAATGTAGGAAGTAAGCAAGAACACACAGATATACGTAAATTTACTCTTGATGCTGACTTTTAATTGTAAATTATTATTTACTTAATATTCTTAGTACTTAAAGAAATATAATATAATTTTATTTATAATGAACCGATTTCAAAATATATTTAATGAAATTAATAAATATATTAAATATGTAATATGTGATGATTATATTATATTCTCAAAAAAATATATATTATGTATGAATGAAATATTAACTGTATTAGAAAATACATTGTATAAAATACAAAATATATATTTTAAATATATTTTGCTTCCAAAAATAAGAGCATTATAACTTTTTTTATTGCATCTAATATTCTTATTAGGTTACCTTATTATCTTTACTACAATATTTTGTCTAAAAAATTATTAATAATATTATCTGTAATAACATAACTTTGTGTTCTAATATAATATACCATAATTTCATCATATCTTTCGCGTTCAACTATTTCATTTCTCGAAGAATTATTCATATTTGAAGTCATAATATTATTTAATTCATCAATAGATAAATTAAAATGATTAGCAATGCGAGCATTTAATAATTGATTTTTTATATAATCTTTTATATGACATCTCTTACAGTATTTACATATATGAAATAATTTTTTGGGTTTAATAATTTTACATGTATCACATTTTTTTAATACTTCATTATTATTCATTATTATTTAATATATATATATCATAATAATCTTATATTATACAATTCAAAAATAACACATAACTATTTATTTTTATATATTATAAAGCTATATTTTATATAATTTGTTTATAGATTAAAATAATAAAAATTGACTTTTATATATAAAATAATAATATAAAGTATTCATAATGGAATACGCAAATAAATCAAGAAAAGAGCTTCTTGTTAAATGTGATGAATATGGAATTACTAATTATAAATCAAAAAATAAAAGTGATTTGATAGATTTATTAAATGGTGTATCAAATACAAGAAAAATACTAAAGCCATTAATTAAATGGAGTGGTGGCAAGGTTGATGAAATCAAAATGTTTGACAAATATTTTCCAGAGAATTATAATATTTATATTGAACCATTTGTAGGTGGTGGTGCTGTATATTTTCATTTAAACCCTAGCAAGGCAGTTATAAGCGATGTCCATTCAGAATTAATTGAGTTATATAAATGCATTAGTGAAGGAAAAGCCAAAGATATCTTTGAGTTTATGGAAAATTCACCAAATGATGAAGCAACCTATTATAATATAAGAGATGCTATGGTGATAAATGAAACACTTGACATAGCAAAGCGATTTTATTATCAGAGGAAAACCTGTTTTCGAGGTATGTTAAGATATAACAGAGATAAGAAATTTAATATACCGTTTGGTAGATATAAAAGTATTAATTATACTGAATTACTTAACAAAGATTATGAAACATTATTAAATAGGACTGAAATATACAATGAGAAATTTGAAGTTATATTTGAAAAATTTGATGACGAAACTAATTTTATGTTCTTAGATCCACCATATGATAGTGAGTTTACTGATTATGGATATTGTTCATTTGGTAAAGAAGAGCAACGTAAGTTAGCATCTCTATTCAAAAAAACAAAAATAAAATGCCTAATGATAATTGGTAAGACTAAATTTATAGAAGAGTTATATAATGGCTATATTGTAGCTGAATATGATAAAAAATATAAATTTAAATTATATAATAATCGTATTGGTGACGAAATAAATACCAAACATTTAATCATTAAGAATTATTAAGCTGTCAATATAGGATAATATCGCAATCTACTTTACAAACCGTGTAATTATTTTAGCACCTATCATTCTAAAATATGAGTAATAGTCTTCCTTATGCCATGTAGCTCCTAATATTGCGAAGAATTCACCCATATGTTCTATTTTCAAACCTGCTTTTTCGAATGTTTTTATATTTGAAAGTCCAGCAGTTAAAATTTGTCTATCATATATGCTCCAGTTTAAAATAGCACAATCTATATTATAATCACTATATTTATTTGTAAAGAAGGTTGTAATATCATTACATTTTGCTATTGTAGCAGGCATTTTTTCAGTATCCAACTCTATATTTCCTTTCAATTCACGGTAATATATTATTTTTTTATTTTTATCTATAAAAATCAAATCGACATCCTTGTATTTGTTATTTATCATTTGGACACCACAATCAAGCAACTCAAAACCATCATTGCTTTTTATTAGCTCCATTGCCAAAAACTCACCAAAGCGACCGAGCTTAATATTTATGGATTGTTCACTTGGTTTATCACCATATAACAAATGTGATATAGAGCCTGGCTTTGTACATGTCAAGTCTTTCTGTAAAAATTTTTCTATCCATTCAATTCCTTTGACTTTGAGTTCGCTTATGCGAATATCTTCTTGTTTGCTCATAAGTTTCTTGCGAAGTTCTTATAAATAGATAAATGATAATGTATGTATATCATTTTTAAAATAATATAATAAAAAATATAACAAATTTAATATCATAATAGATATATATATTCTTTTTGAAAATATAAAGCATATCATTATAGTTAACAGTTAACTAATATCCTGTTGAGATAGACATAGTTTAATTTCACCTAATGACGCAATTGTATATCTTAAAATAATTGGGTAGTTATTTTTTAGATATATTTCAACAGTATTAGATAGATTAGTACATTTAGTAAATATAGATAAATATTTAAGACTAAATATTCCTTGAATAATTTCTTGATCTTCTTCGCCACTATTCTTTTTTATTGTTATGGATTGAGATTTTTCAGAACCTAAAATAGTTTCCTGATAGCAAAAATCACCTTTACAACTTAAAATTAATTTATCATTAATATTTCTAAACTCAATAAATTCTGCCAAATTGTGCATATCACGAATAATCTTTTGAAGATAAGATGAAGGCATATTAATAATTGTATGAAAATCAACAGGAGGTATTTGAATATTTAGGACATCTATGTCTAGAACAGATAATTTATAATTTGTCTTATAATTTTTATCATTATTGTCTATTGTTATACCTAAATGGTTAGGATCATCTTTTAATATATATAATGACAATATATCATTATTAGTAATAGTTTTTATAAGCGCATGCAATCTTAGCATATTTATTCCAACATATATTTTTTTTTCACATTCATATATTTCAAACTTATCTGCTTCTAATTTCAAATGTATTAAAACAATATGTGTATTATCCATAGCTACTATTTTAATACCTGTCTCATCTATTTCCAAATTAACATCCATGAGTATTTCTTTCAACGCATCAATAACTTGTTTAAATGTGGATGCTTGAATTGTTTTAATATTTAGCAAATATATATTATTATCATCCATTTAATAATCCTTATTGTTTATTCCTTTAAATATGTTTTTATATACTCCCTTTACTATAATTTTAGAAAACATTATTACCTAATTCAAATTTTTTTTTAATTCTTCACTATATAATGATTTATATTTTAGCAATTCATCAGCATATCTTGATAATAATAAATAATCTATAAATTTAGAAGAAGTAGTTTCATCCGCATCAATATTAGATATAATATCAAATTTACTATCTTCAAGAGAATATTTTATAATGTACGTACTATATAAATATATTAATATTAAATATATAATTAATATATAATAGGGTATATTAATATATGAAATTTGATCTTCTGGTGATGCTGTAAAGCTTGAATAATTCATATTTTTTAATAGTGTGAAATAATCAATATTTAGCAATTCTAGAAAAGCACTAAGTAAATAGATAATCAAGAATACAATAAAAATTATATTAATTATTTTATATATTAATGATAAAATAGTATTTTTACTTCTAAACGTAAATATTAATTTGTAAAATACTCTGCAACTAAAATTTAATAGAGCTAATGTTAAGCGTTTATAAAATAAATGACTAAAATTTATTAAATATATAAACCCATCAACAATTTTATATTTAGATTCATTTACCTTTGAATAAAATAAAATTAAATATAAAATTACTATAATTATAACACCAATAAAAAACACAAGGATACCTAATAAAATTTTATCAATATTTTTTATATTATCATTGTATTCAGATAATACATTATGGTCATAAAAAGGAATATCATTATAATATATTAATTCATATTTATATTGTGACGTTTTTTGTTCTATAAAAAAGGCATTATTTATATGACATTTAATAAACTCATTTTTATTAAAATTATTAAAATGTTCGCTATTAAATCTAATAAGTATAGAATTTTCAGGTAATATTTTTCTATAATTATTAAATATATCATAATTAACATTAAAACAATTATAACATGCTGCTGTAAATATATCTACAATAATATCAATATCATCAATTAATTCCTTATTAATATAATTAATAATTAGAATAGTTTTTATATTTAATTTTATCTTATCATAAGACAATAATTTAAAAGACGCAAAAGACAATGAAGATGATCCTTGTTGTGTTTTAATGGTTTCATCTTTTCCATAGCATATTAACCTCATAATATTATAAGAATATGCTATAATATTTACAAGTTTTTGATTTTCAGTTTTATCTTTGCCATAAATTTTTTCCAATTTGTCAATATCAAATACATAATTTTTAATTTTATTTAAAAAATCACTTCTCTCTTCTGGTCTATCTTTTATTTTTTTTAAATATAATTTATTTATATTATTACATGCCTTTCTAATATCTTCTTTAATTTCTTCAATAATATAATTATCATTACTTACAATATGTTTAATTATATCAAATAATAATTTGTCTTGATTATTTGAAGGACTATTTGTATTATAGTTTGTAAGATTGATAAAATCATTATTTTTATTAACTCTATATAAATCATTTAAATATGAACCTCTAATACCAATAGTACTCTCAATTGTATTATAATATGGCATTTGTCCTTGAAAATTTGTTAATTTATTATTAAAGTGAGTACCAAATATTGCGATAAGAGCAAGTGGATTGTATATAATATCATTTTCATCATAATATTCAGCGCATTTATTATATTTTGTTATTGTCTCGCCTGTTTTAGGTTGAGAAGTTCGTAATTCACAATAATTATAGCAAACACCAATAGACATTGTCTCCGTTTTTGGATAATTATTAATATTATTATTGTTGTGATAGTTATGTATACAAAACCAATCTTGCCATTTTCCTTTACAATGCGCTTTTTTATCTGACTGTAAATAATGATTAGATGAATTAGCAGTTAATTTTAATGAAATTTCTCCTTTATCATTATCAACATTTATATATTTATTAGATTTTAAATATTTTGTTTCAATTACATTGCTACATATATAATAATTACTTGTTATTCTAATATTATTTTGTTCACATGTACTCATAATATATATACCTTTAAAAATATATTAGATAATAAATATAACAAAATTATTTAATATATTCTGTTGTAAATATTGTTGAAAGGGTATCAGTATCTATATCTTGATGTTGTGCGATAACTTGATTTAACCCTATTTTATTAATTATACATTTATCGTCATCAGTAATAAAAGCTGGTTTACCATTTTCTAAAATAGTATCAATAGATTCACAATCAAGCTCCCAAATTTTTTCTTTTTTAGAATTTTCATATATATTCCATGGTAATAAACCAGTTTTTCCTGTATCTATTGTATCTGTATCTTTAAATTTTTCTGATGGTAAATAAATATTATAATATTTATCTTTCTCTGTTTTGATAATATTTTTACTACCATCAAATATATTATTAATTTTTAAATTATTCAATTTTATATATGATAGATTATCATATTTACCACCATATAATTGTTCTCTGTCAATTGTATCATCATTATCTTCATCTCCATTAATTCCATTATTATTATTTCCTATTATGTTGTTAGTATAATCAGACAAATTATTAGCAATTTTAGAATAATAAGAATATGTATCTAATAAATCATTATATATAGAAAAGGGGGAAAAACTAATTCCGTCGTTAGATTTATAATTACCACCTCCACCACCTCCACCAGTTGTTGTATCTATTGATCTATATTTCAACAATGATAATATAACCAAAATACAAAATATAAGTATTAAAAATCCCATAACTACGTAGTTACCTAATAAAGCTTTACCCAATTGACCAAATATTGCCCCAATACTTACCAAAATTTTACTTAAATCTATACCAGTAGCTATTGATAATTTTATAAAATTAAAAATGCCACTTAAAATATTTTTAATCCATTCTCTACGAGATGTTGAATCAAACCTACTATTTTCACCCGCTTCCTTCTTTATTAGTAAATCTTCATCATGCTCACGTTTTTCACGGTCTTCTTTATTTTTATAGATTAATTCATCTGATTCAGCCTTTATTTTCTTATATTCAGAATCACAATACTCTTTAATCTTAATTATTTTATCAAATATTCTTTTAACATTTTTTAAATCCATTAAATTTTGATGTTTTATTTCTTTATTATTTCCATCATTACAAAACACAAGTTTTTTTATTGGCATGTAAGTACAAAATAAAAGATATTCATCAGATAAGGAATTATAATTCATATTTAGATCCTCCTTTTTCATTTCAAATTCTTCTAATAAATTATCTACTTTTCTACCATCAGAACCTTTAATCAACATAGAAATTATAAAATAAACTATTGAAGGTAATCCGTATATAATAAGTAGTATAATTATTATAGTAAAAATTGTTTTACTAAGTAAATCTTCCATTAGATATTTATATTACTCTTATAATATATAAAAATAATTATTACATGTATGTAATAATTATGTGATTTTTATTATATTATAATAATATTATTTATTAATAAATGTATATATATATATTTATTTTATTAATAATACTATTATATGCGTCAATGTATTATATATTTGATGATGAATTAATAATATATCAACTCAAAATAGAACATTTTAATTTTGATATTTTATATAAAAAACAACCAATAATTATTCAAGATAGTATTACAAATATTGATGAGTTACTAATAAATTGGTTTAATTATAATATAGTTGAATATGATATAAATATTCCAAATATATGGGGTTGGAACATAAATAATTATAAATATCTTATAATATATGCTGACACACACGAAGAAAACTCTATTGAAATAACATTAGGAAATCCTCTAACTAGACATGAAAATAATATTCCAATATCACAAGATCTAATACAAAATTATAATCAAAAACTAACAACAATTTTATTAAATAGAAACAAGGTTATTATAATACCATTTAAATGGTATTATCATATCAATATTATTTCTGGAAATCCACAATTTTTTGGAATACATGATTATATAACCTATGGTATATCTATTGGAAATATATTAGCACCATCTAGAAAGCAGCATAAATAAATATGTTATATTCATATAATATAATTTAAAAAAATGATAATTATATATTTGATAGTTTAGTAAAACAAACATAAAACAAACATAAAACAAACATAAAACAAACATAAAACAAACTACATTGGAAAAAATGTCTACTACAACTCTCGCTATGCGCATTAAGGAAATTATGACAAATATGCCTGATAGTATTAATACCAAAAAAGGAATTAATGAATATTATAAGAATTCTATGATGATGATAATTGATATTAAGAAAACAAATAGTAAAATTATAAAGATAATTGCTAAAAGCAATAAGAACTATCAACAAAATAATAGTATTGAATTACCTGAAAAATCTACTGTTTTAGTAATTAATGACATTGTACTAAAAGTACAAGATACTACATATAACAAATCACAATTTACTAAGGATATTGAAAAAACAGCTGAATTATTAAAAAATAAAAAAATAAATAAAAAAGAATATATATCAATATATAATTATGACATTGAAACATCATTTGCTACTAAAATATTAGTAGCAGCATATAAGATAAACAAGAGTTTATTATAAGACATTATAGATTATTATATAATATTAAACAGGTATATATATGATAAATAATATATAAATAATAAAATAAAAAATTAATATATAATTTGGTTATGTAAATATAATTAAATAATAATCTTAATATTTATTTTTTAGCTTTCTTTTTTTGCGCCTTAGGTTCTATGATACCTTTACGGTCATTATCATATTCTTTTAATATCATGTCTCTATGTTCATTCCATGCTGTTTCTAATTCAATTAACTCAGACATCCAGATGTCTTCAATTCTACTATTACGTAAATTTGTTAGTTTATTATTAAGTTCATCAACCTCTTTTTCTAATATGACTTTTCTATCATATGTAAGTTGCGAAATAGGCATTTTAAGAAGATAATTAAAGTCTTTCACATCCTTATTTTTCTCATTATCACTATCATCATTAGGATCTTTAATATCATTGTCAATATTACCAGCTACGATAATATTAGTATCTGTATTTATACGAGGATATTTAAGTTCTATTAATCGTTTGGCAATATCAACAAGTTTTTTATTCATAATTTGAATATTACCAGATATAACATCAATAATAAACCGAATTTTTGCTGATAATACAAGAAAGTCTTTTTCTAATATTTTAATTTGATAAGATTTTCTTTCAAAGTATTTTAATACTCGTGTTTTTGACCATTCTTTTATAATTTCTGTTGTATTATCATATTTTTGAATAGCACCATTTTTATTAAATAAGTGAATGTTATTAATACTTAGATTTTTACTTGAAGATATTTTAAATAATTGTTCAAACTTATCTTCAAGAGTTTCACGAACATTCGCATTAAAATGTAATATAAACTTAACGTTCTTTGATGTATAATGATTTTCAATATATTTAAGATTATTTAAACCATTTGTTATCATATTTTCTAAAAACTCTTTATAATCTTCTGTCCATGTTCCAATAGGTAATTCAGTTATTTCTACTGTTTCATTATCAATCCATTTATATATTCCTTTGCTAATATAAGAATTATTTTCTGCTTTTTTAATATGTCCATTAAACCCTAAATAATAAGGAACTAAGTCTTCAATATCTAATATATCAATTGTTTCATATATATTATCTAATCCATCTTCTGTATCTCCATTCAAATCAGCTAATTTAATTGCTTTACATATAAAACGACAAGCATTGATAATTTCATTTGGATTGAATTGAGGAATATTTGTAGAATATCCTGTTCCAATTCCAATACCTCCATTTACAAGTATCATAGGGATTACAGGAATATAGAATTCTGGTTCTATTTGTTGTCCATCATCATCTTGATAATTTAGAATATTATTATCTTCCTCTTTAAAAATTAATTTTGTTAATTTTGACAATAATGTGAAAATATATCTTGCTGATGATGCATCTTGTCCTCCTTGACATCTACTACCGAACTGACCATTTGGTGATAGTAAATTAATATTATTAGTTCCTACATATATTTGTGCCATACCAACAATTGCTTGTTGTAACGAAGTTTCTCCATGATGATATGCCGATACTTCACTAACATATCCAGATAATTGCGCTACTTTTATCTCATTTGTATATAATTTTCTTTTAAAACAAGCAAACATGATTTTTCTTGTACTTTCTTTGAGCCCATCGCAAATATGATTAATAGACCTTTGTAAATCACGATTACTAAAATGAATTAAATCTTTATCAACAAAAGTCTTAAAATCAACTTCAAGATTTTTATAATCTAATACATTATCTTTATCATAATTTGCTAGCCAATCCTTTCTATCATCAGCACGTTTTTTATTAAATGCCAGATCAATAACTTCATCAGCATTTTTATCATATTTATAAGTAATTTTTTTCATATTTTTAAAATATTCTTTTGATTCTTGATCTGTTGAAGTACCCAATCCTTTGTAATATTTAATTTTCCAAGAACCATTTTTAGCAATATCTGTTTCTGACCATCGTTCATAATCTGACATATTATAAAATTCAATAACATCAGTATTGCGATTATTTGTTGCTTTAATAATAGGCGTAAGCATAGATGTAAGAAATCCAGGTATTTCGTAAAGTTCATGCCACATACTTTGAAAAATATTAAATATAAGTCCCTTAATATGACTTCCGTCATGGTCTTGATCTGTCATAATCATAATAGAACCATATCTTAATTGACTAATATCTGTATATTTTTTATTTTGTTCAAGTCCTAGGATCTTCTTTATTGCTGTAATTTCATTGTTGTCAGTAATTTTTTGTAGTGTTGCATCTTTTACATTTAATATCTTTCCACGCAAAGGGAAAACTCCATATTTATCACGACCAATAACACTAAGTCCTGAAATTGCCATTGTTTTTGCGGAATCTCCTTCTGTAAATATAATAGTACAAGAAGCACTATCTTTTGTTCCTGCTAAATTTGCGTCATCTAATTTAGGTACAATAATACGTGATATTTTCTTGCCATCTGTTTTAACTAATTTTTTCTTGTCGTAAAACTCTGTAATACTCAATGCTTTGTCAACAATACCAATCTTAAATAGCTTATCATAAAACTTATCGCTAAGTTCGCATTTAGAGCCAAACTTAGCAACAGGAGTTGTAAGTGTTTCTTTACTTTGCGAATCAAAACTTGGATTAACAATTAATGCTTTAACAAATACAAATAGATTATCTTTAATATGTTGTGCTTTAACAGTTTTTTTCTTTTTAGATTGTGTCATATCAACAAGATTTTTAGTAATCATATTTGTAATATATTCAATATGTTTGCCTCCTTTAATAGTATTAATACCGTTGACAAATGACAGAAATTCAAATGAACCTGAACTTGATATAGAAGCAACAACTTCCCATCTTTCGCCGGCTGATTCATATACAAATGGTTGCTCTTTCTTATCAAGAAATAGTTCACAATATTTCTCAAAATCTTTAATCATTAATTTTTCGCCATTGAAATATACTGACACATCTTTTGGTGTTGTAGCACAAGCATCAATAACACGTCTATTAAAAAGCTTATAAATATCTTCTGACATATTCTTCATACCAAATCTTTCATAATCTGGAATAAAACTGATTTGTGTATAGGGTGTTTTTAAAGATGCTTTAACATCCGCTTTTGTTCTCTGTGTCATATTATTGCTAAATGTTTGCGAATAAATTTTTTTAGCATAATGATCAACTGTTTCGATAGTAAACTCTTTTGAAAATATATTAGTAAGTTTACTACCATATCCATTCTTGCCACCCCATATTTTCTCCTCACCTTTATCATAGTTTGTAGATGTTAAAAGTTCGCCAAATATAAGTTCGGGGATCCATAAATCTCCGTAACTACTATGTTTTTTAATATCAACGCCATTACCATCATTCATTATTGTTATTCTTCCTGATATTTTGTCTATTGTTACTTTAATATTCTTAACATGCTTAATATCTTCTTTTCCTTTTTCTTCATCTGCTTTAAGACGCATAGAATGATCAATCGCATTTACTATAACTTCGTCAAAAATTTTAAGCAAGCCAGGAATATATGTTAATTCATCTAGAACCATTTTTTTATTTGTATCGTCATATATATAATTTGTAATTTTTTGAGGTTCAATAGACCCAATATATGTATCTGGAAGAGCAAGAATATGTTCAAGAAGCTCATATTTTTTATATTTATCCTCTACTTTTTTGTCTTGAACAGGGGCGCCTTTATCATCAATCTTTTTTAAAGGCATCAGTTATATAGGTGTATTTATAAGATATATATATAATATTTATCAATTTTTTATATATTTAATATTTAGTATTTTAGTAATAGTAATATTTAACGTGCGAAAAATTTTAAATATTTTTAATTCTATCTAAATAATAAAGATAAATGCCAATAATAAATGTTGAAACTACAGAAGATTATTTACATTATTTAAATAATAATACTTATGTCATCGCAAATTTTACAGCATCATTTTGCAAACCTTGCAAAGAGATATATCCATTTATTGAAACATTAACTATTGAATATCCAGATATTGTATTTCTAAAAATAGATATTGAAAATGGATATAAAATTAGTGATCATTATAATATTACTTCAATACCTTATTTTAAATTTTATAAATATAGTAATGAAATTAACTCATATTGTGGAACTGATAAAAAAATAATATATGAAGCAATATCAACTTTAATAAATGATACAGGTATTTAGGATATTTATTAATCAAATGACTATAAATCACTATATATTTACTTAATTTTTTATTAAACTTTACATATTTTCATGTACAGTTTGGGAATATATAATACATAAATTAAAATATATATAAGATATATAATATATATATAAATAACATTATTTACTTATTATGTATATAATTGGCATTCCAAAAGAAATAAAAGAGTTTGAAAAAAGAGTTTCAATAGTTCCAGATGATATTAAAATATTATTAGAAAATAATGATAATATTAAAATATATATACAGACAAACGCAGGAAAAAATGCTGGGTATAGTGATAATGACTATATAGAAAAAGGAGCATTTATTCTAGATAATATTGAAGATATTTATGAAAAAGCAGATATTATTGTCAAAGTCAAAGAACCACAAAGAAGAGAATATTCTTTAATAACATCAAAACATACAATATTATCATTCTTTCACTTTGCTGGAAATAATGAATTAATTAAAGCAATGATTGATAGTAAAGCAAAATGCTATGCTTACGAGACTATTCAAGATGATAATGGTTTCTATCCTATTTTATCTCCAATGTCTATAATTGCAGGTAAAAAATCAATGATAGAAGCTGATAAACTAATAAAAAAGAAAAACAAATATACAATTATTACAATAATTGGTGTTGGCAATGTAGGTAAAGCAGCCGCTGAACAAGCAATTAAACTCGGATATAAAAATATTAATTTAATAGATAGTAATTATGAAAAAATAAAAGAAATAGAACAAAGCAACCCTGATGTATATAAATCTTATGAAATGAATGATAAAAATTTAAAAAAACTTTTAATATTTTCAAACATTGTTATATCTTCCATATATATTAATGGCATGAAAGCTAAAAAAATTATTAGCAATGAACTTCTTGATTTGATGTCTAGTATGGAATCTATAATCATGGATGTAGCTATTGATCAAGGAGGAACAACAGAGCAATCTACACCAACCACTTTGCTAAACCCTTTAATTAAATATAAGAATACAAAAATATATTGTGTGCCAAATATACCAAGTACAGAACCAATAGAAGCATCTATAAAATTATCAAATGCTATTTATCCATATCTAGATAGTTTAATTACTAATAATACTAATAATACTAAGTATTCAAATGAATTAAATAGAGGGCTATATATGAATAGTTAATATATTTTTTTACTATAATAATAAAAATTGATTATATTACATAATATTTGTAATACATCAGAGATGATAAAATATAATAATGTTGCTAAGATTGTATGCTTAATTAATATAATGCTAAATCATACCTTATGTATGAAAGTATCTTTTCCAACACTAAATAAAAACATTGCGGTAATCAATAATATAGATATAAAAAAAATTAATGAATATGATAAGGATGAATTGACTAAATTATTTAAGGCTGTTCCTATGTTAATGTTTAAAAATCAAAATCTAAATCCAAAAGATTTTTATGAATTTTGTAAGATTTTTGATAGTAAACATAATGACCGAATTATACATCCATTTCATCATTCAAAAGTTGATTATGTACCACAAGTAGCAATTAGAGGTAATTGCTATATTAAAGATCTTTATGGACTTAAAGATGTTACTCTAAAATATAGTGGTCCATTTAAAAATACAGCTGTATGGCATCAAGATATTGTAGGTATTAATGAACATAGACCTCCTATTGTATCTAGCATTTATATGTTAAATACGCCTCCTATTGGAGGTGAAACTCTATTTGCTAGCATGGAAACAGCATACGATAATTTAGATATTAATTTAAAGAAAGAGCTTAAAAATTATAATGTTATATATTCTAATGCGGATGATGATGTAATGAATACATATTATGATTACACCGGATATAATAAAATCAATATTAATAATGATATCAATCCTACAAAGAAGTCAGGAAATACTATTATTAACAGAGAACCACTTGTAATTTATACAGATGAATGTAAAAATAAAAAAGCATTAATGATTTCACCATTTAGATTCTCAAAATTTGATAAAATGTCTTGTGAAGAAAGTTATGATTTATATAGAGAACTAATGAATAAATATATTTTAACAAAAGATAACATAGTTAAAATTAAATGGGAAATGAATGATATGTTAATATTTAATAATAGAAAATTAATTCATACTTCATCACCATCTATTGAGTATGAAAGTTATGAACGTCTTTATTACAGTTGCTTTTTAGGTACAGACGCACCTATTATTAGATGTAATACTATTTAAATCTAATTAATATAGATATTATCAATTAACAATATCATTATATAATTTTGATGATAGTATCTCATTACATATATCAGATATACTTTTATTTTCAACATCTATAACAATAATATTCATATTATTCTCAATTGCTAATTTATAATTTTTTTCATGAAGTTCATGTATTTTTTGAATATATTCTAATTTAATATTTTTTTCAGCAAAACGGCCCCTTTTATTAATACGTTGTAAACATTTATCTGGATCTGAACGAAGATATATGTAACCATTAGGTTTCCATAAATCATCAGTAGTTTTATGTAGTCTAATTATATTTTCATATTCTTTATCATTAATAGTTTTATCTTCATATGCTTTTCTTACAAAGACATTTTTAATAAAATATGGGCTTCTTTCCATTAAAATTGACATATTCGTTTTTTCTTGTATCCAACATCTATCAACCCATACTTTTATTTGAAAATCATAGCTACTATTTGGTGTATTATATAAATTTGCTAAATATTCAGCCCAGTTATCAACTGGTTCTAAATCAATTGCTAGTTTATAATTTTTATGAAAATAATTTAGAATGCTTGTTTTATAAGAGCCAATATTTCCATCTATTGTAATAATAGGCATTTTATATATATATATAAATTATTATTTATATAATCATTTTTTTTTCATTATTCTAGATTTATGTATTAATAAATCAACCTTTTTACTTGTTATTTCTCCTTTTATATTCTTAATTTTTTCTAATAAAGTTTCTATAATACTATCATATTTAGATTTAATATGGTTAAGAGCATTGCTATCATATTTAACATTAAAAAATTTAAATACATTTCTAATTTTTTTAAGTATTATTTTATCAAGTTTAATACAGTTGGAAGATCCCCCCCCTTTTAACGGTATAGCATTACGTGCAACTTCAAAATTTATTTTAAGTAAATCGCTTGTATCATTATATTTAGAATACTGAGGTTCATTCACACCAAAAAACGCAGCAGTATTAAACGCGCCTCCTTTCATTTTATTAGTTTTAATATTTTTTCTTTTTGATAATGAACATCTTTTATCAATATATTTTGATACATATATTATATGCTCTAATAATATTTTTTTAATACCAATTTGTAAGCATATTATTGATACAATAGCAACTATATTAAATATTAATAGTTCAATATACTTAGATAGTATAATAATAACCTCTTTTTTATTATTGTCATTCATTTGTATTTTATGAGTTTTTAATAATTCTTTGGCACAATATGTAATTTCTTTACATTTATCCATATTCCCTTACTACTATATAAAATGAAAATAATTATATATATTAAGAAGGGAAATGAATTTTTTAAATGGAAGGGTTAATGCGCTTACACCTGTTCACAATTATACAATTAAATCTAATGTAGATAAATCATCTGAAAATAGTACAAATATTATATCACGTAATATAAATTGTACAGATGTTTCATCAGTCTTTTTTTCTGATAAAAATATAGATTTATTACAATTTGGTATCCGTAATAAAATACTAAATACTACAAATGGTAAATATAATATAGGGAAGCAAAGTGATATTGACTTAAAAATTATAATGAGATCTATATATTTTCAACATGGAAAAAATGCACCTAATAATATTAATGAACAAGTTCTTGATTTAAATACACGTGTTATTGATTGGTGTGTTCCTGAAATACTATCAAATATAAAGCAATCTGAACATTATATAATGGATATTAGCACATTACCAATACCACTGGATAGATCAACATTGCCATCACAAAAGGGATTAAGAACATTAGAGATTATGAAATTATAAATTTATAAATTTAATAATCAACATATATAATATATAATATAATATTATAGAATAATAGAATAATGTCCGAAGATACAGTTTTTAAACCAAATGAGAAGGAATTAAAATTATTTGAGCAAGAAAAAATACAATTATATAAAGGGACATTTGTAGTATGTATAACATATGGTTTATCTGCTTTTTTCTTACTTATTGCTATTTTATTTACAAAATGGGGGAAAGAATATATATATGACAAGTTTGCTCCTGCTGTAATAACATATATTTTAGGTTCAATAATTATAATAATATATCTATTGTCTTCAATATATACTATTAAACCGCGTAGAGTAGGCGAAGAGGTAGACACTAATATAGAATGTCCTGAATATTGGAAATTAGAAAAAGTCCCAAATAAAATTAAAGAAGAAATCATAAAAAATAATAATATTGATATTGAAAAGCAAATTATTCCTGAAATAAATAGAGAGGCAAGTACAAATATACAATATCGCTGTATATCAGATGTTAATGTATATGGAAATAATAGGGAAAATTTAAAAATGAAAAATTATTTATCAAATACAAAATATGAATCCGGATTTAATTCTAGCAATATAGCACAAGCATACACTAACGCAGGTAAAAGATCAAATGTAATTCCTGACTATATTGTTAATATACCAAATAAAAATTCTGAATATTTTAATGAATTAAAAAAATATGCGAAGTTTTCAGGAGCATATAGTGCTAATAATTCTAATATATTTGAAAATACTAATAGTAATGTACTTAAAGTTGGTGATATATCTTATATTAATCCATATAATGGCAGTGATATTGGTGCTATTTTAAATAATTATGAAACTAATGCTCCATTAATTTGTAATGTAGTATATCCGCAAGTATTAGGAATTCTAGATAGTAAAACCCGGGAAGGAAATGGTATTAGTTGTGAATACGCAAAACAGTGTGGCATATCATGGAGTTCATTAAATTGTAATAAATAATTTATAATTATTTATATTTATTCATTTATATTTACATATACCAAATGATTTTCTATGAAAATCAGTTATTCCATATGTATTAATTGCTGCGATATGTTTAGCAGTCCCGTACCCTTTATTTTTTTGTATATCATATAAATTAAGTACTGGATTTTTATCAATTAAATTATATATTAAATCTGTATGGTAATCTTTTGCTATAATAGATGCCGCGGCAATAGATAAATAAAGCATATCTCCCTTAGGAATACATTCATATTCTAATAATTCTCCGTCTATTCCAGGTGGTGTATATCCCTTAAAATACGGACCATCAATTATAAGTTTTTCAAAAGGATGTTTTTTATATGCTTCATCAACAGCACGATGCATAGCTTTCATAGTTGCGTTTAATATATTAATATTATCAATTTCTTCAACAGATGCGGTGCCTATACCATAGGTAATAGCATTATTTTTGATATATTTTGCTAAAAATTCACGTTTATGTACATTTAGTTTTTTTGAATCCTTAATTTCTTTATATATTTCATCAGGAAATATATGAGGTAATACAACGCATGCTGCTATAACAGGGCCTATCAAAGTACCGCGCGCTACTTCATCAACGCCAGCAACATATTTATTAGTATCAGATAGTATATATTCTTTTGAATTCATTATATATTTATTTTATATTTATATAATATCAATTTTTATATATCAAATTTTGTTGATTATAAAAATTTATATATATTATAATATTAGAATATGAATATATATACAACATATTTTAATAATATATCAACAATTTTTGATAGTACAAAAATAGGAATTAGTGGGAATTCACCACAACATGCTGTAAAATCATCACAACATAATGTAAAACCGTCCTCTTATGATGATAAAACAAAAGCAGGTATAACAGAAATTATTAATAAATATATTAAAAAAGAAAAAAGTGTAACAAACCTAAGTATTACATCTGATGATATATTAAAATTAGAAGATGAATTAATTAAAAGATATAATAAGAATAAATCTAATAATTTTCCATTTCCTGAAATTAAGAATGTATTAGATTGTATATCAGATGTATTAATATATTTTAGAGATAATAATTATGAAACAGATGTAAAAATGCGTTGGCAAATTGATCAAACTATTAATATTATTAAAAATGCTTCACAAGAAACTATTTGCGCAGATATTAAATTTGACAAGTGTCCCCCAGAAGATACTATATCTACAATCAAAAATGCTAAAGATCTTAAATTTTTCAAAATCAAAAATGAGAATGTTATATTTAGTCACAATCAAAAATATTGCCAATATAATGTATATGAAACACCCTATCATGGCAACAATTATCCGTATGCCTATTGTATAAGAGTAATGGTCCAATCATTACATATGATTGATTTAATAAATATCGATTTAAAACATAAAAAAGACAAGCAAATATGGAATAAAGATTATGTAAGTGTTTATTTCAAAGAAAGATATCATTATTATTTAGATTATTTACTAGATAACGCCCCTAATATATTTATATTACCCATAATACAAAATGTCGGTGCTACAACTTTAATAAAAAATAGATTTTCACGTATACAACCATGCCAAATAATATTTGATGAAGCATTTGTAGATGAAGATCTGCAAACACCCTCTAATTTTTTCTGGCATGATATAAATCACGCAAGGAGAATATATCAAAATAATCTATGGTTTTCAAAACAGAATAGAATAGGAATAAGCAATCTCTACCTAACTATGCGTAAAGATGTTCGTGAATTAATACCTATTAAAAATTGGTTGAGAGATGAAGATAAAAAATATGAAAGTTTAATAAAAATATTATTATTTGAAGTTGTACATGAAGATGCTTTACCATTTATTAATAAAAGTATTATAGATGATATCTTATTTGAATCTGGTAATTGTTATCCATACGAACGAGCTTATGACAATGATGATGAAAATAGCAAATACAATCGGATTAATTTAAGATTTTATGAAGAAGGTGCTTCAACATTAAGAACGATATATAATAAAATAAGACATCGTTTCTTTGAAAATGAATATGCTGATGATAAAATAGTAAATAATGAATTAAGATATATGAAGCATATGATATATGCTTCATATTTATTACTTTCTAAGATAGCACCTGATAAATTTAATGAATCAAATAAAGATGAAATTTTAGGCAAATTAAAGATGTTAATTAGAGATAAAAAATTTCAAGCACATAATGCTCTAAGACTTGAAGGTGTACATTCTGATTCAGATGAAAATAGTAGAAGTGGCAAAAGTGGTAAAAGTAGCAGTAGTAGTATTGTAGTATAAGCATTAATAATAAATTAATATTATTTAATAAAGGCGACAAGTATATTTTGTATATGTGTACTTTTATATACATAATAATTAAGAGTTTTTTTTCACATTGTTTATCAAAGATTGAAAAATATAATAAGGATTGCGAAGAAAAGGAATTGCGGGAAAAATTAATTAATGAAAATCCATATTATATTTTAGATTAACTATATAAATATAATTAAGATATATAATACATAATGGACGAGTATTTTATTGTAAAAAAAACTGTCGAAATTATACTTTCTAATTTAAACGATAATTTTATAAAATGTTTGATAAATATATCAATACAAGAGAAATATACACACAATATTAAACTAATTATAGGTATTATTGAGTTAGTTAGAGCATATATGAACACGCGCAAGAATGATATTTTATCATCATATATTAAATATACAAATAAATCTTACTATATATCTCTAAATGATAATCTATTTGTTTTAATAAATAATTATTTACTTAATACTAATGAAAAACAAGAGCATAAATATATATTTATAACAGATTTAATAAATAAATACAATAATCCTATAATTCCTAATTATTCAAAAAAAGATGAAGAAACTGATTTACGCCAAAGATTAAATACATTAGTGTATAATACAAGAAGTTCACATGCAACTACAAAAGAAGAAGTAAAAGATACAGGGACATTATTTAGAGAAGCATATTATAATATGAAAAAAAATAAATCAAAGGTTGGAGATATTAATATGGTAGATATTGAATTAAAGGAACTTGATTTAAATAATAATTGCGATTTAATTTAAATCTTATTTTTCAATTGTTTATATTTAATTAGAATTATATATAAAATATAAATAGGTAATTAATGTCAGAATTAAATTTAGATAAATTGAGAAGATTATCTAAGAAATGTTCTGACAATAAAAAAACACAAGAATATGTTCACAATGTATGCTTACAAATAAGGGAACTTCTTATAAATTATGCGAAAGATTCTAAACAAACAGAATACAAGGTATTGGAAAAATATTTAGGACATGACACATTACCTAAAAATTTTAACTCAGGACAAATACACACTAAATATATTAATTATGTTATTGATAATGGTAATATAAGAGAGAGGATGACATTAATAACAAACTTTTGTATGAATGGATGTACAGTAATATTATGGGCTGTTGAAAAAAAGGTTCATTTAACACAAAAAGGAATTAATATATTACGCAAAAGATTATATAATTTAACTGGTATAAGCTCTATAAAAAATTTTAATAAATATATTAAAAATTATGAAAATGACGGACGTGAATTACCTTGTAAATTTATAACTACATCTTCAAATGGTTCTGTAATAGCATCAAGATTATCATCTCCTTTTAATGATAAATTAAGAGAACAGCGGGTTAAAAATATTAAAGATTATTTTATAAATATTGAAGATGTTTATCCTAAATTATCAACGCGTGAAATTGAATATATAAGAGATAGTAATTATGAAATAAAAAATAATAAATTACCATGGATATCTGGATTACAATATTGGAAGGTTAATGAAAAAAATTTTTATATAAAATTAATGAGATATCATAAGCAAATGGTTGTTTGTGGTCCATCTGGTAATACTGACCTTAATATATCTATTTTAAGATTATTTAATAATTTTGATATTAATTTAGCAATATTTGCGTGTATATCTAATATGTGCAACCCTCCACATCATTCGCCATGTGAAATTTTATTAGCATCTATACCATATGGATTAAATGATTGGACAATTAGAGAGGATAGCTTCAAGTATGTTCATAATAAATTAAAAAAATATCAATAATATCAATAATTTTGATAATATTAATAATATTTATAAAAATTGATATTTTATATTATTAAAATAGTTTAAGCATAAGACTACTTATTTTAACTACTATTAATAAGAGATATGTCAATTTATCCTGAACTTTCCTATAATGATCAGAAAGTAGAAATTCAAGATGTGAGGGGAATACAATTTAGTATTCTCGGACCGCAAGAAATCAGAAATAGATCAGTTGTTGAAATTACTAAAACAGATACATATGCCGGTAGCGAACCTATTGTAGGAGGTTTATTTGATTCACGAATGGGTGTTTTAGAACATAACCGAATATGCTGTACATGTGAACAAAAGAATATATTTTGTCCTGGACATTTTGGACATATTGAGCTGGCAAAACCGGTATTTCATGCTATGTTCTTTGATATTGTAAAAAAATTATTAAATTGTGTATGTTATAAATGTTCTAAATGTTTAATATCTCCTGATACCGACAAAGAATTTAAACATGACATGCAACGAATTTTATCCATTAAAAATAATCAAAAAAGATGGGAGGCGTATTTCAAATTATGTAATACAACAACTAAGATTCGTGTTTGTGGAGACGATGGAACAATTGGTTGCGGTGCTGTTCAACCTACAAAGTATATTAAAGAGAATTCTATGAAAATAATTGCTGAATGGAAAGATAGAAAGCAACAATTAAATAAAAATGGCGATAAAAATATAGACAAAGTTGTTCAAGAATTTACTGCCGAAGATATTCTTAAAATATTCTCACGTATAACTGAAAAAGAAATGGATATGATGGGATTTAATCCAAAGTGGAATAGACCTGAATGGATGATATGCACCGTTTTACCCGTTCCTCCTCCTGCTGTACGTCCTAGTATTATTGAAGAAAATGGTCAGCGTCGCGAAGATGATTTAACGCATAAATTAAGTGATATTATTAAAACAAATAAGCAATTATCAGATAAAATATGTAAAGGTGCATCAGAAGAAACGATTAAATATGTTGCTATGTTGTTACAATATCATGTATTTACATTTATTAATAATCAAATGCCTGGCTTAGCTCCTGCTCAACAAAGAAATGGGAGAAAATTGAAATCAGTATCTGATCGTATGAAAAAGAAGGAAGGTAGAATCCGCGGTAATCTTAATGGAAAGCGCGTAGACCAATCAGCGCGTTCTGTAATTACTCCTGATCCATATATTAGTATTGATGAATTAGGAGTTCCAATTAAAGTAGCTGTTAATATTACATTTCCAGAAGTTGTAAATGAATATAATATAGATAAAATGCGCGAATTAATTAAAAATGGCTCAGATGTTTGGCCAGGAGCAAAATATATTAAGAAGAGCACGCGAACTATTAATCTAAAACATTCAATTGAAAGAGAAAAAAATGCGGCAGAATTAGTATATGGCGATATTGTTCATAGACATTTAACAAATGGTGATTTTATCTTATTTAACAGACAGCCATCATTACACAAGATGTCTATGATGTGTCATAAAGTTGTTATTATGCCATACCAAACATTTCGTTTAAATGTACTAGATACACCACCATATAACGCTGATTTTGACGGAGACGAGATGAATTTACATTGTCCTCAAAATATTCAAACTATGAGTGAATTGATGGATATTGCTGCTGTTCCATATATGATTTTAGCACCTCGTGATGGTAAGCCAATTATTGAAGTAGTTCAAGATACATTAGTAGGTTCTTACAGATTAACAAAGGATATAACAAAAATACAAGATAAAACATTGGCAAATATTCAAATGGTTAATAGTTATTTTAAAGGGAAATTAAATAAACCTGATGATAATTATATGTATTCAGGAAAAGATGCCTATTCACAAATATTACCACCAGGTCTCTTTATTAATTTAAAAAATAAAAAAGAAGAACAGTTTATTGTAAATAATAGCATTCTAGCAACAAATTCAGGATCATTAGATAAAAAAATATTTCATGATATTTCTACTGGGTTAATACCTGTTATATATCATGATTATGGACCATTTGAAGTTAGAAAATTTCTAGATAATACTCAAAGATTAATATGTCGTTGGTTATTAACATCTGGATTTAGTGTTGGAATTAGCGATTTAGTCCCTGATAAAAAAACAGAAGAAACTTTAAAAAATAAAATTAAAGAAATGAAAAATTTGGCTTATGATAAATTAGATGATATTAGAAGAGGTATTATTGAAAATAATAGTATATTTAGTAACGAAGAATATATTGAACGTGAAATTATAGCAATTCTTGATAAAACTACAAATAATGTTGGTAAAATTAGTTTAGATCAAATTGATGATAGAAACAATCGTATGATTAATATGGTTAAAGCAGGTTCTAAGGGTAAAGAAATTAATGTTGCTCAAATGATAGCATGTGTAGGGCAACAAAATGTAGATGGTAAGAGAATAACATATGGATTTACTGATAGAACTTTACCTCATTATACTAAATATGATGATGGGCCAGAAGCACGAGGATTTGTAAAGAATAGTTTTATTAGTGGTTTATCTCCACAGGAAGTATTCTTTCATGCGATGGGTGGTCGCCAAGGACTTATTGATACAGCTGTTAAAACATCAGAAACAGGATATATTCAGAGAAGATTAGTAAAAGCAATGGAAGATTCTAAAATTAATTATGACAATACAGTAAGAACAGCAACCGGTTCAATAATTCAATATATATATGGCGAAGATGGTATGGATGGATGCAAAATAGAAACCCAATTTATTAATACTATCAACAAAAATATTATTGAGTTGGATAATGAATATAATTTAAAAAGTTCCGAACATCTTGATATTCATATGACAGATGAAGCGTATAAAACTATTGATGCGGATACCTATAAAAGATGCTCAGAACATTTTGAAGAAATGTTGCGTGATAAAGAATTTCTAATTAAAAAGGTTTTTAATGGTGAGAAAAAATATATTATCAATTATCCTATTCCATTTGATAGAATAATAAATATAGCTCATCAAAGATTATTAACATTAAATATCAAGAAAATAAAGACAGATTTATATCCTGATTATGTATTAGATAAGATTGAAAAGATTAAGGATGATTTATATGTAAAAGATAAAATTCAAGGAATGTTATATTTCAATTTATTATTAAGACTTCATCTAAATCCTAAAAAATTAATAGTTCACTATCATTTTACAATAGAAACATTTGATTGGATTGTATCACAAATATATGAGTATTTTAATCAGGCATTAGCACAGCCAGGAGATATGGTTGGAATAGTAGCTGCTCAAACAATTGGAGAACTTGGAACACAAATGACACTTGATTCATTCCACGTATCTGGAACAGCAGCAGCTGTTAAAGCAACATCAGGTGTTCCACGTTTGAAAGAAATTCTTTCGGCTACAAAGAAAACAAAGACACCTACTTTAATTATATATATGAAACCCGATGTATCATGTGTAATTAATCCATTAAAAGATGAAAATGGGGACTTTGTTGATCCACGCATTGATATTACAAAAAATAATGCTATTAATATTAAAAATTCAATAGAAATAACTAAATTATCAGATATCTTAAAATATAGTGAAATATATTGGGATAGTGTTGATGTTTATGAAACAAATATTGAACAAGATGTAGGAATTATGACCATATACAAAGAATTTGAGAAAATAGAAGAAAATCTATGTAAACAAAGAGCAACTTCCCCTTGGGTATTGCGTCTTGTATTTGATAAAGAAAAAATGAATACATTTGGTCTTAAAATGATTGATATTTATACTAAACTAAAAATATCATATGAAAAATATATTGATTGTGTTTATAGCGATGATAATGCGGATGAATGTGTATTTAGAATTACAATGACTGAACAAGCATTAAAGGAAATATCAGAGAAGCAAGATGAAATCGCGACAATTAAGGCAATTGAGCATAATATAGTATATCAGGTATTATTAAAAGGCTATAAAGGAATTAGAAAGGTATCGTTAAATAAAAAAAATTATACTAAATATAATGATGAAACTAACAAATTTGATACTGTATTAGAATGGGTTCTAGATACAGATGGAACAAATCTAATAGATATTCTCGCAAATACCAATATTGATACAACGCGAACTATATCAAATGATATTCGTGAAATATATGAAACATTAGGTATTGAAGCAGCGCGACATGCTTTATACAAAGAATTGCTAGCTGTTGTTACAGAAGGTTCCATGAATTATAGACATATGTCTCTTCTCATTGATACGATGACTTACAAAGGTCAATTAATGTCTATTGATAGACATGGTATTAATCGTGGTGATATTGGACCTCTTGCGAAGTCTTCATTTGAAGAATCAACAGACATGCTAATAAATGCTAGTATATTTGCCGAATATGATAAAGTTAATGGTGTATCTGCTAATGTGATGCTTGGACAACAACCACCTTGTGGAACAGGAGATAGTCGTATATTAATAGATGAGGAACATATGATGGAATTATTAAAGAATATGGGGGATAAAGGAGATAAAGCTACAAAATTAAATATAATTAAAGAGGATGAAGAAGACGAAGATAAGAGTGAATTATATTCAAATGATGATTTACAAATTATAATTAATCAAAAAGAAAATAAAAAGAGTAGATGTTATAAACTGCCTCAGCAAAAAATAATTATTAAATAAGTATATGATACTAAACTAAAACTATAAAATATTAATTGTTTGTGTGCTACTTGATGATGAAAATGAATTTAATTTTTTTGTATTTTGTATAATAGTAATAATTTCATTTGTTTTTTTATCGTTAGTATCATCATCATTTTCTTGAATTCCATTTAATTCAGTGTATATAAAATTATCATGATTAATATTACGTACAATATAGTAACTAAGATGTGTTTTATCATTCTTTCTATAAAGCATTAATAATGGTCTATTTAATTCATCATTATATGCTTTGTAAACTGTCGTAGTTACAGATAAATCTTTTTCATCCGCGCGTTTACTTATGTTGACAGCTTTTCCATAGTCAGCTCGGTTATGTATAATTAAAATTGAAATGTTTAAAATATCTGACATCATGCGAAATGTAATCTCATTTGGATGATAAACAAACTCATCAGAATTTTCTTCAATATAGTTTAATATTTTGTATCTTTCAACAGTTGAACTATTATAAAAATATGTGGTTAAAAAAATTTCTAATGATTTAAATGTTTTTTTAGTTTTATTGATACTATTCATAACATTCAAATAAGTGTAATAAAAATAGGGATCTTTAAATATATCTTTAATTTTTTTGATATTAGTTAAATTATGTATATTTTTATCAAACTCGTATTTATAATATTTAAATGTTTTTTTAATTATATCATTATAATCATTTACTATATTATTATCTAATAATTTAAAATAATTAAATAATTCTATAATATTATCTGGATTATAATTATTTTTAACATATTTTAATTTAGACCATATTTTTTTCTTATATTTTGTCCATTTAGAATTTAAATCTTTCATATCTCCCTCAAACATTTTTGGTAATTTTACACTAACATTAGATACCTTTGTGCTTTTACTTGCACTTTTATCTTTCTTATCATCTAATATATTATCATAATTTATAATAGCATCATCCGTGCTATCATATATTATATTTGGATTTGTTTCATGATAAAATAGTATATTTTTAGGTATATTTTTTTTAATTAAAAAATCTGTAAATAAAAATTCATCTCCATTATCTTCAAAGTTATCAGATAAAGTATTTATATAATCATATTTTGTATGTAAAAGCATGCTTGTATACCAATTATTTATACCTTGTTTTGTAAATATTGGTATCTCCTCTAAAATTATTTGTATTTTTCTTTTGTTCTTATCATTACCCTTATCTTTATAAAATATATCTAGTAAGCTTTCTATAAATTCATGCCGTGATTTATTAGAACCATCTATTTTATTATCTTTTATGTCAAGTATAGTTAATAATTTATTTTTTACTAATAATCTTAATTCAGACCATTTATTAATAACATTAGAATTTCTTTCATTATATTCTTCATACTCATTTTTTTTTCCAAAAAGAATTACTCTACCTTTTAAATTATTATCCTTTCTAATTATAAGTTTATTTTCACTATTTTGATTATTTTTTTTAATATTTACACCAATATCTAAGTTGAACCCAAAGTCTTTTAATTTATTTATTTTATTTTCAAACTTAGCATATACGTCATTTATAATGTTTATTTTATATTCATCATATAGATCATCTAAAAAAACGACATTTTTTATATTTAATTCTTTAATTAAATATGGTAATATAATAATTCCTTCTGGATTGAAACGTATTAAAATATTATTTGCTAACATTATTTTGTCAATTGTATAATTATCATTGATTATAATTGTATTAATACTATACTCTTCACTTTCATCTTTAATTAAATTTTTTATATATTTTAAATTTTTAAAAATATTATTATTAGGTTGGTAATTAATTATTTTTGTAATATTGGGATATTTGCTTAGAGCCATATGTTTTATTTCTTTGATATTTCCTTTTTCCATTTTGATACTTTTTATTATTAAAGGTTCATAGAAATATATATCATCGCGATCTTTCATTATTTCATATAATAAATTATCTCCATGTTTATTATTTTCATCCTTATTACCATTTTCTTTCCATTTTTCTTTTAATATCATTATTATTTCAGTTTTTTTCTGTAATTCATAGTATGATATAATATCATTTATATAATCTGGTACTAACAGATTAATACTTGGTATAATACTTGTTGAATTGATTGTATATTCCCATACAATTAATAACTTTTTATATATTAACGCAATTAAACTATATAGATACTGAATACCTTTATCATCTTGATAATTATCAGTAGAGATATAAGCTATGAATTTTTTATATGATTTATAAATATATAGAAGACGTGATATTTTAAAAACATCTTTTTCTTTTTTACTATCAAATTTAGGTAGTTCAATTAGTTTAATATCTGAATTATTCTTTTTATTTATATTATATATATGCTTTTTTAATTCTTTATAGAGATCTTTATTATATTCATATAACACAGGTTCAATATCACCAAAATCCTTACAAGTATTACCATTATCTAGTGATAAATATGTTATAATATCTAAATTATTTTTAATATTTTCTATAAAGGTTTCTCTTGTTTTTTCTCCAACTAAATAAGCTATTGTATTTATTATATTATCATATTTATTATCATATTTGTGAGGAATTTCGTGAATGTTTATTAATCCTTTTCTTAATATACATTTTTGTTTATTAATATTTTTAGGTTTATTATCAATAGAACTGCAGCTTTCTAAATATTCTTTGTAATTAGTTGGATATAATATTTTATATAATTCATTTGGTATATCTCCATATCTATTATTTTCATATATTGGATATTTTTTCATAATATAATTATTATCTTTATCAGCTGTGTCAGCTTTGTCTGCGTTGTTAGGTTTTTTTTCATTTTTATTCTTATATTGTTTATTATCTTTATTATCTTTACTCTCTTTACTATCTTTACTTTCAGTAGCATTTACGCTTAATTTTTTTCCACAACAAGGTATATTATCTTTCTTTTTTAAATATACATATCTAGGTAAATTTTTATTTTTCATTTCATCATTTAATCGCATAGGTTCTTCACCAGCAATAGGACATTTTGCTTGCAAATTACCTTCTTCGAGCGGAATATTACTTTTAGGACACCATAATCGCGGACAAATATAATAATTATTATTATGTTTAATTGAATTGTCAAAATATTTATTCAACCCTTTTTTTTCGAAATTTATATATTCTTCATTTGATAAAGGGATTGGTTGTTTTACCTTTTGACATTTACGTGATTTATTATTATCATTCCATAATTCTTTATCAGCATTTTTTAACTTATTTATTAAATAATTTTTATTTTCATTATTATTTCCACCACTTGTTGAGTCCTTAGAAGTTGAATATGTTGGTGAATATTGACCATCTGACATATCTGCTGGCGAATTTTTACCATTTATACTTCTTTCTATTATTTTTGACATCCAAAATTCTAAACTTTCAAACTCAAAAAAAGATTTTGAGGATTTAATATCAATCATAAACCCTCTATTTTCTTTTTTAATTATAATTTTGGTATCTAAAACATCTAAGTCATATTTTGTGTTTATTTTAATATTATTATTTTTTACATCATCTTTTTTATTAATAATACTTCTATCAATATAGTTTGCTGTTCTTTTATAGTAAAATTCTTTTTCATTCAATTCGGTAAATATTGTTGATAATGTTAATTCATTTTTTAAATCAGATAATTTAGTTTTATAAGCATTGTATTTTATACGAGCATTTATATTATTTTCTTTAAATTCAATATTAATATTTAAAACATCATTTATATATTTATTAAGTTCATCTTTATATTTTAGTATATCATTAATAATAACTCCATTATCTATTTTATAATCAAATCTAAGATTTATACTACCACCTGCGTATATTGTTATTACAATATTTTTAGTATAATAAATATTAATGCTTTCTTTACCTTCATTATTTATTTTAAATAATCTGCTTAATTCTTTTCTATTTTTAAAGGTATGTTTCTTGTATAATTTATAATATGCCTTATTATTATTAATATATTGTATAATTTGTATTTTATTATTTGTTGATATTTTATCAAATAATATTATCAATGAAGGTATATCATCTATATATGCGTTAAATATTACATCATAATAATTTACCGATGTATCGTTTTTATTTATAATATTTAATTTATATAAATCTGTAATTTCACGATCGCTATTTAACTTATAATTATTACTTTTAAATTTAAAATTATCATAATAATATTTATTATTAAAATCAAAATCATTTTTAAAAACAATATTAATTATCTCGGTTGTATTAAATAATTCCAAGGATTTATTATAATTTTTAATAATATTCTCATTTATTTCTTCTGATTTTCTATCAGTAGATTTAAATGGATTAACATCATATCCCTTCCATATAATAGTCTCTAACTCATATAAAAAAGGTTTGTTATTTACCCAAACATAATAAGGAATTTTATCATCAGAATTATTACTATTATTATTTATATAATAAGCAATCTTATTTATAGCTTCTTCTTTACTACTATCTTGATATATATATTCTTTAATTATATTGATTGATTTATTATAGTTGTTATTATCATTAATATCAAATACATATTTAACATATTCTTTACTACTTACCCATTTATAAACATAAATAGGCTTTACAATATTCATTAATATTTTATATATCTAATAAAATATGAAGAAAATCATATTTTTTTTATTGAAATCTTAATATAGAGGACTTATTAATTTATAATGTATAATTTTGATATAATTAAAAAGCTTGAAAATATAAAACATAATTATTTAATATACGCATTAGAAAAATATACAGACCAAATAACAGCAGACGATCTAAAAAAAAGAGAATTGGAAAGACAGAAACAAGATGAATTAACAAAACAAGAAGTTAAAAAACCTACTGATGAAGTTAAAAAACCTACTGATGAAGTTAAAAAACCTACTGATGAAGTTAAAAAACCTACTGATGAAGTTAAAAAGTTTGAAAATAATATTATGGATTCTTTAAAATGGGTATTTATATCTATTGGTATATTAATATTTTTAATATTTGTAGGAACTTTAATATATTGGGGATTATACGGTAGTGGTAATTATGATGAAGATAATATAAGACCTATTGAAAAACAATATATAGAGCCTACTAATCAAACAAATAGAATAAATCAATATATAGAGCCTACTAATCAAACAAGTAAAATAAATCAATATATAGAGCCTACTAATCAAACAAATAGAATAAATCAATATATAGAGCCTACTAATCAAACAAATAGAATAAATCAATATATAGAGCCTACTAATGTTGAAGAGAAAGAGGGTTCAATATTTTCTTTTCTATCGCCATTTAGTAAAAAAGAAAATATATCGGACGTAGAAGCAATTTCAAAAACAAAAGCACAATTAGAAGCGGAAGAATATTTGAAATCAATAAAAAAATCTAATACAAAACAGCAATTAGATAATATAGATGAGCCCGCGACAGAAATAAAAACAAAAGCACAATTAGAAGCGGAAGAATATTTGAAATCAATAAAAAAATCTAATACAAAACAGCAATTAGATAATATAAATGAGCCCGCAACAGAAATAAAATCAAAAGCACAATTAGAAGCGGAAGAATATTTGGAATCAATAAAAAAATCAATTACAAAACAACAATTAGACACTAAAAATATAAATGAAGATGATGATTTACCTAAATTATTATCATCTAATATAAAAAATGATAATAATATAAAAATACAAAAAGAATAAATATTACACATATAACTATAATTTTTTCATATAATTACTAATATATATACCAATAATTATACCAATACTTAAAAAAATCATTAACATAAATGTATTTGATAGTAAATAATATGCTATATATATAATAATAGCAAATATAATAGAATAATAATATCCAAAATATTCTGTTAGCCAATATAAATAGTCTAGCATTATCTATAATAATTTTAATATTTTAAATTATTAGCGATTTAACATGTCCAACACGAATATCAGTATTAATCATAATTTGATATCCAGCTTGTGTGATTTTTCTACATAAACTTACATCTTCGCTACATATATCGCGGATTACAGTTCCATCTTCTTTTGTTATAGTTAAAATCTCTGAATCAAAATATGGATATTTTAATTTATCAAAAACTTCTTTTTTAATAGCCATAAAACCCATTCCACTATAAACAACTGGGAAAAATTTGAACTCAGTCTCTTTCTTCCATTTTTCAATCTCCTCAGGAGTTATAAATTTAAAAACCCCTTTTTCTTTAAAAAAGGTTTCATCCCAATCTTTTACAAAAGCATAATTTACTAAATCAACCATTCTATACATTCCTGCTACAACTGGGTGTGAATCAGTTGATTCAATTAATTGGATAACTTGTTCATATGTAAATATAATATCACTATCAATAGTAATCCAAATATCAAAAGGTTGTCCATCAAATGGTTTTTGTTCTGAACCTCTAAGAACATCTAATCCAAGTGTAGACATTCTTACAAATGGAACATATGAACCAGTCGCAGGCGAAATCATAATATCATACCGCCGCGTTTCCCATAATTTGCTAAGTGTTGCTGTCCAAGAAATTAAAAATTTTGAACTAAAATTATCACCAGGAAGTGCGAATACAATCTTCTTAGTATTTATAGGTACAGGAGGTGCTGGATGAGCAACCGCAGTATCAGGAACAGCAGTATCAGGAACAGCAGTATCAGGAACAGCAGTATCAGGAACAGCATTATCAGGAACAGCATTATCAGGAACAGCAGTATCAGGAACAGCATTATCAGGAACAGCAGTATCAGGAACAGCATTATCAGGAACAGCAGTATCAGGAACAGCATTATCTACAACCGCATTATCTACAACCGCATTATCTACAACCGCATTATCTACAACCGCATTATCTACAACCGCAGTATCTACAACCGCATTATCTATTACTTCTGACATCTTTATAATTAATAATATAATGATTATTCTTATATATTTTTACATTCAATTTTAAAAGGGAAATATAAAAATTGATATAAAATATATTTAATATAAATAATAATAACATAATTAATGGCTTCTATTGAAAACGATTGCTTAACATATGATATTGAGATTGATTCAAATTCAATGCGTTGTGGACAACCTACAAAGATTAAGAAATCGCTTAAACCTCATCAGTTAGCATGCTTGTATAAAGCAATTTATATGGAAAATATAGGAACTATAACTTATAAAAATAACTCTCATAATAGAGATGTAAATTTAAGGAATATTCCAAATACTATTAAGATTTCTACAAATATTGGAATTATTGGAGATATTGTAGGATATGGTAAAACTCTAACTGCGTTATCAATTATTGCTCACAATCCATTAGATAATATACATATTAATAATACAAAAATTCATAGTTTTAATAGTACAAAGGCATATAATTATTTTACAGCTGTTTCTGAAAATGTGAATTTAAATAATCTCAATAATATGATTAATTCAACGCTTATTATAGTACCAAGAGGTCCAGTATATGTTCAATGGGAAAAAACGTTGAAAGAATCTACTGAGCTAAAATATATAGCAATAGAGGATTTGAATTATATTAAGAAAAATTTACCACCATTTAAGAAATATAATGAACAAGAAATTATTGATTATTTTAATCAATTTGATGTAGTCCTTATTAAGAATACAACATTAGATAGATTATTAGATTATTATAACTATCCTGCTTCTAATAAAAAAGATTTTATATATAGCTGGAAAAGAATTATGATTGATGAATGTCATGATATTATTAATAAAATTGAAATATTTGATTATTTATTTATATGGTTAATTAGTGGAACGTATTTCAATATGTGTAATAAGATTTCGTCAGGATCTTATTCGCAATATTATAATATTAAAGATATACTAAGGGAAGATTATATTAACTATATTTTAGTTAAATGTAATAAGGATTTTGTGAAAGAAAGTTTTAAAATACCTGATATTATTGAATATTATCATTTATGTAAAATGTCTAAATATTTGAGAGTAATAAAAAAATATATTAATAGCTCAATTTTAGATAAAATTAACGCAAATGATATTTCTGGAGCTATCAAAGATTTAGGAGGTAAAAATGAAACAGAGGAAGGAATTGCTGCTTTAATTTGCGCAGATATGAATAAAACTTTATCAAATAAGCAAAAAGAGCGCGAATATACGATGCTTCTTGATATTTTAGAAGAAACAAAAGCAAATCGTATAAAAGTAATTAATAGTGAAATTGTAATTATTGAAGGAAAAATTAAAGATTTGACAGAACGTATTACTGAAATCAATACTAAAATATGTTCAATATGTTTAGATAATGTAACACATCCTATTATATTAGAATGTACACATATATTTTGTGGTTCTTGTCTATTCAATTTTCTAAATGCTAATACATATAATTCTACAAATATTAAAAAATGCCCTGATTGTAGAGCAGAAATTAAAAGCACGGAAAACTTAACAGCTATTGTTAGCAGTAAAGATAATACAAATGATATAATTCCTGTTAAAGAAATTCCTAATAAAATAGGAAAGGGTATTCTTAATAAAGAGGAAACATTATTAGAAATACTTAAAAATAAGCCTGATGGAAAATTTATAGTATTTAGCAGAGTTGATGTATTCACTAAAATTATAAAATTATTAGTATCAAATAATATTACCTTTGCTGAATTAAAAGGACATACAGCACATATGATGAATGTTTTGAAAGATTTTAAAAATGGATTAATTAATGTAATTTTGCTAACTACACAATATGCTGGTTATGGTATTGATATTAATTATGCTACTGATGTAATAATATTTCACTCTATGGCAGTAGATAAACAACAAGCTATTGGAAGAGCACAAAGAGTAGGAAGAACAAATAATTTAATAGTTCATAATTTATGTTTTGAACATGAATTAGAAGAAAATGCTCAATTACCTGCTATCTAACATATATATAATAATAATAAGAAATGCGAATACTAGCAACATTAATTATATATTATATAATTCATTACATAATATATATGCGTTATCATTTTTTTTGTTTTAAACATTACAAATGCGGAATTATATGCGTTAAAAAATAAAAATTATTATTATAATTGTATTGTATAATATGCTTATTACTAATGAAATAATAATAAAAATTTTATTATTAAACAATATAAATATCAAAGGTTCTTTTCATATAGGCGCTCACAACTGTGAAGAATTAGAATTTTATAATAAATTAGGGTTAAAACCAGAAGATGTTATATGGATTGATGCTATTCCTTCAAAAGTTACAGAAGCAATAAATAAGGGAATACCTAATGTGTATAATGCTGTAATAATAGATAAAGATGATGAAGAAATTATATTTAATATTTCAAATAACTTTCAATCTTCAAGTGTATTAGAATTTGGTACTCATTCACAAGAACACCCAGATGTTATTTATGTAGATAAAATAAAACAAAAAAGTATTACAATTGATACTTTTTTTGAAAGAAATAATATTGATGTATCTAAATATAATTTTTGGAATTTTGATATTCAAGGAGCAGAACTTATGGCATTAAAAGGTGCTACTAAATCTATCAAATATGCAAAAGCAATATATTTAGAGGTTAATGAAAAAGAACTATATAAAGATTGTGGATTAATTAATGATGTTGATAATTTTTTATCCCAATATAATTTTAAAAGGGTTATAACTAATATGACAAGTCATGGATGGGGTGATGCTTTATATATTTTATATAATTAAATTATTTAGTATTTGAAATGTTAAAAGGTGTAATATATATTATCATAAAAATTGATAATACTTATATAGTTAATATTGTTTTAAAACTAAGAACAGTAAGTTCTTATAAGTTATATTGGAAAAACAACAGCACAATTAACATATAAATATTTACCAATATATTAAACTAGGTTATATAAAATAAACTTATAGCAAAATATGGTAGATGTTCGTAATGCGCAGCGTGGTGCTACCGTCAATAAAAGAAGAATGGATAGGACTGGATACTACACATCCAATTATTTTGAATGTATTGATAGCGCATGCGTACGTAATTCAAATGAAAAACAAAAATACTATTTAAATATAGCAGCAAAAATAGCTATCAAATCACCAATGTATAACCATAAGCATGGTGCTATAATTGTATATAGAGATAAAATTATTGGTTCTGGATATAATTATTATATGGCTGATTTTAGCATACATGCGGAAGTTTCAGCAATCGCAAGTGTTAATAAAAAGAAAAAACATATACTTAGCGAATGCGATATATATATTGTAAGAATTGGACCAGATAGCTTTAATAACCCTTTGAAATATTCACGACCATGTACTAATTGTAGTAATACAATTATTAAAAATAATATAAAAAACGCATATTATTCTACAAATTATGAATATGATATTATTAGAGGATGTGCTGTAATGTAATAATATATAATTAAATTGTAAGAGATACCTTTGGTATAATTCTCTTAATATTCTTTTTAACAAATGTTTGTCTATCTTCATCAAAAATACGTTTTAATAATTCTTCGCCTGATAATTCTTTAAATTGAATAATTTTTGTTTTAATGTCATTCATTTTAATAGGAACTTTACATTCCTTCTCACTTGTTTTAATACGTCCATGTTGTGTATTTAGATCATTATATTTATAATTAAACATAAAGTCCTCGATTTTATTATTAAGTACTCTTTGATAATTTTTTCTTTCCTTCATTGCTATTTTTAATTTTCTAATCTGATCATCATATTTAAACCAGTCACTTACTAAGTTTTTAAATGTTTCTAATTCTTCTTCTGTTGGTTCAATTCTTTCTTGATTAATAATATTATCTACGATATTATCTTCATTCATTATGTATATATATATTCATATATTTATATATTTTTTATATATATTTATGATATTACAAATTTATTTATATCTTTAATATTTCTTTCTCCATTATATTCAGTTATTTTTTTTCCATTTTTATATTTTAAAATAGTAGGAAATCCATTAATATTTTTTTTATATTTTGCTTTTAAATTTTGAAGCTGTGATAACTCAACATTTAATATATTACAATTATTATCTTTTTTATATTTATTACATACTTTATCCCATGTAGGTTTCAACGCAGCACAATGACCACACATATTCCAATAAAATAATATTGTTAGATTTTGTGAATTATTAATGATATCATTAATAATATCCTTATTTTCATATGTTAATAAATATAACATATTATCTTTTAATATATTTAAATATTATTTTTATTATTAATAAGTAAGAAGAATATAAAAAGAGTATAAATAATGAATTATTATGAATTAGATTATGAAACAGATTATAATCCAAAACTCCTAAGCGCTAAGGTGTGTTGTGAAAACATGTCATTATTATCTAAAACTTATATAAAACAGCAAAATGACTTATTTGTAGATAAAATAAATATGGATATATGTAATTATCAAAATAATTATAATTTAAATGTTGAAGAAATAAAAACAAATGAAAGTGAATTATTAAAAGGGTTCTCTATAAATAAAAAAAGTTGTATATATAAACGTACTGAGTATGATAATGGTATTTGGAAAGATCAATATAATTCTAGCGATACTTTTAAGAATGATATAAATAGTTACAAATTATATGATTATCAAACTAAAAATAAAATAAAAGTAATAAATAAAAATTGATTTAATATATTATTATAAATATAATATTATTTTGTAAATGTGGTATATTCAATTGTCAAATAATATTGACAATTTTAAAAATGAAATATTAGGTGGTCAATTAATAGATAAAGATGTTAATATTATATATGATAATATAGATGTCAAATACAATGAAGATTATAAAATATTATATAATATATTAGATGAGCATATTATTAAATATATAAATAATATTAAAATCAACAAGATTGAATTATATATATATAATTACGGAATAGATAATGCTATATTATTACTAAATGATTATAATAATACAAGAAAAAAATTTGTTAATACAACTTCAAAAAGTCTATTATTTGTTATAATTTTAAGCAAATTTAAATTAAACTATATTATTGATAATGAATATATTGCTCATATTTATAATGATGATTCAAAAAACGCTATAATAATTATACAAAAATTTTGGCGTAATATTTTGTCATATAAAAACAAAATAGTAAAATATACAATAAACAAAGAGCTTGATTATTTATTGAATAAAATTAATAATGAAATTGTTGAATTATCTTCTAAACGCATATTGATTTATATTGTTAATAAATTTAGAAAGAGGTTCAGTAAGACATTAAGAATCTAAAAAATAATAATTATAATTAACTATTGCATAATCACATATATATTTTAATAAAAATAGACCAAATATTATATTAAACATCTTTATTATATTAAATATAATATTTTTAATTATTAAATATATTCTTATATATTTGTATTAGAATCTGTTTTTATGTATATATAGTATATTATTATCAAACCATTTCATATCCATTTTATTATTTTTTAATAAATTTTTAAAATAAAAATTACCATAAAAAGGTTCTTCATTATTTTTATGAAATACACGCTTTGCTTTTTTATCATATAGATAATAATCACATTTAACAAAGCAAACTATATTATATGGTTTTAAATTATAAAATAAATGATTCCATTTTTGTTGCTCTGCTAGTAATTCTTTAAATTGCGGATTATTCCTATCTATTATTTTTTCATTAAATAGTATTTTTTTCAACTTTTCTATAAATAATTTATATGTTTCTAATGTTTTTGGTAATGGATCAGGATTATTTAATACTATTTTTGCTGGTACAGAATAGTCTGATGGTGGCCAAAAAGGCGTGCTATATGGATCATTATCTTTTACAGCTTTTAAAGTTTTATGCGCTTGACTTTTTCTTTTGGCAACATTAGAAGGTGATTGACTTTTTCTTTTGGCAACATTAGAAGGTGATTGACTTTTTCTTTTGGCGACATTAGAAGGTGATTGACTTTTTCTTTTGGCGACATTAGAAGGTGATTGACTTTTTCTTTTGGCAACATTAGAAGGTGATTGACTTTTTCTTTTGGCGACATTAGAAGGTGATTGACTTCGTCGAGATGATACTTTTTCCATTTTAATATTGTTCTAATATATATCTATATATAATTTAAAAAATTGATTATATATAAATCAAATAGCTAATATATTTTTATTAGATGACTAATATATATGTTGGAGCACATATAAATCGCGAAAAAACAATTGTAAAAACAATGGAAACAATTACAAAAAATGGAGGTAATTGTTTACAATTATTTGTTTCAAATCCTAGAAGTTCTTCATTAGTTAATATTAATAACTATTTAGATATTGTCGAAGATATTAAAGATTATATTTCTAAATATAATTTTAAAACTATTATTCATTCTTCATATACTATTAATCTGGCACGTGATTTTAAAAATGGAAAGCGCGCAATTCCTATAAATGAATGTGCTTGGATAAAGATATTATTACACGAGTTATATATATCACAATTAATTAATTCTGCGGGTGTTATTGTTCATGTTGGAAAACATACGACTTTATCATACGAGTATGGATTAGAAAATATGCGTATTTCTATAGAATATATTATAGATGAAATGAAAAATAATAATATTAAAGCAAAAATAATAATTGAAACACCAGCTGGTCAAGGTACAGAATTATTAACCAAATTAGATGAATTCATAAACTTTTACAATAGTTTTACAAAAGAACAAAAAAAATATTTGGGTATTTGCCTAGATACAGCGCATATATGGGCAGCAGGATATGAATTAAGTGAAGCATATAATATAATATGTAATAAAAATTCAAATGATTTAATTGCTATACATCTTAATAACAGTAATGCTGATAAATATAGTAATATTGATAGACATGCTACATTATTTGATAGTACAAAAGGAACAATCCCTCTTAAATCTATTAAACAATTTATAGAATTATTTAAAGATAATGAAAATATACCTATGATAATTTTAGAAACTCCTTCACAAGAGTATTCAGACGAGATTAAATGGATATATTCAATTATGTAAATATATTACTTATCATCAATTTTGATCCAATTAACAGGAAATAAATCATCTGTAATTGTTCCATTATAACATTGACCCAGCCAAGTTTCAGGATAACATATATTTGGGTCATTTGATGAAGAAAGATAGGCTCCAAACCATGAGAATGTGCTATTGCCAATAATATAATGTTTTGAAGATGTCATAATTAGTAATTGTTCCCAATCAGCAACATTATCTGCAACTTTTTTATATTTTAAATTTTTACCATACAATTCATAAAGGGCATTATTAATTTCTATATTATAATTATTTACTCTATCATTGTCATTTTCTTCACAATAATATAAAATATCATAATCATATATGTCAACGCCTTTGCTAATTAATTTTTTATATGCTTCAATATAATAGGTTGTTTTTTTAACAGGATGCAATGTATGTAAATTAATATAATCACCCATACGATAATGAACAGATATTGTTTTATTTACAGTATATTCAGGATATTTTGTTAAAACATTATTAATATGTTCATCTATACCAATAATCCTTCTGATTTTATTTATATTATGTTCAAAGTATTTATAACTTTGAAAATATCCTTCCAAACATATATCATTATCAAAAATAGGTATTTGCTTATAATGAAAATAAGGTTCTTGATAGATTTCAATATTTGCTTCATCAAAATCATGTACCTTATGACTAATATTACTAAATATTGTATCCCAATAATATTTACGATATCCATTATTATTTTTTACATATAATATATAATTTTGACAATTATCAATATAATATGATATAACCGCAAAAATTTTAAACATCTGGTTTCCAATCCCTGCAGATATTATAATACTTATATTATTCATTTGTTCGTTTCTTTGTTTATTATTAATAATTAACTTTTATATAATTATAATAAATTTATATTCTATATAAAGAACAAACAAAAGAGGAAATTATATTTAATAAAACAACTACTTGTGTTAGTATCTAATGTTATATTTTTAATATATATTTTTAAGATTTATTATGATATTGATAATAAATCTTAAAAATATATATTAAAAATATAAAAATTGATAATATATAGTTTAATTACATTATTAAAAACCTAATAGTAAGATGACTATTTCTATCAAAATTAAGGAGATTATGAATAATATGCCCGATACTTTGAATACTAAAAAAGAGATTGATACTTATTATAAAGAAGCAATGAAAAACACATTAGATAATAATAAGTTATTAAAAGATAATAAACCAAAGAAGGAACTAAACCCTTATCAAAAATTCATGAAAGAAAATATTAAAAATATTAAGGAGCAAAATCCTACATTAACAGGAGCAGAAGTATTTTCTAAGATAGCTAATATGTGGAAGAATCAAAAAGAAAAAACTGTTAATGTTATTAATTCAGACACAGAAGTTGTAAAAGACACAAAAAAAGAAACTAATGAAAATATTGTAGATGATATTAGCGAAATAAAAGAGGCAAAGGAAGAAACAAAAGAAGTAAAAAAAAAAGAGAAAAAAGTAAAATAATTTAAAAAAAATCAATTAGTTAAAATGATAGGATGTATATATTATATATTTTTTATAATTTCTAGATATGTTGCGAACCCATCCGCAATATTTAACACATTGTTATAACTTGATAATCTAATATCAAAATGTATCCAATTTTTTCTATATTTTATAGGAACAAAATTCATTAAAAATAATGATGCCATTAAACCATCGCTATTAATACATTTATAACCCGAGTTCTTAACATCAGCGATATTTGATTTAATATAATTAATATATTCAACCCATGGAGGTATTCTAATACTTTTTTCAGCATATTGTTCATTAAATACTTCAATATGTTTTGCTAATTTATCATTTAATGTAAAATATGTAAAACTCGTATGGCAATGTATTCGTTCAGACCACCCAGTTAATGTGGCATAATCAAATATATAATCAGGCTTATAATTATTACACGCATATGCTAGTGTATCAGCAAGTATTAATCTTCCTTCCGCATCAGTATTTACAATTTCAACACTAGTACCATTATAAGATTTAATAATATCATTTGGTTTTAGAGATATACCAGATACTATATTTTCTACTAATGGACATAAGCATACAATACGATGTTTACAATTATTATCTACTAAGTATTTAAATAATCCTAATGATATTGACGCTCCTTCTTTATCCATATACATTTTTTCCATATGTTTACTGCTTTTTATTGAATACCCTCCTGTATCAATTGTAACTCCTTTTCCAATAAGACATATTGTTTTTTTATACTTAGGAGGGGTATAATCTAATACTAGAAAATATGGTTTATTATTAGAAGATCCTCCAACCGCATCAATAAGTCTTAAACCCATATTTTTTATGTCAATATGATTATATTTATTCACTTTAACATACAGTGTATTCATAAATAAAGAACATGCGTATGAAGTAAATTTTTCAGGTGTAAAAATATTAGATGGTTCATTAATAATATTACGCGAAAAATTAGAGTAATCAATAATGCTAAATAAATTATTTTTATTTATTTTATTTAATTGTGGTATGTTAAATAATATTTTATTATTTATTTTTTCACGACTTTTATATTTATTAAATATATATAATCCTTGCGTAATTCTATAAACAAAAGCTTTAATAAATTTCTTATTTAATTTACTTAGGTTAAATATAATATCATTTTTATTATTGATATTATTAACTATTGTTTTAATATCAATAGATCTTAATATTATATCTAATGAATTATTTATTATTATATTCGCATTATCTGTTCTATGTGATGATACAATAATATTGTTAACATTCTTATTATTTTTATTAATTATATATATACTCATCTAATAATATTATATACTCTATTATATATTTGATAATATAAGTTGTGAATTTTTTAATTCATATATTTTATCTGCTATTTCTAACGCGGATCTTCTATGTGCTATTATTATCATTGTACATAATTGATTTTTAAAGCAGTCTTTTATTGTATTCTGAACAAGTTCTTCGCAATAAGGGTCAAGAGCTGAAGTTGCTTCATCAAATATTATTATTTGAGGTTTTCTAATTAATGCTCTTGCTATTGATATACGCTGTTTTTGTCCTCCTGACAATGAGCTTAATTCTGTTCCTTCTAGTTTTGTTTGATATTTATTAGGAAGTTTGGATATAAAATCATGAGCATTAGCAATTTTTGCGGCTGTTACAATATCAAAATCACTAACATTATTCAAACCATAAGAAATATTATTTGCGATTGTATCTGAAAATAATATACTTTCTTGTGCTACATATCCTATATGTTTTTTTAACCATCTACTATCATATTCACAAATATTTATATTATCAATAGTTATATTCCCACTGGTTGGAGATAATATATTAACTAATAATTTTGAAAGAGTGCTTTTACCACAACCAGAATCACCTATAATTGCTATTTTATCGCCTCTATTAATATTGAAATTAAAATTATTTAAGATATGCTCATTAGATTTTTCATATTTAAATGATAGAGAATTAAATGATATATCACCATAAAAATTATTATCACTAGGTATATAATAACCATATATATATTCGGGAGTATCTAGTATATTTGTAATTCTCTTATAAGGTTCCTTGCATTTTATGAACTCGTTTTTCATATCAAATATTGTTTTTATTGTTGAATATAATCCTTGATTATGAAGAATAAATATAGTTAATCCATCAATAGAATTCAAATAATTTGCTGATAATATGATAATAATTGTTATTATAGTTGGAATATTGCTAACTATTAATAAATTGCTACCATATAAAAAACACTCTTTGTTATTGTATAATGATATTTCATCAGATAATATATTATATTTATTATATGCTGTAATTTCATTTGCATATGTTTTTAAAATAGATAGATGAGATAATGTTTCATGTGTATATGTATTTAATTCATTGGTTAATTCTTCATAATTTGTCATTATTTTTTTATGAATTTTATTATAAAATTCTGATATTAAATAATTAAAAGGGATTAATATTAAAGCAATAATAGTAAGTTTCCATGATATGTTTGATAATAACCAAAATGTTATTATGACTTCAATAATAGAACGACATAACACATTTATATTAAGTGAAATAATATCAGAAACTATCCTTGAATCATTATTAACCTTTTCTAATAAGGAATTGACAGTTTCAGTTTCATAAAACTGTAATGGTTGATTCAAAATTTTTTTATATACTATACATCTTAATTTATGGTTCATACATTTTTGCGAATATACGAATAACGCACCTCTAAACGATATAGCAATCATAGATATAAAATTAGTATAAAATAGTAAATATAATTTTTCATTTGAAAAATCACCCATCATTACTTTTGATGTATAAGATTGAGCATAAACATTATAATACGAACCTATACATCCACACATTAATCCCATTATGCTATATTTAATATCCGAACCACATATATTAATAAATCTTTTAATTATTCGCATTATATTAGTAATATTATTAAATATTTATTTATATATTAATTAAATTATAATGCTTTGATATTTTAAATTCTAAAAAATGATTTAATTTATTAAGATATAAATATAATATGGATATAAATATCTTTATATTTCGCAGAGATTTTCGCATAAATGATAATTATGCTTTAAATAGTTTGATAAAACAATGTGGAAATAAGGGAATATACCCTATGTTTATTTTTAATCCTGAACAAATTTTACCAAAGAATAATCAGTATTTTAGTAATAATTGTGTTCAATTTATGATTGAAAGTTTAGATGACTTAGATAAAAACATACATGTAAATTATTATGAAGGAAATGATATTGATATTTTAACAGATCTATCTAGTAAATACAAAATCAAATCAATAGCATATAATAAAGATTATTCACCATTTGCTATTAAAAGAGATAGTATAATAGAAGAGTGGGCTAAAAATAAAGAAATAAGCATTATTACCGAAGAAGATTATACACTTTACAATATGGGAACTATTCAGAATAATTCAAATAAACCTTATCAAGTGTTTACACCATTTTATAAAAAAACTATTTCATTAAAAGTAAATAAGATACAACCGTTAATAGTAAATCGCATAAATGTTATTAAACATATTAAAACATTTGATAAACATAAATACTATATAGTTAATGATGATATAGCAGTTAGAGGTGGTAGAGATGAAGCATTAATACGATTTAAAAAGATAATGACAGATTATTCAAAATTTAGGGATTATCCAGGATTAGATAAAACTACAAAATTAAGTGCTTATATTAAATTTGGATGTGTCAGTATACGAGAGGTTTTTAATAATTATAAAAATGTCAAAGAATTACAAAGAGAATTAATATGGCGCGAATTTTATGCGAATATTTTATATTATTTTCCACATGTATTAGGGAATTCATTCAAGGAAAAATATGATAATGTTAAATGGACTAATAATAAAGAGTGGTTTAAAAAATGGTGTCAAGGTAAAACTGGGTATGTTATGGTTGACGCAGGAATGAACCAATTAAATAAAACTGGTTGGATGCATAATAGATTGCGTATGATTACAGCAATGTTTTTAACAAAAGATCTTCTTATTGATTGGAGATGGGGTGAAAAGTATTTTGCTACAAAGTTGGTTGATTATGATCCAGCAAGTAATAACGGAGGGTGGCAATGGTCAGCAAGTACAGGTACTGATTCACAACCGTATTTTCGCATATTTAATCCAGAATTACAATTAAAAAGATACGATAAAGATTATGAATATATAAGAACATGGATTCCTTCACATGAATCATACTCAATTGAAAAAATAATAGATCATAAGGAACGTTCTGTAATAGCAATAAATGAATTTAAGAGAGCACAAACATTTTAAGTTGATTATTAACATTCCATATAAGTCTAATAATATTATTACATTGTTCGTGGTTTGATAAATGCTCAGGATGAATAGTGCTACCATAGTTTATATTTGTAACAATTATAGGATAAGTTAATATATATGAGTTTACATTAGCATATAATATATTGTCAGACGCAGTCCATGACGAATAAGATAAATCATAATTTTTTTCTGACAATATATATTTGTCTATTATTTTACGCGCTCCTTCTCTTGAAATTAAATAGTATACAGCACCTGGATAAGATTCAACTCTATTAATAATTAGCTCATTTTTTAAAAAATGTTCATTATATAATTTAATAACTACGGGATGTCCACTTGTATAAAGTTGCAAAATATCAATTATCACATTATTTTTATCTTGAAAATCTTCTATATAATTAAAAATCTTATGATAATCAATATTTGCTAACTCTAAATCATCTTCTAATACACAAAAATATGGGTCTCCATCATCATAACCTTTTTTAATTGCTTTTAAATGAGATAATATACAGCTTATTTCTTCTGGTGTTGTTGTTTTAATAGATTCTTCATTACGAATGATAGAATAGTCTTTGCTTGTTTTTGGTGTTTCCGCTGAAATACGATAATGTTCCATATTTTTCTCTGTAAATTGTTTTTCCATATATGCCTTTCTTTCAGTACATTCTTCTATATTAATCCAATAATGTTTCATAAATTATGTATAATATTTAATTAGTTTATATATATATTTCTTATATATCACTTTAATATATAAAAAAATGACAATATAATTATATTAATAGTATATAATATATATCATATGGCATTATTTATAGATACTGAAACATCAGGATTGCCAGATACACAAAATTTAAGATGGGGTGTTTATCCTTATTATAAAAATTTAGAAAAATATTCAAATGCGCGAATTGTTCAATTTTCAATGTTAATAACTGATAAACAATTTGAATTTAAAGATGTAAAAGATTATATTATTAAACGCGAAGGATTTGATATTACAAATGAAAAATTTCATGGTATTACAAATGATATATCAGATAAATCAGGTATCCCATTTGATACAGTCGCAATAGAAATATTTTATGAGCAACTAATAAAAGTATCGCATATTATTGCGCATAATGTAGCATTTGATATTGGCGTTATTAAATCAGAGTTATATAGAAGAAAACTTCAATATATTATTGATGAAATAGATAAAAAAACATTGTTATGTACAATGAAACATATGAAACCAATTCTTAAAATTATTAATCAATATGGAAATTACAAAAATCCTTCGCTAAACGAAATTTATAAATATAATTTTAATAAAGATGTTGAAAATGCGCATAATTCACTGTATGATGTTTATAATCTTCATAAAGTTGTAAAGCATATGTACAAAAATAAAACTCTAAACTATGAAATTAAATAATTATATTCTAATTAATTATTCTAGTTTCTAAAAAGGGAACATTACCAGCAATAGGGATTGTTTCTTTTTCTAATAATATAGTTCCATATAATTTACGAATAATACTAAATACACTTTGGTCATGTCTAGTTTCTATATATTCTCTACTATATTTATTACATGGATTATTATTATAATCATCTGTAAATAATAATGGGTTATTATGAAGAGTTTTTAACCATAAATCTATAATATTAATACTTTTTGTATTTTTTTTTAATATTATAATTGTAGCCATAATTTGACTTGAATATGCTATATCGCCATTTATGTCTACATTAAAATGGTCAAATATTTCTTTATTTGACCATAGCTTTTCATTTGTTCCTAACTGAAAAGAAATACTTCCATGATCACTATTATTAAGCATTTCTATATATTCTTTAAATCTATCAATTCCTTTAGGATTAATTGAGCATCCAGCATCTAAATATATTAATATATCATCATCCTTTATTTTTTCTAAATGTTTGTTAATAATATATGGCTTCCATATCCAATAACCACCTCCCCTCGGACGAATTAAAATATCTTTAAATTTATTCTGAAACTCTAAATCTAAATCTTCTGGACCATATGAAGTTATTGTATCAAACCAACCTACACGCTTAGCTTCTTCACATAATCTTTTTTTTGAATTAATATATATATCATTGCCATATGTAATAAGATGTATCATGATGTATCTTCTTATATATTTATTCTATTAAAAATATTCTTATATATTTATATATTCATAATATAAATGACAATGGAACAATTGAGAAAATATAGATTTTTAAATCTAACATTAATTGATTTAATACCTACGTTAATTACAGGGCTTATAATTCATTCATATATATGGTTATATCCTCTTGAATTAGATATTGAAGAGCAATCTAATAGAACGTTTATTCAATATATTGCGTCATTATCAATAATATTAATAACATTATTAGGATTAGGAATAATAATTCACAGGTCTGTTGGTATTAAATCTGGATTATCAGCACATTTAGGTTTAAATGGATTACCTAATAAAAAAATGGCTTAATATTAAAGAAGATGGCAGATATAATAAGAGCTGATAAATTTATTTCTATTTGGATATTTATATATACAATAGCATATATATTTAAAATAGTACCATATAATCCAATAATACTCATTTGTATTGCTTTGACATTTTTTGTATTTAGCTTATTTATTATAATATATAATTTAAATGAAAATTCGCTTCTATTATATTATATAATGATTAATACAATTGCTAAAATAATACCATTATTTATAATTGTAAATAATAAAATAACAAATAATGATATAATATTTACTGTATATTTTATATTATTATATTTAATATACATGCAATATATTAAAGAAGATATTATATGTGTTTATAGAGATTATATAGAATTTATAATAGATAAAGATAAGGGACGAGAAAGTAGTTTTTATAATATTTACATACAAATACAGAATAAATTAAATTCAATTACACTAACTACCTAAAAAATAATTGAGTTAATACTATTATACAATAAAAAATGATATAATATGTAAAAATATACAATCAATAATAAAAGATAATGCCATCGTCTTTTGGTACAATGATGCAAGAATTAAGAAGCAAAGAAGAAACATTGAATAGTGGAACTAAATGGACTATTGAAGAAGATAATAAATTAGTTCAAGAAATTGCTGATAATAAAACTTATGAAGAAATAGCTTTAGAACATAAGAGAACAATTAATAGTATTAGATTAAGAGTTATATCTCATATAATTTATCCAAAAATAAAAGATGATGTTGAATTTGATATTAAAGCCTTATCATTAAAATATAAAATCTATGAAGAACAAATTATAATGAAATTAGATCAAATTAAAAACAAGGAAATGATTAAACAAAGCTCTGTAAGTGAAAAGAAACCTATACATAATCATATAAATAACGATCAACCAACTAATAAACAAATATTAGAATATTTAAAACAATTAGATAATAAAATTAATGAAATAAATTCTAAATTGGATAATTTAGAATATTTAAGGTAGTTATAACTTATTATGTTTATTATTATTTATACATTTTAAGAAACTATATAAATGATATATCATATTTATAATATGATAATATAATGAATGAGTTCATTAATATAGCAGAACAATATGATAATATTTCAAAAGATTTTGATAGATCTCGCATTAGAATTTGGAATTCTGTAAAAGATTTTCTACAACCAACAAAAAATAATTTAAAACTATTAGATGCTGGATGTGGTAATGGTAAAAATATGATATATGCTAATAACCTTGGTTATATTACAAAAGGCTTTGATATTTCTAATAATCTTTTAGAAATATCTAGAAAAAAAAACTTAGATGTTTATTATAATAATATTTTAAATATTAATAATGATTTATACGACAAGATAATATGTATTGCTGTAATACATCATATTAACGATGTCAATAAGCAAAAAGAAGCTATTATAAATCTTATAAATCAATTAGTATTAGGAGGAGAATTGCTAATATCTGTATGGTCTTATGAGATTACATTAGATAATGAAAGGAAAAACAATAAACAACAAAAAGATTATCGCAATTTTACAATAGGACATAATTTTTTTAAATGGAATAATAAATGTGATAGGTATTATTATATACATGATTATAATACATTCAGTATCTTAATTAAGAATGTATCTTGTGAATGTAATATTAAATATGAAATAAAATATGAAAAACAAAATTGGTTCTGTAAAATATCAAAAATACTATAATGAAAATTTTTTGATATTTTAAGTCATAGGATGAATTGGGTTAATATGAATTATCAATCTATCATCTTTCGCATATGAACTATCTAAATGATAAACTTTATTAATACGATTTGTAAGAATTTTAACTAAATTATCTTTACTTATGAGTTTCCAGTCCTCTCCATCTTCACTGGTTCTATCTAAACCAAATAATCTATAATCATCAATTATTATAATTGCCTCATTTTTAAATAAATTATTTATATGTGTAATTTCTTCATCTAGTGGACAGTCTTTATTTGATTTCCCAGTATCTCCATGTGACCAATGTCCGTCAAGAAAAAAAATACTTGGTTCGGTAATTGTCGGTAATAATGTTTCAAATACAATACTGCTATCTCCTAATAAAAAATTTATTTTATTTCCTGTATATTTATTTTTTGTTTTTTTGTATAATATCTCACTATATTCAATTGTATAAATATTATTAAAGTAAGGTTCTATACTAAATATTGTATCTCCATAAAATGTTCCTGTTTCAATAAAGCATGTGTATTTTGTATACTCGTCATGTAATGATAATAGGAAAGTTTTATCAATTGAAGGCATATATATTATTTATTCTTTTTTATTCTTTATATATATGAAAGTTATGGATAACAATAAAATGTTAATAAGATAAATAAATATTGCCTTAGTAAAAAGGGAATTTACTACCAGCAGGATTCGAACCTGCGAGTGCTAAGCACGTGACAGCTTAAGTGTCATGCCTTGGACCAGACTCGGCCATGGTAGCAAAGCTCATAAATCAGAGCAATATTAATTAAAAAAATAAGTTAAGTTAACTATGTACCTAATAATGTGATCTATTTGTTTTATATTATAATATAATCAAATCCTTATATAACTTTGTGATATAATTATATAAAAAATATATCTATAATACATACAAGGTATTAAATAATGATAAATATTTTTCTTATTATAGTTGCGATGGCAAATATTATTACATCTAATACATTTGTAATTAATAATGATTTGAATTATAGAATAAATATTAGAAGATCAATACATTCATATAAGCCTCTTAATATTATTCAATTGAAAATGAATATAGATATTGATAGACGTAAAGCAATTAAAGTTATTCCGTTAATTAGCGTGTATAGTATATCAAAGAGTTCAGGTGCTTTTAATACAAATTATAATGATAAATTGAATATACCAAAAAAAGTAGTTGTATTTGGAGCATCAGGATATACTGGCGGTGATACAATTCGCGCGTTACTAGAAAAAAATATTAGTGTTGTTGCGGTTACAAGAAGAAAAGTTGAAATTGTTAATAGAGAGAATGCTAAATTTAATTCTCTTGTTATAGATGATCTTAATAAAAAAGAGAAAATTACAAGTATTATAGCCGATGTCATTAATTCAAATTCTATTAATGGTATAATGAAAGATGTGGATGCTGTAATATTTTGTGCTGCTTCAAGACCCTCCATAAAAGTAACAACAACTCCTGGAATTGATATTTCAAAAAAAAATATGAAATATCAAAAAATTACTAATACAAATTTTTCACTTACAGCAGAACCAAGTAATAATGTTGAAGATATTGGATTAGTAAATGTTGCCGAAGAAGCAATACGATCAAATGTTAAACGTTTAATAATTGTTTCATCTATATGTGCTAAATGTCAAAAAAATGATGATACATCAGGAAATGGATATGGTGAAGCAATTGATAGAGGCTTCGCAAGTTGTGAAGCCTGTTATAAAAAACAAACAGGCGAGGAACGAGTACGTATATTATATGAAAAAGCACCTAAGCATCTTAGCTATACTATTATTAGACCTGGTATGCTCTCGCCTGGTGAAAGAAGAGGTCCACGAGAAGTAGAATTCAATCAAGGAATATCTAAAAGTGGTATTATATCTCGTCTAGATTTAGCTGATATTTTAGTATCATCGGCATTAACAGATAATGGTTCAAAAAAAACATTTGAAGTATATTATAAAGATACAGCTCAACCGGTTGATATGTATAAATCTCTTAAAACTTGTAAAGAACTAGGACATTCTATTAAAGAATGTTTCTTTGGCGAAGGATATAACGAAACTGAACCTTTAACTATGGAAAGAATTATGAAGATGCCTCAAACAGGATCAATCTTTATTTCAGGTACAGAAGTTTTAGGTAATAATTATACGGATATGTTAAAGGAATTGAAAGAAGATGTTTATGTCCAATATGATATTAATGTATTGCGTTCTAATGATATTTTATAATTTGTCCTTATTTTTTTAATTATTATATAAAAATAATATCATATATTTATACAAAATATATGAGTTTATATAAAAGAATTATTATTACAATTTTATTTAGTTGTGAGGCCTTAGCATTCGCAAATACTGTTAACATTAATAATAGATTACATAAATTTAATAAAAATTTTGAATTAGTAAAATTAAATCTAAATCGCCGTGAAATATGTGGGTTATTTAGTATTTTCCAATATATACAACTGCCTTTTTTGATAACTAAACATGCTAGTGCTTTTAGTCTAAAAAAAGAAAAAACAATTGATGAATTAAAAGATGAAGCAATGAAAATTATTGAAATAATTGAAGTTCAAAAAAATAGTATTAATTTACCTTCATTAAAAAATAATAACAATAATGGTGATAATAACAATAATAATGGTGATAATAACAATAATGGTGATAATAACAATAATAATGATAACATAAATTATTCATTAAATAGCAATACTAAAATAAAGATTGATGTTGTTTTAAATAATATTATGAATAATTTTAAAAAAAATGGCAAGATTGATCCTGATAAAGCAATAAGTAATTTACAAAATTATTGTTCAAAATCGAATATAATTAAATATAAAAATACAAAACGACTAACATCTTATTTTCAAGATGGAAAATATGCGCTATTACTTGGTAAGTTTATTGATTATGAAATTATTAATTATCAAAGTGATATAGTAAATAATAATGATGAAAAAAATAATTTATATTACATAGTTGACATGAAAGTAAATGCGGAATATAAAACAATGTTGCAAAATAGCATTCAATTTAATGATATGTATTATCCAAAAAATAGAAATTACAATAATATATGCTATGTAATATATAGATGGTCTTTTAAAAAATATGAAGATGATAATTTATATTTAGAAGGCTGCTATCTTGTTCCTCCTATTATAAAATCATAAATAACAATTTAATTTAATTTTTAATTTAATTTAGGTTCTATTATGGGTTCTAAATTTTTAAGTGGTATATTAACAGGTGTTCTCTCTTTTTCGAAATTTTTTCCTCGTTCATTTTCAAGTAGTGTGAAAGTGGCACCTTTATAATTACCAAGTATCAATTCTGTGTTATACATTTTATTAATTCTCAAATGTTTAATATTTATTTTATCCCCTGGTTTAAATTTTTTAAGTACTGTATTTAAGTCATCCGGATTATTTATAGGTATATTATTAATAGCTAATATAATATCTCCAATTTGAGTTACATGTTTGGTTTTTTCATCTCTTTCTACACCCTTAAGTCCAGCAAAATATGCTGGTGAATTTATTGGAACATCTAATATAAGTATCCCTTTGGTAATAATGGGGATACCGCTTTTTTCAGATTCGACAATTGAAGGAATTCTTTCCATATATGAAATTCCAAGTATTGCTTTTTGAACATACCCTGTATCAATAATATCATTTATTGATTTTAAAGCTGATGATATAGGAATCGCAAAACCTATACCTGCCGATACTCCTAATCCAAGTGATGCTGTATTGATTCCAATTATTTCACCATTGCTATTTAATAATGGACCACCGCTATTCCCTGGATTAATAGCGGCATCTGTTTGAATAATACCATATATTTTTCTACCAGTAGGAGCTGTAATCTCTCGATTTATTGCTGAAACTATTCCTGTTGTAAATGTATGATCTTGACCAAATGGGTTACCAATAGCAAAAGCAAATTGTCCAATGCGCGTTTTAACATTTGGATTATAGTTAATTATTTGTAATTCAGCTGGCGTTGCATCAATTTTAAGTATAGCCAAATCTGTATCAGGGTCAACACCTGTTAATTTTGCTATATACGTTTTTTTATTGCTATCTTTGTCAGTTATTGTTACAAATGCCTTATCAACTTTATTAATAACATGAAAATTTGTTATGATATGCCCTTTTTTATCCCAAATAAATCCGGTACCAACACCTTTTGGTAAATCATCTTTATTCAAATTATATTTATCAGCCATACTTGTGTATTCTGTACTAATAAAACATACAGATGATATTGATTTTTCAAAAATATTTGTTTGCTCTTCTTCTATACATTTGATAATATCCTTAGAACTTATCTTCTCAATATCTATAATAGATTGCTCCGCCGATACCCTTCTTATTCCTAATGTATTTAATGCTACACTATAAAATATGATATCTCTTCGCTTAGATAACGCTAGTTTAGTATCTGATCCATCTAGATTCATATTAAATAATGATTTATTAGATATATAGCAACTAATAGTTTGTAGAATAACAAATACGTATAATAGTGTACTTTTGATTTTCATATTATATATTAATATTATTATAGTTAAGTTTTATATATTATATACAGTATAATTAATAACAATATATATGAATGATTGAAAGTCCTATAAATAATATAGGCATTAAATTAGTATTATATTAAAAATCAATAATTATCTTTTTTCCTATTATTATTATCATTTATTAAATAATTTGGTAATATCCAAGTATTATTTAAGTTTTGAATAACATTATTATTATTTCCCCGGTATAAAATAATCCAAAATGAACAATTACCAGAACCACAGATAATATATTTACATTTTGACATTATAATAGTTATAGCGAGATAATATTTAGAAAATATTGGATTCTTATCTTTCATAATAATATCCACAGTACTATCACATTTAGGAACATGTCTGATTTCATCATTAAAATAAATTGAATTATTTGGAAATCTTTCACTAATAAAATTTATGAATTCAGTTTCATCGCTTTGAATCAAAAATAAAATATTAGGATTAATTTCTAATATTTTATTTGCATAAATTAAATATTCATTATAATCACATATTAATGTTTCCCTATTTTTATCATTTCCCCTATAAAATAATACACAAATATTATTATAGTCTATATTATATTTTTTTTCCATATCTTGAATAATATTTAAAATATTTTTTGAAGGAGTAAAATATTTTGTAATAACTGGTTTAATACTATCAAAATCTAATAATTGATAAACATAAAATTGGTATTCAGATATATTATTCTCTATACCAATAGGGATTTTTTTTTTATTATTTCATTAATATTATCATAATGTTCAAAATAATTAAATGTAATATCTTCATATTCATATTCACATTCTTTATACCAATTAAATTGCCGTGAACTATCAACCGAAATTGGAAATTTTAAATTATTATCATTAATATAATAAATAATTTGTTCTAATTTTACAGAACAACATGAAAAGAAACCAGCATTATGATCGCATATAATACTCATAATAATTTATAGAATAATATATTATTATATATATTATATATAATATATATAATAATATATTCTTAATTATTTTAAAGTAATTAAAGCCAATCAAGTATTATCTTTATGACATAAAAAATTTGTGTTTGAAATATTAAAATATGTATTAAAAAATTGATTATATATTTATAAACACATATTATTAGAAAATAATGAATAAAATATGTACAGATGGAAAAGTAGTTAATCCTGCTACTGGAAGATGTATAAATAAGGATGCTCTTGATAAAAAAAATAAAAAAAAAGAAAAAGAAGATCTAATAATTATTAATGATAATAATAAAAAAATTATTGATAATTTAAAAATATTAGCAGATTATGAAAAAATAAATAAGGAGCCATTCAAAGTAAAGGCTTATGAAAAGGTAATTGAATCTATTGAATTATATGATAAAAATATTGAAACAATTGAAGATATTAAAGGGATTAAGGGTGTTGGAAAAAAAATAGAAGATAAGTTATTTGAGTTTATTAATACCGGAAATATTGTTGAAGTAGATAATGCTTTAAATGACCCTAGATATATATTAGGAAATAAATTAAAAGGTATTTATGGCGTAGGACCTTCAAAAATTACTGAATTAATGACTAAAATTAAAAATTTTGATGAATTAAAAGAACATCCAGAATTATTAAATGATAAACAAAAAATAGGGTTAAAATATTATGATGATATGAATTTAAGAATTCCTATTGTAGAAGGACGAAAACATTTGAAAATAGTCAATAAAATATTAATCAATTTATACAAAGATATTGAGTTTGAATTTGTTGGTAGTTATAGAAGAAAAAATAAAGATATGGGAGATATAGATATATTAATTAAAAATAAACCTGGTTTAGTATTAAAAGATATAATATCTCAATTAGAAGAAACATCATATATAATTGAAAAATTAGCATTAGGCACTAATAAATTTATGGGAATATGTAAATTATCTCCAAATTTACCAGCACGAAGAATTGATATATTAATTGCGGACCCATCTTATTATTATTTTGCTCTACTTTATTTTACTGGATCATATAGTTTTAATATATATATGCGTAAAATAGCATTAAAAAAAGGTTTATCATTATCTGAATATGGATTTAAAGATAATTCAAAAAATATTATTGATACAACAGATATTATTCATTGTGAAGAAGACATATTTAAATACTTAGATATGGTTTATGTTGAACCATCAAAACGATGATTATGTTGTAATTATTACGTGCGTTATGATATAAGGTTAAAGTTAATTATATATCTAAATAGGAAATAGAACATTAGTGATGTCTATTACCTTATATTCTCATAATGCTGATACAAGAGTTATCTTATCATATTTGTATGATTTATTGAGCAAAGAAAATAAAAATATTGATTGTGAATATATTGAAATAGACAGGAAACATTATAGAGATTATAAAAAAGAACAATCAGATTATATTTTTTTACATAATTTTATTCCAAAAAATGGTAAATATACTATTAATGATATTGATATTGAAATATCAGATTTCATTTTAAATGATAAGGTGCAAACATTAATTTTTAAAGATGAATTTTTTCAAATTAAAAAAGTAGTTTTGAATAGTCAATCAAAAGATACTATAATTAAATTTATTGAGGATGCTTTTAATAAAAAATTTAAAGAAAAGAAAGAAAAATTTGCGGAAGTTTCTGGTGATAAAATTATAAAAAAGAAGTGGTCTGGATTTTGTTGGACTTATGATTCTTCAATTCCTAAACGAAATTTTAACAGTATCTTTTTGAAAAAGGATCATTTAAATAAAATTAAAGACCCAGTTCTAAGATTTTTAAGCAAAGATACTTATAAAGAGTATAATAAACATGGGATACCTTATAAAATGAATATTATGTTACATGGTGCCCCAGGAGTAGGTAAAACATCACTTATTCATAGTATTGCTTCTGAATGTTCTGCTAATATTTGTGTTTTAAATATTAACTCTGAACTAAAAGAAGAATCTATGATTGAAGCAATCTCTCAGGTTAATGAAGATGATAAAAGATCAATTCTTGTTCTTGAAGATATTGATTGTATTTTTATTGATAGAAAACCAAATGATAGTTTAAAGAATAATATTACTATGAATGGTATATTGAATTGTCTTGATGGATTTAATAATCCCGAGGGGTTAATTGTAATTATGACAACTAATTTCCCAGATAAATTTGACGATGCTCTAATGCGTTCAGGAAGAATTGATCTAGATATTGAAATGACACATCTCGATAAGTATCAGGCAAATAATATGTTTTTATCATTCTTTAATAATCAAGAACATTTTGATATTATGTGGGATAATATCAAAAAATATTCTGTTGAACCAGCTACTTTAATACAATTTCTATTTAATAATCGCGACGCCGAAGATATTTCTACAAAGTTTGAAGACTTTTACAAAGTTATTGAAAAGAAATATTCTAAACATAATGGCGTATATACATAATAATTAAAATATATATTATAAATAATATATATTAGATATTAATAATGGGTGCTTCGCAAACTAAGAGTGTTACAAAAGAAGTAGATATAAGCGATAAAATTTTAGACAAAGAATATAATATTTACATTAAAGCACCAGATGAACCATTTCAAAATGAGAAGAATGATACAAATTACTACAATATACAATGTAATACCAATATCATAATTATATTTTTTTTAATATTATTTATTATTTTATCTATTTTTTTAATTTATTCCAAAATTATATATAAGTAATATTTATAATAGATATTATAATTAACATGGATAATGATGATAAAATATTAATTACTATTGACGCAAGAGAAACAACTCTCTATAATGATCTAATTAATAGAGATCTTGATAATTACAAAGATAAAATTAAAATATTATCTGAAAATTTAAATCTAGGTGATATTCATATAACATATAAAAATCTTACACATATATTTGAAAGAAAAACTCTACAAGATTTACAAGCATCTATACAAGATGGAAGATATAAAGAACAGAAAGCTAGATTATTATCTAATGTTTCGCAAAAATATATTACATATATTATTGAAGGTGACAATATATTATCATCAACCACATATGATAGGAATAAATCTATGATACAAAGTGCTTATCTCCATACTTTGTTTAGAGATAATATCCGTATTTTATATACTAAAAACATAGTGGATACTACAACATTAATATTACTAATATCTACAAAAATAATAGATAAACCAGATAAATTTTTATATGAAGAATACACATCAGATAAGTGCTATGCTGATTTTATAAAACTTAAAAAGAAAAAAATAGATAATATAGATACTAAAACATGTTTTATCATGCAATTATCTCAGATACCAATGATATCTAATATAATTGCTAAAAATATTTATTCTAAATATATATGTATGGCAAACCTTATAAAAATTCTTGCTAATATTGAAACATTAGAACAACAAATTAAAGAACTATGTAAAATTGATGGAGTTGGTAAGGAAAAAGCTTCTTCAATTATTAAATTTCTTTTTTCTGATTTATAAACTTAAATGTCAATATTATTAAAATTTTGATATGTAAGACATCTATTATCAATTATATGATATATATTAGATATAAACTAGCACTTCTCAATTATTTTTACTAATAATTAACTTTTTTTTAGGAAATGTTGAATAATAATATAAAAGAAAGAATAATTATTATTAAACATGAGTATTATAAATAAAAAAGAATTACTTAGAAGAACAGAAGATTTTGTTAAGGACTATATGAAAAACTATGATGATTCACATAGTTTTGATCATGTTATAAGAGTTAAAAACATGGCAACTAAAATCGCAATATCAGAGAATTTAAGTGAAAAACAAATATTTATAATTCAATTAGCAGCATTAACACATGATATTAATGATAGTAAATACAGATATGTTGATGAAACACAAGAAAATATTCTTAGAAATTTCTTTAATAATTTAATTGAAGACAAGGATATGTTAGAAACTATTATAAATATTTCATGTAATATAAGTTTATCAGTCGAGTTATTTAATAATAATAACTATAATAACTATAATAACTATAATGTTTGTAATAACTGTATTGAATTAGATTGTGTTAGAGATGCTGATCGTATTGATTCATTAGGTTCAATAGGAATATCAAGATATTTTACTTATGGTATTATAAAAAAAAAGAGTAATATTGATGATATAATAGATAACATAGAAAAGCGCACAAATAAAATAATGAATAGCATAAAAACTAATATGGGAAAAAATATTAGTTTTGATAAATATAAAATAATCAAAATGTTTATTGATGACTATTATAACAGTATGTTAATATTAGAGTAAATAAATCAATAATTAAAGTTGACCGAAGTGAAATTTATTATATGTTTCAGGATTTATTTCTTTAACATTCACTAAATTACGATGAAAATATGTTCCTAAAATTCTTTCATATGAACATGAAATTTCTTTTTTATTACATATTAAATCTAAAATGCCTTTTTCAATCATATTATCCATAAATGCCTTATTACAATAAAAACAATTCCATAAAACTAATTGTTCTTTATCCCTATCTTTCATATCTAAAATATTTAAATATCTATTAATAGATGATATATAATCAAAAATTTTTCCTTGATGTATAAAGGGGTCATTTTCATTCCATATTAAGTCAGGTTCATAATGTTTTTTGAAAACAATAGCATCAGCTTTGGTATCATCGAGTTCTTCTGTAATTTTATTATTTAAAAATGTATTCCCTTGAACACATATATATTTATCCGCACGAAAATGTTTTAATGCCAAATTATATGCACCTATTTCGTATCTATATAAGTTTGAATTATTTTTTATTATATATATATTCAAAGATTTTGCTAAATCATACCATTTGACATTTTTAGAATTATTATCTACAATAACTATCGTTTCATTTTTATAAATATTTCTAAATTGCTCTATACATTTTTTCAAAACATTTAATTTATACTCATCATCCTCTATATATACCGCAGCAATTATTAATAATCCTTTTATATATATAGGTTTATTATCATCTAAAAAATTAAGATATTCTTTATATTCACTTACAGTTCCACAATCCCAATATTGTCCATTAATAATTTCATATGGAATTTTAATAGAATTATTTAATGCTAATTTCATAGAATATCCTAAATGTAGATCATCATTTTTAATATAATTCTCAAACTCTTTCTTGAAAATTATAGCACCCCAACCATAATTATAATCACAATCCTTATTCTTATCGATAATATCAATAATATAATTATCGTCTATATTACATAATCCTATCTTTTCTTTTTGTGTATTTCTTATATTCCATAAATAGCTGCCTATAATTATATCATTATTGTTGGATACTTTATTAATTAAATTATCTGAAATATAATCAACATGTGTATCAGGCATTCCCATAATTGCTAAATCATAATCTTCGTTTTCTACCATCTTTAATATTGTTTCATTCATAGTCGAAGTATTTTGAATGATCTTGATAATTATTAAGTTTTTGTGATCATTTAGTTGTGTATTAATAATATGCTCTATAAATGAATTATTTGCGGCCGAAGAACCAATAATAATTTTATTACATCCCTTTTCAATCATTAACATACACCAATTACTCAATAAAGACAAGTTCTTATTTTTAAGAGGCAAAATAAACTTTGGGATATTGAAAATTCTACTTGCTGTTCCTCCACAAGCAATCAAACCTAATATATTTTTTTTCATCTTAATATAATTACATAATAATTTTAAAAACAAAATATTAACGAAGATATACTAACCCATCTTTAATTATATATTAAAAATTAGAAAATTAATTTTCTAATTTTTAATATATAAGATTAAAAAATAAATATTATTAAAAATAAATGAAAAATGAATGTATTGATAAACCAAAATTAGAGGATATTATTATAAAATATATTAATGAGAAAGATAAATACGACGATGAACCCTTTTATATTGTTGATTTAGAAAAAGTAGAAGAGCAATATGTTAAATGGATTAATTATTTACCAGATATACAACCATATTTTGCTGTGAAATCTAACCCAGATAATAAAATAATAAATTTATTAGCAAAGTTAGGATGTAATTTTGATTGTGCGTCTAAGAATGAATTAATCAATGCGTTGAATATTGTAAATAATCCTGATAAAATAATATTTGCGAACCCTTGTAAAATTTCATCTCATTTAATATATGCTCGTGAAAATAACATAAATAAAATGACATTTGATTGTATAGAAGAATTAGAAAAAATACACAAATTATATCCGAATGCTAAATTAATACTTAGAATATGTGTTGATGATAGTAATAGTAAATGTAAATTTAATTCTAAGTTTGGATGCCATTTATGTAATCTCCCAATTATATTTGACAGAATAAAAAGTATGCAAATGAATTTATTGGGTTTTAGTTTTCATGTTGGGAGTGGTTGTAGCGATGCTAAAAGTTTTTATAATGCGATTAAAGATTGCTATGATGCTTATAATCTAGCAAAAAATTTTGGTTTTAATATAAATATAATAGATATTGGAGGTGGATTTCCGGGTGTTGATAAAAATATAATATTTGCTGATATTTGCTATAATATTAACAATGCTATTGATGAATTCTTTTCATATGAAAAGAATAATAATATTATTAATTTTATTGCTGAACCTGGAAGATATTTTACTGAGTCTACTCATACACTAGTAATTAATGTAATTGCTAAGAAAAAAGAAGCAAATGTAATTAAATATTATTTAAATGATGGTATATATGGTTCTTTCAATTGTATTAATTATGATCATCAAAAACCAGAATTAATTTCATTACAAACAACTAATAATAAAACAGAAAAATATAATACAACATTTTTTGGACCTACATGCGATAGTTTAGATTGTATATACAAAGATATTCAGTATCAAGAACTTAATATAGGTGATTGGTTATATGTAGCAAATTTTGGATCATATACAGTATCACCTAGTTCAACATTTAATGGTTTTTCAGTTAATAACAAAAAATATATACCCTAAATCTAATTATATAATAATAAGAATATGTAAATAATATTTATACAGTAGGTGTAATACCATAGTATATACTAATAATTATATTAAACTCGCGCTTATCAAGATAAATCTGATATGTATCAGTATTTTTAAGGTCGTCTTTCTTTTGTTTAGGTTGTAGAATTTTATATTTTACATTTAGCCTTGATTTATCAATAAAGGTAGTAATATATTTTTTATATGAAACATCATCTTCGGGACAAACTACTTGTATTCTTTTCATATTTTTTATTTTATCATATGTATCATCATTAGAATACTGCTCAATAATAGAATGGATAGTTTTAATATCCCAACCTTTTGCATCCTTTTTAATTTTTTTGTATACTTCTTCTGTAATATTAATTACAATCGGAATAGAAGCGCGCGGATCTTGGTCAGAATTATCTACAACAACCAATGGTATATTATTCTGCGCGTGTTTTACAGCTTGAAATACAGAACAGCCATTAATATTATTAGTATTATCAATTACTGTATTGTGTCTTCTTATTACTTGTTCTGTACGCTCATCCATCCAATAATGTGTTGAACCTGGATATTGTGGCGAATTTCCAATAATACCAGCAAGGCGCCCTGCTTTCTGTACTGCGGTAGCATTATTTTCAATATAACCCAATATCATATCAGTAAATACTATACCATCTTTATTTTCTGTTGTAAGAATACCAAGATCGCCATTAATTTCTATTTTATCATTATTTCGTGGACAATAATGAAATCCAAGCCCTCTATCTACTTTACGCTTCCCAATAATAACTAATGGTTTATCATTAAGATTATGTTTTTTATAGATATAATAAATTACCTCATTTAATCTTCTACCTTTCATCTTAATTATTTGAATAGGCTGTTCAACTTTTAATATTTTAATACTTATTCCTCCATAACCATTAAATATAAGAGCATGCATATCTTTTTTATTACACCATTTAGCAAATTGATTCATCTCTTCTGTTTTAGCATTACTATTTACTATAATCTTTCTATAATAAAGCTCTCCATTTGCAAGATTAATTGGTGTAATAAAATGTTCTAAATTAGTTTCTAACACTTTTTCAGCATATGAATTGCATGTGTCTTTTACAAATGGTATTTTATGTGATATAGATTCATGATGATGAAGAGCACGATAATTTTCTTGATCTTCTTGTGAAATAATAACTGGATATAAATAAGCATTAACACATTCTGGATATTCTTCATCTAAGAGTAGATCTCCTTCTGTTGCGGAAACAAATCCGAGACGATATAGTGCTTCTGTTTTTTCAGCCATAAATTTTTTATATGACATATTTTCACCATCAATATTAAACTGTTTATCTCTTAACTGTTTATACGTCCTATCTGCTTCATCCCAAATAATGCCATATCTAAGGGATGAGTTATTAGCTGATGCTTTTTTATCAATATGATTAATTAATTTTAAAATTTTTTCTGCTTGTTTTGAATTTCCAAGGCCACAAATGATTGGCATAGGATATTCTAGATCCCCATTATCTTCAATGATACCGTGTGAATAAGCGTCAATATAAGTTTTAATTTCATCATAACTTGTTTTGCTTGTACTAGATAATGAAAATATTTTTACCTTTTGATTAGAAAATACATTTTTGATACCATCTATTGATTGATCAGATAGGGTTTTATCATTATCGACAATAATAAATGATACGACTTTTTTAGTATTATCATTACCCCAATTTTTAATTTCTTGTGAAGTAATTCGCATTTTTCCTTTTTGCGTATTTAAAAGAACAAAGAAGGTAGATGGATTTTCAACAAGTTCTAATAATATTGACTTTTTTATAGAATCCTGAATATGAACAAATTCAGCCCATTTCAGTCCATTTTTTGCTTGATAAACAGTAATATCATCAAGTGGACCAGCAATAATAAATCCGTCATTAACTAATTCATTTAGTTTTATTTCAAAACTATCTTCATCAATAAAATCTTCTTTATCTCCTCTAACTCCATCAAACAAATTAAGGAATGTTCGCAAAACAGTATGAGCCATAATTTTTTGTTATTAAAAAAAATATAATATCATTTTTTACAATTTTTTAAATATAATAGAACATATTAATTCTTTTTACATTTTACACATTTAGATATTTTTGCTATTAAATCTGTATTTTTTACACCCTTGAAGATTTAAAACGACACAAAGAATATAAGATGATGGTATTTTAAATACTATACACAGATACCCTAACTAAAATTGATAACAATTTATTTCATAATGACCATATTTTCCGCATATATCACATTTTTTTGAAGATGTTGATTTTGAAAATGAAGATTTTTTAAACCAACAATTATTCGCAAAATGACCATATCTTCCACATTTGAAACACGAATTACCAGAAATCTGTTTGTTTTTCTTTTTACAATATCTTTCGTGATATTCACATTTTTCTTCATCTTCAAATTCTTTATCACAATATTCACAGCACAATATTACATTTTCTTCGCTATTACTACTACTATCATTGTCTTCTTCTTTACAATCATTAGCAAAATGTCCTACTTTTTCACATTTGAAGCATCGGTTATTAGTATTGTTGCTGATTTTTACAAGTTGGTTTTTAGTTTCTTTATCTAATTTTACAGAAGTATATGAACCACCTCTTACATTATCAATGCCATATGTATCCATATATATTTTTGTATATTTATCTTCATCATAATCATCTCCTTTTATAAGTTCTAATAATTTTACGGGATTGTGTATTTTAGTCCATTCTGAACCTTCTGAATTAAAATGACTTTCTATACGAAAATATGGGTTTGATGTTTTACCAACATAATATTTATCATGTTGTAATTTAAGAACATAAATATATACCATTGTGATATAATAATATTTGATTATTATATCATTTTTTATGTTTTTATGTTTTTACCATTTTAAATCTTCAAGGATGTAAAAATATCCAAATGTATAAAAATTGGCATATTAAATAATAAAGTATATATAAACTATTTATTTTTAATCTTATAATATTTTAGTAATATCTTCAATTAAATCATCTAATTTAGGTTCAGTCAACTCGCTATAATTTATGTTCAATTTACTATCTCCATAATTTTGAGGTTGTTGTCCATTTACTTTTACAGGATATGCCCAATGCGAAGTTGTCCTCCTATTTATAAAATATTTTTGTCTTTTTTCTAACATTTTTTTTGATAAATTAATACGAGGTAAATAGCTTACATATTGTACAATTCGTTCTTCATTACTATTTTTATTTCCATATTGATTTTGATGAAAAGTTCTAGAATCCCATAATACTAATGAACCTGCTTTAATATTTAGAACCTTTTTAGAATCACTAATTTTATCTAAGAATTTTTGTTCTATTAGCAACCAATCTTTTGTAGATGTTAAATTATATTCTTTCGCATATTCTTCATGTAATTTATGACTTCCTTCATAAACTACAAGTGTTCGTTCACAATTATCTGTTAACGCTACAAATCCTTGAATACATTTCAAACCTTTTTTTGTAGGTGCTTGATCTGTATGTGTCCATGTACTATCTTTTTTTTTACATTCAGCTGGTATATAACAACAACCATCAAAACTAACAACTACTTCGTCAGTTTGCCAAATATTTTTAAAAACATTTTGAACATTTTCTCTTGTTCTAATATACCATGCATGTCGTTGTTGTCCTACTTCATGATACTTTATAATTCCATGAGGACTTATTTTACTATGTAATTCTTCAATTTGTGGATGTGAAGAAAACCATTCTCTAAAATATCCAATTGATATAGATATTTCTTCTTTTGTTAAAATATTTTCTATTACACAATAACCTTTTTCAGTAAGTTCCGAAATTTCTTCTTTGTATGAAGACATTATAATTATAATGTTAAAAATCAATTAAACAACCAATAATATCAATTTTTATATTTTATATATTAATTTATCTCAAATATTAACTATATTTTTATTAATTTTATTAAATATAATTACACAAACATAAACTTGCTATTAAGCAATATTATATCATAATATTTATATATGTTGCTAATGTCTTTTAGTTTTCCAATATCATGACTATCCATTATTTTTTTCATAATATTATCAATTGAATCATCTGTATATATTTTCTTATCTTTTACTAACTCATTATATAGATGATGAGCTCTATTATATTCGTCTTTGAAGCCTTTATTATTTAATGTTATATAATATATATTATTACTATTATAATTAATAATTTTTTTTATTAAGTCTATTATTTCATAATCTTTGTCCTTACAATTTTCATTGTTATCAACCCATATCTTTTTTTTCTTATCATTTTGAATAAATGCTGTTGATACAATACTTCCAGTTTTAATCTTTTTAGTAATTTTAATAGTTGCATCTAAATTTAAAATTTGTAATGATGTATCACTAATATCACTATTACTGTCTTTATCATTATCAATAGTGCTATCAGACGCATTAATAGCAACAGATGTTGATTTCGCACTATTCTTTATAGATTTACTACTTTTCCTAATTTTTGGAATTTTTGGTTCACATAGTATATTGATAAACCTGTCAAATAACAACTCTTTAACCATCATTAATTTAAGGTTATTAATTCTATTTTTTCTTTTTATTTCATTATGATACATTGATTTTTCAGATAGTGCTTTATCTACATCATTCCAATATTCATCGCATTTATCATATCCAGGTAGTTTATCTAAACATAAAGCATAAAGTTGCAATATAGGTTTCATAATTTGATTAGTAATATAATGTAAATAATCAGGTATCAAATTATTTTGCTCAATATAATCTGGGTTCTCTATTCTATCACCTTGTAATACATTCGCATTACTACCATTTCCTGTTGTTTTAATATATACGAAAGGGATACGCTCATTAACAACAGGTCTATTCCCTGGGTCTCTTGCTCCAATTCTATCAGCTAGCACTTTATGAGCAATTTTTGAAGGATCTTTATATGTTGATCTTAAACTCTTTGTTATTACAAGTTCTTTTATAGATGTTTTACCTTCAACAAGATTATTTAGTTCTTCTTGTAAAAATACTATTGAGCCATCTAAATCTTGTTTTTCTAATATGATGTTTATAACTCCACCGTATATTTTCTTGACTATCTGAGCATTATCTCGTCGTTTTAATACAATACCCATAGATTTTTGCTTGTATTTTGTAGTATCATTTTCATATAAATTACCAACATATCTCTTCTTGCTAAATAGAATAAATGGATATAGACATTTCTCATAATTTAATTTTTGTGGACTAGGCATAATATCAGGAACATTAATATGTTTCTCTACATCTTTTCCAATATCTATCGCAAATTGTAAAGCATCTTTTCCAAATACAGCATTACCATCATTATCTGTTAAAGGAAATTTACAAAATATAGAATCAGTATCTCCGTAAATAACTTCAGCATTATAATTTCTTTCTACAAAATCTTTTGCTAACATAATCATATTTCTTCCTGTTGCTGTTGTACATGCTGCTATCTCTTTCAAATATATTGAAGATGTTTTTGCACCAATTTGTCCATAAAGTGAATTTGCGGTAACTTTGTATGCGACTTGTAAAGCATCCAAAACATCTTGTTCAAATATATTATATGTTTCTTTAATATTATCTATATTAAATTTTTGAACTAATATTTTACTATTCGCATCAATATTATATACTTCATAATAATCTCCTTTATCTGAACAAATACCTGAATATATTTTCCCATCATTTGTTGTAATTGTCTTATATTCAATTTTTTTCCTCGTATTTTTACGTTGTTTTAGCAACATATCTAAAACATCAGCAATAATACCTTTTCTTCCATCTTTATATTGGACAAATACGCAATCTTTTTCACCAGTCTTCTTTTTCTTATCTCCAACACCTTCATATAAATCATATGATATTGTTTTATATTCAATATTAGGATCTTCAACACGATATTTCTCATCCATCAAATAACAATCATGAGATAAATTACAAGATATCATAGATGATGGATAAAGAGAACCATAATCAAATACCACAATTGGTTCATTTAAATATATCCCTTCTTTTGGCTCTAAGACAACAGCGCCTTCATATCCATTATCTAACTCTATCAAATTTTCACTATATGATTTAATAGTTGGTATTAGATATTCTCTTTCCATACATTCTTTCGCAATTAAAGAGAATATCTTTATTCCTTGACCTCTACGAAATAGAAAATTGAGAGGAACAAGACATACATTTCCCATACCAATATTATTTTCAAGTATTTTTAATTTATGTATTAATCTATTAACAAGGCAACAATCTTGAATACAATATTTAGCAATAACACATCTATCCTCGCTATTCCCCTTAAATTTATCAAATATCTCTTGTGGTTTTAAATCATTCTTATTATCACCTAAAAATATTGATGCTACATTATCGAGTTTATAACTATCTAACTTTTGATCCCTTTGCATAACTTTTAGCAAATCTATTAGTACTGTCCCATCTATGTCAATATATTTTAATATATTATCACCTAGTGCTGATGAAGATAATTTTAATTCTACAAGGGAAGATTTACGCGTTATTAATCTACCAAATCCCAACGAGAAATTATCAAGAATATTTAATTCAGTAGCTCTGAGCCATATATATTCCATATCAAAACCAAATATATTATAACCAGTAATAATATCAGAATTTAGGTTATTCATAAGTTCTTTCCACTTAATTAGCACTTCCTTTTCTGTATTATAATGCTGCACATCACACCCATCAATTTTATCACAACTGTTTAAAGTTATAATATTTTTATATATTATATTATCAGAACCATATATATGAACAGTAGTTCCTATTTGAATAATTTTATCTCCTTCAAGAGGAACTAATATATTTGATAAAATATCAGTTAGTTTTAATTCTTGGGCATTCAGTTCACGAACTGTCATTTTATTACCTTTAAAATCATCATCATCATCATCATCTTCATTGATATCATTATTTACATAATCATCTATTCCATTTATATCTTTTCTATCACATGCTTCATCTGATTTTTTAATAGATGAAGCAATAATATTCAATATATCTATTATTTTATGAATATGCGGTTCAATTTTTTGAGATATAGATGATATATAGTTATGTGCTAATTTATTTTTAGCATATATACGGTTAATCTTGATATCTTTTGATACATCAATAATAACATCTTCGTAATATATAGTTTGCAACCATTTAACAATATTTTCTGCTGTATATTTATAACCTAATTTTGCTATTAACGCAAGATCTTGTGCTACCTTACTATAATTTTTTTTTGCAACAGGGAAATCACCATGACTACTTGAACATTCTATATCAAAAGATGTTATTAATAATGGTGCTATTTTATTAACTTGTATTGGCATTATATTTTTATATTCAGTTGTAATATTATAGTCGCATCTGCTAATATCTTCACCTATTTCATATTTTCCTTTTTCAATTCTTATCCAATCACATGGTTTAATATTTTGCGTATGAATATATTTTAAAAATGGATCAATATTTGTCTCATACATTTTAAAATCATTTTTTTCAAGACTTTTGAAATAATACTTTAAATTATTGTATAATTTAAGAGATTTTACTGATACTTTTAGAAAGCGAAATATTTTATCATTTGTAAATCCCCAAAAGTCTTTTTTATTTACTATTTTGATATTTACAAAATGTGTTTCTAAGTAACGAGGAATAATTTTTTTATTATATTCACTAATTACACCATTATTATTAAATTTACTTTTATAAGTACCGTTAATTAATGTGTCATTTAATTCATCTAATTTTGCCCTGAACGCATTTTTATTTAAACTCTCCCAATTTTCTGGCGGTTTGATATAAAAATATGGAATAAAATTTTTAACATTTACACAATATGTAGCTCCAACAGCAGATGTACCATAAATTAAAAGCGAATATAAATCATTTGCGTCTTTTTGAACATTAATTTTATCTGATTCTGGATCATATATATCTGTTATTTGAAACTCAATATCATTTTCAAAATTGTTTATTGGTTCATGAATTTTTCTTGGAAATTCCATTATAGTAAATATATATTTTTAAATATTTAAATACAAATCAATTTTTAATTTATTATAATAAATTAAAATAGATTAATATGGATATAGGTTCGGAAGGTTTGATTATATTAATCATTATAATTGTAGGTATTTACTATATATATAATTATTATATTAATGAAGGACTGATAAAAGTTAAAAGCAATATAGATAATGAAGAATATACTGTGCAAATTAAAGAAGATGCTAAGGAAGCAGCAGATTTAATAGCAACTATTAAAAGTAAGCTAAATATTTTATTAGAACATTTAGAGAAAACATATGGCGAAAGTGATAACAGAGTAGTTATGCTTAATAAAAACTTTAGGCCAGATAAACTGAGTGAAGGTGTTGATACACCAGGATATACAAGTTATTCTGTTAATAAAGGAGAACAAATTGTATTATGTCTTAGAAATAAGGATAAATTAATGGATATTAATACTATGATGTTTGTAGTATTACATGAATTTGCACATTTAGCAACAGAAAGCATAGGCCATACAGAAGAATTTTGGACAAATTTTAAATGGATATTAGAAGAGTCAACTAATATTGGTATATATATAAAGCAAGATTTCAAAAATAAAAATGTTGATTATTGTGGTATTAAAATAACATCATCGCCATTGTAAAGCATGCTTATCATATTCAAGTAATAAATTATAATAGTACTTATCAAAAATAAATATATATAAGATATTAACTATTATTTAAATAATATAATGGCAAATTTAACGTGTAATAATATATCTAATATATATCATAATCATATTTTATCTAATAACTCTCAAATAAATAATAACTATAATCAGTTTGAAATATTCTTAGCAACTATTATTACATTGATGCCCATTAGCAAAAAATATTCTCAATTTATTAAAATTGATGTTTTGCGTAGAAAAATTAATCAATATACTAATTGGAATATATTGATGATTATCATTAATAGTATGATATATAATTTTTTCAATATTGATAATCATTTAATATCTAGGTTTATAGCAATTAATTCATTTCATATTATGACATTATTCCATTTATTCATATTATATGATAGTAATATATTATTCTATGCTATGGATACTAAACCATTTATTTTAAAATATAATGTATTTAATAAATTTACTGATTTTCATTTAGTACGATTTGAATATTTTGTTTGTAATTTAATAGTTCATATATTACCTGTATATGTATACAAGGACTTTTTAACAATTAAAAATATTAATGATAATGACATATGTGTTTATAATAATGTTGATATGTTTCAATATATAATAATGTTTAAATTCATGTGGGTTTTAAATATTTTTGGTGATTTTAATATTACATCTATATATGTTCCATCTTTTAATGGATGTAATATTAAATTAGTTAATCTTGTTGTTATTATTGATTTTATTACATATAAATTAATAAATAAATTTTTATATAAGATTTAATATATATATTTATAAATATATATATGATACCAAAAATTATTCATCAAACATGGAAAGATAAAAATCTTCCACCAATTATATATAATTTGGTTAGTGAAAATATTAAGATATTAAACGCAAATGGATATGAGTTGATGTTTTGGACAGATGAAATGATACTAAAATTTATATCTGAGGAATATCCCCATTTTTATAATATATATAAATTAGCAAGAACAGGTGTACAAAAAGGTGATATAGCACGTATATTAATTGTTTATCATTATGGAGGAATATATATAGACTTAGATGTTTTAATTTTAAAAGATTTTGCTGAAATATTAGATATGAATTCTAATAAATTATATATTACTTATGAACCCAGTGGACAAACTAATGCTCTATATAACAGTGATAAATATATATGTAATGCTTTCTTTGCTGCTAATAAAAAAAATAATATGTTGAAATTAATATTAGATAATATACCAATATATGTTAGGAATTATACTGAAAATATTTTTCAAAAATTTGATATTTTTGGAGGAGCATATTTTAAAACTATAATAGATCAATATATTAATATAGGGTCTTTAAAGAGTGATCTATATATTATAGATGACCGAGAACTTTTTTATCCAATAAATGATCTTAAATTTGATAATATGCCATTCACAGTAGAGGATTGGATGAAAGTAAAAAGCGGTGATTATGGGAAAGAAACAATAATGGTTCACTATTGGATACATGGTGATTTTGAATCAAAAACACTGCTTACAACTTTTAAACCCAATATTAATAAAACAATTCACGAAAATATATATGGTTTTTTTTCTAAATTATATCCAAATATTGCAAAAAAAATTGATAATATTATATAGGAAAGAATATAACTTGAATGCTTAAATATTTATTATTATTTTTAATAAATATGGTAAACATTAAAGGATTTCCTTATCATAATATAATTAAACAAACAATAATTCATGATATTAAAATGCCTTCTATATATTTAGAAAAAGATTTTTATAGTGATAATCATGCTAAGTTTAAAAATAAGTTTCTTTCAGCAGAACATATTTATCCCCAGTGTATGTTAATGAATAAACATTCTAATGACATGCATAATATTATAAAAACTTTTAATACGTTAAATGTAAATAGATCAAATTATATGTTTGTAGAAGATATTAATATAAAAGATAAGAATTGGGTAGAATTAGACTTTGGAAATTATGTAAATCATAAAACTAAAATGTTTGCTCCTAATAATTATTCACGAGGATTTATATCTAGGGCAATTTTACATATGTGTCGTGAATATGACTATAATCACAAAAAAGTCATAGATAAAGATATATTAATTAAGTGGTTTTTCAATAATCCCCCATTAAAAGAGGAAAGATACCATAATGAAATTATACATAAAATACAAAGAAACCATAATATTTTCATAACAAATTATTTTAAAAAAAATAATGTAGTTATAAAGTTTATTAATAAGTTATAAGATATTATATAACATTATAATAATAAGTAAATAAAAAAATGATAATAATAGGTTAATATATATGATATAGTAATATATAAACTACTATATTATGGAGTTACTGAATAGTAAGCAACGTTTAGCGGTAGATCAAACATTAAATGGAGAAAACATATTAATTACTGGACCTGCTGGAACAGGAAAATCATATACAATAAAATATATTATAGAATTATTAAACAATAATAAAAAAAATGTTGGATTGACAGCAACAACAGGAACAGCTGCTTTTATTATAGGTGGTCAAACAATACATTCATTTTTAGGTTTAGGAATAAATAATAGCTCACTAGCAGATATTTTTATTAATATAAAAAAACATTCTAATATATACAAAAGGCTTGTTGAATTAGATGTATTGATTATTGATGAAGTATCAATGCTTGATACTATATTATTTGAGAAGATATCAGATATATTTTGTTATATTAAATCACATAATTTTAAAGACATAGAATTGCTTAAAAAACCATTTGGTGGAATACAAATTATATTGATTGGAGATTTTTGCCAACTCGCCCCTGTTAATGGTATATATTGCTTTTTATCTAAATTATGGAAAGCAGCAAATATTAAGGTTATTTTACTTGATGAACTTGTAAGACAAAACGATGATATATTATTTCAAAAAATACTACAAATAATTAGGAAGGGCAAATGTACAGATAACATTTTAAAAGTTTTAAATGTATTAAAAGATACACAATTTAATGAAGATATAATACCTACTAAGTTATATCCAAAAAATATAAATGTAGATAAAATTAATGAGATTGAGATTAATAAATTAAAAGAAATGGGTAATAAAACTATAATTTATAAAGCAGAAGCATCAAATGATAATATCAAAAACATTAGCAAATATGATATTGAACTAGTTGAAAACTCCCAAATAATTGTAACACGAAATATTGATGTATGTATAGGTATAGTAAATGGTATGCGCGGTGTTATTAAATATTTACATCACGATTATGTCATAATTAAAGATAATGAAGGAACCCTACATAATATATCATATTATAAAGATATTATTGATAAAGCTACTAAAACTCATATTTATCATATGCCATTAAAAGTGTCATATGCTTTATCCATACATAAATCGCAAGGTATGACAATTGACGCATTAGAAATTGATTTAGGTGATAATATTTTTACTTGTGGACAGGCATATACAGCTTTATCGCGCGCAAAAAGTTTAAAAAGCATTAAAATCATTGATGTTTCAAAAAATTCTTTCAAAATCAATCCATATGTAAAAGAGTTTTATAATAATATGTGTATATAAATATATATAATATAGATAATGTATAATATATATAGAATGAAAAAATATAAATATACAAAAACATGGTTTTTTGATTCTGAATTAATACGTTGTTTATTAAATTTTTTGGATAGATTTAAAGAAAATAGGATATTAGAAATTGGTTGCTATGAAGGATTATCTAGTGTATTTTTTGCTGATAATTTTATTGATAATCCTCATTCAAGTTTAACATGTGTTGATCCTTTTTTAACTATTGATAATAATGATCATGGTAATATTTTACAGAATGGAGAAGAATTAAATTTTGATTATAATATTACTAATTGCAAAAATAAAGAGAGAATAACAATACATAAAATTACCTCTGACAAATTTTTTGAAAATAATAGTAAAACATATAATTTTATATATATTGATGGTTGTCATGAAATAGAATTTATAAAAAGAGATATGGAAAACTCTTTTAATATTTTAGAGAAGGATGGTATTATGTGGATGGATGATTATGGAGGCGGAGATGGTATAATTATTAAAAAAACAATGGATGATTTTCTAGAAAAATATAATGGACAATATGAATTAATTAATAAAGGATATCAACTTGCTATAAGAAAATATTAATAATATATTTATAATATTATAAAATAATTAGATGTATGAATGAAAATAATCAGAATAGGAAACTATACAACTGGTTTTAAATATTATAAAAATAAGGATGAGATAACTAATAATGATGAAATAGAAAAAATTAAATTATTAAAAATACCACCAGCATATGAGAATGTAACAATTGTCAATAATAAAAAAATAATTGCGTACGGATATGATTCAAAAAATAGAAAACAAGTTATATATAATCCAAAATATATAGCTAAACAAAATATAATAAAATATAAAAAAATTTCAGGATCTATTAATTTTTTTTCTAAATTAAAGAAAAAAATAGCTAATGATTTGAATAGCAGTGATGAAAAAATTAAAGCGATTGCTGTAATAATTACTCTAATATTTACTTGCGGTTTTAGAATTGGCAATAAAAAATATGAAAAAGAGAATAATTCTTTTGGATTAACTACATTAAAATACAAACATTTAAAAATTGAAAATAATAAAATATTAATAGATTTTATAGGTAAAAAAGGTGTTCGTAATATAGCATATTGTAATCATAGGAAAATATATGATTATCTCAATAATAAATATAAAATATTTGACATAGACGACTATATATTTAGTTATGGAACTAAAAAAATTGTAACATCTAATGATGTTAATGAATATTTAAAAAAAATTAGTAAATACTATTCAAAATCTAATAACATAATTATTACTACAAAAGATTTGCGTACATGGAATGCTAATATGCTTTTCCTTGAATATTTTAAAAAAATAAGAAAAGATAATCAAGGAAAAGAAAATAGTGATGGTAAAAAATATATTAAAAAAGCGATTGAAATGGTAGCAGAAAAATTACATAATACATATAGTATATGTAAAAAAAGTTATATAGATCCTGAAATAATTGCGAATGCTGAAAAGCAAATAAATAAAAATTGATTTATAAATTTTAATATAAATATTAATATAAGATTTATATAATATAGAATATAAGATAAAAAATGGATATCAATATTGTTATTGCTAATTTAAAGGATATGCTCAAAAGTCGCGGAGATGATATTACTTTATTTGAAGAACATGAAGCATCTATTGAAAAAGAAAAATATGATAGTGATGCTTGTTGTATTGAGTTTGAAACATCGAATACCACGCTCATTTTTGCTTTGACAAAAAAAACACGAAAAAATATTATTGATGAATTAAAAGATGATGATACAAATATCACCGCATTTGTAAATAAACATAAGGGAAAGCAAAATATAATATTAATTTTTAATAATGATTCTGTATCATTACCTCTTGTATCACAATTAAATAAATATGATAAATTATTCCAAAAAAATGGAGGAATGCTTCAATATTTTCAAACAAAACAACTTATGTTTAACCCTACAAAACATGAATATGTTCCTGAGCATATTAAATTAAAAGAAGATGAAATTGTTGAATTTATGAAAAAATATATGATACGTAGTAAATTAGATATGTCTAGAATATATCCAAGTGATCCTATTGCTAAATGGCTAGGTTTAAAATATGGAGATATTGTTAAAATCATTCGCTATAATGAAAATAGTGGCGAATCGTTTTACTATAGATCTTGCTTCTAAAATAAAATATATATAGTAATAGAGGATATAATTAAATGAGTACTACACTTAAAAATGAGTATATAAGTACATTTGATGAAAAATTAAAGATATTTTATAGTATTTTTTTTAAAACAATTGATATAAATGATATTTTACTTTCAGAATTAAAAGACATAACTAAACAACCAAATTTATTAAATATACCTGCTGATGGTACAACAGCTAATACATATAATATAGGTCAATTTAATGATTTTATAAGAAATATTGTTAATTTCAAAATTAAGAATAGTGATGATTTGTTATCAACAAATAATAATATGGACTTTATAAAAAATGTTAAAGATGGAAATAATGTTAGTAATTTTAGTTTTAACAATAATGTGAAAGATAATATAGTAAGTACACTAAATGTTATAAATGTTTTTGTTGATATATTAGAGGCGTATAAAGTATGTATTGAAAATGAACAACATACTACATCACTATCTGGATATTCAAAAGATATTATTATAGATCAAATTGAGTTAGTATCAGAAACTACAAGAATATATGCTACTGGAAATATGTTTCCTCCAAATACTGTCGCAAATGCTGGTTTTATAAGAAATGTTGGGACTGATGCCAATGCTGAGAAAAAAAACATATTATATTTATCCATACAAAGTTTTAATAAAGCTTCTTACTCTAATATATTAACTACAACAGGATGTATTAGTGGATCATCGTGTGATAATAATATAACTAGTGATATTTTTGATGCTGCTAGTTTAAATAGTGATCCAAATAAAATAATCGGTCTTATATTAAAATCTAATACAAACTATGCAAGGCAAATATATAATAAAAACGTAAATGACCCTAGTATAAGCAATTTATCATTAAATGATAGAAATAAGGCTCTTGTTGTTATATTATTAAAAATGTTATTAGGCATTAATATACACTCGCGTAAACAGACTGTATATGCTCTATATTTTTATTATAAGTTTATACAATTATATTCAACTCTTATTATTAATGTATCAAATGTAATGTATGCGAATGTGGAGAATAATACTATTAATTGTATAAATATATACAATACAACAAAAAAAAATGAATATGTATCTGAAATAAAGGTAAGTACAGCAGGAATTGGATATACAGCTTCGCAAAATATTTTTATAATAAATACAGGCGGAAGAGCAAAACTTGTGACAAATGCTTCTGGTGAAATACCTATTAACACTCAAATTGAAATACTAACACGAAATGAATTATCTAATAACATTATTCCGACATCATTTACATTAAAAAATTCAAGTGATGGTATTATAACACCTAGTGGTAGTGGTAACGCAGATGTTCAATTAACCGCAAAAAGTTATCCATTAGTTGTAGACACAAATAGGCATACTAATAATGAAAATATTGATAGATTAGAAAAAATTATTCAGAATATTAGCACATCACTTACAAATATGACTAGTGAAATGTCTAAATATTCTCTAAATAATGATGATAATTCATATGAATTAACAACAGCAACATCATCTGATACTATTATTTCTTTGTCAATTGATAAGAAAGTTAATATTAAGATTGTAAATGCTACTAAATATTATATACTAAGTAAATATGATTTTAATTATGATTTAATCAATGATTATAATGTTTATGACGAAAAAAATAAAATTACTTATAATATTTTGTCAATTACTGATTCTTATGATACTAGTCCTAAATCATTTACTATTGAAATTAATGCGATATTAGATAATACTTTACTTAAAGAAGCAAAAGATAATGATGAAAATACAGAGTTATTTAAAAATGCTGATGGAACTGATAGTTCAGCAGGAAGAAATATTGATAATACTACTGGACCTTTCCTCTTTATTAAGAAAAAAGATCTTACATCTTATAAGAATGAATATCAATATAATAAAAAAAATGTTAATGAATTAAATGAACAAATAGGTTTTAATACTAACAAAGTGCAACGTCAAAAAAATTTATATGATAGTCAATATAATAAAAATGTTTTTTTGACACGTCAAATATTAATATATAATATAGTTATTTCTATTATTGTATTAATATTGTTATTAATTAATTTAATGAAAATAGATAATCAACTAGTAAAAACAATTTCTCTTGGTTGTCTTGGTATTATAATATTATTATTTGTTATATATATAACATCAAATATAACATATATAGAAACATTTACAGATTATACTAGTATTTTAGATAGTTTAACTAAAACTTATTATACAAATAAAAAGTTAAATAATAATACATATAATATTAATAAAGCAACAACTTTAACTAATCAAATTAATGAATTAAATAAAAAGTTTATTAGTTATTTTGAAAAAATAATTATAACTATACCATCTGCTGATAGCATAGATTTTTATAGGGAAATTAAAGATGGTATAAGTACTGAATTAGAAAACAAAAATTATATTAATAACTTATTAGTATTTAATAGATCACAAGGTGATAATGATATGGATACAGTAAAATATGATATAGAAAATAATAAACTATATATTTTTACCTTGTTAATATCATCAATTATATTTATAGGGATTTACAATATATATATAAATTATATTATTAATGAGAAATATCTATCATTAATTATATTTATAAGTATAATAATATTTATCATAATTAGTGCTTATTATATAATAAATTCTAATAAAAGAGTTAGAACTGTACATAAACACAAATATTGGGGTCCTGAAACTTCAAAGAATTTCTAATTTTTTATTATTTTATTTATTTTTTCATAAATTATATAAAAAAGTATAACTTATATATCTTTAATGACTACTAAAAAAAAGAAAGACAATAAAGATAACGGAGACAATAAAGATAATAAAGAATATGAAGAAGACGATAAATATGATGATGAAGAAGATGAAGAAGACGATGAAGAGGATAAATATGATGATGAAGATGAAGAAGACGAAGAAGAGTATGATGAAGAAGACGAAGAAGAGTATGATGAAGAAGACGAAGAAGAGTATGATGAAGAAGAATACAATGAAGAAGAATACAATGAAGATAATAAGTTAAATAAAAGAGCTCCTACAGGAGGCTACTTTAATAAATATGATGATGAAAATAAAAAACAGAATGTTTTTTTAATATTAAAAAATATACCAAAAAAACATAAACTAATAAAAAAAATAAGGTATAATTTTTACAAAAAATATAATAGCAAAGAAAAGAAGTATTTTGATTCATTATCAAATAATGAAAAAAATAATGTAATAAATTTAGAGAAAAAACTATCAAATAAAGATATTATTAGTATACCTATGCGTTTTAAAATTTTGGAATTAGATATAAATGAAAGAACTAAAAAAAGCATAATATTCAAACTAGAATGTATTAATCGTATGTCATCAGCATCAGGAGAATATCATAAAATAAATAATTGGTTAAATACATTAAATGAAATACCATTTAATAAATATTATAATATACCAATAAAAAATACTGATGGAAATGATAAAATATGTTTATTTCTAAATAATATTCGGGAAAATATGAATAGCCAAATATATGGACATAAAGACGCTAAGGAACAGATTATACGTGTATTAGCACAATTAATATCATTTCCTAAGGCATATGGATATATAATTGGAATTCAAGGTTCTGCTGGAATTGGAAAAACAAAATTAATTAAGGAAGGAATTTGTAATGCTCTTAACTATCCAAACGCATTTATATCTTTAAGTGGAACTGATGATGCGTCATTCTTAAAAGGTCATTCATATACTTATGAAGGTGCAACATATGGAAAAATATGTGAATCTCTTATAAAAACAGGAATTATGAACCCTCTCTTATTATTTGATGAATTAGACAAGGTATCAAATACATATAAAGGGCAAGAAATTATAAATACTTTAATTCATATTACAGATCCTGTTCAAAATGATAAATTTAATGATAGATATTTTGAAGAAATTGATTTAGATATATCGCGTTCAATGATAGTATTTACTTTTAATGATGAAAAACTTATAAATCCAATTTTAAGAGATAGAATGATAGTAATAAATGTTAAAGGATATAATAATCAAGAAAAAATAGTATTAGCAAGAGACTATCTGATACCAGAGATATTAAAGCAATATAATATGAAAAAAGGGGATATAATATTTAACGATGATGTACTAATTCATATAATAAATAATATTGAAGGCGAAGAAGGGGTTAGAAATTTAAAAAGAGCAATTAATAATATAATTTCTTGGATTAATATGATGATATATGTATCTATTGATAATGTATCTATTGATATACCATATGAAATAAATACAAAATTTTATGATAAATATTGTGGAAATAATAATAATATTATTAGAAAAGATATATTACATTCAATATATATGTAAATAATTTTTCTATTGTATTTATAAGCGGTGTGCGCGTTTATTTTGTGTATGAGTATAAAATGTAATAATACTATTGATAAAGCAACAAATTGTAGTAATTTTATATTTTTTGGTTGTTGGAATAATATAAATTGTAAAAGTGAATATATATATCGTAATATAATTTTAGATTATATTAGTAAAAATGAAAAGGATATAAAACAAATATATATTGCTGGTGATAATTGGTATACTAATAAAAAGAAAATTAATGAAGATGAATTTAAATTATATTTTACTGAGGTATTGCGTACAGGATATGACAAATTATATAGAATGAACAAAGATATATATATAGCTGTTGGAAATCATGATATAGATACTGATATAAAAGATAAGGATAATGATAATGATAAATCAAGCAAAACAAGTAATGCTAATCAAGTTATGTCATTAGTTGAAGATAATTTAAAAAAAAATTGTAATATTAATACACAAAAATATTATTTACAAAAAATTAAAAATGCTGTTGACGCAAATAACTATGATGAAATTAGCATACCTACATTAGAAGAATTACGTGATATGAATAATGAATTAACAGAAGCAAACCTATGTGAAAAAGGGATATATATATATATTGATAATATCGGGGTACGATATAATAACAATAATATAATTATAATAATAAATACAAATTTATTTGAAGATCTTAATACAGGTACAGCATACTTAGAAGATATTAAAAGAGTAATTAAAGAAGTAGAGGAAGCAAGAGGAAAAAAAAGTAATAAGGAGCAAATATTTGTAATGGGACATATACCTTTATTTACTTATAAAAAAGACATTATTACAATACATGATATTAATAAAAAAAAGAAAGGATATAGAAAAATAATTGTTGAATTATACAATATATTAGTTCAATTTAATATTATATATTTATGTGCGGATACTCATAATTTTAGCATAATGAAAATAAGGCATAATGATAAGGTATTAATACAGATAACAGCTGGAACAGGTGGAGCTGATCCAGATTTAATTAAGGGCAATTATGCTATAACACCAATTAAATCTACTATACCAATTATTATAGATAAAGAAGATGAAAAATTATTTGAAATTACAGCATATGCTTTAAATTCATATGGATATGTTAGCATAGATATATACAAAACATATATAGATGTGTTATATAAACAAATTATAACAGATAAAAATGAATTAGCTCCTTCTTCATACGTAATGAAAATGCGTTCTTTATCAGCTCCAAATAATAATATAAATAGAGAATTATCAGATAAAGCAAATATCCTTCGTAAAGGGTCATTATCTACATCAAGAGCATCTACGCAAATTAATAAAAAACAAGGTAAAATTAATAAATTAAATTATAAAATAATAAGAGATGGAATAGATGGAATGGATATAAAATATATAAATAAAATTATTGAAAAAAATAATTTTATAAATAATCCTATATACAAAAATAAAATTATATGTAAAAATATTAAAACAAATCCAAAAGGTTATATTACTGATCTTGCTAATAATTTATTTTGTTATAAGAAGAATGTTAAGAAATAAGTAATATAAACTAATATAATATATGTATATATATATCATTATTATAAAAAAATAAAATTATAATAATAAAGGAAGGTATTTATTATAAAATATAAATGATTTATATTTTATTGTTATTATTTATTATTATAACATATGGAATTTATCTAACTTATTTATTTTATAATAATTTATACAAAGATGGATATTTTATAAATATAACAGAAACTGTTAAAGATAACAAAGATCATATTTATTTTATGACATATAAAGAAACTTCTACATTTTTAAGAAATGATAATGATAGATATGTTCGCAATATGTCTGAATTAGATTTACATGCTAGAAATGTAAAAACATATATGGAATATATCAATAATATTGAAGATACAGCTATATCTTTTACTGATGAAGAAAAAGAATTATTGATAACTTGCGCAAATAATGCTGATAAATATTTAAAAATGGAAGATTTTAAAGAATTAAAATACGGTAAATATATAAATGGTAATGATTTGGCAAATATAAAATGGATATTTGCGAATACATATACTAACCGTTTTAATAATAAAATAAAAGAATATGAGGAAGGACTTCCGCATACGCGAGAAAATATTATATTTGTATCTAAACATGTTTTAAAATATGATGAGTTAAATTTAACAAATACTTTAATACATGAAAAAATTCACATATATCAACGATATAATTCAAAATTATTTGATAAAATAATTAGAGAAATGGGTTTATTAGAATTAGATAAAAAATCATTTAAATATACTAAATATATCAGATCAAATCCGGATACAAATAATAAGATATATTATAATAATATTGATAATAATATTGATAACAATAATATAATGGTATATATGTATAGAAATGATAATCCGAATGGTATTAATGATGTTGTACATAATAACCTTTCAAAAGAACATCCATATGAAAAGATAGCATATGAAATAGCTGAAAATTTCTATAAAAATAATAAAAATAAATATATAAATATATAAATATCTATTAGATTTAGAAGGATGGAAGAAGTTATTATACAAGCTAGAAAAATGGAAGAAGTTATTAACCAAGCACCTAATAATATATTGTTAAAAGATATTGAAATAATATTTAAGAAGAATAATGAAAATGTTATAGATACATTATTAGATTTATGGAATATTGATGTTAAAAATACTTCAAATATTGTAAAAGATACAGGGGACGAAATTGACAATAATAATGATCATGATTTAATAGACCCTGTAAATAAATGGGCTAATATAAGAAATATATGCGATGCTCATGATATAGAAATGCAATCACTTTTAAAAGAATTAAAGAACAATAACTAAAATATTATATAATAACTACTAATTTTTATATTTATATATATTAATATATAATGACCATTAAAACATATGAGCTTTCTGAATTAACAGTTATTGTAGCTGGTGTATTTCCACCAAAACCATGTGAAGGATGGTATTGCAAATATAATGTTTCATCATTAAGCGAATTTTATAGATTATCAAATGGTCTTATGTCAGGAAATAATTACGCTTTTAAAACATTTAAAAATATTGGAAAAGGAAATAAATATGGCGAAGGAGAAAGTAATCTTGATACTTTATCACCTTCACAATTTTTATATTATAACAATAATATTAAAGAATATTAATATCCCATATATAATTAGATTTAATAATATTATAAATGTTTCAAAATATTGAATTAGAAATATTTATAATGATATTATTATTATTAATCATAATATCTATGATACCATTAATAGAATTGAAATATCAAAGTGATGTATATGAAAACATAGAGACATTTAATAAATATTGTTTAAATAATGATATTAATTTAATAAATGAACTGGGGGTAAAAGATACATATATGTGGAACATATCATCATATATATATGATATTAATAATTTATCAAATTTTTTCTATAAAATAAACAGTGGTAATATTAATGATTATAGGAGTTTAAATCGCTATGAAAGTATTAGTAGATTTGATAATAATTCATTTAATAATATTATGAAAATATATAATTATTATTTACATATGTCATTAGGACTTTTTCTATTTCTTATTATATTTGCGTTTAGTCAAATATATATATATATAAATATTTCTGAATATAATTATTTAGAAATATGCTTAAATAGTGATAATATTACAATAGAAAATGGGTTTAGACATTATTTATATAATTTATTTATATATATATTGATATTTATAATATTTTTCTCTATAATTTTAAAGAAATTAACGGAGTTATATGCTGATACTGATACATATGAATATATAATGTTAATGAAAGAATTAGATGTTCTTTTGAAAGAAAATAATTCAAAAAATTCTGCGATAACAGATATACTTAAAAAGTACTCTAAATATAAAATAAATGAAATATCATATTCTACATTAAATAATAGTACTATTATAAATGAAATTCAAAATATTTACAACAATAATAAAAATAAACAATATATAAATAATAATAATTATAAGATAACATTAAAAAATATTGATAAAATTGAATATTATAATAGCGAAGAAGCAAAAAACAAAGTAAAAAATAAGATAGATGATATTTTTAGATTTATTTATGTTTATATTTTTTTATTAATAGTTCCATTATATATACTTTCAATATCGCTTCAAGGAAACTATATATATTTACTAATGTTAATTATAACCCTACTATTAATAAGCATATCATTTTATAATACTTACAATACATTACATAATTAAATATATATATTTATATATTTTACAAAATATCTTACAATATCTTTTTTTCTTTATAAGGTTTAAAGTAAAAATTATAAATTATGATTACTTCTACTATAAATCTTACAATATTTATAATTATGATTATAATATATTTAAATGAGATGAGAAATATATCTATGTTTATCTTTAATTTTAATTATATTAAGGATTTTTCAAAAATAATAATGGAGCAAAAATGTAATAATATCTATTGTGAAGCAGAAACAGATAGATATAATATAGCAAATAATAGTTATAAATTATTACTTCCTAATGATATTTTTAATTCAAAAACTTACATTATATTTACATTTATGTTATCAATATTAATATATATATATTATTACTATATATTAATTCATGATATATTAGATTCGCAAAAAAAAATTACGATTTTTTTACATATTTTATTATTAGCTATCATAATTGTTATAATAATTTTCAGATATGTTCCAAATGAAGAAGCCGGTTATTTAAACTATTTTAATAATACTAATCAAAATTTATTTATTGGTCTTGGTAGTGTAATTGGAATATTTCTACTAATATTATTAATATTTTCAATTAAAAAGGAAAAATCTGATACTACTTATATTATAATTTTTTGTTTCATGCTATCAATTATAATACTATTAAATTTACTTAATATTGTATTAACATTTAAGAATAATACTAAACCAATATTAAAAACTAAACATTTATTATGGTCTCTTAATAAATCCTTAAAATATGAATTAAAAAAACCTTATGAAATAAGCACAGAAACTAAAATAAAATTAGGAATAGAAGGATATAAGAAAGATGATAGTAAAGATGATAGTAAAACTTTATCTAAATTAACAACAGAATCTGATAATTTAGATTTAACAAAAGAATTTGGTATTATTTCTAATTTGTCAATGAAACTAGATAAAGGAGATAGCAAACAAACAAAAGAAAATATACAATATGTACTAAATATGTTAAATGCGTATGATGAATTATTAAAAATTAAATCAAAAAGTCTACAATTTAATGATATAAATAAAAGTTATATACAAAAATTAAAAGATGCTATTCATATAAATAATGAAAATTTTCATAATAGTATTTCATCAGAATCAGAATTATCAGAAATATCATTAATATATGATAAGGAAGTAAAAATACCTTCATATTATAATGAAATAGAGCATCTTACTAACTCTAACTCAAAAAATAAAGAATATATATATACCGCGGATATATCATATGATAATATTAATTTATTTTATGAAAAATATTGGGACATTGATGATAAAAATATGTATGGAATACCACAATTTTTACAAAAATATGATTATTTTACACCAAGAATATTTTTTGGTATTAAGCCTAACCTATTTAAAATTTTAATATTAGTTATAGTATTTATATTAATAGTTGTATTTATATTTACTTATATATCTCCTATATATATCGGATTATACAATATATTATTACCATTAATTACATTTGCTATTTTAATAATATATATATTAATATTTATTTGTTTTAATACATGGTTTAATAAATATGTAGTTTATAAATGTTTAGATTGTAGTTACAAAAGGTCATTAAATAAATTGAATAATATTGTAACGCCATACATAAGACTTCATGATAATAAAATTATTAAAGGGAACAAAAATTATATACACCATTATATTATTTCAAATGTATTTTATTCAATATTGTGTGGTTATATTAAATTAAATAACGATTCTGTTGATAGTACTATCATATCTAAACCCATCAATGAATTGAAAGATAGTGAAAAATATTACGATATTCCTAAAGTAAATTCAAATAGATTAAAATTTGCTAGCATGAATAGCAATATTTTAAATAATGATAATGAATTTAGAGAATATTACAAAGCAAAGTTCAAGGATATATATAATAAAGATTATACTGATGATAAAGCTAGCTCTCTATACAAAGTATTCCCGCATATTTTTAGTACTACTATTAGTAGTGATATCAGAGATGAAGCAAGTATTGATAAATATTTTGATGATATCATCAAAAATAATATAAAAAATATTTTTAAAATAATTAAGAAATGTTTAAATTTATTTGAGGAAAATAAGTTTAATAATAATTTAATTTATTATAATAATCGTGATAGCAAGGATAAAGATATTAATATTAATATATATAATAAGTTTAAATTTTATAAAGATAATGATAAGATAATACCTTATAAATTTATATTAAAATTAACTACATATAAAGAATTTGAAGAATTTATCAATATACCAACAAATAAAGATAAGGAGTATGATAGTATTATAACCAATATATTACCAGATATATTAGAAGATACTAATAACGCAAGTCAGGCATCAGATATGGAAAAGGAGCAAGATAATTATTTAATAAACATAATTGCAAAATATATATTAATTTTAGGACATATTAATATAAATGGAATTGAATATAATAAAACTAAAACAGACGACAATACTGTTATTAGTCAAAGTATTGAGGAAAATAAAAATATGTTAAGAAACAAATTAAAAGAAAAATTAAAAAATATATATGAAAAAAAAACATATAATTTATATAAATTATTTTCAAATACATTATATGTAGATACATATGAAATAGATGATACTTTTATTTATATTAATAATTTAAAAATAACATCAAAATACAAAAAATTAACATACATATATAATTATTTAGAAACAAAATATGTTTCTATATCATCTAATGATAATAATAATTATTTAGCAAATATTATAAAGAGTATTAATAATAAAATTAACAATGATGACAAAACATTCATTAATGTAAATAAGAGCGCACAATATATATTTCGTGATAACATAGATAAAATGACTAATCCAGATGATTATGATGATGATCAAGAAATTTTAAATATGGCAAATAATGTATCTACAATTGATTTTGGATGCGCCTATGGATTTAATATGTTAATATTGATATTATATTATTATTTTATATTAAAAAAATACTAGATAATATAAATAATAATAAATAATCTTTTTAACTATTAAATATAGATATTACTATAATGAGCAATGATGAATCAACTAATCTTGAAGATTGTGTAAATAAAGATTGTGAAGGAAAAAATAATGATAATTTATGTTGTTATGATCTTATTGGTAAAATAAAAGAATTTTTACATTCAGATACATATATGTTAGAGTATAAAAATATTGATAAAAATAATGAAAATGTTGATAGAATAAAAATATTATATAGTAAATTTTTTCAACCTTATAATATTAAACCAGGAAAAAAAATAGGTGTCGAAACAAATGGAAAGTATTATGACATTTTTGGAATAATACCATTAGAATTACTTCCTGCTTCATATATACCTTTTAACTATAAAAATTATGAAATGAACTTAGATAGATTATCAAATGGTGATATATTTTCGGAGGATGATTATAAGCAAATTTTTTTTGATTATAATAAATATCCGGATCCAGAAAAAAAAGATTATATTAGTCAAGATGATTTGAAAAATTATTTAGAATATTGTTTAAAAAAAAAATTAAATAATCCTAAATCAATATTTAATGCGTATAATACAAATACAATTACTATTTTAGTATGTATACTATGGTTTTTTATTATTGTACAAGCATTTAATATATTATTTTACTATTATAGAGATATATATTCATATATTCTATTATTTATAACAATACTGGTAATATTAATAGCAATCATTTGGAAAATGATTTATATACTAAATGTAAGTTAATATTAATTAATATAATTTATTATCTATAATACGAATAAGGAAGTATAATATAATGTATGAAGAAAATGAAAAATCAATTTTTAATTATAATATGTTATTTAACAAGATTAATAGCGATAATCTAGATGAAAAGATTGATTATAATACTAATTTAATTAGTGATATTAATTTACAAAACTTTGATATAAAAAGATATGAATATTATACAAATCTATTATATATATATAATAAAGACCCCGCAACATTATATAATTTATTGAAAAAATATTATAATATTAAAAACTTTAAATCAAAAGAAAGAAAAATAATCAAATATATATCTAATTATGCCAGATTGCTTAAAAATAATCCCGACCCTGATGATGGTAAACAACCAGCTGATAATCAACCAGTTAATGATCAACCAATTGATGATGAAAAACAAAAAGGTGGTAAACATTCTTATTATCGAGTTAATTATCATAATGGTGGTTATTCGCGCGGTGGTACTGATTTAGAAAAATATAAAACATTATATAATGAATTAAAAAATAAAATATCTAATAAAATAAAAAGGGATGATATTTTTAAAAAAAACACAGATGATGCAGTAAAGATTGATAATGATGATGATGATGATGATGATGATGACAATGATGAAAAAGCTAATGATATAGAAACACCACAAAAAAATTTAACAATTTTATTAAATTTATTAAAAGATAATACATTAGATAGTTATATAGATAGTTATAGTTTTAAAAAAACTGATAAACAAAATGCTACAAAAATAGTTACTAAACTATTATCTACTATCAATAGTGTAAAATATGGTGTAAAAAATGTAATTAAAAAAGATCAACAAACTTCTAATATACAAGAATCACAAAGTACAGAATTTAATGAAACACAAAAAGATGAACAATTATCAAACAAATTAGTACAAAATGCGATAAAATTGGTTAATAAATTATCATCATCATTAAATGCTCAAAATAAAGATGAACTAACTACCGAACAATCTAATATAAGAAAATTATTAGATAAAACGTTACAAAATGCGATAAAAACATTAAAAAAATTAAAATTACCAGAAGATGGAGGAGATGAAGAAGAAGAAGGTGAAGAAAGTGAAGGTGAAGAAAGGGACGGGTTGCAAAATGTAATAGATGGAGTAGATGAAGTAGTTGAACTAACAGAAATAATTAATGAATTAGAACAACATGATTTAGAAGATGAAATTAAAGAAGATGAAATTAAAGAAGAAGAAATTAAAGAAGAAGAAATTAAAGAAGAAGAAATTAAAGAAGAAGAAATTAAAGAAGAAGAAATTGAAAAAGAAAAAATTGAAAGAGATAAGCTTGAATTAAAATTATTAGCCACATTTTTTGAAGGATTAATTTCTATAACCAAACCAAATAATGATTTATATATAACCAATGTTACTTACTTATTTACAAATAATAATAATAAATATACAATTACTTGTACTAATAATATGTATACTTATAAAATTGTTTATTCAAATTTAGAAAATTTTGTAGAAAATTTTTCTAAATTTATTTATATTATTTATTTTGTATTTTTTGAAAAAGAATATATAAAAGAATATAAAGGAGAAGGTGAATCAAAAGTATTAATTACTAAATTCATTAATCTTTTTCCTATGATAAATAAAAGTATAAATAATAATTTATATATTTTTATAAAGAGATTATATATTGCACATTTATATAATAAAACATTAACTGATTCAAACGGTTATGAAAATAAAAGGAATTATTTGATATATATAATAGAGTACATATATTTAAATATTGACAAATTTTTAAAAGTTGAAAATTTTCAATTAAAAAAAGACTACAACACAAAAAAAAGAGATATTACAGAATATTTAAAAAAATATTTTCAAAATATTGATCCTTTTATGCAAACATATAAAACTTATAAACAAAAGGTGGACTCATTATATAAATCTTGGCAAAAGCAAAAGCAAAAGCAACTGCGACAGCAAAAGCAACAGCAACCACAACCGCAACAGCAACCACAACCACAACAGCAACAGCAACAGCAACAGCAACAGCAACAGCAACAGCAACAGCAACAGCAACAGCAACAGCAACAGCAACAGCAACAGCAACAGCAACAGCAACAGCAACAGCAACCACATATGGTTAATGAAGAAAATGAAAATGACTCGCATTATGTACCAACAGAGGAAGATTATTACATTGTATTAATCAAAATTATTGATAAATTAGCTTCAATTTTTATAGGTTATATTAACATTGGTTACAATATTTCAAAAAAAAAAAAGATTTTAAATCTAACTATACCAAAATTAACATTCGTTCAACAAATGATGTTAAAACGTTTTAATATTACACTCCCAATTAAATTTGAATTTTCAAATTTAAAAGAATTTTTTAATTCAGTAAAAAATTCTTCTATTCCTGATTTTATAAGTGAAAATATTAATAATACACTTTTAATCCCTAAGTTTATTCAGAATAATACAGAAACTATTGAAGAAATAAAAAATTTTATTAAAAATTTAAAAAATAATATTAATAATATTAGTTTGTATTTTTTACTGAAAAAAATCTTACTTTTATTTTTAAAAAATAAAATAGATTATTATGGAAGAAATGTTGAGAAAGTTACAACTGATAAAATTAATATACCAGAATTAGAAAATACATTAGCAGAAATAACTGAACTTACTAATATTAGAAAAAAAGTCATTTATGGCGGTACTTTAAATGACGACTTAAAAAACAATTTTTTAAATACACGAAAATACAAAGAATTAAAAAAAACAGATGATGGAAGAATAGAAGCACTAGAACCATATAAAAATTATGTAAATGACGATGATGACAATGATATGAATAAGATAGGAAAATTATCAGAAGATATTGATAATTATTATGATTCAAAAAACAAAGAAAAAGACAAAGAAAAAAAGAAAGAGAATGATATGTTTATTATTCAACAAATAAATAATTTTGAAAATGACCCTAAAAATCCTCTTGAAGAACTAGCAATAACATTTGATGATAGAATAGTATTTATTATAGCAACTTTTTTTATTAGATATATAACTATAATAATGGTTCAGTGGTGTATAGATATAAATATTATAAAAAATTTTTATGAAGGTTTTATATATTATGCTGTTATATATATAATAATATTTTGGTTTATTGTATTATTTATTAATATAGATAACAGTTTTGATGTTAAGTATATGAATTTTAATGGAATTATAAATACTATAAGAACATTATTTTACTATTTTTATATGGGAACAAATGGAATCACAAGATTGCTAATTCATACATCATTGATAATATTATTAATAATAATTCCGATAATATTAAATATTAAAAATAATACTGAGTTCAAAGATGAAAATGAAGACGAATATGTAAAGATATTAAATTATGAAGAGAGAAAACAATTGTCAAAATCATTATCATTATTTACAATGTTTATATGGTTATTTACAAGTATAATAGCAACAAAATTTTAATATATATATATATATATCTCTAATTATTTTAGAAGGATATAATAGAAAGTAAATGAATGATAATCTACGCAATATATCATTACAATATATTAAAGGAGATAATTATGAGAAGATAATATGTTTTTCTCAAAAAGATATAAGTACTATTAAAAAAATTTTAACAAAAAAAAATTATAATGAAACAAATTATAATAAATTAAAAAAAATATTAATTGTTGAAAAAAGCTCTATTGGTGAAAGTTTACTAGAAGATTTAATTAATTACATTAGTCTTAAAGATTTAAAAGAAAAAATTGAAGAAGCAATTAAAGAAAAACAAAAAAACTTAGAAACTATTAAAAAAGATAATAATGATAGTTCTAATGATATTTCTAATAAATTAAAAGAGTTAACTAAAATAAGAAAAAATTTAGAAGCAAAGGCAACTGAATTATATAATTTAATGGATGACAATGAAACTGAAAAAATTGATGAAAGTAAATATAACGGTTTAAAAGATGAATTATATAATTTAATTAATACATCTTGTAAAAAGTTAAAAGATTTATATAATTGCGATAAAGATATAAAAGATGAAATAGATATAGTAAATTTAGAAAATTTAGAAAAATTTATTCTTTCTAATAAAGATAGTAAGAAAGATACAATTAATATATATATATGTCAATGTATTAATTATTTTAAAAAAAATAATATACCTGAACATGATATAAAATTTTATTTAGTATTTGTTAAAAAATTATTATATTTTTTAACAATACTTATTAAATTAGAATCAGAAATTAATCTTAATAATAAAAAAGAAAATAAAGTTATTAATGATGATTTAGAAAAATTAATAAAAATATTTAAGAAATATATATATATATGTAAAAATAATATAAAGAAATATGAAAGAATATTTGACTATAATGATATTGGTAGTATAGATGAAGCATTCATGATAGAATCATATTCAAAATTTTTAAAAAAATTACATAAATTAAAACAAAATTTAGAAAATAAAGATACTGAAAAAATAAAGCGCGAGTTAATAAATTATCTTGATAAATTTTTTAATCTACATGGTATTAATAATCCTGAAAAAATCGAAAATAAAACTGAAATTGATTATATAGTTCAGCGTATTTTAAATTATACTTGAAATATATAATTTACTTATTTTTACTATTAATTATAAGTTTAATTATAATTATAAAAAAATATTAAAATATTTAAAAATACTGGTGATAAATTAATTTGAATAAGCAAGACCACCCATGCCTGATAGGATACGCAGAACATTGTAATTAACCGCATATACACTTATATTTCCAGTTATGCTTGAAGCAACAGATAATGTCGCAGTATCTATACGGGACATATTAAGAGTTCCACTTGGTTGATGTTCTTCCGGTTTGATGGCAAAAGAATAAACATTTATTCCTTCATGGAATTTATCAGGAGTGATTTCATGATGTTGGTAAGGTTGTACAATACCGAAATATTCACCTGAACGAGGAGCCATACGGTCGTTGCCATTAAGCATTATTTTACAGGTAGTTATCGGATTTGTAGAATCAAGAGCATCATTAATAATATCAGTTGATGTTAAAGATTTCTTACAAGATGAGAAATTATTCCAATATATATTTTTACCTTCACTATTGCGAACAGTCCATATTAATTCTTTGCATGGATGATTAAAATTCATTCGTATACTTTTCATACTGTCACCTTTTGTTATAGATTCTGTTCCAGTAAATTGAAGTTGTTCTATTAAATATTCATGCGATAGTTGAGCAAATCGTCGGCGTTCATCAGTATCAAGGAATATATAGTCAACCCATAAAGTTGGAGATATTAATGATAATTGAGCTGCTCCTGATGTAAATAATGTACTATTAGCATTACCTCCAATAAATGCGGTAGCCGCAGCATTAGCACCACCGCCACCTGTTAAAGTAATAGCTGGTGCTGATGTATAGCCGGAACCATAATTGGTAATTGTAATGCTTGCAACACTTCCACCGCTAAGTACTGCGGTAGCTGTTGCCAGAGTACCACCTGTGGGGGTCGCACCACTATTAAAGGCTACCGTTGGGGCACTAGTATAGCCCGTGCCACCCGCGCTAACTGTTATGCTTGTTAAACTTCCAGAATTTAATTCTTCTTCATAAGTAAAGTTAGAACTCCCATCATCTTTCATATTTGATTCTGATTCATATTCAATATTAATCTTAACTTCATGATATTGAAGAGCAATTAAAGGAAGTGCGAGGCCAACATTACGGCAAAACCAAAACTCTAAGGGAACATAAAGTTCATATGAATTATCCTTAGCAAGTTTTGTACATATATTTCTTGGATTAGCTCCGATCATAGTATTATATCCTTCACGTTTTCCAATTGGAAGTGAAAGCTCATTCCATATATATAGCCATTCTGAATAATGTTTATCAATTCGTTGACCACCTATTTCAAGCTCTACTGTTTTTAATAATTTTTGACCAAAATTAGGAACAAGTGCTACGGTTGTTGTATCTGCTTTAATTTTACAATAAAAATATACACGATGAATTAAATCACCATTGCGAGTTATTTGAAAACTAGCACGGGAACCAAACGTATTGCCACCTGTGGGGGTTTGTACAATTGCTTCAATCGCAAAGTTAGTATGGCGACGATATACTAGTTTGAAAAAGGTAATTTGAGGATTACCAGTTAAATAAACATCCTGTGCTCCATAAGCTACTAATTGAAGAAGACCACCACCCATTTACGCTATATTCTTTATACTATTAGAGGAGAAAAAAAAAAGGATTAATACACATTATAATAATTAATACTATTAATTATTGTATTTGCTTGAATATTTAGATATAAAGAATTTAATTTGAATATGCTAAACCACCCATGCCTGATAATATACGTAATACATTATAATTCACCGCATATACATTTAAGAATGCGTTATCTGTGACTGTAACATCAGTATCAATTGCTAACGTAGCTGTATCTATACGAGACATATTTAAAGTTCCACTTGGTTGATGTTCTTCCGGTTTAAGTGCGAATGAATATACATTAATACCTGCGTTTGCAGGAATATTTTCATGATGTTGAAAAGGTTGTATAAGATTAAAGTATGATCCAGGGCGCTCAGAGAAACGATCATTTCCATTAAGCGTTAATTTTGCGGTTTTAGTCAAATTAAGTGATGATACTGTTCCAAAAGGAGTAAGTCCGCTAGTTGTTTGACTGCCTTCGCGAAGAGAATTAGTTAAATAATTGTAAGGTACAGTAATTAATGGTTTTGTTGCTGATGTATAATTAAACCAGTTATTATTAATTTCATATTGATTGCTAGATGTTTTTTTATTAATGAACCAAACAATTTCTTTGCATGGATGATTAAATGTTAGTTTTGCTTTAATGCCTCCATTAGATATAGATTCTGAACCTGTAAATTGTAATTGTTCTATTAAATATTCGTGCGATAGTTGGGCAAAACGTCTACGTTCATCAGTATCAAGGAATATATAGTCAACCCATAAAGTTGCTGTTGGAAAAATAGATGGTGTATTACTACTATCACCAGCACAATTAGCTGCTGTTTCAAATTGAATATTAATTTTAACTTCATGATATTGAAGAGCTATTAAAGGAAGAGCAAGGCCGACATTTCGGCAAAACCAGAATTCTAATGGAATATAAAGTGTTCTGCCTCGCATATCTCTATCGCCATCACCACCAGCACCAATTTCACCACCCGCGCCACCACCAGACATACCAATCATTTTATTGTAACCTGATCGTTTTGATTTAGGCAAAGAAAGTTCATTCCAAATATATAGCCAATGTGAATAATGCTTATCTATTTTTTGTCCACCAATTTCAATTTCAACATTATTAATTACACGTAAACCATAACCAGCGCAATATACTGAGCCATTATCTGGCATTAAAAGAGATAAATACATGCGATGTACTAAATCACCATTACGAGATATTTGGCAAGTTACACGATTACCATATCCAGGGCTTCCATTAAAAGTTTGAGCAATTGCCTCAATTGCGAAGTTAGTATGGCGACGATATACTAGTTTGAAAAAGGTAATTTGAGGATTACCAGTTAAATAAACATCCTGTGCTCCATAAGCTACTAATTGAAGAAGACCACCACCCATTTACGCTATATTCTTTATACTATTAGAGGAGAAAAAAAAAAGGATTAATACACATATTAATATATTAAACAATATAATATAAATAATATATTAATTAGAATAAGCTAAACCACCCATGCCTGATAATATGCGCAGAACATTATAATTAACAGCGTATATATTAACACCCTCGAATTTAGTATAATTAGTACCACCTGCTGCGTTTTTAAGAAGTACTTCTTTTTTAGTATTAAGCATAAGTGTAGCGGTATCAATACGAGACATATTTAAAGTTCCACTTGGTTGCTGTTCTTCAGGTTTAAGTGCAAATGAATATACATGTATACCTGGATTAGAAGGTATACATGTATGATGTTGATAAGGTTGTACATATGTAAAATATGTTGCTTCGCGAACACTAAAACGGTCATTTCCATTTAATTGTAGTATAGCATCAGTGAATGGTGTTCCAGATTTATCAGGAGAACCTAAATAATTAGTAAAATTAACTCCTGTAATATAATTTGAAGTAGCAAAGAATGTCGCATTATTTGGAGTATTTTTTCTATTTAAATCAGTAGGGATAGCATCAGTAGCATCTAAATCGGTGTAGTTATACCAACAAGCTTTTTTAAGATAATTGTTTGGTTTTGCGACCCATATTAATTCTTTACAAGGATGATTAAAGTTGAGTTTAATGCGATTAGTACCAATATTAAGACTTTCTTGTCCTGTAAATTGTAGTTGTTCAATTAAATATTCATGAGATAATTGAGCGAAGCGACGACGTTCATCAGTATCAAGAAAAATATAATCAACCCATAAATAACTCTCTTTAATATCAGTAGCATAAGCTAATTCAGTGGAGCCAGGTTCCTCACTTGTATTATCATTTGTTGTTTTTATTACACAATTTTCTTTTGTTTCAAATTGAATATTTATTTTTACTTCGTGATATTGAAGGGCTATTAAAGGAAGAGCAAGACCAACGTTGCGACAAAACCAGAATTCTAATGGAATATTAAGATTAGCACCCATTATTGATGTTATATCTTTATCAGCGCCTACCATAGTATCATAACCATAGCGTTTGCCATGCGGTAAAGAAAGTTCATTCCAAATATATAACCAATCAGAATAATGTTTATCTATTTGTTGTCCACCTATTTCAATAGTAACAGATTTAATAATACGTAATCCTATATAATTTACATATCTTGCAACTCCAAAATTTGTAAGTGGAGGTAATTTTACTTGAAGATAAACGCGATTAATTAAATCACCGTTGCGCGATATTTGGCAAGTTACACTTTGTCCGTAACCAGGTGTTCCATTAAATGTTTGTTGAATAGCTTCAACGGCGAAATTAGTATGACGACGATATACAACCTTGAAGAAGGTAATTTGAGGATTACCAGTTAAATAAACATCCTGTGCTCCGTAAGCTACTAATTGAAGAAGACCACCACCCATTTACGCTATATTCTTTATACTATTAGAGGAGAAAAAAATATGAATTAAATGTATGTATAATATTTATTATATAAAAATTAATATTAATAATTCTATTATAAAGATGTTCAAAGAAAAATCATCAAAAAAAAAATATATATCTGACAATAATGAGGTTTTTACATTAGATGCGATGCATAATAATATTATAAAAAAATTTGAACTTACAAATAAAGATAAGGAAATCTACAAAATATTATTGTGTGATTTTGAATTTCAATCAAATCTTATAATGGAAAATATTGAAACCAATAAGAATATACGAGATAAGGAGTATATAAATAATTTATGGAGTAGTAATATTAGTATAAGAGAAAAAATTATTGAACTTAAGAATAATATTAAAGAATTAGAAACATATAGCGAGGTTGAGTATTATAAAAATACTAGTTATATATTGTTTCAATATTATGATACTGTTGAAAAACAGTCAAATATAAGTAATACACACCCTTCTATATCTAATGGTATATGTATATCTTCAAGTGAATTGCTAAGTAGACAACCTAAGATATATAAAAATGATTCTAAGAAAAAGCGGTCTTCTGTTTCAGCAACAACAATAAATGTATTAGATGCTTTAAATAATTTAAATATAGATAATAATTTAATTAGCGATAATAAGCAAAATTATAGCAATATAAATGATGTAAGTAATATAAATGATGTAGGTAATATTAATAATACATACGAATATTCAAATAGTATAAAAGATAATGTAATAGATAAAAGTTCTCTTGTTGATAAATACATGTCTATAATAAATAAGAAATATGTTAGAAATGTTGAAGAAGAAGATATAGAGATATGTAAAAACTGTAAAAATCAAATGACATGTTTACAACATGATGCTATAATTATATGTGATATTTGTGGTTATCAAGAATTACTTCTAGTAGAACAAAATAGACCTATATTAAAGCAAAATACAAAGGATACTTCTCATTTTAGTTATAAGCGCATTAATCATTTTAGAGAATGGTGTAACCAAGTTCAAGGTAAAGAAAGTACAGACATTCCGGATGAAATATTTGAAAAGATTTTAACCGAAATAAAGAAGGAAAAGATTGCTGATACTAAAACAATTACCTATAATAAAATGCGCGATATACTTAAACGTCTACGAATAAATAAATACTATGAACATATTAATTATATAATTAATAGAATTAATGGAATACCTACACCTCAATTTAGTCAAGAGCTTGAAGATAAATTATGTAATATGTTTAGAAATATTCAAGCGCCATTTTTAAAACATTGCCCTAAAGATAGAAAAAATTTTTTGTCATATAGTTATGTATTATATAAATTTTTTCAAATATTAGGTTTACATGAATATCTAAAATATTTCCCACTTTTAAAAAGTAGAGAAAAGTTATATGTTCAAGATCAAATATGGAAAAAAATATGCTTAGAACTTAATTATGAAATAATACCCTCATTATAATCATATTATAGTATTATCTTAAAATCCATTAGGGAAACCAACCATTCTGAAACCAGCACCTAAACCAACACCTTGTCTAGCCCCAGAAGAAACAGTAGGAGATAATAAATCAAGAACAGAGAAGGTACATGCTGCTGTTAATGCCAGCATAAATATTTCACTCCAATCTAATTTATTATTAGGTAATATAAGAGCAACAAAAGCAACTATAAGACCTTCAAATGCGTATTTAAGAAGTCTTATAATAACATCCCAAAAATCAACGGAATATTCCATTTATATTATTATTTATTATACTATTATAATAATATAAAATTTTTTTATAGGTTATCATTTTAAAATATTTATAATGTGTTTTAGTTATTTTTATAAAAATATATAAGATTAATAATATAATATATTATTAGAAAAGATATTATAATGTCAGTAACAGAAAATACTAATGTAACTAGCAGCGTTACTAGCGTAAAGGAAGTCGATTATCTTGATGAAGATAAACCAATTAGAGGACAGAATTATGTTCTTCTATCTTTTTTAAGCCCCGAAGATGTTTTAGTTAATAAAGAAGCATATATGTTTAATAAATTTATTACTAAGTTTAGCGATGATATGACTACGCTATTGGATGGTATTTCAGCCAAATATAGTGATTCAAAAGATTTTGTTGATTCTGTCAAAGAAAATAATTCATATATTTTTAATCCCAAAGATATGAGTGAACAATATGGATTTTTTAAATCTACTAATAACCAAGACCTTGAATCATCATATCATAGGGATAATAACTTTATAACATCTATAAGAGGTATTAAAGTAAGAGGGGTATTTGATTCACTAGAAGAAGCAAAAAATCGTAGTGAATTTATTAAGCGTATTGATAATAAATTTAATATTTATATAGCACAAGTAGGATGTTGGTGTCCATGGTCTCCAAATCCTGAATGTCTAGAAAATCAAGAATATGCTGAAACACAGCTAAATACTCTAATGAAAGAGTATAAAAAGAATATGAATGAAAAAGATGTTGTTTTTGAAAATAGAAAATCATCACTATTTAATTCTTCTAATTCATCTGTTGAAGGAACAACAAATTCATCAACAGATCCTTCTGTTAATTCATCAGTAGAAGTAACAACTGATAATGATACTTTGTCAAATAAAACGATTGAACTATCAGAAATTAAAGATAGCATTGAACAAATTGATGCTTGGAGTTCACAAAAACTTGGTATTCAATAATTTCAATAACATTAAAATCTAATATTTTTTCTTATTTCTTAATATTAAGAAATGAAAGCAATAGCAATATTTTTATTATTTATAGGGTCTATATTAATTATTCAAGGATATTATAATAATAAATCTGTATGTAAAAAAGATAAAGTTATTGTTAAATATATACCTAGAAGTATTTACGAAGAGCAATTAAAACCTGAAGAAAGTCTTCAAACATTTTATAAAGGTATGTTTGAAGACATTTTATTACATTAACGTTTTATTTATATCCTTAATATTAGTAAATGGATATATTAAAAGATATTGAAAAAAACATTCTAAATATTAATATTTATGACAAAAATATTTATAGTAAAAATAAAGATGTTTTTAATAGTTCTAATATGCTAAAATTAGATGTAATTAATAAACAAATTAATGATTATTTTAAATACAAAGTTGATGAAACAAATATAATAACGCAAAAAAAATTAAAATACGAAGAAAAATATAAAAATGCTAGGGAATTAAATAATTATAATTATACAGCTTATTTAAATAAAAAAAATGAATTATATAATATATTTAAGGAAACTAAATCATTAGATTCTTTATATGAATATTTGAAATATAAATATGCTGATTATAAAAGTATTCCAGATATATATACATATGAACAAATAAACTTAGATGAAAAAGTAGTTAGTCATTCTAATAACAATGTAACCACCAATGTATGTCCATTAGGTAAAATATTAAATCCTATAACTAAAAAATGCGTAAAAGACCCATCAAAAGTAGATAAACCAAAAGTAGATAAACCAAAAGTAGATAAACCAAAAGTAGATAAACCAAAAGTAGATAAACCAAAAGTAGATAAACCAAAAGTAGATAAACCAAAAGTAGATAAACCAAAAGTAGATAAAGTTGATGTTAAAGAAAAGGAATGTCCGGAAGGTAAAATATTAAATAAAAAAACAAATAGATGTATTAAGGACGTTAATTATAAACCTAAACCTAAATAAAAATATAAAATAGGTAATTAAATAGGAGATATTAATATGGTTAAAAATATTAAAGATGATAAAATATTTAAAATGAATTGGTTTAGTTTTGCTTTTGCGTTTTTATTAGGTATTATATATGTATATATATCTTCGCCTCCAATAAGAAGTATTATTAAATACCCAACACCATATAATGCTAATAAAATAATATATATGGATCATAATAGACAATGTTATAAATATAACGCAGAGGAGGTTAAATGTAATGAAACATCATTAACTCAACCTATAATATAATATATACCTTACCTTATTTTTTTTAAATTTTTATAGATTAGAATAGATAAATAATATATACTAATGATTAAAAAAGGATCAGTAAAAGAAATAACAGGTTTAAGAGTAACAATAGACAGATTATTTTATGATAATACCGGACAAATAATTGTAAGTGCACTATTTGGCCTTGCACTAGCACTGTTATTTAGACGTATATGTAAGGATAATTGTGTTATATATTCAGCACCAGAAATTAAAGATATAGAAGAAAATACATTTAATCTTGAAGATACATGTTATAAATATAAATCTTATCCTGTTAAATGTAATGATAAAGATAAACCATTAGAACCATATGATATAAATAAAACACCAGATAATATAATTAGTGTTCCTGGATTTTTAGAAAAGGTATTTTCATCAACTTAATATTAAGTGATATTATTTGCGTTTGTGTTGTTTACTCGCAATATTACTTGACACATTTGTCAAGATGATTTTGAAATTGACACCAAACACAATCTGTATTTACTCGTATGTTTCTATCGCGACGACATGAGCAACATTGGTTAGCTACTGTTGTAGGTGAGCGCAATATGGGTAAAATAATATCTTCTATAATAAATTTTGTATTTGTTAGTCTTGTGTTCTTAGGAGGTGATTTATGTGCCTGTTTAGGAGGTGATTTATGTGCCTGTTTAGGAGATGATTTATGTGCCTGTTTAGGAGGTGATTTATGTGCCTGTTTAGGAGGTGAACTATCTGTAATTATAAATTTTTTTTTCATATTACTTTATAATTATATTATCTTTTTTTTACAAAGCTATATTATATATTTGCGTAATATAATTTATATTGAAAATATTATATATCAATAGATAGAATTATAATAATGTCAACACCTATAAATACATTACCTTTAAAAACACCGCAAACAAATATATCAGAAACTAATGATATGAATGATCCAATTGTACAAGATGTTCTAAATGAGTTTCAAGAAGAATTAATGATGTCAAAGCATTCTAAATCACAGCAATCTCCTACTTCACAAATGCCACCACTGCCTATATATCAACAACCAACACATCAACCTTATCAGCAACAGCAACAACCTATAAATTATAATTATAGAAATACAAATAAATATGATAATATAGCATCTTATATAGATATAGATGTCGCAAAAAAAAGTTTGATATTAGTTATAATATCATTAATAATATATCATTCAGGTATTGTTAATACTGTATATGAAAAATTACCTGATTATTTACATGATAATTTAAATAATTTTGATATATATATAAAATCATTGTCATTATTTTCAATTATATATATATTATCTTTTTTTGATTATATATAAATATAATTAAGAAGTTCTATTATCTATATTATATGGGTCTGCGTAAATATTTGTTTTTACATTTTGATATGAAAAAAAGTTGAAACATTTTAAAAGAAAAAATATGCTTATAAAAAATGTTAAAAATATTACAAAAATTGTTATACCAAATAATATAGTATAAGTTAAAACATCATAATTATTTTTATTAATAACTACAATACTAATAATAATTAAAGCATAAAATAACATAAATAGTGAAAACATAGATACAAAAAAATGTTTATTTTTTTCATTGATATAGTATGCCCATAATAATACTCCACATACAAATAATGTTAGTACAGAATACCCTAGAAGAGTAAATATTTTTTCTACAATTTGGTCATTCTCGCTATTTGAAACAAATATTTCAATCATAATTTAATAATCTCTTAATTATAACTTATATTTTTTATTTATAATATATCATATTGTAAAGTGCCTAAATGAGAATTATTAACATCATAACCGCGAACATGTATATTTTTATTATCTAATCCCTGTGAACCGTATACATCCTCCTTATATATACCTTTATCAATACCATAAAATTCTTTGTTATATCCCTCTGGATTAATTATGTTTGATTGTGCTGCAAGCAGATTTTCCTCTGTAATATATGGAACTAAACAATTAACGCCATTACTATTATTTATTTCTAATGTTAATTTTTTATCAATATTTACAGAATCCATGTTCATTACACATTTGTCATTTAATATATTATCATCATTATGATCAATATTATTATCACGTTTAGTATTATTGATATTATTTATAATATTGAGTTCGCTTGTATATATTCTAAAATATAATGATAATAGACATATTGATAATATAAAACCAAAAATATTATCAACTATTAATAAGAATAATATACATGTCAAAGCTAAATAAAATTGTATCATTACATCTTTAAATAAATTTTTAAAAGGTATTTCTTTAATAATTAATATAATAACTAGTAATATTAATGCTAAAACTCTTAAAGAATTAATAATAATCATTCTTTTTTTAATACTTATCTATATAATCCATATAAAAAAATGACACTTATATATATATGTATTAAGACATAAATAAATATTAATGTTTTCAATATTATCCAAAAATGGATATGGAATTTTAAAATCAGAATTAGATGAATATAAATTAGAAAGTATAAGAAAAGATTTGACTATGATACCAAAAGTTAATTTTGATATTGGAAAATCAAAAAATAAATTATCAGTAGACGATTTAACATTTCAATTATATACTGAAAATGAAAAAAGAATATATATCCCAAGATATTATGGATTGCAAAAATATGGCCCCCCTTCATTATGTAAATTATCAAGCGGTAAAGATATAAATGTTAATTTTATTGGTAGTCTAAGAGAAACACAACAAGAACCTATTAATAACTTTTTGAAAGCAGCACGTGATCCTCTTAAAATGGGTGGGATTATATCTGTGCCATGTGGTTTTGGTAAAACTATTATGAGTCTATATATCGCTTGTCAATTGAAAAAAAAAACAATGTTTATAAGTCACAAAGATTTTTTGAACCAACAATTTATAGAAACTGTTAAACTATTTGCCCCTGATGCTAATGTAGGTATTATCAAGCAAAACAAAGTTGATGTAGTAGGTAAAGATTTTATAATTGCTTCATTACAATCACTAGCAATGAGAGACTATGATATTGAGATATTTGATGATATTGGATTTGTAATAATTGATGAAGTTCATCATACTGGTGCGCAAGTATTTAGCAGAGCATTCCAAAAATTAAATAATCCAATAATTTTAGGATTATCGGCAACATTAAATAGGAAAGATGGTATGCGTCGTGTATTTGAATATTATATAGGAAAATCTGTATATACTTTGAAAAACAAAGAATTATGTGATGTTATTGTACAAGTCCATAAATATTTTGAAACACATATTGATTATTCAACAGTCAAACTAATGTGGAATGGAAAAGAAAATGGTGCTGGAATGATCAATAATATTTGTTCTTTTAAACCAAGGACAGAATATATAATTTTCTTATTAAAAGATATTTTAAGTAAAGAACCTGATAGAAGAGTACTTATATTAAGTGAACGCAGAAATCAATTAAAAGATATTGAACAATATATTATTGAAAATAATATTGCGAATAGAAATTATGGATTTTATGTTGGTGGTATGAAGCAAAATGATCTATCTATAACATCAGAAAAACAAATAATTCTTGCTACATATCAACTTGCGTCAGAAGGATTTAATGTACCTTCATTAAATACAATAATATTTGCAAGCCCAATCTCAGATATTCAGCAATCTATTGGGCGTATTTTAAGAGAATTACCTGAAAAGCGAAAATATATTCCATTATGTATTGATATATATGATGATTTTTCAATATTTAAAAGAAAAGGTGCTTCCAGATTAAAATTCTATAATAGTAATAAATATAATGTATCATTTTACGTTGATAATGAAAAAATAGAAAGTGAATATAATGATACCAATAATGAAGATAATGACACTATTAAAAAGAAGATAATGTTTATAGAAGATGAAGATAATGAATAATAATATTATAATATTATAGTAAAGAATTAAAATTAATAATTATTATGAAATATGACGGGTATTATCTTGTATTTTTTGTTTTTATAGGATTATTATTAGTTATATTTTATTATAATATACAGCAACAGCAAGTTATAAACACAATACGTATAGATAATGCTAATAATGCTAATAATATTAACAATATTAACAATATTAACACATTAAAAAAAAATAATATTAATGATGATCATAATAAAATATACAATGAACTAGGAAAATATAAAAAAACAGATAATATTAATTATACATATGATATAGATACTGTTGATTTTCACAAAGATATTATTAGCGGCGATGATAATAAATTAGGTAATCCAAATAATTCTAATTTTGATCCAGAATTAGATGAAATATATAGCGCTAATTTAACAGGTAATAATATTACCAATAATAATAATGAGATATTTGATTATAGTATCAAACAAAATAAATCTGATTTACCAATAATAAATCCTCCTTTACAATTACTAAAAACTGATGCACCATTACGATTATCTGAAAGACATTTCATGTAAAATTTTGTAAATTTTACATATTTTTATTCTGATAATTAGCGATTATCTCATTTTCAACAATACTACTGATACCACTATATTTCGCAAATGAATTAATTGATCTCATAAAACCATTTATTTCTTTTTCTGTATTAATATTATACTCAAATGTAAATGGGTCAATATTATAATAACAATTTAATATAGTTGTTTTGGAAACGCGCAAATTTTTCCAAACAAAATCACTACTAATACACCAATGTCGAATATTTACCGTTTTCTTAACAACATCTTCACTATCAGTATCATCTTCACTATCTGTATCGTACGTTGTAATTAACTGTTTTGAATTAATACCATCAGTATCATAATAAATGGTTTTACTATTTTTTGCTAACATTAAAGACATATCATAATATTTTTTAAGACATTCATTTTTTGTCATATCATCATATGACATAACAATATCATAAATATACTTATTATTTTTTGTGTGTTCATTAATCCATTCGATGTATATTTTTTTATCTTTCCTAATAAACAAGAAATAGTAAGGATTTCTATTATGATGATAATAGAACCCTGAAAATTCCAAATTGTTGGATGTATGAAGAACATATTGAGAAGCGACCAGGTTGCTTTCAGCTGACATATTTGACGTGGCCGTGATTATTTATTTAAAAAAATTAATCATTTTTTATATTATTTACCATAAAATAGGGCAAATTTATTCTAACTGTGGATTAACACATTTATTATGAATATCATAAATTAATTCTTCTATATACCTATGATTAATATGAAAGTTAAAAACATCAATTAAAAAATTACGTTCTTTTATTTTTTCATCTGATAAGTGTAATATATCACTTATTTGCTCTATAAAATTAATATTCATATATAAAATTTGCTTTAAAAAGTCATAGAAATCTATTATATAATATAATAATTCTGCTAAACATCTAAATGACATGGTCTTTTCTAAAATAAAACCATTTTTATTTGCTTTTTTAATAATACCTTTTAAATTATTATCAGCAAAATAAGTATTATTAAATAAAGAAATGCCATTATCATCATTTTTATATAGATTATATATAAAAGAATTAGACAATTCTATTTTATTTATATCAATATCTAGTGGTTTAATATAATATGACTTATAATATAATGATGAATTATATAATAATGAATTATAATACATATCTTCATTATATTCATATTCATAACATCTATATTTTTCTACAATATTATCAATACATGTACTGACCACAAAATCATAATAATTTAAATTATCTATATATGGATTTTTAGTTATTTCAAGTAATTTATTAAATATTGGTATATTTTTATATGTAGTATCTTTCTTCATATCATTTAGAATAGATTTATATAGCATTCTGTATACATGACTTATAATATCTTCGGGTAACATATCTAAGTACGATGGCATATATATTATTGTTTTACAATTAAAATATATTTTATAATAGAATACAATACCTATATATAAAAAAATATATATTATATATATTATATATATTCCAATATATATTGTGTATTTTTATAAACTATAAAATCTACAAAATATTTACAAGAGCTGTATATGCGGTTACTCTTTCTTCAAAGTTTTCTTTCTCAAACTCGTATTTTTTATTGTAATTTGTAAAAAACTCATCTATTTTTTCTTTTGCGGAAACTTTCATATATTTTAATTTTTTAAGGTTAAGTGCTTGATAACAATTACCTTTCTTTGCTTCTTGTGTTCCTGTTAAGTCATCTTTTATAATATATATTGTATCTATATATATATCATAATCTTTTTCATATTTTTTAGGGACATATTCCGGGTTTTTACTTCCATAATAACAAGGATCAATATTAGGCTTTCCAATAGCAATAATAGATAATTTATAATAAACTTTTAATTGTTCATGTTTCATAAGTTCATCAAATGATAAAATTACAAACAATGGTGGATAATTTGTAACTTCAATATATATTTTATTATTATACTTGATAAATATCAAATTCTTAAAATAGGTAACTTTGCCATTTTTAAAATTTTTAGACATAATAGTAAAACCAGAAAGTTCCATTGTTAATTATTTTTGATAATTAATATTTAATCATTTTTTAGATATATTATTATATATATAATAAATCTAAAATTCAATATATGTACAATAGTATTATTCAATATGAACCTTATTTATGGGTATATAAGATATTAATAAATCATCTTTTATATCAAAATTTATAGACATATTTATGAAATAGAGAATATCTTTATATATTAATATAAAAAAATATATATATTGTTCATAATTCTTGTCTCCATAAGAGTATTATTTTATTATTTTATAAAATTTGCATATTTATTTTTTCCTTTTTCGCTAATAACAGTATTATATAATAAGCAAAATATATCTAGGTTCATACCTTTTTTATTATTAAGCTCAATTAGGTTAATAATATTTTTATTATCTTCCTGACTTGCTGATAACTCTTCGATTTTCCCCTCTATTAATTTGATATTATATTCAAGTAGTAAATTTGTATAATTTTCAATTAAATCTTTAAAAATTATTCCATGTTCATATCCATAACGAATATATAAAACATTGTAAAATGTTTTAATATCTTTTGTATTAGAAACATCCATGTTTCTCAAATCATGTGGATTAATATCATAAAAGTGATAATATTTTCCTGTTTCCACTTTTTTAATTTTTGTTGTAAAGTCTTCTATGAAGTATGCACTGTCTATAAACCAATCTCTTTCTTCATTATATATTTTATTGTTATATTGTCCTTTATAATAGTAATCCTTGCTTATTTTTTCTATAATTTGATGTTTATTATCAATAAGCATAATAGATAATTCATAATACATCTTCAAATACTTATGTTTCATTAGTTCATTAAAGGGTATAATTATACTTCCTACATTTTTTATATCAATGTATATTAAATCACCATATTTGATAAATAAGAAATATTTAAGATATATATTATTATTTTCACTTTTTTTATAATTAAAACTAGCATCAAATACACCAGAAAATTCCATATCTTTGATATAGTGATAGGTATATTTAAGCATTTTTGTATATTATAAAGCTTATTTATTATGATATTTGCTTGGCTTGCTAATTCCTTTAAATAACAAAAGTTAACTTGATATAATCAACAAGTTTTGATATAAAAACAACGTTACTCTTTTAATAATTAAAAAAGGTATTAATCATTTTTTAAATAATATTATTTAAATCTAAACATATTTTATAAATAATTATTAAAAGAATATTAAAATATAAAAAATATATAACACATATTATATAATATACAAATATCCACATACTTTTTTATTTTTAATAATCATATAAATCATCGTAGTCGCCATCACAGTCTGTATAGCCAATATATATGGTACGGATGAATCTATCACCCATATATATAGAGCTATTATATCCATATTTTGAGTTGTAAATACGGTCATCTTCTTCATCATCTGAGTTATAATACTCAAATCCATCAACCTCAAATTCTGGGTCCATCATCCATCTTGGAGACATAGTCACTATTGCGTGGCTTTAATTAAATTAATGATAGATAAATTGTCATTTTTTATATTAATAATTTAATTTCAGAGCAAATTTTTTCAACTATTTATATAACTATACTTTTAATTACTTATTTTTATTATATAATATCAATTAAACAAATATAAAAAAATGATATTATTAGATTTTATATTAATAATATAAAATAAGTTATATTAAAAAGATGGATTTATCAAATTTAAAAGAAAATTTAATATATTTTACAAAATGTGATATATTTACACCTGATAATATATCAAAAATAATGTCATCTAAATTATTAAATTACGGAAGTTTATTAGAACCTTGTGTAGGAACAGGAAATTTATTAAAATATATTAATTTAGAAAATTATGATAATATTGATATATATGAAATAAAATACGATTATTTACATCAAATAAAAAATAATGATAAAATAAAAAAATTTAATTGTGATTTTATTAAAACCAATAATTACAAAGAATATGATAATATTATACTAAATCCACCATATATTAAAATTCAAGACTTGCCTCTTGAATATAGATATTATATAAATACTAATTTTGAATTGCTAAATGGAGGTGCTATTGATATTTATTATGCTTTTATTATTAAATGTTTGAATTTACTTAAAGAAACTGGTATCATGGTTAGTATTACACCTAATTCATATTTATATAATAAAACTTCTTATAAATTAAGAAAACATTTATTTGATAATAAATTAATAAAAGAAATTATTGATTTCAAAGACAAAAAGGTATTTAGTAATGCTTCTGTATATTGTTGTATAACAATATTTAGCAAAGAACCTAAAACACATTTGATATACAATGATAATTATATTGATTATAATGATATTTTAAAAAATTACTCATTATTTAATTTTAATTCAAATGACAATACATTAAGAACAATTTGTACAATTAAAAATGGTATTGCGACATTAAGAAACAACATATATATTCATTCATCAAAATTATATGACGAACCTTGTTGGAAAAATATTACAAATGGACATTCCACAAAATTTATAATTTATCCATATAAAGATGGTAAAATAATTGATGAAAACACATTCAAATCAGAAAACATATTAACTTATGAATATTTATTAAAAAATAAAGATGAATTATTAAAAAGAGATAATGGAAATAAAAATTATCCAACATGGTATGCTTATGGAAGAAGTCAATCTATTAAATATATAAATAAAAAATGTATCTATATACCATGCTTTATAGATCCTGATCCCAACATTATACGCAATAATATATTTATAAATGAAAATATACTACATTATAGTTGCATATGTATAGAACCAAATGATGAAAAAGACATTGATTTTATAAAAAACATTATAATTAACAATATTGATTTTATTAAAAATAATAGCTCAAAACGTTCTGCTGGGTGGATTAATCTTAATAGTAGTTTATTATATAATTTACCTTTATATTAAGTCCTTTAAAATATCAATTGTTGAACGGTATGGAGTATAATTATCAAAATCTAATATTTTTGGAGGTTTATCAAACTTATCATTTATATTATTAGAATGTTCAACAGTTAATATATAATTTATTATATCATAAGTAATATATTTTATATTTAATATACTATATATTTTAATATCATCAATTGTTATATTTTCAAATTTAATAATTTTTCCACTCTTATTTAAATATGGTGTTTTATTCATAAATATATTTATTGGTATAATTTTAATATTTTCATTAGCCCATTTTAAATGTTGTAATTCGCCTGTCAAATTTTCCCACGCATTGTTCTTATTTTGCTTATAATTAGTTTTTATTATTTTTACTGGAAATATAATAAATGGTTTATTTAACTTTAATACAACTATATCACATTTTTTTTTGCTAGAAGAGTTTGTTGAAGCAACTTCATATTCTAATACGACAGAATATTCTGGTTGCGTAAATATTTTGCAAAGTTCATCCTTAATAAATGTGTGAAAACAATCTACATTTTTATTGCTTCTTGCTCCATGTTGTAAATATAAGTCATATACATTGCTCATAATTTTTATAAATTTATTTTTTTCTAAATCAAGAGTTTCAGTTGTCATTATACTACTTTGTAGTTGATCCATTACTTTCTTATATAATAAAATATATTAATCAACTTTTATAATATATATTGTAAATTATTACATATTTAGTCATTTACGCATATTATAATGGTTATAAAAATAAAAAATATATAACATATACTTCTCTTTAAAAATTAACATCACCATCACCTTGTATATTTCATTTAAGCAGATATTATCTGAGCAACAAGTTCTAATCTATTATTATATGTTCCTGTATTTGTCATATACTGAGCATATTTTTTGTTTCCATTATCACTAATAAGGTTATTATACATAATCATTAGTAAGTCGCAAGTCATATCCTCCTTATAATAAAGGGTGGCAAGATTAATGACATTCTTTTTATCCTCAATAATTTCAGAAAGTTCATCAAGTTCTTTCTCTATTAATCTTGCGTTGTAATCAATAACGAGGTTATTATTTATAACACATACTTTATCAAAAACGTTGTTTCTGAACGCACATCTTGTCATATAAATACTTTTAAAAGTATTCAAATCATCATTTGATGTGTATTCCATATTCTCCAAATCATACGGGTTAATCTTGTAATAGCAAATATTTTCGTTATTGATTATCTTATTAATTTTTGTATTTATACTAAGCTCTATAAAAGCTGTATCAATTGACCAAAACCTTTGCTCATTGTATATCCTATGCGTATTTTCGGTATAGTTGGTACTATATTTTAAATCTTGAATAATCAAATTTTTGTTGTTTGTAAGCATATGCGATAAGTCATAATAATATTTCAAATATCGGTTTTTTTGAAGTTCATCAAATGATATAACAATTTCACCTATATTCTTAACCTCAATATAGACTTTGTCTCCATATTTGATAAAAAGGTGATAATCGCTAATAGAACCAATACGGTTTCCCGCATTAATATTACCATGATTAAAAACCATCCTATCAAAAGCACATGTGAATTCGGCATTTGCGACTGTATGATAAGCGCGATTGTTGATCTCATTGATCGAGCTGTTCATAGTACACGCTAGTAAAAGACTTGTATTTCTTTTTTGTGGTTGCTTTGTAATCACTTATATATACTTGGTTTATCTTCTGAGCAACAAACCAGTATATTTCTGCTTCTTAATTTTTAGAATTTCAATCAGTTTTTAAAAATAAAAAATTAAATTATAACATATTTATTATGAAGTTAAATGTAAAATAAATAACATATATATTATATTGTACATCTACATTTATTTCTAACCTAAGAATTAATTATAAATTTATGCTGATAATATTTGAGCTACACTTTATCATTCATAATCACTTATGCGTAATTAACAATTATTTAATTATATTTTAATATTTTTAAATGTATAATTTTAAAAATACAATTTTACTTGTAGTATTTAATTATTCAAATTGTATTTGTAATAAAAATATAATTAAGGAAATATATGAAAAACATTTTAAAAAAATAATATTTTATTCAGATTATCCTATAATTCAAGATGATGATATTAATTTTATTCAAATAAATAGGGGAATTAATACGCATAACATTTTTAATAATTTTTATAAAAAATATAAATCAATTATAGATGATAGTGATGGGCTTTTCTATACAATGGATGACAATATTATAAATGTAAATATAATAAATTTATTTGATAATGAAAAGATTATATTTTACAAACCTAATATTAGAAATGATGATATGAATATTATATTAAATGGTGAAACTAGTGATTATACATGGTATAAATTAGATAATATAAATAATCATTCAAATTGGCATTGGGATAGTAAATTCGGAAAAAAAGCTATAATTAAATTAATAGAAGATAAAGAGTTTAAAAAATATAATATAGATAAATTTAGTGCTGCATTTTCAGACTGGTTTTATTTACCTAAAAAATATTTAACTGATAAATTATTTGATTTGTTTGAATTATTTTCTAAATATGAAGTATTTTTAGAAATTGCTATACCATCTATAATTAATAATATTGAGACAGATATATCTCAATATCAATCTTTTACCAATAATATTTTATGGAATAATAGAGAAAAATTTTTAAATAAACAATATATTTATAATTTATTTAATCATAATCATAATTTAATTTTACATCCAATCAAATTTAATGATAATCCTGATAGTAAAGAATGGTTAAAAGAAATATTTTGTAAAGATAAATGTGTTATTATAACTACAATTAATAAACCAACAGAAACTATTTTAAAACATATTGAAAATAAAGAGTATGATGTTATCATAGTAGGAGACAATAAAACACCTGATGATTATAAGGAAATAAATTGTATTTATTTGGATATTCCATCCCAAAAAAAACTGTTCCCAGAATTAAGTGATATGATTCCATATAATCATTATTGTAGAAAAAATTTAGGTTATCTTTATGCTATAAAGAAAGGATATAAAATAATATATGAGACAGATGATGATAATATACCCTATGATAATTTTGATAGTATTTTACAATACAATAATGTTCAAATGATAACAGAACAAAATAGTGTATGGATTAATATATTTAAATATTACACAAATAATGCGCACATATGGCCTCGTGGATTACCTTTAAGTTTATTAAAAAATGAGCCTAATTATCTTATTCAAGATACAGATAAAACACCATCTATAATAAATGGATTAGTTGAAAATGATCCAGATGTGGATGCCCTTTTTAGGATTATATGTAATCATCAAGATAGTATTAGATGGGATAAAAACAAATGTGTGTTAATAGATAATAAAAATGTGTGTGTTTTTAATACTCAAAATACATTTTGGTTAAATCCTGAATTATTTATATGTTTATTAATACCTTCTACTGTGTCATTTCGTTATTGTGATATTTTACGTGGAATAATTAATAACATTATTTTAAACAAAACAAATAATTATATGATGTATTCATCACCTAATGTTATACAAAATAGAAATGAACATAATTTAATAGAAGATTTTAAGAGTGAATATGAAATGTATATTCATAATGAAAATATATTAAATATTATTGAAAATAAAAAGTTTTTATATTTAATTCAAAGCGAATCTGGGCTTCCAGAAATATATAATTGTTTAAAATCTCGCGATTATATACTTTTAAGTTATATTGAAAATTCACCAGACACTACAATATTTTTTCCTGAAAGTACATCATGGACAACTAGTAGAAATAAAGCGAGAGAGTATGTTTTGAATATGAAACTTAATTATGATTATTATATCTATTTAGATAAAGATGTAATATTTACTAATGATACACAAGAAAATAGTTTTAATAAATTTGAGGAATTACTTACAAAATACAAACCATATATAGCAAATCCAAACCACTTAGGCTATTATGATCCTTTTATATTATCTGGTGATGTTGAAGTGCAAACAGTTATACAATTTGATGGATTTGCTAATGCTTTTTCACGCGAAGCATTTTTATCAAATAAATTATTTCCATATATAGATATATTTGATAATAGATCATGGTGGATGTCACAATATATTATGATATTATTATGTAGTTTTTATAAAAAAGATGTTATATTATTTCGTAATTTACATATATATAATGGGTCAACTTCTGAATATCCGCATGAGTTCAATGAAAAAATTTGTGAAGAAGCCGCAATATTTACAGTAAATAAGATTAAAGAAGATAATTATAAAAATATTGATTTAAATTGGACAGATTTAAATTGGAATTTTTATGATTATTCAATAAAATCAAAATTAAAAGTAGTTAACTCAACAGATATTAAACCAGACATTAAATCAATATTACAATCTATTTATAATAATTTATTAGTTAATAATATTATTACACAAAAAGATATAGATATTTTAAATAAATGGAATACCTATTTTTAATATAAAGAAATAAGAAGAATAATATAAAATATTAAAAATGAGTAAATATAAATATATTATTAGTCTTGGTGAAGATTGTTTTATGCGTAGTTTAATAGATAGGTATAATATTAGAGAAAAATTTAAAATAAGAATGCCTTTTGATGGTTCTATTCATCCATATGAAGAAATATGTAGATTAATTGAAACTGATTTTCTAGATTATAATAACAATATAGTTTGGAAAAACAATAATTTTTATGGAAGCAATGGTATTTTAATGAATCATGAACGAACAACAGATATAAATATTTTAAAAGACCAGTTAAATAAAAGAATAGAACAATTTAAAGAAACTTTAAATTGTGAAGAAAATATATTATTTTTAATACATAATAAAAATAAGAATATTAATTTTAATTTTGATTTAATACAGAAAGCACTAAAAAATAAATATCCTAATTTAAAATATCATATATTTGTATTTAATAACTATAATGAAGAATATTATATTAATAAAACAGAAAACACTACATATTTAAATATATTTTGGAATCCAAATAATATAGTTGATTTTAGTAATTTGAATTATGATGATATTAATAATGATTTTATATGTCAAATGTATATAACGCAATATGGTATTGATTTTAGTTTAAAAGTTTTAAAAGAAATATGTTGTATCCTTGATGAAGATTATAACAAATTTTCACTTAATAAAAATTATAATTTTGGTGAAAGTTTATCATAAAAGTTAATTATAGATTACACCTATTAACTAATTCATATCAATCTCAAAGTTGTTGAAGAACAGCCGTCATTTCTTCAACCTCTTTTTCCATTAAATTTGCTCTATATTCAACCACAAGGTTATAGTAACTAGCCCACATATTATTAGCTGTATTATTTTCAAACTCAACTTTTGCCATATAAATCATTAGAAAGTTATGAAAATCTTCTTGGGATGTGTATTCCATATTCTCTAAGTCATATGGATTAATTTTGTAATAGCAATTATTATCATAATTAACTACCATCAATGTATTGATGTGAATATTATTCTCAATAGATGCGGTATCTATAGACCAGAACCTTTCTTCATCATATAATTGACAATCATTGTATTCACTACTATATTTAAGGTCTTGAATTACCAAATTTTTGTTGTTAGATAGCATAAGTGATAATTCATAATAATGTTTCCAATACTTATTATTTTGAAGTTCAGCAAATGAAATAACAATCTCGCCAACATCCTTAACTTCCATATATACCTTGTCTCCATATTTGATGAAAAGATGATATTTGCTTTGAGATGTGAAATCATTATTAATCATTGTATCAAAAACTCCTGTAAATTCCATATTGTTAAAAGTATGAAATGCGCTTTTGCAACTGGCTTTTATTATGCTGTTCATATTGCACTTTTTTAGGATGTGCTTTGCTTGTTTTTTTGCTAATCGCAATACTTATTTATCTAGTATGTGATAAATCTGTATATCTATTTTTATATTTAGAAGTCTAAATCATATTTTTAAATATATAAAAAAAATTAGAACATATTTATTATAATAGAAATTTTAAATATATGATGAAGAATTATCATTATATAATATATTTAAACATATACACCATTATTATATTTAAATGGATGATTTAATTTCAATAATATTAAATAATAAAAATAATCAAAAATTACATTTTTGTGATAATAATATTGAAATTATACCAAGTGAAATTGGTAACTTAATTAATTTACATGAATTAGTTTTAAATAGTAATAAAACTAAAATTATACCAGGTGAAATAGGAAATTTAACTAATTTAAAATCATTATATTTACTTTTTAATAAAATTGAAATTATACCAAATGAAATACAATATTTAAATAATTTACAAGAATTAAATATAAATTATAATAAAATAAAAATTATACCAAATGAAATACAATATTTAACTAATTTAAAAAAATTATGTTTAAATAATAATAATATTAATATAATACCAAGTGAATTTAAATTTTTAATTAATTTAGAAAAATTAGATTTATGTGTAAATAATATTAAAGCTATACCAAGTGAATTTAAATTTTTAATTAATTTACAAGAAATAAATTTAGCTGTTAATAAAATTGAAATTATACCAATTGAAATACAATATTTAACTAAATTACAAGAAATAAATTTAGCTAAAAATATAATTTCAATTATACCAAGTGAAATACAATATTTAACTAATTTACAAGAATTATATTTAAATAATAATAGAATTTTAATTATACCTTGTGAAATACAATATTTAACTAAATTACAAATTTTAAGATTATTTACTAATAAAATTGAAATTATACCTAAAGAAATAAGATATTTAACTAATTTAAAAATTTTAGATTTACCTGAAAATAAAATTGAAATTATACCAAATGAAATTCAATATTTAACTAATTTATACAAATTATATTTATCTGATAATAAAATTGAAATTATACCAAATGGATTTAAATATTTAATTAATTTACAACAATTAGAATTATATTCTAATAAAATTCTAATTATACCAAATGAATTTCAATATTTAACTAATTTACAAAGATTACATTCAGGTTATAATAAAATAACGGTTATACCAAGTATAATACCAAGTGAAATTCAATATTTAATTAATTTACAAAACTTAATATTAAGTAGTAATAATATTGAAATTATACCAAGTGAAATACAATATTTAACTAATTTACAAGAATTATATTTAAATAATAATAGAATTGAAATTATACCAAGTGAAATACAATATTTAAGTTATTTAATAAAATTATTTTTAAATTATAATAATATTGAAATTATACCTAATGAAATTAAATATTTAACTAATTTAAAAATAATTTCTCTAAATTATAATAAAATTGAAATTATACCAAATGAAATACAATATTTAACTAATTTAGAAGAATTATATTTATATGAAAATAAAATTAATAATATACCAATTTCTATTATTAGATGTAGAAATTTATACAGATTTGATTATGAAAATAATGAAATTGAATATATTCCTCCACAAGTTATTAGATTTTTAAATAGAATTAAAAATACAGATAAATTACAAGTATATAATGATTCACAAAATATACATAATCATTCAATACAAGATTCTGTAAATAATAGTATTAATAATATTATGCAGCAAAATTTCATTATTAATGAAGATAACATTATGAATGAAATTTTAAATGACAATATTTTAATAGATAAATGTAAAGAATTACTATTTGAATATTCTTCTAATTTAGATTTTCATTCTGTTTTACTATTAAATTTTAAAGAATTATTATGTCATTCTTGGATAACTATAAATAATTTAGAAACCAAAGATGAAATTAAAAAAATATTAAATATTGAAATGTTAGATTCAGAATGTAAATGTTTTACAGGAAGAATTACAAGATTAATAAATTGTTTGAATGGTTTAAGTGATTTAGTTAAAATTAATATTTCTGATAACCAACAAATAGGAAATATAATAATAATAATTAAAGAACAATTAGGAGATAATTATACAATAGAAAAACATAAAGAGTTAGTTAAAAATGAACTACAAGAAAGAGGCTACATAGATAATATTATAAATGAATGGTTAGATTATATAGAATAAAAATATAAAACATATAACTCTTATAATATTTAGATAGATAATATCTCAGCAATACTTTCTAATTGATTGTGTGTTCCTAATTCAGTAATAATCTGCTTATATTTTTTTTGTCTATCAACATCAACACCAACAAGATTATTATAGATAATCATTAATATATCATTATTTATTTCATCATTTACATTAAATGTTGCTACAAGATTAATGATATTTTTTTTATCCTCAAAAAACACTGAAAGTTCATCAATCTCTTTTTCCATTTTTGACACTTGATACTCTAATGCGATATTCTTGTAAATTTCTGACCTATGTAGAAAATTTTTAACCCTTTCAAGACTATTCATATAGTTCCATTCAAAGTATTCCAGTTCTTGCTGTGTAGAGTATCCCATCTTCTCCAAGTCAAACGGGTTTACTTTGTAATAGCATACATTACCACAAGATATTATCTTAAAGTTTTTCATATTGTACTGATCAATATAGGCAGTTTCAACTGACCATATCCTATCTCCAGAATATTCATATATATTGTCATATATATTATTAAATGCGGTGTTCCTTATAACTTTGTGCTTATCATTTGCGAGAATAAGAGACAAATCATAGTAATATTTCAAAAAACCAATTTCATTTTTTTGTAGTTCAGCAAACGAAATCACAATTTCACCTGCGTTTTTAACATCTACATAGACCTTGTCACCGCAACGGATAAATAGATGATAGTCGCTGCGACATGATATATAGTTAGGTGCATTATGATATGGTTGCATTTCACGTATTCGCTGGCAAAACACACCGGTACATTCAGTATTCGCGATAGTGAAGTAAGTGTTGGTGCTGGTGGCGTCATTCATTGTCGTTTGCTTGTTAGTTGTTTAGCAGTTTTAGCTCTTGCTTCTTTGTATATATATTTGATTTATTAGCAACGGAGTAATAAATCTGTAATATATATGCTTTATTAATAGCAAAAAGATTATTAATCATTTTTTTAAATTATAAAAATGTATTAGAACAAATTTATCTTGCTAACTCAAAATAAAAAATATATACATATATAATACATATCATATAATTTTTTGTTATTTATGGTTATGTTTCTAATAATAGTACATTGCTATTTTCGTTGCTGTTGATATACTCATATTTACTACCAATACTAACAATATTATAGATTATTGTTAATATATCATCATTCATACAATATTTACTATTTAAAGTTGCCAGATTGAGAATATATTTTTTATTTTCAAAGAAAGCCAAAAGTTCTTCAAGTTCTTTTTCCATATCATTTAACAAATACTCCATCACAATATTCTTATATATCACTGATCTATTTAGAAAATACCCCATTCTTACATCACTACGACAAATATATATTTGTTGAAATTGTTTTAGTCCTTGCTCTGAGGTGTATTCCATTTTCTCAAAGTCAAATGGATTAATTTTATAATAGCCTACATTCCCATTTGGAATTATCTTGTAGAATTTATTGTAGGTTTGTTTTATACAATCAATATAGGAGGTTTCAAATGACCATATCCTGTTTCCTGTATATTCATAAATCTCGTCATATGCTTTGTTAAACTTATCATTCTTTATAATTTTGTGCTTATCTTTTGTGAGAAGAAGCGACAATTCATAGTAAAACTTCCAATATTTATTTTTCATAAGTTTAGCATATGAAATAACAATCTCTCCAACATTTCTAACTTCCATATAAACCTTATCACCACTACGGAGAAAGAGATGATAATCACCTATTATTCCATTACGATATACCTTAGAATTAGGTACATTATAACGATATGAATAAGCTACATATTTTTCCTGACAAAACACACCTGTACATTCAGTATTTGAAATTACATGGTTAGTCTCACTCATTGTTAATTATTGGTTGTCGTTCGCGGTTGTTTGCTGTTGTTCGCTGTCGTTCGCTGTCGTTCGCGTTGGATGGCGGTGGAGATATACTCAATTTAAACTTTGGCAAATCTGTATATCTCTGTCCTAAAATTAAAAAATTTTAATCATTTTTTAAATTATTAAAAATAAAATAGGACATATTTATTTAAAAAATAATATATATATCATATATATATCCATTACCTAATTACACATTAACTGCCATTATTTGCAATATTGTATCTAATCTATTTTTACATGTATTTGTTTCTATATTAATATACTGTAAATATTTTTTATTACCTTCTGTGCTAACAAGATTATTATAAATCATTGTTAAAATATCATAATTTATGTTTTTTATATTATTTAAAGCATTAAGGTTAATTACATTCTTTTTATCTTCAAACATTATAGAAAGTTTATCAAGTTCTTTTTCCATTTCATCAATTTCATTCTTTATGATAAGTGTCTTATAATCAACAATGATATCAAACACTTTGTTTTTTATTTCAGGCATCATTATTTTGTAGTTTTTCTGAAAGATATCAAGATCTTCACGAGAAGTGTATTCTTTATTAACTAAATCATATGGGTTAATCTTATAATAACATATGTTACCATAATTCTTTACACATGTGTTTTTTGAATTCATACTGGTTTCTATATAGGCTGTATTAAATGACCATAACCTCGGTTCGTCATATATCTGTTCACTAAGATATTCACTGCCATACTTATGGTATTGAATAACCAAATTTTTGTCTGTGTCATTTGTAAGCATAAGCGATATATCATAGTAATATTTCCAATACTTATTATCCATAAGTTCAGCAAATGAAATAACAATATCTCCAATATTTTTTACATCCATATAGATCTTATTTCCATATCTAATGAAAAAGTGATAATTGCAAATAGAGTGATTATAGTTATCACCAGTAAGATGAGTTAAATCATAAGTAAATTTATCATAAACACCTGTAAATTCTGCGTTTTTTACTCTATGAAATAATGCGTGCTTTCCGCATACATCAATAATACTATTCATTATAATCTAGATTATAATCAAGCTTGCTAGATTGATTTTATTATATATATTGATCAATTTTTTACTATTATTGTAAAAAATAAAAAAAACACTTATCATATATTACTTATACATATCTAATATTGATTTTTTATATTGCTATTATTTGAGAATTGTTTTCTAATCTATCACATGTTCTTAATTCAGTAATTAGAGGTTCATACATTTTATTTCCATCAGCACTGAGAAGATTATTATAAATAATCATTAATAAATCACAATTCATACCCGTCTTATTATAAAATGCTACAAGATTAGCAAAATTTTTCTTATCTTCTAATTTTTCAAAGAATGCTGAAAGTTCTACAAGTTCTTCCATCAGTTCTTCCATTACCTTTGTTTGATGTTCAATAGCAATATTATTGTATGTAACATACATTGTTTCATATATGTTTTTTTGAAAATCATTATTAGACATATAATTGATATTGAATGTTTCCAAATCTTCTGGTGATGTATAATCCATCTTCTCTATGTCAAATGGATTAATTTTATAATAGCAGTTATTATCTCTATTATCCAGAATTTTGGTATTTGTTTCTAAGTTGTTAATTATAACTGGTGTATTAATTGACCATACTCTCTTATCTTCATATAAGTTGTAATCTATATAATCACTATCATATCGGAGGTCTTTTGCTACTTCATGTGGATCATTTGACAATAGAAGAGACAAATTATAATAGTAATTCCAATATTTATTTTTTTGAAGTTCTGCAAATGAAATCACAATTTCGCCTACATCTTTAACTTCCATATAGATTTTATCTCCATAACGGATAAAGATGTGATAATTGTAATTTGGATAATAACAGCAATCAAAAACGCCAGAAAATTCAGCATTTGAAACAGTGTGAAAATCATGTTTCTTGCTTGAAACAACAGTGCTATTCATCTTGAAAGCTTGTAAACGTGTACCTTTGTTTTGCGGATTTATGTCAGGATCTTGTGTTCAAATACGCTATATATACTGAATTTATCTGCTATTTGGCAATAAATTGGTATATCTCTGCTTTTATATTTTAAAAATTTAAATCAATTTTTTAATAATAAAAATAAAATTAGAACATATTTATATTGCTTCACGAAGATGAAACCTCAGTTGAAATATCCTTCTTAACATTAGGAATAGGATAAATACCATTATCCGGATAATATACCATACATACATTATTCTCATCGCAATAAATTACAGAAGCTCCAAAATAGATATATTTGCCCTTGACAGGAGGGATAGCAGCTACTGACTGCATCTCATATAACTTCATAATAGTCTGGAACATTCTTATTTTGATTATTTCTTTACATAATATATATGTTTTATTTTTATATAGATTTACAATTGTTCTAGCTTATTTCTCTTTTGTCATTATTGGTTTATCTTTTTTAGATATAGCAATTTTCAACTTACTTAGCATATTTAACATATTTAACAATATAATACGATCTATATTTAGAATAGAAAAAATGCAAATCAATAATGCTAATAAGTTATTTATTAAAACTATATATTTAAGTATTAAAGTTAAAAATTTAAGTATGGGTTTAGATAGGAACAAATATAGCTGAATTTGATGATAATCCTATCCAACTAATTCGTTCTTTTGTTTTTAAAGTGTCTAATTTGCCTTCATTTTGTAATTTTAATTGGTATTTTACTCTTTTTTCTAATAAATGAATTGCGTTAGGATTATATGACAATATAGACCAATCTATTTTATCTTGATTCGCATATAATAACTGAATAGCACCAGGATCAGTATTTCTACATAGAGATGACCAATTTATTTTAGAAGGTAATTTATTATATTCATCTTGTAATAAGGATTTTTCAAAATCTATTCTTTCTTTTAATAGATCAATTGCGTTAGGATTTTCAGATAAATAACCCCAATTTAATTTATCAATCGGGATACCATCTCTTAATATATTTTTAGAAGCAACTAAACTCTTATAATTACTAATAATTTCTCTTTGTAAATCTTTTGATAAATCTAATATTGAGGGTAAATTATTTTTTGGTGATATATTACTTGATAATAATTTTGAAACAGTAATACTTTTTGAACGACCTATTTGTTTTAAAGGAATAAATATAGCTGGGTTTTTTGATAAAACATCCCAATCAATCTTATAGTTTGGTGGTAATTTTTTATAATATTCTTTGTCTAACTCTTCTTTATCTTCTTCAATTTTCTTTATAATTAATTTAATTGCCTTTTGATTTCTTGATAATTCCTGCCAATCAATTTTATCTTTATTATTACTTAATATATCAATCGCATTTATATTAGCAGATAAGCTAAACCAGCTAACTTTTAAATAAGATTTAGCATTATATCCCTCTTCTTTTAATATTTTTTCTTCTTCATTTAGAGCAAATTTTATTATTTCAATAGCAGCAGGATTTTTTGATAAATTAACCCAATTTATATATTTAAATGAATATTCATTTTTTTGCCTATATGTTTTAATTGATAGATTTTCTTCATTTTCTACTTTTGTTTTTAACATATCAATTGCTTCTAAATTTGTATTTGAGCATAAATATGCCCAAACTATTTTATTTGGATTTTCTTTTAATATTTCAATAGCTGCAGGATTTTTTGATAATTTATTCCAATTTATATTTTCATTATTTATATTCATTTTTAATAACTTAATCGCATCTGGATTTGTATTATCTGATAAAGAGTCAAAATTAATACGCTGTATATTATCTTTTAAAAAATCAATCGCATTTGAATTTTGCGATAAAAATTCATTATGTATTTTTCTCAAAGGAAGCAAATCTTTTACCCAATCTCTTAATTCATATTTAAGTATTTTTTTATACTTTTTTGCTATTATTTGCAAAACTTTTTTAGGTAAATCTACAAGTTCTATTTTTTTGTTTCTTTGATTTTCTGATAATATTGAATTCTTTGTTCGCCTTGACAATATATTATATACAATATCTGTTTTATCTTGTTTTGACATTTTGTGTGATGTTCTATATATATGCTATACAAATAAACTAAACATAATTTTATAAAAAATGATTTAATTATAAAAGTTAGTAGTAGTAAGTATTAAACATTAAGTATAATTAATGTCAGCATTTGTCAAGAATTATTTATATGAGTTACCTGATGATATACAAGTATTAATATATAAAAATGTATTTAAGTGCTCTCTCAAAAATATAAGTGATAAAGAAGAAGCAATCAATAATTTTAACAAATTAGTTGCTTATATAAAAGATAATCAAGATAATGCTCCATACAGCAAAAATCATGCTATATGGAGCATAATATTGTGTAATAGAAGAGATATAAAAGATCCTTATTACAAATATTTTACATATTACGCAGATAATGAGACAGACTTTTTACATCTTAATAAATTTAAATTGATTAAATATAATATATCATATTCTACTATTAAATATATTGAGTTTGCTATATATCCAATACAAGATAGTATACCTTCGTCAAGTTATAATTATATTAAGAATACATTTGAACAATATGCTCATATTTTTATAAGTCTTAGACATTATAATGGAAATCAATATAATGATACAGATAAAGAATATAGAAATATTAGAGATGTTAAACTATTAAATGACAAAATAATAATAGAATTTACTGATACATATACATTTAGATGTTATATTGATATTTATAATAATATTTTAGAATCTTATAATTTTATAGTATGTTTATTAAACATTTTATCTATGTTTAATAATAATATATATCCTGAATATAATTTAGATTATATGAATGACCTTCATGATTTAAAAGATTGGTTTAAATATAACTTATTTTTCAGCGGATTTAAAATAAATGAATATGGTAATACTATAATTCCTCACTTTTACTCATAAGTATTTTATAAAAAATACAATAATATCTAAATAATTATTATTTTTTAATTATAAATATATATTAGAATATTCTAAATAATGTCAATAAGATTAAATGATGACCAATGTTTATTATGGATAAAAGATCCAAGTATATCTCCATTTGAGAATAATTATGTAGCACGAAAATATAGGAAGGATATTTTAATAGACCATGATGTTAATGCTGATAATGCTTTAAATAATCCTAAATCTTTTTTAAATAGAGTTAGAAGAAGATGTTTTTATAATTCTGCGTTGAGACAAAAATTGGTAGATAAGATTAAAGAATATCAGCAGAATGGAACTCTACGATTGCATACATTAAATGATAAAATAACAGATAATTTTGAATATATTACACCTCCATTTACAATTGAAGAATGCAAGTACTGGTCAAACAATCATTTGATAAATCCGCGAACAAATGAAAAAATAAGTATGGCTGGTAGTATATATATTGAATTAATATACACTACAATACAATATGGATTGCCAACGCCTCCAATTTTAGATACTATTCCTACTAATGAAAATGATAAAACCTTGTATAAACTTGCAAAAAGAATTATTGAAGATGTTATGTTTAGATTTGATTTTATGAAGCAAAATGATGAATATTTTCTAACGCATAATGTTGAATCTTTTGATAGAAAATTAAAAATAGCTTCACCATTAACATCAAAACGTAAAGCAGCAGCAAAACAAAAGAATACATTTGATGTATCATCATCCTTATCTAATAAAAGTTTAAATTCAGCAGAAAGAAGATTATTGAGGGATATGAAATTAGAGAATATTGAGGAAGAACAATTAGCTGCTGAATATCAATATAAAAAAGGGCTTCTACCAAAAAAAGATGTTGATAAAACAATCTTTAATGCGTTTAAGAAATTTCTTGAAGATCTTCAAAATGAGGTTATGAATGGAAATCAATTAATAAATAATATTTTAAAAGATGCTACTGATAATGCTAAATCCCGCATTATAGGATCTATTGAATCTTATTTACAAAAGAAAAAATATAATGATAGCAGTTTAAAAAGTTTTTTAAAGGATAATAAACTTGATACTATTGAAGGTATAATTAGTAATTTTATTAATAATATCTATGTTCAACTTATAGATCCGCAAATATTGATTCCGCAGAATATGGAAATAGGATTATTATCAGCTCGTAATAAGCAAATTCATTTTAAAGATAGCAAAATAATAAAACAGCTAGTGAGTGAATTATCATCTTTTATAAAACAATATTTTTTTGTAAGAGATTATAAAATAAAACAATATTTTATAAATCTTGTAGAAGATAAAATATCACGCGAATTCATAGATACAAAATTGAAAATTTACATTAACCCTGTCAGTGAATATAAAAATTGGTACTATACAATATTATTAAATAAAAGTGATGAAGATGATCATGTAATAATGCGATTACCAGAAGGACATGGGTTATTGATAGGTAAAAAATTAACAAAGGCAATAATTGATTTAAAAGACACTAATTTTAATACTTATGAAAATAGAGTAATAATAGATGATAATCCTCTTAATGGTTTTACATATGAAGAATGTAAAAATTGGGTAATTTTGCCCATTATTAACCCGCGAACATTTAAACCTATATTAATAGATTCGCCAATTTACAATCGTTTATTATGTATAAGCTATCAATATGATACACATTTAATACCACGGATGATAACATCACGTGGTTATGATATTATAACTGCACTTACAAATGTAATAGGAAATATATTAAATAAAGAAGGGGTAAAAAATATACCACAATCAAGAGAGCAATTAGAAAACTTTATTATGAATATCGAAGCACAATTTATGAAGGAAAAAGAAAAAGATAGTTTAAGTTCTAATATAATTGGATTAAAATGGAAAAATGCTGGTACAAAGCATCCGAATGGAGGTGTTAAAATTATAAATAAAAAAATATTAACAGCTTTCCAAAAGTCAATCGATCAAGATGGTGTAATGCCTTTTTATGTTTCATTTAGCGAAGAAGACTTATCAAAGTTTGGTATTACAGATATTACAAAGAATAGTTATATTGAAATATCAACTTATTATGTACAAGCAATTGATAATAAAAACAGAAATAATCTTGGATTAAGATGGAAAATTGTTAATAATGAGAAAGATAAAGAAGGTATTAAAAGAGGAAGAGTAGAATTAATTAATAAGAAATTAAAAGATGCTTTTTTAAAATTAGCAAATAAAGATAATATACTATTACTACCCGCACGTGTTTCATTTAGTAAAGAAGACTTAAAAAAGTTTGATATTACCACAGCAGTAGCTAATAATAGATATATTAAATTTACATATTACTATAAACCTGTTTTTAATAAGAGTATTAGTGATATTGTAATAAAGCAAAAAAGTAATGTAGTTATTACAAAAAGAGATTCTAAATATTCAATTCATAAATATTATACTGTCGCTGATTGCTTGCGTTGGGCAAATCAACCAAACAGAGATCCAAAAAGACAAGATATATTGATTGCGACTGATAGTAAAGAATATAATGCTATATTTGAGCAAGCACTATTGTATGATTATAATATTACGCCTATAAATATTACTTCAAAAGGAATAAAATTTATGAAATCAGTAATAAAAACAAAAGGGAAAGTTTTAAATATTGCTTCATATTCTATCAAACATGAAGCAAGCAAAAGCCTAGATATAACTGAAATTAATAGTAAAATATGTAATTCTATAAGAGAAATATACGATAATGAAACTAATGAGGAAGGAAAGAAATATAATAAGTTCAAAAATAATATGATTCAAAAATGTAAACATTATAACAAAGAACCTAGTTTATGTATAAATGTTCTTAAAGATGAAATTAAAAATAAATTTCCACTAAATAAAAAAAAAGCAAAAGAAAATAAATTAAAATATTATCAAGATTCCGCATTAGCATCCTTATTAATATATTATGAAGGCATGTATAGTAAAATTTATAATGAGGAAATCAGAGATATTTTTATAAATGATTTTAATAAATTTTATATATATATATATGAGTTAGATAATGAATTAAAAGAAAATAAAAAAGATGCGATAGATGCTGGTGGACCAAAACGTGAATTTTTTACAAAGTTATTTGAAGAATTGTTTTGTGATGATGAACATCTTACAAGACCATTTATTTGTCCTAAGGATATTATTGGAAATATATATTATATTAATCCTAACTTTGCTCCTGATGAAAATTTTAAGAAGGTAATTAGAGCATATAAACAAAACCATGGTTCTATTTTGAATTTTGATACAGAGAGAGATTATGAGTATATATATTATGTAATAGGGAAATTATTATGTCTTACAGTAGTTAATGATGTTATTGGATTACCCCAACAACTTTCATCATATATATTAGCTGGATTAATAAACCAAAAAAATCAATTAAATTACTATGATATACTATATTTTTACTTAAGAGAGTTTAATAACGCAATCTATTATATAAATATGATTAGCAATAATGGAATAAATGATATAGAATACGTTGGCTTATCTTTTAATGATCTATATGTTATTAGTAAATCATTTGGATCATCACTAAAATCAAGTGGAGAAAAAATAACTAAGGATAATTGTATTAAGTTTATTATTCAACAATCAAAACATGTAATAACAAAGAACTTTTTAGGTAAAGAGGAAGTTAATTCTGAAAAAAGTATGAAAATGAGATATGATTCTTTATTTGGTGGTTTTAGTAATGAAATAAGAAAATTCTTATATAAAAAAAAGGTTACAATAGAGCAACTTAGCCTATTAATTACAAATGAACCATTAACAATAGCAATTCTACAAGAACTTGTAAGCAAAATAAATGTATATATGGAGATAAAGTATACATCTAATTCTTTTGTTGGAATTTATACTGGCGATAGGATGTCAGAAGCGGAGCAAAAAGAAAGAGGAGATATACTGAAAGGATATATGTCAAATATTATTACACAAAAAAGAGGGGATGAAACAGATGAAGACCATATTGATTTTGTTAAAAAATTACTACGATTTTGGACAGGTCTAACATATTATGATAAAAATAAACCCTATCAAATATGTTATAAATATGGAGTAGAAATAAATATTAATAATTTGCCTAATTCACATACATGTACTTATACATTAGATATTTTTGGTTTTAATGAGAATGATAGTCCAGAAGAGAGAGAGAAATTTATATATGATAAATTTAAATTAGCAGTTGGAGAACAAGAAATGGAATTACATTAATAATATTTGTTGCTGAATAAACTTATATGAATGCTAATATTTTATATATACACTTTCTTAAAATTAATATTAGGATATTGTTCTACTTTATTGATAATAAATGGTATTTTGTTTAATATAATATTGGGTTTTGTTGTTATGAATATCTCTGTTTCTGGTTTAAATACTTTAAAAATATTATCTATAATATTTTGAAACATATCAGATCCAGGTTCTTTTAGAAAATTTGGTAATATTCTTTGTATTTTTGTCATTATCATAAACATTCCAGCATTAACTTTCGCATTTACAATATCACCTTCGATCCAGCCTTTAGTTTTATTGCTTACAAATCCATGAATTATATTGTAATAATCATTGAATATAAATTGTTTATCTACATTTCTAATAGAATCACTTATTCCAAAATCAAATATATACATATTATATTTACAACTCTTAATATAAAAATCAAATCCATTATAGATATAGTGATAATATCCAACTTCATTATTTAACTGATATAGGAAGTTTCCATAATGGCAATCTCTATGACAATAACCTACTCTATTATGATATGTAGCAATAGCAATAAATACTTGGTATGCCATATTAATCATAAGCATCTCATCATTCTTTTCATCAGTTTTCATTAAAGAGCTCAAATCACCATTACATAGCTCATTGTAATTAACTAATCGCTCTTGTATAAGTAATTCCTTTCCTGTGCTTCCAGAAGATTTACACTTAGTAGTCTTATACATAATTACAAAATGTTTTGATTTTTTTGGTATAATTAAGTTTTCAGTAATCCATGTATTCATTTTAGTTTCACATTCATTATTCGCAGTTATTCTCATTAATTTACTTGCGATAGGATATGATCCCAATAAATTATGAATACTTGTTAGATATATAGTACCATAAACACTATCACTTCCTATTTTTTTTTCTAAATTTACAATTCCATCAATTGTAAAACCTTTGTTATTACCAAATATCTTCTTTGATAAACATTTATTAGATTTAATATTAGCTAAATGTTTTTTAATTAAATGATAACGCTGAACACGTGTATCTAAATTATTTTTTGTAAGAATTAACTTATTTTTTAAAAAGCGCTGAATAATATTTGCGTTTTTAAATAAAAATGATTTAGAAGATGGTTTTTTTAATGATATATTAGCATTCTTTAATATTGGCGAAGACTTAGTAGACTTAGTAGACTTATGTAAACTTTTTTTAGCATTCGCAACAGGAACAACACTAGCATTTTTCATAATCGCAATTATTGCTTTATAGTCAACAGTTCCTTTGCGAGGAAAACACCATGTTGGTTTCCCTTCATTATATTTCTTTAATGCTTCAAAGTATTTCATTATCTATTAATTATATTATAAAAAAGATTATAAAATAAATAATATATTAAAAATTAAAATGTAAATATAGATGACTATACATAAAAACAGATCCTGTTAAATTATGGAATGAACCAATTGATATTAATGATTGAATTAATATATTTGAAAATATTTTAATATATATTTTTATCTAAACTACCTTCATTATATTTAATATTATGATCAAAATAATATGTTGGGATATAGGTAATGTTATTATAACTGATATATGTTTATATAATTTTATATTATAAGAAACCTTATATATAATATTCAAGAAAAGGTAAACGTCCACATAACCAATATTTAAGTAAATACAAATGATCGCGTATTAAAATAATGTTTTGAGATATTTTTCTACGTATTATATATGCTGTTGGACTTTCAGATAACAATATAATTTGTTGTGACATTTTATTACTTATATATAAATAATAAAAAATAAAAAAGCTTTATATTAACTTAGTATATATTATTACAAAAAATATTAAGTATATTATTAAATAAAGATGGAAACAAATAAATATCAAAAGCCATTTCCTTTCAATACATGTGAAGTTAGAGGAAAATTTGTAGATCAGCCTTATTCAGCATCTATTAATATTTTATCATGTATCTTGTTGCTCTATTTATTATTGCTTGCTAAGCATATAGAAATACAGTTTTTCATATTATCGTTATTTATATTCCAAGCATACCACGCATATTCTCATATGTTTTGGGATGATAATGAATATAGTTTAATACATGTATATATTATTCACACAATTACATATATTATAATATTTGCGCTTATAAGTGCAATATCATTTATTAGTGGTAAACCTCCAAATTTTCCTATTATATTAGCTGTAATTATGCTTGATATATACATATTATATAATTATATAGGTACTGTGTATAATGCTGTATCTGGAATAAATATATGGGTTATTGTGCTTATAACAGGGCTATGGAATGTTAAATTACCTGCTATTGTTAAGCAATTACTGCCAATATTGCTAATGTTATTCATAGTCATCATAGTGCTTTTCTTTAACGAAAAATACAATTGTAACTCTATGATGGAATACTATGTGTTTCCTTATCATATAGCAATTGAGATAATGGGTTTAATAATATCTTCACTGTTTGCTTATATATTTATATTACTGGAAAACAAAAATTGATAGATATAACATAGTATTGTTATGAATACTATAATATATAATGACTTATAATAATGATGTTGAGATAAAGGATCAATTTGACAAGTTAAATGATAAGACTAATGATAATACAGAGCATTTAGCACATAATATTCCTTCACAATACTTTAATATTCTTGACAAAATTATTGATAAGATAGAAGACAACAAATATTTAATAAAAATTAGTTTTAGAGAGTTGATGGCTTATGCATGTCCAATTGTTTTCAATAGAGAACTAGAACAATCTAAAATAGACGAATTGTATACATCTATTGTTGATGGGTATGATATCGCATTCACAATGGATGCTATATATGATCCAAATACTAATATCCAAGATAAGAACATAAAAATTATTAATGGGAACCATAGACATGGTGCTATATGTAAATATATTACAGAACACGATAGGCTATTTAACTGTGAATTTAATGTATATGTGTGGATTTATGTTGTATCAGACTGTGAAACTGTAAACGTTCAGAGAAGTATTGAATTATATACAAAAATTAACAATCATTTACCTTTTAAAGAACCAATTATTATAGATGTAAATGTTATGGCATTTCTTGATAAGCTTTGTAGTGTTAAAAGATTTAAAGGGAAAGCTATATTATCAAATAAATGTGAAGTAAGTAGACAACCAAAAATAAATAAAAAAGAGATATTTAATCTCCTAAATACAAATAAGAATATATTAGAAAACTTTCTAACAAAATATTCAATAAATAAAAATAATTTAATTATTACAGATAATATTCTTGAAATTTTTATAGAAAATATTAACGAAATTAATCATCGCATATCTCTTAAAGGAATAAATAATTTATATAGTGATAATCAAATAGCACAAAATAAAGGGTTTTACGAACAAGCTGTTGAACTTGGATTTTATCTAAACCTAAAAAAATCTAACTATTCAAAAGAAATTTGGATACAGTATCTTTGTAATCCAGCAGATATTTAAGTATTTATATTGTTATTGTATAAGATTGATATAAATTTTATAATATATATAAGTGAAAATATATACAAACTTTATAATAATAAAAGCAATAACGCATATAAATTTTAATATTTTAAGATTTGCTATAATACAATCAAGAAACGCATCAAATCTATCTTTTTTGTATTCTCTTACAATATCTTTACTACTATTGATAGTATTATTGCTGATACAATTAGGATAATAATTTTTGGCAATTCGTATGCGTTTTTCAACAACATATTTGTTTGTAAGCTTGTCTTTTGGGTGCGCATATTGAAAAGCAATATTCATAACATCATTTATTCCTGAAAAAGCATTACATTTTTTGAATTCATTATATCTTTCTTCATGAACACTTTGTAATTTATTCTCAAGTTCATTTTTTTGTTTCATCATTATATTAAGCATTAGTTGTTGCCCTTTTACATAAGCATCATACTGATATGCTTTATTAATACGCTGATATATTAATTCTTTAACATATTTTTGTTGTTTGTTAATGATATGCGAAATATCAGCAATATTATATTCAATTTCACAATAATCTGTGCTTGTGCTCATTATTTTGATTGCTTATTCAACTTGAATGTGTTGTTCTTCTTAAAACTAAAACTTTTAATAACAATCAATATTTATTATATTTATAAAAAAATATAACATATTTATACTAATTAACTAACAATTACATACTACTTTTTATATAAATAGATTAATAGTCATATTATTTATATTTTCTTCGGTTCTTCAAACTATCTTGATATTCTTGTCTTTCATAACGTTTATAGCTATCTGCTTCTTCACGAGGAACAAGTCTGTATGGATTAATATAGTCATCTTGTGTTTTACAAAAGAAAGAAATGATCCATGCCATCAAATGAGCTGTAAATATAATAAGAAATATAAAGAAAAGGAACAAACCAAAAGTTGCCATTATGCTGGAAATTATATTTTCAATGAAGTTTTGCGTAGTGTTTGATTTAACAAATTTGTTTTATTTGTTTTTTATTGGATTGTTTAGTAAAAATAAAAATTAATAAAATCAAATTTTATAATATTCTTTTCAAATTATAACATATTTATTCATTATAATATTATAAACTACTCCTTGTGAATGATAAATATTCAAATGATTCTCTAATTATATAATAAGCGATGCCTATATATATTTTTGATACATCATTGTCAATAATATTAATGATACGATCATAATATTTTGTATTTATTATAAATTTTTCAATTGCTTTTTGAATACCATATTCATATATTACCTTCTCTAAATCTTCTTTTTCATATAAAGGCAATTCCAAATGATTGAAAATATATCCATTCGTGTTTTTAACTAACCAATTCTTATTAATGCTTCTAATATTGCTTATCTTTTCATATATACATTTTGCTATATCATTCGCATTATTTTTCAATAATATTTTATAATATACATGTGATAGCTCTTTATATTTTATATTTTCTTCTAAATTATAATTATTATTTTTAACAATTGTAAGTTCACTATCAATATTTTTAACAATATTATTTTCACATAAAATTTCCCCTTTATAATATTCAATATTACAACAATAATATACACAATCAATATAATCACATATAGCATAAAACAATTTCAATCTTATTTTTCTAAGTTTCTGAATTTTAAATTTTAATTCATTAATTTGTTTAAGTTTTTGAATTGTAAATAATTCTTTATCTTCAACATCTTTCCAACTACCTAATAAACACCAAAGATGGTTATAACATTCTTCAAATGTAAGTTTATTTACAGCATCTAATATAACCTTATTATATATATTATCAATTATATTTTCATCTAATACTTCCCAAAAATTATCAGTAAAAATATAATTAGCAAAAATAATTCTTGCTTCTTGATTCATTAATTCAATCATTTTAAATACAAAATTATAATAAATACTATTATTGTTACATGATATCTCACTATCATAAAACTTAAATATATTGAATTGAGATTCATCATCTGTTTTCCAAATAAGTTTTGGCATATTTGCTATATATATTAAGAGCAAAATCTGTTATCATTTTTTATAATTTTTACAAAAGTATGAGTAAATTATAATAACATATTTTTATAAAAATCTACATAATAATATAGATAAAATATGAATAATAATTATTATCCTCCAAAATTTAAAAAAAATAAGCGTACAGGTTATTATATAGAAACTAAACCATCACAAAAATTAGTACATGTAAAACCCACTAATAATTTACCTCCAAAGTCTTCAACAGTTACAAATAGTATTAAAAAAGCTATTAATAGTGCGATTGAATATGTTAAAAGTTTTAAACGTAAATCCAATAAAGATGAAAATAATGAAAAATTAGAAGAATTCAAATTAGAAGTATTAGAAAATGAGATGATAAATATGGTTGAAAATGTTGATAATCTAGAAAGTAGCTCTACGGAAGATACTAAACATTTTAATAAATTTGAAGATATAATTAAAATTCTAACAATAGAACTACATAACGCTATTGGTTATACAGAGCAAATTAACGCAATTGAACAGACAAAAGTAATTGAGCAAACTAACACAAATGAAAAAATTAACACAAATGAAATAATAAATAAGGTTAATCAAGCAGAAAAAAATCTTAATGAATTAAACAATATTTTAAAATTTTTAGCAGATAATATACTTGATGGTAATAAGAAGAAAAAGGAGCTTTTATTTACAGAATTAACAGCATCAAATAATAACAAATCAACATATACTATTAGAGTTATAAGTTTGGGGATAGCAATTACTTATGCGACATTAGAAGAATTTATAGAAAAAATAGCAAACCGCGCTGGAACTGTTAAATCACTATGTTGGTTTGCAGGATGTCCAGAACAATTTAATATTGAACTTAAAAAATTTATTAAACTTAATAATATGGTAAAAAAAGATTATGATAATATTTTCAAAATATTTAAATCTATGATAGATGCTTATCTTCGTAAGAATGATCCAGAAATACATAGTAAAATTGAACATTTAATAAATTCAACAACTGGTGGTAGAAAAAGAAGACCTAGAAATAAATCTATAACTGTTAAAAAACCCAGAAAAGCTAGAAATTTAAAAAAACTTTTAAAATAATATTTAATATATATAATATACTAATTTATTTATACTTTTAATCTTCATCTTCATCATCTTCATCATTTTGTTTATATGCGATACCAGCCCATCCTTTTGTTTCATAAGGTTTATTTAATAATTTTTCTACATATGCTTTAAGCTGATTACGATCAGGGCATTTCTTACCTTTAACAACATTAGATATACTCCATAACCGAAAGTCTGAATATAATTTTGTAATAGTAATACGTGGTTCTTTAATTTGTGGATCAATAATTATTCTATCATTAATAAATTGTCCAACAATATCATTATTCTGCTTATAACTCTCAGTAGCAACACGAACTTCACTAGGTTCAGAAATTGCCATAGGATTAATATGTTTGTGTCTATCAATTAGTAAGCTTATAAAGACTTCTTTCCATCTTTCGAACTTATCTGTTAATTCCATATCCATATAAAATTCAGTAGGTTTATTTATATCGGGTGTTTCTGTGAATTTACTTGAAAAGTTGCATACTTTGATACGTCTCCATGTTCCACCATCATCACTAGGTATTTCTGGAAGTTCATTACATGTTAAAATCATTTTAAATTGTGGTTTAAATTCATAAGGTTCTTTGAATAGAGTTCTTACCAATATTCTATCTTGACCAGACAACTCTTTCATCAACCCAATATTAAGCCTATCATTTTCACTAGGTTCTTGCATTACCGCAAATCGCCTACCTTTTGTTCTTTCTAATTCACTTTGAGCAGCATTACTAGCTGCTCTCTTTTGCGTTAGAAGAGCAATTGGTAATATACAATAATATTCACCAATAGACTTTTGAATTAAATCTAATAAACGTGATTTACCATTACTACCTTGTCCAGTAAATATATAAAAACGCTCTTGTGCTATGCTACCATCTATAATACATGCTAATACATCCATTACATAATTTCTCAAATTCTTATTAGTAAATAACTTAGAGAAAAACTCATTTATTTCTGCTACTTCTGGTAATTCGCTATTATAATTAATATAATTAACTTTTGTACTCAAAAGAATATAATCATCTGGCATGCCATCACGAAACATATGCATCTTTAAATCATAAACTCCGTTATCAAATCCAATTAAATGTGACCGACTATCTAGTAGTTCTTCAAATTTTTCATCTATGAAAAGTGTTCGGCATTCTTTCATAATAGAATCTTTAAAATTTGAATTTTTTAATTGTGTTGCTATTTTAAGACATTTTTTACTTCTTTCGTCATTGATTGCTTTTAATGTAGGATCTTCTGTATATTCATTATAATAATTAGAACGCTCCATAAATTTTCTGCAAATATCAGTACTTAAAATTTTCCGAAGATCTAAACCTTCTCTCGCACGAACCCAACGATGTCTTTGTTTATCATACTTATACCATATGTCCTTAGAAATTGCTTTAAATTCGTCTTTAAATATAGAATGAACTACACATGCTATATCATAATGTGCACCATCACTAGAAATACTTTGATCTATTTTTGGAATAATAGCTTTATCAAGAATACTAACATATTTTACTAAATTATCTTGTTTTGCCCACCATCTTAAAGTTCCTATTCCCATATTATCTTTTCTCATTTTATCCCATAATTGCTGACATTCCCCCTCAATATAAACACTACTTATTTTTGAAAACTCTATCCATGTTTCTAGAAGTCTATAATCAATATTTCTTAGAACCCATCCTAAATTAATCCAATCTGTATAATTATCTGCTCTTGACGATGATAAACAATCTACTAAATTTTTGGCAAAATTAAATTCATCATCTGAAATATAGCTACGGTTAATATTTAATGATTTACCAAAAATATTACTTTGTAATTTACTCTTAAATTTTTGGTCTATGGCAGGTAAAATATGCTTACTATATTGACTTATTTCAACATCAAATTCGGGTTTAACGAAGTTTTGAATATTACTAGAAAAATTACGCATAGAAAATAGTTTAATAAAGTTAATTTCATCAGTCGCATTTAATGTATATTCTGTATTTACAGTTTCATTATTAATATATTTATAAATGCTGGAAACACGATAAGTATCGCAATCTGGTTTTCTTGATCCATACATTTGCCAACAATTCACATCTATAATTGCTTTATCAATAATAGAATCATAATCATTACATATTGGTAAATCTTTAAAAATATCAACAGCAACATCCAAAATCTTTCGTCTAATAAAGTGATGAACATTATTATTAACTATTATATATGGAAATATAATATGTAAACCATCTTTTAGTTTATTTCTAAACTCAACAGGATTTGGTTTTTCCATAACATATGCTACATATGCTTCTTCTGGAAGATCTAAATATTGATTTATAATTTTAAAATAATTATTTACAATAATAAATATATTATCAGCAGTATACACGCGATCATATTTTTTTTTACTATTTAATGAAGAATTAGAATCGTGGGAATTATAAATTCCTGATTTATCATCAGGAATAGTGAAACGGAAATCAATATCAACACGTAGGGCACTCGGTTCTGTTGGTTTTTCTGTAAAATATAATGGTAAACCATTTGTGAGAGCTAAACTGTAAATATTAGTAAAATCTTCATAATTTTCATTAGGAACGTATATAGATACTTTTGGATATCCTATGCTAGTATTAGTATATGGCTTACCTTTATCAACCTTATATTTATTTATAAATGAGCGTAAATCTTCATTTATACCCATTATTTAATATTTTAATATACTTATATATATATCAATTTTTATTTTTATACATTTTTATTTTTATTAAATTTAAAATTACTTTCTATATATTATGTAGATAAATATATATCATAAATGAATAAGGAAAATTTTAAATATAATAGTCCTAAAAACGCAAAAAACCCTTATATATTTTCAAAAGCATCATTAATATATTTAATAGATACATGGAATAAATATAAAACTGACAAAATATCATATAAGAAAACTGATAAAGTATCAAAATTATCAGAACTATTAAATGAAAAAATAAAACCAATATGTGATGATAAACAATATTGGTGTTGGCCAGGTGCTATATCTAAAATAACAAATAACACAAAAACGAAGGAATTAATTAAAATTATTGAAAATGAAGAATTACGTCCTGAAATGCCTATTGAATGGTATAAAAATACTAAAGAATGGTTAAGTAATTATGATATAGAAGATGTTATGAAACAATATGATAAATGTAGAGATTATAAATATGCGTTTTTAGGTGTTTATCCAATAGATTTCTCAGAAGAAGATAAATTTGGTAGATGTCTTTATAGTCAAATATGTTCACTTGATATTAAAAAATATATTAATAAAAATATTAAACATTTAGGATTAATTACTAACCTTGATAAACATAATCAAAGGGGTTCTCATTGGACATCAACATTTATTATAATAGATCCGCGCAACAAATGTTATGGAGCACATTATTATGATAGTAACGCAAATAATATTCCTTCATATGTTAAAAAATTTATTAATAATATAAAGAGACGTTTGCTTATAATATATCCAAATAATAAGTTTAGAATAACATATAATACACTAAAACATCAAAAAAAAAATACGGAATGTGGTATGTTTTCTATGACACATCAAATAAGATGGTTAAATTGTATTTTAAAATATAAAAAATTTAATTTGCCAAATCCATACAAAGATAATGATTTTATTAAATGTATTACAAATGATAAGAATATAACTGATGATAATATGAATATAAGTCGTAATTATTTATATCGTCCAAATATTGACGCATATATAAATAAAAAAAATTTGTAAAATAATCACTTAAACAAAAATAATAGTACAATTATTAATAAATAAGTATAAATGACTGTAATAGATGATTTTAAATCTGATAAAAATAAAAATTTAATAATTCAAGCATCTAGCAAAATGTTAGCTGATAAATATAAAATATCATTGAATACTGAAATATTAATTAATATTATCAATACAATAATAACATCTATGAGCAAAGATGCCATATTAATGAATAATACAATAAAATTAATGGAATTAAATACAATAACATTGGCAAAAATGAAAGAGTATGTAAATAAAAATATTGATAGTATCAATATTATGAATAATAATATTACAGATAATTCTTTATTAGCAAATAACAATAATAATCCACAAGTAGAAAATATAGGAAATAATGTTGATTTAAATAACGAAGAATATAATAGTAAGAAGGAGATAACAAATGAGGAATTGCTGATTAGAGTGAAAGAATATGAAAATAACAGAATTATATCAAATTCTGTATTCACAAATATTGAAAATGATATTGAAACATTTCCACAAAATAGCGCAAATACTAATACTAATACTAATATAATTCCAGAGATTATAGAAAAGGTTTTAACTACAATAAATAGTAATATTAATACAAATATTAATAAAAAAACATTAATAATTAATAGTTATAGCAGAGATTGGATAATTAATCCTAATCGTAATACACTTTCTTTCACTATAAATATTGACTTGCAAAATAATATTATTGAACCATTAAAGATATTATTTCCATTATATGTAAAAAATATTACACCATATATAATATTAGTTATTACTGACAACCACAGAACATTTAAATATAAATTTTTATATAGTAAAACATCAGGTAATTGGGATATATGGAAATTAATAAGTAAAGATAATAATATTAATAATGTTATTAATTTGACAAATAAAAATTGGAAAATACATTTTTTAGATTATTTAAATAATATTTTAGATTTAGGAAAAGATGATATTAAAATAAGTAATATTAATGAATACAAATTAAATAAATATGATAATTATGATAATACTAATATTGAATTTGATACTAATATTGATAATATACTAATGCCTCCTAAAATTATCCCAAAAAAAACAAAAAAAATAAACTTATATGAAATAAATATTGATTATTCAAATATAATAGAATATGATGAGTATAATTTGAATATATTGTCGAAGTATGATTATTTGCTACTTAAAACATATAGTAATAAATATATAAATATCAAAGTAGTTGAAGTTGATAATAATATAGGAAAAATAATAATTTTAAATGAAAATAATTTAATCAAAGATGACTTCCTTAATTCTACATTATTAAATTATAGAGCACAATATTCAATTATTCTAACATATTACCCAAAAAATAATATTACATAATTAATATTAATAGTGATGAGAATATAAATACAATCATAGTAATAATATCAAGTCTGTATTGCAACATTATTTTATCTTTTTGCGATAATCTTAATTCGGATACTGTTTTAGATTTTTCAGCTATTTCATATATATATTTGTAGATATATGTAAAATTAAACATATTATCAATATTATTTAATCTATTATCATTATTAACAATAATTAATACTAATCCATTAAATAAGATAAATAATAAAATATGAAAATATATGTTTGATGAATTAATATGTAAATTAAGATAATTAGCTATAATTCGCAATTTATATGAATCATAGTTTACTACTAAAACACTTAACATTATTAGCAAAATATATAATATTGAATATACAATAACACCCCTTGATAAAGTACTTATTATATTGTATTCTATTAAAAATTCTATTAAAACCATAGAAATTGTTCTAATAATTAATATTATAGATATGAAAATTACTTTATCCTGAAATGTAATTTTTAAAACTTCTGATGGGTCTAAATCATTTTCAATAAAACGATTATATAATCGGTCATCTTGCTTTAAATTTTCAATATTTATACCCTTTCCTTTACTTTTTTTAGTTTCTTTTATATAATCATTCCATATACTTTTGTAAATAGAAATAATACCATTATTTGGGTCTGCAATCATATTGATCATATTATCTTTTTTTTCAAATGGATCATCAGTATCTTCTAATCCTTCTGTCTCTCTAATTTTTATTATAAGCTTTTCAATATTATCTTTTAATTTTTTAATATTTTCATATTTATCTTCGTAATATTTATTGGGTTTTTTATTACCACCATTTTGTTTATTTGAGCTTAATAATTTACTTCTCTCAGTATATGATTTAGTTTCCTCAATATTTTTTGCTATTAATTTTACTAATTCATTTTCTTCTTTAACAATTAATGATGATATAGTGTCCTTATATTCTTTTTCCTTTCCATAATCTTTAAAAATTGCTTTAATATCTTTTATTTGATCTTGATATTCTTGTTTATTTGATGTTATCAAATAATTAATTGTATCATTTAATTTTTTTAATTGTGTATCTAATAATTCTTTCATCTCCGCTAATAATTTTTTTCTTGCTTCTAAATCAATCTTTTCATTATTACTATCTTTTAAAAGAGCAAAGATATCATCACTTGCTGATGTACTATTATTTAATACATTATTGTAAATTTTTTTAAAGTCTGCTATATAATTATCATATTTTACAGTTTTATCTTTATCTTTTTTGTCACCTTCTGTTTTCTTTATATCATCAACCATTTTTGCCTCTGTATTTGCTATAATATCAAAAATGTCAAATATAGATATTCTTACATAACTACATATTTCTTTATAGTATTTTTTATATTCTTCATGATATTTTTTAAGGGTTTCTCTTGCTAAATTTAATCTTGTATTATCTGTTTGAGGATTCTTATTACCATCAGTTTTAATACTTTGTGCTTTTAATATATCTGCTATTTCTGTATCTAATATCTTAATTTGTTCATCTAAATAATCAGCGCGTTTATCATTAGTACTTAATAAATTGATGTAATATTTTAATGTATATATATATTTTAAAATTTTCTTTATTTCCTCATTCTTTTCATCTTCATTATTATCATTATCTTTATCTTTACCATTTTCACTTTTTTTACTTTTATCTGTATAATTAGAATTTATTTTTTCAATTACAATACGATTTAAAACTTCTGGTGTACGACGTTCTATGTAATCTATATTTTTTTTTTCTGTTTCATTCTTGGGCTCATTTAATTTGTTTAATTCATCTGATATTTCTTTTTTCATGGCTTCTTCAATATCTTTAAGTATATTTTCATGATCTTTTTTATAATTATAATCTGTATGCTTTTCTAATAATTTAACTATAATTTCTAAAATATTTCTAATTTTACTATTAAAGGTTTTGTAATTTGTTAATTGTGGTTTAGATAAATTATCTTCAACAATAGTTAAATTATTATTTATAAAATTATCCTTAATGTTATCTAGCATTTCATTAAAACTTTCATCTTTTGATAATAGCTTGTATATTTTCTCATCTAATACCTTTTTAATATCTTTAAGATCTTTATAATAATCAATTGTTGGTATATTAGTTGGTACATTATTTTTAATATTATTCATATACGCCTCCTGATTAATATTGATTATTTTAATTTTGATTATTAATTTAGTGTTAAATTGATTATTTTATTTAAAATAATTAATAAAAAAAACTTAATAAATTGTAAAAATAATATATTACAATTATACAGCAACAGCTACTTTTGCTGCGGACTTGCTGGCACTAAGAGGAAAATGATGAGATATTAGTTTTTGAAGAATAAAATAATTAATTTCATCACTATCACCAACATTTAGGATTTTCTTAAGTTTAGTATCCGGTAGAATAAAACGCTTATTCTCAGGCTTATTTAGATTATGTTCTTTTACATAGGCATTAATAAATCTGGTAATATCTGTGCGTGATTTTTCGGTTCCGTGAGGAACTCCAATAAAATCACAGAGCTCATCTGAAATTTTGTTAGGCTTGGCAAAACCAGATGGTGAGTTTTTAGCATTTTGGCGTTTCTTCTGTGCTTTTTCAATAATTTTTTGTTGCTTATCATATTCCTTACTCAATACTTTAAGATTAGTTTGAATATCTTTAATTGATGAAGCGAGTGAATTAACTTTATCAATAATAGTTGATAGTACATTATCAGTTGCTGTTTCCACATGAGGCTGAGAAACATCAGCGGGAGCAACAGGAGCAATAACTGGCGTAGTTACTGCTGGTGTACCCTTTACAACATGAGGAATAACAACCGGTTGAATTGCTGGCGAAGAACCAGATACATCAGAAACACTAGATGCTATGGTTGCTTTCTTTTTTTTAGATGAAGAATCACTATTTTGAGCTTCTGATGAAGCAGGGGGTGAAACTTGGACAGGTTGTTTTTTTGAAGGTGTAGGCATTATTTATTACTTTATGATTACATATATTATCATATGTTTATATAATTTTTTATATAATTAAAAAAATAAATAAACATATGATAATAATATAATAATAATAAGATTTTTATTATAACATTAATAATCGGTATTGTCATAATCATCTGAATAGTTATCACTATAATAATCATTATCTGTATAATAATCACTATCATAAATATCATAATATTCATCATAATAATCAAAATATTTATCATTATTACTTTCTAATTCATCGCAATAATCGCTTTGAATATTATTATCGCTTAAATTATTATGACTATTCGCTAAATTAGACATTTCATCATGAATATATTTATACATATTTTTAAGATTAATATAATGTTGTGCTACATCATCTGTTTCAATGTCTCTCTTTTCTTTTTCTTCTTCATTTTTTATAGCCATTCTTACTTCATGAAAGAAACAAGGAGGAGGGTTTAATTGCTTATTAAATTTATCAATAATATTTGTGATATAATATTTATCTAATTCATTCCTCAATGAATTATCAATATTATTCTGAGTAATATAAAAATCAATAATAGCATTCTTGCGAAATGTTTTAATAACATCTTCATTATATTTACGCGATACAAGATAAGTACAATAAGCATCATAATAATCTTTCAAAGCATCATCATAATCTAGGTGATTATTATTTACATCTGTATATATGCTCCATTTTTCATTTGTATCATTATACATATCAGCAAATACAGCAAAGTCCGCAAAATTAATATTAACAATTGGAGATGAAATAATATCAGTCATTATTTATTATAATAAGGTAGTTTTATGTATATTAATTTAATATATTATATAGTGTATCATTTTTTATATATTATATTTGAAAAAATAATCTATATAAAATCTATATTAACAAGATATATATGTGTTAATAATATTATTAACATTTTCATTAATTTTATCAATATCAACATTAGGTGAATGTCTATATTCTATATAAAATGTTTTTGCTAAATTTTGCTTTTCATCATCATTTAAATAATCATATCTAATAAATAATGATATTCTATTATTAATTTTATATTCTTTGATTGAATATGTTGAAATATAATCAATATCATTTGTACATGGAAAAATATATTGCGGAAACTTATCAATTTTTGATGATAATATAAATAAGTTTGATTTGCTATTATATTTTATATAATTTGATTTTACCATTATCTTAGAAGATACATATTGATTATCATTAGATAGCTCATATGTATATACCTTATCTTTATAATGATATGATTTATAATTTTCTTCTTTATATTTTTTATATTTTTTTTCAATTAAATTTTCAATATCATTATTTATAATAACATTAATTATATCATCATCTATGATATCTTTGCATAAAAATAATTCTATAATATTTACATCATCAGTTATATAATCAGATAAGTTTATATTCATATTATAATTTATATTATAATGATAATGTAATCATCATTTTATATCATTTTTTACATATATTATAAAAAAATGATATAAAATATTACTTACATTAGTATAATAATTTGAATATGACAAATGAATATGTATACTATGATTTAAATACAGAGATTGAAAAATTTAAAAAATTAAATGAAGATAATAAAGATACATTTGAATCTGTTAATAGATATAATAAACACAAAATACGGGAAGATTTTAAAGAATTAATTAGTAGTAACCTACATATTTCAGAATTAGAAGTAAATGATTTAGAAATTGGTATATTTAATGCGACAATTGACTATGCTAATAATTCAAAAATACAATTATCTTGGAAATGTCCTATGTTTTTAGAAATATATTCAAATATTGCTAGAAGCATTTATTCAAATATTAAAAAGGATAGTTATATTGGCAATGATAAGCTTTATGATAGAATGATAAATAAAAAAGAATTTCATCCACATATGCTTCCGTATATGCAATGTAAAGATATATTCCCTGAAAGATGGAAAGAAATTGATGAACGCAATCAATTACGTTTAAAAGCAGCATATGAGATTAAACTAGTACCTATGTCAGATATGATTAAATGCTCGCGTTGTAAAAGTAAGAAGGTTAGCTATTATGAATTACAAACACGTTCTGGGGATGAAGCATCTACATTATTTATGAATTGTTTAATTTGTGGTAAAAAATGGAAACAATAAAGAAGATTGATAGTTGTTTTAATATTTAATACTCAAAGGACATATATTCAAAATATTCACTTATTATATAATATACAATCCCTAAATATATCATTTTATCATCATTATCTACTAGTGTAATTATATTTTCATAATATTTTTTATTTATTATAAATTTTTCAATTGCTTTCTGAATACCATATTCATATATTACATTCTCCAAATCCTGTTTACTATACATTGGTAATTCTAAGTGATTGAAAATATATCCATTTGTATTATTAACTAACCAATCCTTATTTTCACTTTTAATTTGCTTTATTTTTTCATATATACATTTAGCAATATTGTTTGCGTTATTGTTCAAGATTATTTTGTAATACATTTTATATTGCAAATATATTGAGAAATATATATATCATTTTTTTATATAAAAAAATGATATATATATTATTTATAAAATAATATGAATAATATCAATAATATGAATATCATTATAAATAATAGTTTATCCGAAATTAAATATATTTTTGTATACAAAGAGTTACTTTTACAAAAATTAAAGAATAATCATAAAACTGAAAATAAAAAAACAGGGGTAAGTTTTAATACAATTTGCGGAGATGATTGTATATGTGGAAATAATTATCAAAAACTCCTTAATAATAATTGTATTAATTTTAAGAAGATGAATTAATATATAAATGTATTATAATATAATATTATAAAAATACAAAATGTATTATAATAGTGAAATTGGATATATTGATTTATTAAAAGATGCATTAAGTAATGGTGAAAAAAAATTGACAAGAAATGGAAATGTAATTTCTATTTTTGGATGTATGATTAATTTCAAAGATATTTCTACATCTTTTCCATTAATTACTACTAAAAAAATTTTTTTTCGTGGTATTGTTGAGGAACTTTTATGGTTTTTACGAGGTTCGACAAATGCGAACGAGTTAAAATCTAAAAATATACACATTTGGGATGGAAATTCGTCACGCAAATATTTAGATAGTATTGGCCTTGATTATCCCGAAGGAGAATTAGGGCCTATTTATGGATGGCAATGGAGAAAGTTTGGAAAAGAATATGAAAATAATAATACAGATAAGGATTTATATAATGATATTGACAGTGATAATGATACTAATACAGATACAGAAAGTGATAGTGAAAGATATATTTATACAGAAAGTAGTACTGATATTGAAAATAATGGCATAGATCAGATTAAATATGTATTAGAAGAGTTATCAAAAGACACTAATAGCAGACGTGCTGTATTATCTGCGTGGAATCCAATAGATCTTAAAAAGATGGCATTGCCACCTTGTCATATTTTATATATATTTAATAAGAGTTCTAAGGGTCTTTCATGTCATATGACATTGAGAAGTTCTGATTTATTTTTAGGATTACCTTTTAATATAGCAAGTACAGCATTATTAACTCAAATATTAGCACATATTCTTCATATTAAAGTGAATGAAATATCATTATCCATATGTGATGCTCATATATATGAAGAACATGTATCCCAAATAAATAAACAAATTAATAATAATATATATGAACTTCCAACTGTAATTATAAAAAAAATGGCTCCTGATATTAATAATTCTATTGATGAAAAAATAAGATGGATAGAAAGTCTTGTATATGAAGATTTTGAATTATCTAATTATAAATCTCATGAATCTCTTAGCGCTATTATGAAATAATAGTATATATTTATTTTTAAAAAATTTTATACTATTTAATTATAAGGTTGACTATTAATAGTATTTTTTATGAAAGAAAAAAGTAATAGATAATAGTAGTATATAAGGTAAAATAATGATGATTTTTATTAAAAAATTGAATAGCACATATATTTTATATTTTATAATATTTGTATTAGCAGTGTTACTATTAATTGTAAGTACTCTTTTATATTATGAATATAATAATATAAAGAAAAAAGATATTATTTTGTTAGATAAAAATGTTAAGAGCGAAAGATGTCCATCATGTCCATCATGTCCTAAGGTAAATAGTAATAATAATATTCCAATATATCCTAAGGAATTACCATCCTATGATAATAACTATGAATATCAACAAGTAGGTATTTTAACATCTAATGATGAAAATGAACCTATTATATTGCCTTTATTTAGCAAAAGAGCAAATAACCATAGAGATAGATGGAATTACTATACAACAACAGATAAAAATACAATGTTACGATTACCTATTAGCTTCAATAATATGAATTGCGATGATGATATTGGATGTAATGAAATATATGATGGGAATACATTAAATATAGAAATGTATAAAGGTAAAACATTTATAGTAACAATATATAAAAAACAGACACCTTTATATTTCGCAGATAAATATTAAATAGGTAATTATACCGTCTTAACAAATGATACAGTTTGTTAATTTGTATATTGAGAATATTTTTGTTATATTTTCTATTTTTATTTTAAAAAAATAATGTATTTTTTTTAAAATAATGTATTTTTTTTAAAATAAAATATTAAAACAAACAAGCAAATAAACAAACAATAACAAAGATGTCAACTACTAATATGAAAATCAAATGTAATAAGGGGATATCAAAAATTGAATTGTACAAAAAAATTGAGACAGACCCAGACATTTATATTAAATGTTAGATGATATTAAAAAAATTGGTGTAGATAATAAAGAGCGTGTTAGAAATCCTTTGTGGGAATGAGGTATTATCTATACCAATAAGAATGAATTATATGCTACTCTATGGAACCTATGTGTATTTACGTTTCAATGAAGTTATGACTTTGATGGAATACCCCGCCCAACGAAGATATTATACAAACATCCCACTAAATATTACGATTTAGCATTAAATTAATGTAGATTATATGTTATTATATATGATATATATATATTTTATGTTTGTTATAAATTAAAAAAATGATTTAAGTATATTATTTATTTATAATAATAATGAGTAAAGAAGATTTTAGGCAATTTGGAGGTTCAACACCTGAACTATCTATTAATGGATTAAATAGTTATGGTAGATTAATAGATATTTATGATGGTGATACAATAAAGGTTATATTACCTACATTTGGTTCTTACTATAAATTTACAATAAGATTAAATGATATTGATACTTGCGAAATTAGAAGCAAGGATAAAATTTTACAAGATAACGCAATAAAAGCAAGAGATAGATTATTTGAACTGGCAACAACCAGTAAAGTAAATACTAAAAATGACATTAAAAAAATATTAGAAGCAGATGTTTATTTAGTATGGGTTGAATGTTGTAATAAAGATAAATATGGTAGAGTTTTAGCAAATATTTATAAAGATAAAGGTTCTATAAAAAGTTTTTCTGAAATATTATTAGAAGAAAAATTAGCATATAAATATGAAGGAAAAACAAAGCTATCTGATGATGATCTTAAAAATGAATTAAATATTGCTTCCTAAACCACTAAATTATTAACTTATTACATTATATATTATACAGGTCGTACAGCTCTCCATTTTTTAAACTTTTCAACATATACGCATACAAATTTAATATTAGTTATCGCATTTTTATCACGAAATGAATTTCTTAATAATTTGCTATCGTTCAAAGTTTGAACTAATGCGATACCTATACTAGGTTTATTAAGAACATCCTCATTATCATATACATTATATATATCTGGTTCATTTGTTTTAACAATAAATAACATTCTTTCTTCATTATTCAATTTAGTTTGCGATTCTACAATAGAAGTATTATTTCCTATATTAGAAATATTAGATTCTTTGGCAATATCCATACTTTTAAATTCAGTTATATCTTTTGTTTTTCTTACTACATTAATAACTGAACTTTCATCAAAGTTATATAATTTAGGTTTATATTTAATATCATAAGGCCATATATATATACCTCTACATGTATAATTAAGATTACTAGATAATTCCATAATATTTTCAATTGATTCTTTATACATATTAAAGTAGCATTTTACTTTATAAGTACAAACATCAATAGTTTTATCTGGCGTATATTGGTATTCAAGAATATTATATATAATATTTAATCTTTCTGGAAGCATTTTTGTATTTAAATAATTACCTTCATGACATATAATATCATTTATTAAGAATGTCCATTTATTGTCTTTACATTTAACCATTTCTCCATCTAGTAATGTATTTTTAAATAGTTTTTTATCAAATAATCCTCTACCAAAAATAATTCGTGGTCGTTGATATCCTGGGTGAATTTTTTTATCTATAAAATATATAGTTTCTATATTATTATAGAGTGTAAAATAGAGATAATATCTATTACCATTTGAACGCAAATTCATTAGGTGATTAGATAATATAAAATTAACATTATTATTATCAAGGTTATGATGATGCCTTTGTAGTATTTTAATATTATACAATGTTTTCAATTGATCTAATATAATATCCTTATGTTCATTACTTTTAATATTGAAAGCAACTCTATCAGAAAAACTAATAATACCTTGCATTATATCTATAATTATTAATAAAGATTTATATGATTTTATATCATTTTTTTATATATTGTTAAAGTAAATTAACATTATTAATATACCAATCAACCGTTTTTTTAATTCCATCTTTAAAATTAACAGTTTTCTCCCATCCTAGATTATTTAATTTAGTTGTATTAATAGCATATCGGTAGTCATTAAAATTTCTATCTTTAATATATTCAACCCAATTTTCAATATTTTCTTCTGTTCCTTTTATATGATTAAGTAAAATCGTGGCTATTTCTATAACATTATATTCATCAGTAGTCCCAATATTATAGACATTATTATTTTCACCTTTTATAGCAATTATATTTATAGCATTAATAACATCATCAATATATATAAAATTACGTCGCGTTAATCCTGTGCCATGAATAGTCATTTTCTTATTTTTTCTAAGTAATGTAATAAATTTAGGTATTATTTTTTCAGGATATTGATTTGCACCATATACATTATTGCATCTTATAATTACAATAGGCATATTATATGAATAATAATAACTACGCACAATAAACTCAGCGCCAGCTTTTGTTGCTGCGTATGGATTTGTAGGATTTAATAATGATACTTCGGTACTATCTTCGCTATTAATTGAAATTTCACCATATACTTCATCTGTAGAAATATGAATAAATTTTTTAATATTTCCATATAATCTACAACATTCTATAAGTTGATGTGTTCCTAAAATATTATCAATAGTATAGTTAATTGAATTATCAAAAGAATTATCAACATGTGTTTGAGCAGCAAAATGTACAACATATAATATATTGTACATATTGAAAATTCTTTTTAATAACTCTTTATTACAAATACTTCCTTCTATAAATATATATTTATTATTATCATTACTATTAACATTATCTTTATTAGAACAATAATCTAATTTATCTATATTTATAACATAATCAAAAGTTTCATTATTAAATATTTCTGATTTTAATAAATTATTAATATAATTACTACCAATAAATCCACATCCACCTGTTATAAGTATTGACATTATTATAAATAATGATATAATATCTTTTTATATAAATAATGATATAATATCTTTTTATATAAAGAATATTATAATATATTAATTATTGATATTATGTTTTATTCACAATGTCATCAAGATGAATATTAAGAAAATAAATTTTTTAAAGGATATAAAAATGGTTTTTATGTAGATGTAGGAGCATACAATGGAGTACACATAAATAACACACTTTATTTTGAAAAAAATAATAACTGGTGCGGAATTAATATTGAACCAATAAAAAAGGTATTTGATTTATTAGTCGAGAATAGACCAAATGATATAAATATAAATTGCACAGTTTGTAATCACGATGGGGAAACTGAATTCTATTTAAACGAAGGATATACAGAGATGCTTTCAGGAATTAAAGACAAATATGATAAGAGACATTTAGAAAGATTAAATAATGAAAATAATGAAAAATCTGCTACAACACAAATTATTAAAGTTATTACTAAAAAATTAGAGACTATATTTGATGAAAATAAGATATTGCATGTAAATTATTTATCAATAGATGTTGAAGGTGCAGAATTTGAAGTAATAAAGTCAATAAATTTTGACAAGGTATTCATTGATATTATCGGATTTGAAAATAATTTCATAGATGTTAGTATTCCTATCATAAAATTTTTAGAAAATAATGGATTCAAATTAGATATTGTATCAAATGATATATTTATGATAAACCTTAAAAGTCAATTTATACATTTATAATTTATTTTTATTATCTTTTATATAAAGAATATTATATATATTTTATATAAATGTGTAATCAATTAAATAATGATAAGATATTTTTAAATGATTCATGGAATTTATATTTTCATGATCCATACGATAATAATTGGGATGATAAGAGTTATAAAATGTTAGGAGTAATATCAACAGTTGACGATTATATTAATTATTTCAAAGCATTTAAAGAATTATTTAAAAAGGGGATGTTTTTTATTATGAGACAAGATATAATGCCTCGTTATGAGGATAAATTAAATATTAATGGTGGGTGTTTTTCATTTAAAATAATGTCTGATGAACTTGAAACAAAATTATTTGCTTTATGTGCTAATATTATAGGTGAGAATTTTGCTAGTAATAATGATGAAAATATTATTTATAATATTAATGGCATTTCTATCAGCCCTAAAAAATTTTATTATATTGTAAGAATTTGGATAAAAGACAAAAAGAACGCAAAAAAAGAATTATATAATTTTGACATTCCTAAGTATTCTACGTTAATGTATAAAAATCATATTTAATATATTATATATTATTTTTATCTAATGATATAAGTATAATTGCCACACAACCAAATATTATCCCTATCATAGATTGTGTAGATATTTCGTATTTTTTAGTAATATATAGTGTTGCCAAAAATAGTAATATAATTTGCAGAGAAACAAATACTCGGAAATACGCAGGGTTTGGACATGTTTTTATTATATAATATCCTAAAACATTCACAAATAGTGCAATGACCGAATATATATAATATTTTGAGTTGCTAAACGCAGTTGTAAAATGCTCATTGTAATAGATGATAAAATATAAAAGAGACAATATACCCTGAATTATATTGATAATTAACGGGAACATTATATACGGTGTATTATCATAGCGAATAAATAATATTAAAAGAGCAACTATTATACTGTGAATAATAGATAAATATATCCAGAGCATTATTACAATATTGTAATTTATTACAATATTATAATATTATAAATGCTTAAAAAAATTTCTATAAATTATAGTAAATACTTTCAAAAGTATTTTTCTACAACTGAAAAACAAATAGTTAATAGCAAACAGACTAAGGCAATTTTATCAGTTTCTTCAAGAGCAACTTCAAGAATTATTACTATGTTTTCTTCATTAGATAAACCATATCCAATTGGAATACGGATTAGTATTAACAAACGAGGATGTAATGGTTTAAATTATATTATGAAATATATTATTGATAATGATGAAGAAAGAAAATTAGTATCAAAAGATGAAATTATTAATATAACTGATAAAATAAATATATATGTTGACCCATGTGCCGCATTTGCCATAGTTGGAACTGTTATGGATTGGAAAGAAAATGAACTTACAAGCGAATTCACATTTATTAACCCAAACACAAAGGGATTTTGTGGATGTGGAGAAAGCTTTAATCTATAATATTTTTTTGAAATATATATAATAATATAACAATTGTCGCGCGATTATATCTATTTCTAAATATTATTAAGATATATTAAATAATTTAATGTTTTCTTTATTATTAACATTTTTAACATATATTACTATGCCATTTAGATTTATATTATTTGTAATGATAATGTTTATCTCAATATATATTCTACAACCTTTGACGAACGAAAGTAATATTATATGTGGTATATTATTGTTTGCTAAAATATTTATGTATATACTTTCATTTAATATTAATATATCCAAAGAAGATTTAGTTAAATATATGGAATTTTTATATAGTAATAAAAAATTTATATGTACATTTAATCATACTACAATTGTTGATGGATTTGTATTAATAAGTACATTTCCACGATCATCATATTTATTACTTAAAGTAATAATATATTCTTTGGTTGGATATACAGATAAAATTAATGATTTATTGGGAAATATTTTTGTAGATAAGGGACATACAAGTAAAAAAATAAAAGAACGTATAGATAGCCGTAAATCCGGAGACCAAATATTATTTATTGCCCCTGGTTCAGGAAATACAGCTGCTATACCTGGAAATATAACAGAATTTTCAAGTAATGGTGCGTTTGTTCATAAATACCCTATTTTACCAATAGTAGTTAAATATGAAGATGAATCATTACATTATAATTATGATAATGGCGAATCTATGCTTCATTCATGTCTTAAATTATTCTTAGTGAAAGATTATAATATAAATATTAAGGTATGTGATATGGTAGAATATAATGAAGGGGAAACAATAGAAGAATATAAGGGGCGTGTTTTTAATATTATGAATGATACATATCAAAATATGTAGCTTTATTTTACAATAAATGATTTATATATAAATATATAACATGAAAAATATTTAATTATCATTAATATGAAAAAAAAATTAAGCATTATAGTAGCATCAAGTTTAGATTATGGAATTGGATTTGAAAATAAATTAAGCTGGAATATTCCAGAAGAATTAAAAAATTTTAGAAATATAACTTCAAGTTGTATTAATGAAAATACAAAGAATTGTATTATAATGGGAAAGAATACATGGTATTCTCTACCAAAAGCACCATTACAAAATAGAATTAATATAATTATTTCTTACAATGATTATGATAAAATTAAAAATGAAATTACAGATATGAAAGATGTCCTTGTTTTTAAAAGTATTGATGAAGCATTAATATATATTGAAGATGATGATGTTATTGAAAGTTCTTTTATTATTGGAGGAGCACAATTATATAATATTTTTCTTGAAAAATATATTAAAAAAATTAATTCAATTTACTGGTCTATTATATATGAAAATAATTATAAATGTGATAGGTTTATAGCATCAGATATTATATATAATAATTTTAGTTTTAATAAAGAAGATATTATAATCAATGACAAATATATATCTATGTATGGAACAAACAAAAATAAAATATATAATATTATTGATGAACCACCTGACTAGATTAGCAATTGACAAAGTAAATTTTCAATATATAAAGGTTCCTTGCATTTATTTGTTTGTGATAACAAATAGTCAATATCTAAACCTATTTTAATAATTTCTATTTTTAAATTTTTTTTTATAATGTCTATATTATTTACATTATCAATATTATAAGGATATGAACAACGTATATTTAAATAATATGTTCCATAATCAACCAATTTAATAAAATCCTGAATTATTTGTAATATAGATAAATTATATTGACAACATTTATAAGACAAACTACGTATATCATATAAATTATTTCTATTTTTATTATAATTTTTAATAAAATCAACAAATGGTGGGAAATTAAATTCAACAAATTCCTTAGTTAATATTTCAGATGATGATGGATGTCGTTCTATTTCAGATATAAATAAAGATTTAATAATATCACGTGTCTTAATTTCTAGTAAATAATCATTCATAGATATATTTAAATAATTATTGAATATATTTTGTATTTCATCAAATGTAAAAAGAGGTATTCTAAATGTGCTAAACCTACTTTTTATAGGTGTTTCTAGTTTTGTTATAAAATGTGTTGTGCAAATGAATACTACATTATGTGAGTATTTTTCTAAAATTATCCTAAAATCACAAAATAATGCTGATAATAGATCTATATGCTTTATTACTATATAATGTTTTTTCATTTTAACATTTTTAGATGTTATAATATGGAGCAAAAATGATGTTATTTTTTCAATATTTTTTATATTTTCAGGGTTCATTAGATCTATTTCAATATAATACTGATTCTCAATATATATTATACTTTTTTCCCATATATGTTCTGTTTTATTGAAGGGAGATTTAATATTAAATATTATTATTAATAATCTATTCAAAAAAATATTAATAGGAAAACCAATAGGAGTATATAATAATTTGTTATTAGATGATAGTAATATATTATCTAATATCAACTTATATTTTTTATTATCATCTATAATATTTGGAAACATTTCCTCTAATTTGTCCCAATTTGTTTCAATCATTTACAAATATTTAAATTATATGTATAATGTATTATTATTTTTATAATACTCTTTTAAGTATATAATTATTATATTAATAGTATATATTATTAATATAAAGAATATGTATTCTTTATATTATATGAATGTACGTAGAAGCACTTAATCTAAATAAAGATAATATTGATAAATATACGCGTGATGAAATAAAAAATATATATAAAAAAATAGCATTAGAATGTCATCCTGATAAACTAATTAATATAAGTGATGAAAAAGAAAGAATTATTAAAATAGATCGTTTTAAAAAAGCAAGTATTGCTTATAAAAATGCGATGGAAGATTTTAATAATTATGGAAAATTAAATTATAATAATTGTGATTATAATTTTGAAAATTTTTCTGATGACTATGAAATATATAATAATTTTGATTTAAATTTTTGGAAAAATACTTATGATGGTATTTTTAAAGACAAAGAGATAATAAAAAATACATTTATAGATGTAGCAAGTTTCTTCTTTAATAAAGGTTTTAAAAATAAAAATTATTATAATCCATCAACTAAAATAATAAAGCATAATATTAATTTGCCTATAACATATTATGATTTATGTACTTTAAATAAACGAAAACTTCGCATTTTACTTAAAAATGTAAAAGAGCCAGTATATATAAATATTTGCTGTAAAAATGAGTATCCATGCTTAACGCGTCAGTATATTGATGACGATAGTATAGAACACGAAATTATAATTAATATGATTATTGATAATGATGATAATGAGGATGATAATAATAATACATATTCGCACAATATAATATCTAATAAAAATATTATAGATTTAAATATTATAATAGATATAAATATATTAGATTACTTAATAGGAACAGTCAAAAAAATAAAATATGTTGATAATACTTATATAGATATTAATATTCAACCATTCAATTTAAATGATATTATTATTAAATATAAGGGTTTATTAGGAGGTAATTTAATTGTAAAATTAATGTTTAATAATATTACTTTAAAAGAGTGGAATAAAATAAGCGAAAAAAAAAGAAAAAAAATAATTAATATTATCAAAACAATATATTAATAAATATATAAAGAATTAATAAGTAGTATAAAATATTATATCATAATATGAAGGTATATTTTAATGGGTTTTGGGGTGGTTTTATTGAAAAAACAGATGGGATTAATGTAGACTTTTTCATTAAATTATTAACAGATGTATATAATGAAGAAATTAATATTTCTGATAACTTAGATGATTCTGATATTCTTGTAGAATCAGTATTTATTAAAAATGAATATATCAATTATAAAAAATGGAAAGCAACCTTTTTATTTACTGGCGAATCTTATTATGCTAATTGTACATTAGAATATCTTTCATCTTATACATGTATTCTTGGATTTAATAATACAATTGATAATTTTGTAGAGTTGCCTTTATATATTCTATATTTTAAATTAAATCCAACAATGACATTTGAACCTGTTAAAAATATTAAGAATAATAATGTATCTGTTGTTATATCTAATGAAAATTCATTAGAGCGTATCATTTTTCTAGAAAGATTAGAAAAGAGAATGAATGTATTATATGGAGGAAGATATAAAAATAATATAGGAGGTCCAATAAAACCAATTTGCGGAGGTTATTCAGAAAATCTAATTAACTTTTATAAAAATTCAAAGTTTGCTATAACAATGGAAAATACAAGTATTGATCATTATATAACTGAAAAAATTATTAATGGGTTTCGTGCTGGTATTATACCTGTTTATTGGGGATCTCCTCATATTTCTAAGCATTTTAATACTAATCGTTTTCTTATTTTAGAAGATGATTCTGATAAATCAATAGATAAGGTTATTGATAGAATGGTTAATATGAGTGATGAAGAATATTTTCAAATAGTAAATCAACCAATTTTTAATAATGGTATAAATATTGATATAATTTATAATAAAGCAATTAATAATATTAAAAAATTAGTTATTAAATAAATATATAAGAAATATTTTAATAATAAATAGAGTTAGTCTAATGAAAAGGGTATATTTTAATGGGTTTTGGGGTGGTTTTATTGAAAAAACAGACCCAATAAATGTAGACTTTTTTATAAATCTATTATTTGATATATATGATGAAAAAATTATAATTGCTTCCAATTTAGATGATGCTGATATATTAGTTGAATCAGCATTTACGAATACATATTACATTAATTATAAGAGTTGGGACGCATCCTTTTTATTTACAGGTGAATCATATCATAGAGTATGTAAAAGCATGTATTCATTATATACATGTATTTTGGGACCTGAACATACAGATGGTAATTTTGTAGCGTTTCCTTTCTATATTTTATATATGAAACTTTATCCTCATTATATGACTTTTGAACCTACAAAATGTATTAAGAATAATAATGTATCAGCTGTTTTAGGATATCATCATGATAGTGCACGTTGTATTTTTTTGGAAGCTTTAGAAAAGAGAATGAATGTATTATATGGAGGAGGATATAAGAATAATATAGGCGGAAGACTTGAAGGACATTTTGCGTCTGATAGCCTTCATAATTTTTATAAAAATTCAAAATTTGTTATAACTATGGAAAATACTAAAAAAGAACATTATATTACTGAGAAACTTATAAATGGGTTTAGAGCGGGTATTATACCTGTTTATTGGGGGTCTCCTCATATTTCAGAGCATTTTAATACTAAACGGTTTCTTATTCTAGAAGATGATACAGAAAATTCAATAAATGCGGTTATTGATAGAATGGTTAATATGAGTGATGAAGAATATTTTCAAATAGTAAATGAACCAATTTTTAATAATGGTATAAATATTGATATAATTTATAATAAAATAGTTAATAATATTAAAAATTTAGCATTAAAATAATAAAAATTGATATAATATAGTTATATTATATAACTATATAAATATTATATATACATATATTTATGTATTCTGTATAGGATACATCCAGCAATCTCCAAATTATAATTGATGATAGTCTTCATGATATCAGTATTCTGTATAGGATACATCCAGCAATCTCCAAATTATAATTGATGATAGTCTTCATGATATCAGTATTCTGTATAGGATACATCCAGCAATCTCCAAATTATAATTGATGATAGTCTTCATGATATCAGTATTCTGTATAGGATACATCCAGCAATCTCCAAATTATAATTGATGATAGTCTTCATGATATCAGTATTCTGTATAGGATACATCCATCAATTATCCAAAGAATATATTTATGTAAAATATTATATATATTAATGTATTATATATTATAGTTTTATTTTTATTAATTATATAATTAATATATTCATTTTTATATTTTATACATTTTTTATATGGATAATTATTAATATAATTTATTAATTTTTTTTCTTTTTTGATATAATTATTATCAATATATCTAATACATCTAAATTTTTCTTCTTTAAAATATTCAATATTAAAAAAATTAATATCATAATGTTTCTTATCTATAATTAAAAAATTGCACGTATAATATGATACTATAATTATTATTATTTTTTTAATTAACATTTATTATTTAAATATAATATAGTTTTATAATAATATCCTTTAAAAAAATGATATTAAGGTTTTTATATATGCTTAAAGTAGTTAATTATGATAAAAGCAAAGCCAGAAAAAATTTATAATCCATTAACAAAACGATATGTTAATATTAATGGAGTTATTGGAAAAAAGCTTTTAAATCAAGAACAACCCCACATTTTTAAGGATTATTCATTAGAACAAGAAAATAGATTTACACTTGTAACATTTAATAATCATTTTAGACCAACAAAAGGCACAGGAATCAAAGTTATATTTGCTGATCTTGATCATACACTTATTACACCCAAAGGAAAGCATATATTTCCAAAAACAATTGATGATTGGAAATGGAAAGATGAAACAATCGTTCCAAAGTTAAAAAAAATGTATTATGATATGGGTTATGAAATTGTAATTGTATCTAATCAAAAAAAAATGACAAAAGATGAGGTTAAAATTAAATCAAAAATGATATATGATAATCTGAGAATTCCATTTGTATTTATTTCTGGACATAGTAATTTATATTACAGAAAACCACAGCTTGGACTATGGGAAGTATTAATTGAATATATATTTTTGGACATTAAATATATTGACTATTCTTCAAGTATATTTATAGGTGATTCAATAGCTGATTTATATTTTGCTAGAAATATAAATATTAAGTTTATACATACAGAACTCTTCTTTTCTGGTGTCCCTAATAAAGATTTTGCGAAGATAGAAAATATGGAGCACCCTTTAACAAAATGGATATCAAAATCATATCAATATAAATTAGCTCCTATATCATTAAAATGTATTGTTATAATGATAGGATCACCAGCTAGTGGAAAGTCATTCTATGCGCGTGAACTTGAAGAAAAATATGGATATCTTCGCATAAATAAAGATGATATGAAATCAGATGTGATAATGAATAAAGTTTTTGATTTAGGGATTAAAAATGAAATGAATATAGTAATTGATGGAACAAATCCAACAAAGGAAAGTCGTGCTAAATGGATAAACGCATCAAAAAAGGCATCTTACAATATAACAATTGTTTGGATGAACTTTCCAATATCCGTTGTTGAATTTCTTAATAATTATAGGATTGCTAATAATAAAAATCAAGATTCACATGTTCCAACAGTTGCGATGAGAGTATATTATAAAAAACTTGAAATCCCAACAAAAGATGAATGTGATAATATTATAGAAATTAATACAATTAATACAGATAAAATGCTTTCAGTTTGGCTTTAAAATATTTGTATATTTAATATCTATCTCTTTCTCTACTTCCCATTCTAATAGGAAGTGGAGGAGAACGAGAACGAAGAGGTGGTTGATGATGTCTTTGTGGAGGAGAACGAGAACGAATAGGCTGTTGATGATGTCTTTGTAGAGGAGAACGAGAACGAAGAGGTGGTTGATGATGTCTTTGTGGAGGAGAACGAGAACGAATAGGCTGTTGAGGATGACCTCGTGGAGGAGAACGAGAACGTAGAGGCGGTAGAGGAGGAAGAGGATGAGACCGAGCTCGTGGAGGAGAACGAGAACGAAGAGGTGGTAGAGGATGACCTCGTGGAGGAGAACGAGAACGAAGAGGAGGTAGAGGAGGAAGAGGATGAGACCGAGCTCGTGGAGGAGAACGAGAGCGTTGAGGTAAATGAGGAGAATGAGCACTATGCATATCATGGCTATTAGCTTTATGCTTATTTGTTCCAGGACAATAACCTTTATTTACATTGGCATTTTCTAAATCTTTTTCATAAATTACACCTTTTCTCTTAGTTTCATCTTTCTCTAAATATCTAATATTTATATTTGCTGGGTATACAGGTACTGTATATGTTAAATAATGTTCTGGTTTTACACGTTCTGTGAAATATTGTTTATAATTATCTATCATTACAACACCAGAATCAAATGTGTTAAGGTTAATATTAGAGCCAGTTTTTTTATACAATATATATAATATATTGCTAATTATATATTGAAGTTTATTAAAACATACATATATTTGTTGTTTTTGTATTGATGATAATATAATTGAATTATTTCCGTCTGAATGTGAAATAGGACCCCATTTATTATTATTTGGAATAAATAATGATGATTTAAGAGAACTTGTTTCTGTTTCATTTTTTGTATCATAAAACCAATCCTTAAAAATTTGTTCTCTGTGAGTTTTAATTATATGCGCTGCCTGCTCTAAATTTTTAGCAATTAAATACGTGTGTGTAGATGTTGAAAGAGTAGCAGATGTTTTTCTATTAATTTTTGTTGAATCTAATAAAGTTGAAATATTATTAGCCCCTATTTTATCATCACTTGTTATATGAATATGTCCTGTTGTTAAACACTTAATTTTTGAAGAAGGAGTTTTATCAAATTTTTCAATCATATCATTTAAAAAAAGGGAAAGATGTAAAGGTAATTTAATCCATTTTTTTATTCCATTATCATTAAATTTATCTGTATTAATATAAAAATATAGAAAAAATTTTTTATAAGGTGCAAAATCTATAAAAGGTCTTATTACAAATGTTGTTCCATCAACAACAATAGTATATTCTAAATTATTTATTCTTTCAAATAATTTAGTCTTACCTATTTCTAATATCTCTGTAATTATATCATCATATTTATTATTATAATGTATTTTTAGTTGATAAGGGATCAAATCATCAAATCTGCTATGTGATATATGAGGTGTCGGTATGGCATCAAAATTTCTAGGAGCGACAATATCATTATTTCGTGATACATCTTCTATAAAAGTACCTCCACCCCTTGATAATTTTGTGTCTGTATATATATATATTTTCGCATTCTTTTTGAATGTTTTATTAAAAAGACTTCTTATTTTTTTATCTTTAATATCATTTATATTATTGATTATGATAACATTTTTTTTATTATGATTTGTACTTATTTTTCTATTATTTTTGTCATATTCTCTTGTAAAAGTTTTTAATTTTATATATTCACCTTTATATCTGATATATTTAGTTTTTAATACTTTTGAATTTTTTTTATTAGTTTTTATAAATATTTTTCTATTTTTACCACAAATTAATTTAATATCATATAATTTATATATATTATTCATCTATATTTTCTATATTTTAAAGATATTATTAAATAAAAAATATTATTATATAATATTGATAAAAAATAAATAATGTGAATAAATATAGCAAAAAGCAGCTATTTACGCATTCTATCACGTATAGCAACTAGATTTAAATCACTAATACGATAATATTCCTTTTTTTTATTTGATAAAACCCTTTCTATAATATATGGTAATCGTCCCTCTTCTAGTTCTCTTAATGCTATATTGCGAAGTTCCATATTACTACTGATAACTAATTTTCCACCTTCAATATTTACAAAAGGTATAGCGCCTGATGCTAACTGTTGTGTACGCATCCCCATAATTTTATCAAATTCATATATTGTCATAATTGGTTTTGAAATTTTATCTTTCTTATCTAATAATTCATTGATTTTACTTACATCTTCAATATTAGCAGTTTTATATATAAGAGTCATATTAGTATATTGATTCTTAAATTCTATTATAATAGTATCATTTTTTATTTTTATATAAAATTATTAATCATTAATCCTTATTAATTTGGGTTTACCTGCTTCCATGTTTTACCACAATTATCACATACATATAAATACTTCATATTTTTAGAATCATATTTGATATATATGATTTGTTTATTCGCATTTTCTTCAACACATTTTTCATTATTACAAGTAATATGAGGATCATTAATACGACGTAATGTAGGATCAAACCGAAGATATTTATTTACATGTTGATTATATAGTAAATCATCTTCACTATAAATAGTTTTCGAGATTTTAATAGCACATTTATTGTCTGTTTCTACCTTTTCAAATTCACAATGTTTGCAATATTTTACAAGCATATTTTTATCATTAGACTTAACATATAGCATATTATCGCAAATTTCACAGAACTCCATTTATTATAGTTATAAGAAAATTATAAGGTTTATATAATCATTTTTTATAATATTATTAATATTATTAATAAGTCTATTTAAATATACTATTATCTCTAAGTATTATTGGAATACCTAAACTTTTTGCTCTATCAACTTTATTACTATTATCGGTTAAATCAGCAACTACAAGATAATCTGTTTTTTTACTTATAATAGTCTTTATAAAACCACCCATATTAATAATTTGTGTCTCTAAGTCTTTGTCTCTAAAACCAGTAAATACAAATGATTTACCATATATATTAGTATTAATAGCAATTATTGTATCTTTTTTAATTTCTTTACATTTAATTCCTAATTTATCATAAAAATCATAAAATATTGGCAAATTAATTAAAAATAATTTTGCGGATGTATCTGCTATACCATCAACTTTCATCAAATCATCAACAGTTAATTTTAAACTTTGTGCCCTATTTTTTTTATCATGAATTAGTATAAATGGAAAAGCATCTGTAATTAATTTTAATTTTTTATAACTAAATCCGCGACCCATAATATTAGAAGCATCCATTAAAATCAAGCAATCAATATCTTTTATTTTAGCGAGGGCTTTAAAAATATTATCTGCTGTTTTATCCTTAAACCCATTTATTTGTAATAATTCATTTTTTGTTATATTAGCAATTTTTTTAATATTATCAAATCCAGCATCATATATTTTAGATATATTACCAGGACCCATATTTTCTATATTTGCTGTTTTCATAAAATACATTAAATTTTTAATATTATAGTCTCTATTAACATCTCCTGATTTATTAATCATAATTATATCTACATGTGTATCATTCCATTTGTAATCAACTCCTTCTATACCAGTTCCAGGCATACTAGGTTTCCCATTCGCAGAAGGTGTTAAAACATTCTGTATATGAGGGATAACATTACCAGAACGAATAATAATAATTCGTGAACCTGGACCAATAACATTTTTTTCTATATAGGCACCATTAAAACCAGTTGCCTGTTTTATCTTTACATTATCTAATTCAATTTCATTAAACATAACTATTGGTTTCATATACATATCTTTTGATACATTCCATTCAACCTTAGTTACTATAACTTCAACTTGTTCCAATGTATTAATAGATTTAAAAGCAAAAGAATGTTCTGGATTTTTATCTTTTTCAATTTTGTAATATTTGCTAATATCACATATGACAATTCCATCAATTACATACTCACCTATATTACGTCTTTCATGAAGTATATTTGATAATATTGTTAAATCTAATGATTGTAATATTTTGTTATCAACTACTTTAAAGTTTTTTTCAATTAACATAGGCAATCCATTATTCATTTCGGGATTAATTAATGAATACGCAACAAAATCAATCTTTGATAATATATCTTTGTTAAGAATATCACTATTTATAGCACCAGACAAAGTATTACGAGGATTAGCGCCTTGTTTTCCAATATCTCCTAATATATCCCAATTACTCTTTGATATAATTAATTCCCCCCTTACAGCTATATTTGAATTTTTAAGCAAAGGTATTCCATTAATATATTCTAATAAATGTGTTATATCCTGTCCTTCTGTACCATTACCACGAGTATATATTTTTATATCATTATTATCATATATAATAAGACAACTAACACCATCTAATTTATCACTTACAAGATAAGGGCCCTCATATTTTAGTTTGTATTTTAAAATATCTTTTTCATTATCTTTTATCTTGTTTTGTGAACCCATATAATAAGGAAGAATAACCTTGTTTTTAACATCAGCACCAATACGCTTCAAATATTTGTCCTTAGGATACTTAGTTCTAATATGTTCTTTAATAATATCATATATGTCATCTTTGATTAAATCAACATCATTATTAAAGAATGCGTCATCAGCCTTCATAAGTAATTCGATTATATCTTTTTTTTTATTTTTTTTGATAAATCCAATTGGATCATTATTAATTTCTGCTATTTTAAATTCCATATTATTATAATTATATATAATAATATATCAATTTATATAAATATAATTATATAAATACAATTTAATAATATAAATTATAATTAAATTATGCTAAAACAACTACAAATATTTTACTATTTTTATGAAACAGATATTGTAAATAATACAACTACTGATGTTAACACTACCTATAAAAAAATTTCTAATTTTGATTAATTAATATTAGAAATTTAAAAAAATAGATTATCTGTACAATTATAATTTTTCTTATAATAATTACGTATTCTTTGAAATACAACTACTATTATCATAACTTCCAGGCATATATGAATGAAAAGTACCTTCATCATCTTTAAAAGATTCTCGCTGTAATCTTTTACTATATTTAAAATTTACCTTTGTAATTCTGTTACTATCATATAGTGATAGAATTATTGTTTGTAATGGTGCATCTCCCCATCTACAATAAAATATATATCCTTGCTCATCTATCTTATTTATAATTTCTTGTATTTTAGGTTCATTCCAAATATTAACATTAATAATATTGAAATTATTATAATACATAATAGGCATACTAAGTTCTATTGAATTTTCATTATATTCTTCATTATTGATTTTTTGATAGAGTTTCTTAAAATTATCAAAATATGGGCTTTCATTTGATATTTTATGATCTACAAATAATTCTCCAATTTTATATTTTTTATCTTCGTAATGTTTTAGAAAAAACTCTTTCATTCCATAATTGCAAAGACTACAATCAAGATGTAAGATATTAGATAGATATATATAATCTTTATTACTCATTAATTCAAATAAATCAATTTTTATTGGTTCTTCAATAATACTATCATCATCAATACGCATAACATAATCATATTCATTAGTATATTTATAAAAATTTTTCATCCAAAAATAGCACATAGAACGATATTTTTGATTACGCCAATAAGGTACAATACGAAGGTCGATAATACTATTCATTTTATCAATATCAATATGTTGTGGAATACAAAAATCATCATTATCTATTTGCTTAAATTTTATTAAATTACGACATTCTATACGTATACCTGTAATAATCTCATTTATTGTATCATCTGTATAATCACCTTCGTGTAGTATAATTACAGGGTATTTAAATTTTGCATTAAAATTTTTAAAAAGAAAATACAAACATGTTTTTAAATATATTTTTCTTTCAATAGTATTTTGTGTCAAAATAAATATCGCACCCTTAATCATTATAAAATAATTATATGTTTTAGTTTTATATAATATTTTTCATTATTTACAACTAACTATATCTTCATTTATAGGATCATCTTTCTTATTATCAACTCCATGTAATTTATATTTATTATAATGTTTGAATAAATTCAAATCTTTTTCACTAATAGAATTATTAAAATAAGCAAAACTATATAAAACAATATTGCAATTTTTATTCTTATTAATTATAAATGGGTTCTTACCTATTTTAATTTCACTAGCCGATCTTCTTTTAAATTCGTATTTAAAATTATTTAAATAAAATACTACATCATCAATATTCATTATTAACCCAAGAAAAATTACATCGTCCTTCAATTTTTCCATGTTAATATTATTAATATTATAAATACTATCATCTATTATTATTTCTATTGTATATAATTTATCAGAATACGAAAGTTTATAAGATTTTTGTTCTTTTGTCTTATTTAATATATCATAATTATCATAATAATGATAATTATTTAATAAATTAACACCGTTATTTATGTCATGTGTATCATACGAATTATTTAAATCATTAGTATAATTTGTAATATTAACATTATAATATTCATTGCTATATTTGTTTTCTCTAATATTAATTACTATATTTTTGTTATCAACACCATAAATAATAAATAAATTATTATTATTATTCATAAATTTTTTATACATAAACATAAATAATATTGAAAATTTATTTATAGTTTTATCATTACTATATATTATATCATTTGATGGTCCATCAATACTTACATTTAGTATGTTATATCCATTGATTAAAGGATTTAAACTATATAATTCCTTTGTAATATCATCGCTACTTAATTTTAGAATTATATTATTATTATAATCCTTATTATCTGTTATCCATTCTAAATTATTAATATTAATATTTTCCTTATTATATGAAGATATCAAAACTTTCAAATCTTTTCTTCTTAATAATTTTAAAAAATTAAAATTATCTATAATATCACTATTAGATGATATAACATTTGTATCATAGTTATTACCTGTTGTAGTTACAGGTACCTCTTTTAAAAAAGTTGGCTTTATTATATCTATTTTTTCATATATAATATTATTGATACTATTAATATCAGTATTATTATTAAAGTATTCATTAGAATTTTTAAATAATGTTTTTAAATATCCCTTATCAGATATTATAATAAGTATTAGAAAAATACCTATTAAAATACCTGTAAAGTATAAGAAATAATTAAACATTATTAATCTCTTAATATAATAATTTATAAAAAAAATATATATAAGAAATATTATTAATATAATAAAATAGGAAGATAATGAATAACGAGAAATTAAATAATATTGATATTATGTCATTTTTAAATAGTATGCAGAATATGCAAAAAATCTCTAAAAAAAATAAGAAATCTTCTAGATGTACAATAAAAGAGGAGGATGATAGTGTTGAAATTAATGAATGTGCAGATGATTGTTCAGATACAATTACAAAGGGTTCGCTTAAAAAAGAAAAAGTTATAAAAAATATTGAAAATATAGATGAAGAAGATGAAGAAGATGAAGAAGATGAAGAAGATGAAGAAGATGAAGAAGATGAAGAAGATGAAGAAAATGACGAAGATGAAGAAGATGAAGAAGATGACGAAGATGATGAAGATGACGAAGATGATGAAGAAGAATATGATGATCAAGGTTTAACATCAGAAGATTTATATAATGTATTGAATAATTTCTTAACTGATGAATATGGAGTTTCTATTGCTACATCATTATCTAACATAGCTTTTGAACTTAATAAACTAAATAAAAATCTTAAATCTAAAAAATAATATATATAAATATAATAATATTGGAAAGATATAGTGCATAAAAAAATTGCGGATATTAAATATGCGAATAGTATCTCCAACTAATTTAAATATAAATAGTATTTAAACAATTAAACAATTAAACAATTAAACAAAATATTTAAATATATATAATATATAAATTATGAATGATAATTTGAAATGGTTTTGTAAAAAATGTGAAAAAATGATTGATAATTGTATTGATATAGATTATCATAATGATACTGTCCATCCTAATTTTTCAGATAAATATATAATGTCATGGTATATAAATGGTAAGAAAGGGTTATCCGCATATGATTAACAATAATTATTCCATAATTTTTTATCTAATTTATGATTATTATTTTTATTATCTTTTAAGTAAATGCCATATTTACCTAAATGTAAATCATATTTTTTTCCTAAATATTCAATTGGTTTTGGAAGTGAACTTATAAACTTTATATCTTCTTCTGTTAATTCTTCTTTCCCCTTTTTTTTCCATTTAAGATAAGGTTCAATATTAGTATATTTATCTAATTCTTTATTATAATAACATACACCATAACGTGTTGTAAGGACCCCTGTTTTTTTTTCTTTGCTTACTTGTTCGCCACTATGTATACTATCAACATAATTAAAAGTATCATTGTTAGCATTTTCAATTGAATATTTAATCTTTGTATATAATTCATTTAAAATAACATTTTTTGTCATAGTGGCATTTATAATTTTATCTAATTCATCCTCCATTTTAGAAGTAAATTTTAAATCACATAAATAAGGAAATATTTCATATATATATTTTATAACTTCTAAACCTAATTCTGTTGGAACTAGTAAATCTTTCTGTTGTCCTCCTAAATTAATTTTCTTCGTAGATGTAACAATGTCCTTCTTTTTTTTGAAACATTCTATTTCATATTCTTGCTGCGGATTTGATCCTATTTCAACATATTTTTTTTCTAAAAGCTTATCAATAATTGATGAATATGTGGATGGTCTTCCAATTCCTTCTTTTTCTAATTCTTTGATTAATTGAACTTCATTATATAGCGAAGGAATATTATCTATTGTTCCTTGGGATAAATATTCCTTAGATATTGATATATAATTATTATTTTTAATTATATTTAGAAAGTCATCAGAGCTTTCAAGTTTATTATTATATAAAATAGTAAATCCTAATTCTTTCAAAAATGACTTTGTTGTACAGAAAATATATTCAGATATATCAGAATTAAATTTAATATATAAATCAATATATATTGCATCTGTCATAAGAGATGCGAGTGTTCTATTCCATATCAATTCATATAATTTTTCATGATTTTTTGTAGAACCTTCAAATGATATTGTTTTATATTTTGGGTTTGTTATTCTAATTGCTTCATGAGCTTCTTGTGCGTTTACTACCTTTGTTTTATATGTTCTATATTTGGCAAATGATGAGGTTGGTGTATCATATGTTTCTTTGATATATGATAAAATCAATTTTTTTGCTTCTTCGCCTATAATTGTAGAATCTGTACGCATATAAGTAATATGCCCATGTTCATATAAATCTTGTGCTAATTTCATTGTAATTTTTGAATTAAATTTACACTTATTATACGCATCTTGTTGAAGTGTTGTTGTAGTATATGGAGGAGGAGGACTAACATTTCTTAAATTTACGTCATGACTAATTTTATATTTTGTATTAATATTCAAATTATTTAAAATTTCTTTTACAATATTTATATCCCTAATCTTATATTCTATTAATTTTTTATTGTTATTTTTGTCTGTTTTATCATCCACATATATATTTAATGATCCTAAAATTACTAGGTCTTTCGAAATATTAAATTTACATTCTATTGTCCAATATGGAATTATTTCTTTATTGATAATACGCGTTCTTTGATTAATACATATAATAAGACTAGCTATTTGAACTCTTCCAGCACTAAGATAATTTTTGTTAAACTTATTCCATAATACAGGTGATACTTTGTATCCTATTAATCTATCAACAATACGCCTTGTTTCTTGTGCGTTTACTTTGTCTAAGTCTATTGTTCTGGGGTTTTTAATAGCATTTATAACAGCATTTTTAGTAATTTCATTAAATGTTATACGATGACATATTTTATCTTTAATGATATTAGTTAAACATTTTTCAAGACTATATGCTATTGCTTCTCCTTCTAAATCTGGATCAGCAGCTAAATATATAATATCTGCGTTTTTTGCTAATTTTTCAATATTTTGAATAATATTAAGATTTGTAGGAACATAACTAATATCCCATGTATTAGTATCAAACCCTAATGTATCTTTTGGTAAATTATAAATATGTCCACCAGAAAATGTTACTGTAACATCATAATCTCCTAAATATTTTTTAATTGTCTTTGTTTTTGTAAAACTTTCAACTATAATAAGTGATTTCATTATATTAATGTGTATGTATTAAAATATAACATAGATATTATATCAATTTTTTATTTACTATCTATGATATGAAGGATGTTGCGATTTTCTCTTACCGGAAGAACTTGATGAAGATTTGCTATTTGATCTTATCATTGCTAATCTTGCTTTTTGTTATTCACGTTCTTTATTTCTCTCTTCTCTATATTTACGATTGCTTTCTTCTCTTTCTATTCTTACACGTTCTTGTCGTTCTTTTTCAATTTGTGCTTCTTTTTTGGAGTCCTGTATATTTTTTTTATATTCAGAATATAATTGTTCATGAGTCATACCTTTAAATCTATTAACGTATTTTTTTCCTAAATTTTTTGCCTTATATTTTTCTAATACTTTTGTAGCAAGAATATATCCTCTCATTTCTTCTTTTTCAGCTGGTTTATTTAATGCCATTTTTTTTAATTGTTCTATGACTATTTCTGCTGTATCTTTATCTAATTTCTCAAAATTAGGGATCAACGCAATAATTTTACTAATATTATCTCCTTTTTTAATTATTTTTTTCTTTTTTTCTCTTCGCATTTTTGCTATTTTTTCACTATTATTTTCATTACTACTTCTGCTACTACTTTCGCTACTACTTCTGCGACTACTTCTGCTACTACTTTCGCTATTACTTTTTACCATATCTATCTATCTATCTATATATATATAAATATATTACTATATATATATTATAAATGTCAGAATATTATAATAATATTTTAACTGATGACCTAACAAATGGTGTTATTAAAGAATATATTGATGAGCAAAAAAACATAAAAGAACAAAATGAAATATTTGAAGATTATAATAATTATATAGCAAGTTATGAATATGAAAATGCGTTGCGTGTTGAAAGTATATATGAAGATGTTGAAGCTTATGATTTAGCACGTGGTAATTATTATGAATTAATATTATTTAATATTAATGAATTTATACAATCATTTAATTATAAAAAATATATATATTTGAGATTTTATAATAATATTAAAAGTGATGTTTATTATTCAATAAATATTAATGATTCTTGTGAATTAAATATAAATAATTTAGCTTTTGTTATAAATGATAATAATTATTTAAATATATTTAATAATAACTATAAATCAGAAGATACCTATAAAAAATTATATAAAATTATAATTAAACGTATTGAGGATAGTTTTATATTTACAAACTATTATCGTAATTCTATTAAACAATCATATACATATAAATCAAATATTTATAATTATTTAATCAAAGATATGATATATGATTATACTAATATATTAGATCAATTAATATTATTATCACCTTGTGAATACGACGATATATTTCTAACTAATAATAATATTTATAATATTATAAAAGATATAGAAGTAGTTAATAGTATTAAAAATAGTATATATAGCATAAATTTTGAAATATTTGTAGAACTTTCTTTTATCATTAAATATTATGGTGAGCATTTTTCAAGAGATGGTATCAAAACTCTTAATACATTTTATACTGATAAAATGTCCAGTTTAGTAATACCAGAATTATATAAAATATTTTTAACAAATATCAAAAATTCAAAAAAAATTAATGATTTATATGAAAAAACAAAATATACCTATATATATGATATAAATTATGAACTTAATTATTTAAGTAAAGATTTGTGTCCTAATATATCTGGATTAATATTTATATGTAAATGTAATTATGTATATAAACTATGGCGAATGATATTTAATAATAATAGTTATTATTATCCTGAAAAAGGAATTAAAAAAATCAATGAATATATCATATCTAAATATAATATGAAAAAAATTGATATAAAATACTGAATAATAAAGTAAATTAAGATTATTAATTCAATACATATTTTAAAATATGAAACGTTCTTCTATAAATTCATCAACATCATTAAAATCTTTAACATCTTTAACATCTATAAATTCATCTGGAACAAAACTATTTAATGTTAGCAATAAAGACTTTCAAAAATATATTGCGAGTATGGAAGATGATATTATGAAAATTAATAATGATTACTATTATTTAACTAATAAATTTGATAGAAAATTAACTAATATAATTAATAGATTTGACGGAAGAACAAATAGTTTATTTATTGATATTAGAAACAGAGAGAGTGAATACAGAAAAATGAATATTAATATTGAAAATATTATTAAGGATCTTAATGAATGTAAAAAAAATACTTGTATTAATAAATCTAACTATATGGTTATTTCATTCAATAATAAAGATATAGATAGTATATATAGAATTATATTAATATTTCTATATTTATATACATCGTTTACTATTGTAATTATTATTAATTATTGTAATTATTATTAATTATTGTAATTATTATTAATTATTGTATTTAGAATATAATAACTACACTTTATTTCGTAATATCTTCAAATAATGATAAAATAATAAATTAAGCTATAAATTTATCAAGATCTATAATTATTTGATATTAATTCTATTAATTTTTACTAAATTTACCTTCAAAAATAGGTATAATTATATTATTATCTATTATACAATTTTCTAAAACCGCATTATTTTCTATCCATCTAAATAATAATACAAACTTAGCATATTTTTTGATATTTTGCTCAGTATATATTATATTACTTAATAAATTATATAATATATTATATCCTACTTGTATATTATAATAAATATCAGCATAACATTTAAATTTATGAATAAATGTAATGTTTACCTTATCTCCAATAACTTTAATATATTTAATCATATTTTTATCATAATATTCAAATAAATTAAAACAAACTGTCAAGTATTTTTTAAAGGTTGCTCTTGTATTTGATAGAGGATATAAAAAATAGCTTATTGTATAAATATCCAAATATGATGTATCATAAATTAGATGTTCTCTATCTAAGTAGAGTAATTCATTAATATTATTTTTATAATTTTCTAAATAAGCAACCTTTTTATATTTATAATCTATTTCTTCTTTTATATATCTATTATTAATTAACCATTTTGGTTTAATAGAAAAAACACACGTATTGCTTGGATTATTATTCGCATTATACAATCTACTAATATATTTAATATTTTTGTCTTTTTCTATATCGCTAATGCAACTATTGAAAACAAGCTTATATATATTAGTTTGTATATCATCTGGTAATTCATAAAAATAATTTCTTATAAAAATCATTATTTTTTATTAATATAAATAAAATAGTCTTATGTATGTAAACTATAATCTAAAAAATGATATAAATTATAAGTTTTATTAGTATGATTAAACAATTAATTGTTTCTCGTATTATAATAGTATGGATGTTTATAATATCTATACTGTTAATATCATATATATTTACAATATATTCTGACGATACTAAATTCTATCGTTTTGGACCACAGCCTGATCTAATTATTCTTGGATTTATAATAGATACCCCGGAAAAATATTGTTTTATTGTATTATATGCGATAATTAATACAATAATAAGAAATCTTGATCATAATATTATATCACCATGGATTACTCTAAATGTACAAAACATTGATGCGCAAAATTCAGAAAAGAACAAAATAACTAACCAATATGAAATTTCAATTACAAACACTATATATTCATGGTTTGATTGGCTTATCTATATTCATATGCTCCTCGCACAAATTGATATGTTTTTATTAGAGCTAACAACAGATGTAATCGCAATTTATTTTGTTACAAATTGGTATATTAAAAATAAAACTATATTAAATAATACTTTAATTAATGATACTTTAATTAATGATACTTTAATTAATGATACTTTAATTAATGATACTTTAATTAATGATACTTTAATTAATGATACTTTAATTA